AGCTGAAACCGGAGCCGTAGGCGCCCATGCCAGGAGCCGAAACGTTTGCTACGGTTTGGTGCGTGTCCGACGGTGATGCGGCGCTGTTGAACGTGATGTTCTGAGCGTTGCCGGCGTTTTGCGCGGCGGATGATGCACCAGAGGTGATCGTATTGCTTGCGGAGCTACCAGCGGTCGGGACAGATTGTGCGTGAGCTGCTACTGCCATGCTGAGAACTGTCAAACCTGCGATAAAGCGTTTCATGTTTTCTCCTGATCATCTGATGATGCGGCGGGCTGATTCAGCCCGCCGCATACCATGCCTACCACATCATCTGTGGTACCGGTCCGGCGATGCTTGAATTACCAGCCTTGGAAGCCCTTGGTTTGTTGCGCGTAGCTGTCGTAGCCGGCGATGGCGAACTGGCCGCCGACCGCTTGGTACGTTGCGTTGCTGTACGCGCTGGCCGACACGTTGGTGCCGAAGCCGCCCGAGGTCGAGCCGTACGTGCCGTTTGCCGTGGCCGACGGGTTGTACGATTGGCCGGCGGTGCCGTACGAGTTGGCGGTCGAGGTCGAGCCGGTGTTGGTGTACGACGTGCTGCCCGTCGGTGCGAACGTATTGCCGGCGGTCGCGAAGTTGTTGCTCGTCGCGGTCGTCGTTTCGTACGAGCTACCGTAGCCGTTCACCAGCGTCGATGCTTGCGAACCGCCGGTGGTCGAGACGCCGGTGTACGAAGTGCCGCCACCCGTGTAGACTTGAGCCGAACCGCCGGCGCCGAAGCCAGCTTGTTGAGCGGACGAGGAGCTACCAGCGAATGCCGAAGCCGAGAACAGACCAGCCAGCGCGAGTGCAAGTGCGATTTTCTTCATGGTGAATCTCCAAATGGTTGAATTAGCGCGATGAGTTTGAATCGAAATGTACTCGCGCGATACATCTCGGGAAAACTAACTTTTTTGTCCTTCCTACCGAGTGTTTCTGTTTCAGTAGGATTAAGATTATTATAACTAACTTCTTACTTCATGTAAACCGTCTTTCCAACTTTTTAGCAACTTTTTAACCATTTTTAAAGTGTTTTGCCGTAGATGAACTTCTCATTCTAAAGCAACCTACTTTGAACATGATCAAGCTACCATAGATGTATAGTAATACAGCTCACGTCAAAAGTATACACATTGACCACTTTGGTGTATCTTTTTTGAAACAAATGGAGGCTAGAACGTCAAAAGCTAGGAATTTCCTAGCTTTTGAATGAACTTTGTGGGACTTTCTTAGATGGTAGAGACTATGAAGCACATGTCTTCATTGATCTTTTTGGACTGCTCGAGGGCAGCTTTGATTGAAGCGAGGGTAGAAGTCTTAGGAGAGGAGTGTTCGGTTAGCTCAATAGTAGCATACTTGCTACCGTTTCTAACCGCCGCGAAGATGAGAGTAGAATTGACGCTGTCTTCATCAATTACTTGGATGAAACCTTGATCACCATGTTTGGTGAAGGCCTTGATCGCTTCCGTAACCTCAGTCACGGTGCTGGCGCTAATGTCATTTTGTAGCTCTTCGAGCTGCTCGGTCAGATCAGCATTTACTAATTGACCAAGTGAAAGCATTACCGCGTTAGACTCATGCAATGCGATGCCGACTTTAGCGGCAAAGAATCTTGCAACTAGTTGCTGCTTAATTTCATGAAGCTTCATTCGTGGTCCGGTTTAGAAATTGTAACTTTATTTATCTAACCGATAGTGGAAGACCGAGCTGGAGAAAAAAGATGGGCTGAGACTCGGGGATCGAAATCAATCCTATCTCAGCCCTAACATAATGAAAGCACAAAGGGTATGTTTTGCGCTCTCATCACACGCACAGAAAATCTTTACTTTGGTGCAAGACCCCCGCGATGTAGTAACACTTCTCGCTGATGCTACCCCCGTAAAACCTTTAGCGCCAGATGGCGAATTTGAAGATATCTGGTGCTTCTTTTGCACATCTTATGAAATACTTCCAGTAAGTTCAATATATTACAAATCAAATTAGATAGACACTACTGTTACAATTTTCTTGTTCACAAATGGAATTTGATTCAACCTTGAATCATTTTAGACTCTTCAACATCAAAGGCGATGAATATTCATCGCCTTTGATTGAGTAGCTAATTCTTACTGGCCTGCGTCCGCCGGGCTACGTTTCAGCTGGTCGGCAAGCATCTTCAACGTTTCAACCTCTTGCATAAGCCGAGCGATCTCATCGTCTCTGACGGTCAGCATTGATTGAAGGTGATTGCGCTCTGTCTCGACGCGATTGTGAGATCTTATAAGCGCGATTTGATCCTTCAAATGATGACGAATGTTCATGTACAAGCCGTGCTGCTCTGGAAAATTGCTGTCAGCTCTCTCCAACATCGGCAAGAAATCATTCTCACCTTCATCAAGGTAGCTTAGCTGCTTTTGCAGGCCGAACACACCTACCATTGAGTTGAAGTTTTCATAGCGGTCAATACCTTTCGTCGCCGAAGCACGGTGATCTTCGCTAAGAGCTAAGAAAAAGCTCGTCTTGTCTTTGAACTCACCACGGAACTTCTTGGTAGTGAGCCAGATCGAGTGGCTTCGTTCAGCGCCGAACTTGTTGACCAGCTCTTCGATCGACACACCGTAGTCTTCAGGCGTATCGTGGAGCAAGGCGGTGATGATAGCACCTTCTTGATCAATTAGATCAGCGTAGTCGGAGAGATTTAAAGCGATTCTGACCTGATGGTGAAATTCTGGAGTGCTACCATCTTTTCTGAACTGGAGAACATCACCAGCTTCATTCCGACGAAAGTGATACTTTTCTGACAAATTCATGGCACGAAGAGCATCATAAAATCTTCGGCCTTGAAGGAAATTGTTTAGCGCGATGCGCTGTTTCTTGAAGGTTGTGGTCATGTTATTCTCACTAATTCGATGATTTTATTCTAACATCATGAAGCTAGAAAGTAAACAAAAAAGAGGAGACGCCGTATGGGTACGACGTCTCCTTCAACGGGGGTTCTCAATCATGAGACCAACATGATTGAATCAGCGAGCGGTACTTCCGAGGGCCGTATATACCGCTAACCGATAAAGAAGATTATATCAAAGAAGTGTTCGGTAGTAAACACTTCTTTTCATATCTTTTAGGTTGCCGAAGCATCACCCGTGTGGAACGAGAACGACTTTGCACCGGAGCGGTAGGCAGTAGAAGCCAATGTGACGTTTTCGAAACCGTTGGCGACACCAGCTGCGTTAGCAGTGAACGAGACAGAGTTCGCCGTCTTGATGTTCAACCCACGGGCAACTGACTGGACGTCGATGTTGGCACCGATGAAGATGGTTTCCCAGCCGAGGTTCGCTTCAACATCCTTGATCAACGCTGCAACCGAGCTACGTGTGTATTCAACGCTGGCGTTCTCTGCGCCGTCGGTCATGATAGCAACGATCGTCTTGACATCAGGAGAAGAAGTTGCACGGTTCTCGGTGATAACTCGTCCGATAGCATCGTTCATCGCGGTGTAGCCGCGGGGCACGAAGTCATCTTGAGTAAGGGTCTTAACCTTCTGGAGATCGACGCCTGAGAACACCGTTTCAACCTTGTCATCAAAGATGATGAGCGAGACTTCTGCTTCACCTTCGAGCTTCTGCTGCTCGGCAATAAACTTATTGAAGCCACCAACTGCTGCTTCACGGAGGGTATTCATCGAACCAGAACGGTCGAGAATGAAGAAAATGCGTGATTTTGAAGGTACTGCCGACTCGGTTACAACCGTCGTAGTTGTGGTGGTCGTCGTAACGACCTTCTTTGCTTTCTTTGTCATGTGAGTATAGCTCTACAGAATTGCCAGACTAGCTTTCGCATACTGGTCTAGCATAAGTCCGTGCTATGCTAGGTTCCTACTAACATCTCTATTTTAATCTTTCTGAAGATGCTTGGATATTTTTAGTCATCATTCAACAACTCCATCGCGACCTTTCCTAGCATCAGCTTGAGTCGAAGCATGAATTCTGGACGTTCAGTTGGCCCGTAGATGTCGAGGATAGCCTCTTCCATCTTTGAGATGATCGTCTTAATGCGCCATTCCGCATTCAGTGCTTCTCGACAAAAATCTTCCCAGTCGAGAACTAGGTCCTGCTCCTTCAACGTTTCGAGCAGCATTTCCATCGGGATTCCAGCTTCATTCACCAGCTTGAATCCACCTTTGATGACTCGTTTACCATCAACGGTCATTCCGCTTAGCTTTACACCAAGCCTCTCTCGTTTTCTTTGCGAACGGCTCCCAATTGGGGTTCCTCCATATAGTGCATGAACGAGTATTTATGTAGACAACAAAGGAGCTTTTCAGCTCCTCTGATGCAATAATGGGTGTACTAGAGATAAAGTCGGTTAGTGCCTCTACTGGTACTCAAATCAACCAAGACGAGAGTAGAGCTGATGCAGCTTTCGCCACACCTAACTCCCAGTACCAACGCTAGATTTGTCGCGGCTGGCTTACGGCTCATAATAACGGATATGGCACCCGGATACCTAACCTTAGGTGACGCGGTCTGATAGTTAGTCTAGTCAGAAAGACTCATCCTGAATCCCCAGGTGAAGAGGTTGTGCCATCGTACTGCAGAGATGCATCCCAGAGCTTACCTTTCGGGTTATCTCCAAGCTACATCAATTCGACGGTATATTGTGCTCCACAACGAGCCTCTCAGCGAGGGTAATATTGCTGAGACGTTTAGCTCTTAGAGTAGTCATTTTGAAGTATCACTCCCCTACGCAGCTAGTACGGTTGGAAACAGCCCCAATCAAGGAACTGCTTCCAATTTATTAAACCTGAGTTAAAGTCGAAAAGAGACTGATGTTGAAGTCTGCTGTCCTACCACTAGACGAAACCACAATCGTGGTTGCCGGAATCGAACCGACGTGTGCAGATTGGAGTTAACGAAGGAACTCTCTTCTACGCAACAGGTTTGGTAGCGGGAGACGGTTACGCTCCGCCCTGCTCTGGCTTATGAGGCCAGTGATGAACTACTCCTCTATCCCGCAAACCTTCACAACTACTATTCTGTAACTTCGGTGAGCTGGTTGCGTTCCTTGTAATAGCTCCACACGTATTCACCGTCTGAGCTATATCCTGAAGGACCTTTCAACTGATAGATTCGACCAGACTTTGTCTTGCCGACCATCTTAGCTTCATCGAACTCTACGATCTGAGTCGAAACTCGACCATTTCTGCCACCAGCTTCCGTTCCAACAAAGTATTCACCTTTGTCGGTCTTCTTAATCGTCCAATCATAAATGACGACAGAAGGCTGTTCTTCAATACTAGCTGCTGACCAGATAGAATTTCTGACCAAATGCAGAATCATCTGCTCAGCACTTGGCGAAATATTGTCTTGCTCTTCACTCATAATGGCTTGGTGTTCTTATCGGTTGTGTTTAACCGATATGTGAATTATATCCAAGCTTGTTTTGAAAGTAAATTACTTTTCAATCGTTCTGGTCAACAACAAACAGTGCATCACCTCGAGACAGACCCATCTTCTTAAAGAGAGCAACAAGCTTTTCACTATCAAGCCTATTGGTGTCAACTCCATATGCTCCAAGAATTGCTGTCAGAACCTTGATGGCATCGTCATGAGACTCTTCTGGATTTGATAGTGTGCTGAATAAAACGTCACCAATTACGTTTTCATCCTCAACGGCTGCCAAGAGAGTATGAAGACCCTTCATAAATTTTCGAATGATCTCGCCTTGACGAGCACCATTCTCTTCCATCTCATCGTCTTCATCATTCTCGACGATCGTCTTACGTTCTAATACATCTATGAGGTTCATGATTGGTCCAATACAAAGAGAGCATCGCCACGAGTTAGACCCATAGCTTTGAAGAATTTGATGAAAGCTTCCTGTTCGGCGTCTTCATGATCATAGTCAAATACTTTCGCTACACCATTGATGATGGCATCAGCTACTTGATTTACATCACCACCGCCACCACCGAATAACCAGTGATGAACATCCTCTTCATCGAGCTTGATCTTACCTTTGCCCCACTTATTGAGAGCAGCCATCATCTTTTCACAAATTTCATCGCTGCGCTGCATATTGGCATCAAAATCGTCGTCATCATCGTCATCGGTTTCAACGATAAGCTCTCGATCTAGTATGTCGATAAGATCCATGCTTACTCCGCGGCGAGGTCGCGCTCGTAAACTTGAACAGCTTTCTTCGTGCCAGCTAGCTTTACGTTGTAGAACGTGTCACGTGAACGCTTGCAGTAGCCATGATCTTCAACAGTTCCGCACTTACCGATGTGGGCTGCATAGTTTTCATCGGCGCCTGTCGAGATGCGAACTTTGTCGCCCTTACAGAACTTCTGCATCGTAGCTGTAGTTGGTGGAACAAGCTTTCCATCTTGACCAGCAACCTTGAACTTAGCTTCCTTCTCAGCAGCTGCATCAGCTTGCTTCTTCGTAGGTTCCTTCTTTTGCGGAGGATTCTTTGTCGGAGGTGTATCCTTAGCCGAAGGATTTTTGCCCGGTTTCGTCTTAGCGAGGGCGTCTTTTTCTACTTTTAGCAGTTCTAGAATGAGGTCCATATGGAATCCTTAAGTTGAGATGTGCTTATTTATTGTGTGGCAACGAGGATTTTACTCTTCGCTACCAGCTTCTTTGTGCAGCATCTTCTTTGCTTTTTCAAGCGTCATTCTACGATCACCAGAAAGCTTCGTACCCGCGCGATTGATGTAGAAGTTCAGAGCAGACATAGCGCCTTTGAGGTCGCTGTGTTCCTTCTTAAGCCACTCAACAATCTCAGCAGCTGAACCATCAGCAAACAGATCTTTGGGTGAGTGCTTCTTCGTCTTTACATCGGCAGACCAATGCTTCTTCTTGCCTTCGTCTTTCTTTTCAGAGAGAATGTCAATGAGTTTCATACGTCATCCTTATTAAGATGAAGTATTTATCTCACCTTCATTTGATAGCGGCTTCAAGCTGTGCCAATTCTTCTTCAGTGATGTCAGGAATGGCAATTTTGACCTCTTTCTTGAAGATGCTGATCATTTCTTCAACAAAGCTAATGCCGTGATTTGCTTGAGCATCTTGTGCAACTTCCAGGTTCCACTTAATAGAGAGCGGAACTCCATCAAATGAAAGCTCACAAACTGGATTGTACGTCTGCGGATCGATACCTTGCTTGACTGTGAATTTGCGCATATAAATTTGAATGTAACAACGGCTCTCGTAATTGAGAGCCGTGTTGGAGCGGGCGAAGGGATTCGAACCCTCGACATCTACCTTGGCAAGGTAGTGCTCTACCAGCTGAGCTACACCCGCATTGCATACTACTATTTATAAGAGAAATTCAATGATCCACTAGGTTCGATGAATCTGCTGCAAGATGCTTTTCACTTTCTTGTCGGTTGGTCACACTACCTAACCTATCATGTCGACGTGAAGAAATCTACTAAGAATCTCTCGACTTACGCTTAATCTCTCCGTTCTCTACAGGTCAACTTAGAGTGGCTCTAGCGTGGTCCATGGTCTTCAAACCACTTATCCTACCTTCGCGGATGCACCAGAGGTTGACATCATGTTGAACGACTCCCAGAGCTGCATATGTAGGCCGATATTGGCTGAATCGATAGATAGCCTACCAGTTCTACATACCTGGATTTCATTGAAAGTCCGTCTAACTAGCACGTTCGTCGAGGGCGAAAAGCTTGCTCGTTGTAGCTAGTTAGGCGGTGTGACTTTTAGCGTTGATGACGCCTACTCTTTGAGGCCTCAGGAAGTATGCTCGCATCCACGAGGGAAGTAGGACGCATACAACGGAGGATTCACTACCCCTAGTCAGTATCACCTGACACGCTTGTTAGACAACAAAGTCTCCGAAGAGACTTTGTAATGATGGTTGCGGCCGAGGGTAACGCTCCCTCTCCCATCGCGGATTATGAGCCCGGAGTCAGCCTATCTGAAGCCGCTGGTGGACTAACTGTTGGTGAGCGCAGTTTCTACTACCCTGTCGGATAGTCGCAATTACTACTATGCTATAGTCCATTGTAAAACTTTGGAGCGGGAAGAGGGAATCGAACCCTGCGATCATCAGCTTGGAAGGCTGCGGCGCGCCCTTTGCGCCAGTCATCCCGCATAGTATAAAGCACTGAGATTACATTGCTTTGCGTAAGTTCTTTCATTAGAGTACGAGTCGATTGCGGTCAACCCTTGCTAACTTATCCACATAATCCCTTGCGGCGACTATGTAAACCTACATGGCTGCTAGTTTAGAGTGCTAGCGGTTGCACTGTCACATTTAGTTACTCAGCATTCAACATTCCACCGATCTTGCGGACCGTTCAGGCGGCGAAGCCCTATGTGCAGTCTTATACTAATCTCCGTCAACCTTGCGAGTATCTGGAAAACCACATTCTGGCGAACCAGTGCGGTATTAAGCCACTTTAACTAAACGTCGGAAACGTCTTTGCATTTAATTGAGGTTTCGAACCATAATCGAATGTAGCATTTAAATAATGCTCAACTTCTGCATCGACGAGCGTTTCCAGTTGCTTCATAACCTTTTGGGCTACAAAATACAACTCGCCGAAATGTCTTTCGCTTGCGGCTACTAGACTTGTTTTCGATATCGCAGGGTCCGTTTCCGAATGATCCAACGACCTCTTAACATGCGAACTGCCCTTGTTTGCGAGACTCGGACTAATTTCGCTACCCCTCGGTATACCTGCCCGTTAAGTAGTATGACTGGAGATTCGGCACTACCCGTTAATTCTTCCTTGACGCTAGTTCCCGGCAAGCCGGCTAGTACACCAAAGTTTTTTCCAATCCTCAACTTCACAGTTAGAACCACCATGTAGTGATCCTAAATACCTCGGCTTGTTTGGATGGCCTATTGCTAGGTGCGAACTTGCTTAGGGTCCGCTTTCACGTAGTTGCCTACGCTTATCTTAAGGATACCAAACTATCCAGGTGGGTGAGGGTGGATTTGAACCACCAACCTCTGCCATCGAGTAGCAGCGCTCTAACACTGAGCTACACACCCAAATACTACTTTACAACACCGACTTGCCAAGTGGTCGGAGTACAAGGATTCGAACCTTGGACCCTCTGGTCCCAAACCAGATGCGCTACCGGACTGCGCTACACTCCGAACTATAAAACTGGGAACTACTAAATTCAAATTTTCCTTGCGGTTAACTTGAAAAGATATTTTATCACCGTTTGCTGCATAAGTAAATATCTTTTCAAACTATTTTTCGACGGATTAGTGAGGAATCGAACCCCTACACGAAACTAAACCGGCCGGCGATTCGCAATGTTGACCATTACACTAGCTAATCCGTGGTGGAGAAGAACGGGATCGAACCGATGACCTTCTGCTTGCAAAGCAGTTGCTCTCCCAGCTGAGCTACATCCCCATTAAAATGCTCTAGCAAAGAACCTAGGAATTTGCTTTGAGTCTACGGAAGTCTGCGATGAACAATCCGTCACCCTCTGTATTAAATCACCGAGCTAAACGCTACAGAGCGGTTTCAAGTATCTTTGCATCGATGTGAGTTAAAGCCTAAGGATCGCATCGAGTAAATCAAGTGGTGGACCGTATCGGGTTCGAACCGATGACGCCTGCGTGCAAGGCAAGAATTTTCCCAATTAAACTAACAGCCCAGTTCTTTGTAAGACAGAATGATAATCTTAAACCATCTATCTACAAAAGTAAAATACTTTTCAACAATTTCTTGGTGGACCTAACCGGAATCGAACCGGCCACCCGCGATGCTACTTCATCAGCTCAATCCGTGCACAGATCGAAAAGAATCCATTTCGCACAAAGTCCGCTGCTCTACCGTCTGAGCTATAGGCCCAAAAACTTATGCTTTGATGTAAGCGTAGACAACATCTGCTGTTACACCAACGATGAATCCGAATGATACTGCATCGCCGTTCAAACCTAACGCTGATCCGATTGACGAACCGATGACGACAACACCAATTAACGCTAAAATTGCTTTTGTAGATTTATGCATAATCTTCCTTGTTGCATCTAGTAAGGAAGATTATAACCACCTGCAAGCATATTGTGAAATACTTTTCACAATATTTTGCAGGTGGATCTATTTATAAGAGTGATGGAAAAACCATCAAGATCTTACAGCAGCGAGCCAGATGATGTTTCAATCCAAGTGCTTGTGCTTCCCCAATACGTAACTTCACACCATTGACCGGCTGCGAGGACGGTGTTGGTTGTATCGTTGATCGTCAGCGTAGCCGAACCGGTTGCAGCGGCAGTACGAGTGATCTTCACCGTGTTTCCATCAGTGTTACCAGATGCAGACAGAGTTACCGTGCGGTTAGCAGTTAGCGGTGAATTAAAGATCACAGTTACTTTAGTTGCAGCGGAAATTGTCGTGCTAGCGTCGCCAACGTTAGGAAGTGTCGAAGCGGTTGATGCAGCTCCTGTAGGACCGGTAGCTCCAACTGCACCGGTAGGACCAGTTACGCTCGGGCCAGTAGGACCTGTCACCGTTGATGCCGCACCTGTAGGGCCTGTGACGCTAGGACCTGTTGCACCTGTAGCTCCAGTCGGACCTGTTACAGTTGATGCAGCTCCTGTAGGACCGGTGACGCTAGGACCAGTTGCACCTGTTGGGCCAGTTACCGTGGATGCGGCACCAGTTGGGCCTGTGACAGACGGTCCAGTTGCACCGACAGCTCCTGTCGGACCTGTTACTGTGCTTGCAGCTCCTGTCGGACCCGTAGAACCGGTAGGGCCTGTAACACTTGCGCCAGTAGCACCAATTGCGCCAGTCGGACCAGTTACCGTCGAAGCAGCACCGGTAGGACCTGCAGGGCCAGTTACAGAAGGACCAGTTGGGCCTGTGACCGTTGAAGCAGGTCCTGTTGCACCTTGTGGACCAACTACGCCTAGACTAATGATGATCGTGTTTGAGTTGAGAATCGAACCGATCTTCGTGCCTGCTGCGCCAGGAACACCTTGAACAAGTGCGCCGGCGGTGCCTGCATAAAGATTCTTACCTGAAGCTACGTTCCAGTTCCACAGTGAGTTGTAAACTGCACCGTAGTACACCACGCTTACAGCTGTGCCTGGATTTGCGTTTGTGGTTGCGATACCGATTGCTGTCTTTGTAACGTCTGTTGCTGAAGCAAGGCCTGCGTTACCATTGCCATCAGTGTAGATCGCTGAGAACGCTGGAATAGATTCCAGAGCAATCAATGATGTTGACAGAGTTTCAAGCTGAACTGGCGAGGTGAACGAGCCGCTTGGGTTCGTAAGAATGTTAGTAGCGGTTGTCAGGAAACGGCCGAGAGTCGTTCTGATAGCTTGCAGGTTAGCGCCGTAGAGGATGTAACCGGCGTCGATATCAACAGAAAGATTACCAAGACCAACTTGCGATCCAGTTGGATACGGTGTGACAATGTTGGATGTTGAGCCGAAATAACCAGCAAATACACGGATAACGATGCTCCACTGAGTGCCGTTCCACACCATCATTTGATTTGTGGCAAGATCAAACCAGTGCTGATCGATCAATGGTGAAGTTGGTGCACCTGTCGATGCAATGACCGGAGCATGAGTGTAGCCGCGAGTAACCGCTCCGGTAAACTGGTTGATGTCCCAGTAGAGATACCAAGTGACCGTACCTGGTTCTGTACCCCAAGCTGAATTCCAGGAGAATGGACCCCAAGCGCTTACAAGCTCGCCATTCTGCTCATAGAGATAGTCATCATCTAGGAATGCTGCAGTAATAGTGATAGGTGCTTCATTTCCTGCGTTCGATGTAGAGACGATGTCTACTGACGATGATGTTTGATTATATGATAGAAAGTTAGATGTCGTCGATGTAGAGACGATACCTTGGCGAAAGTTAAGCTTCATGAATTGAGCCCCAAGTGATGGTTGCTAGACTATTTATCCATCAACCTGTAACACTTAGGCTCGTGAAACAACAAGAGGAGCCAGAAGCTCCTCTTTAACATGCAAATATGTAACGCGATGTTTTACCAGCGGCGACCGTAGTACGAGCGACCATAGTAAGGGTGATAGTAAGGGTGGTAGCCCCAACCATACGACGGCGCGATCACAATTGTCGGTTGCGGTTGGACGTAAACTGGTGCCGGCTGGCCGTAGTAAGGTGTCTGCTGTTGGACGTACACCGGAGGTGGTGCCACGTAAACAGGTGCAGGAATTCCTACGCCGATGATAATACGAGCCGATGCTGCTGCCGAAAATGCTAATAGTGCGAGTGCTGCGAGAAACTTTTTCATCTGGTATCTCCTTTAGAGCATGTATTTATGCTGCTAGTTTGGTCAATATGGCACCCGCTGGACCAGTAAGCTTGATCGAAGCGAAGTGCGGGTGGTCAGTGTTTCGCTTATTGACGGAGATAACCTTAGCACCGCAATACGCTGCACGTTCAGCTAAGCCTGCAACAGGTTGTACCTGATTCGAAGTTCCGATGAGTAGAATGACCTTGCTCTTCATCAAGTAAGATTGAGCTTCAGTAAATTCAACCCAGTTTAGCTGCTCGCCAAACCAAACAACATTTGGTCGAGCGATGGCACCGCAGCTTGGACAGCGTGGCACATTATCTTTTGACACGTATTTGACGTGATCAACATCACCTTCCCAGCCACAATCATCAAGACAGCGAGCAGTCTTGATGTCACCGTGAAAGTGCATCACATCTTTCGATCCTGCGCGCTCATGAAGATCATCGATGTTCTGCGTGAAGATTCGAACTTTCTTTGTTTCAGCCAGCTTGGTCAGCGAAACGTGAGCCATATTCGGAGCAGCTGCTCGCATCGCGACTCGCCGATCGGCATACCAACCCCAGACGAGCTCAGGATCTTCCTTGAAGCCGTTCATCGATGCAAAGTGCTCTGGGTCGTACTTATGCCATAACCCATCATCTTTGTCTCGGAACGTCTGGATTCCGCTTTCCGCTGAAATACCAGCTCCAGTTAGAACTCCGACTTCCTTGACGGTGCCGAGCAGCACCTTAGCTGCGTAAGTTCCTGCGAATTCTTCATCCATTAGGCTTGGTCTCCTTTCAGCGAAAATGAAATTGTCAAACTCACTCTGCATCAGCAGGGCTGTTCGGATAAGGCAGACCACGCAGAGTACGTGCGAAGTCATCACAGTACTTTACGAGGTATGCATGATACTCATTCAACAGCGGCTGCCAATGATTGAGCTTGTCCTTGACGCGGAAGGTCGAACGAAGAATGCCGACGATCGACTGTTTCGATGCATTTTCCACGTCGATTCGTGACAGAAAATCATTGATCCAGTTCAAGCCAGCCTTGGAGCCTTCCGCGAATTGACCTTCAATCGTGGTGAAGATTTCTTCGAGCAGCTCTTGGTTAGCGAAGGTCGAGTTAACTTTGATTGCAAGTTGGCGTGGTGTCATTTGAGATGAGAAAGTTGTTGGCTACAATCCAAGCGTGTCGATTTGCGTGAGCGTCGACCAGAGCGTTGTGCTGTTTGCCGGTTGCTTGTTCAAAATACTTACGACGTGAAGTTTGATAGTGAAACATCGTAGTGGCCGAAACATAATTCGTCCCTTCCGCTGCTGTACCACTGAGAATTGCATTTGTGTCAATGACACTTCCACGTAATCTAAGATCACGGAGAAGATAGTGAGGCTGAGGTGCGAGATTCTTTGGAAGATCTTCAAACAGCAAACCTTTGAAGAGCTCCCAGTCTGTGTGATAGTCGATGGAAATTTCCATCGCTTCATATGGAAGATTGACAAGCCACGTCCATAACGCGACAGAAGCTTTCATGAAAGTCATGCCATACTTTTCATGGTTCAGTAATGGCACGATGTTTTCTTTGACGAAATCAGACTGAATTCTTGTGTCATAGTCGGTGATTTCGACATAGAACTCATGCTTTCCATCTTCAGTGACTGCACCGAATGAGATAAGTTGAGACCCGATGAAATCGGTGAACTCGGTGTCAATGAAGATCTTCTGCATCATTTTCTGCTTTCTTACGTGATTTGTATACTTCTATCGCCAGATCAGCCATGAAGATTAGGCATACTAGCAAAGTGGTGCATACGAGGATGAGGCCAATTAAAAATCCCATCTCCAGCATGGAGTGATCATCGCATGGACTAAGCTTTGCACAATACAGATATTCGTTCATGATGATCTAATAAATCTGGGAAGCTACATTTAGCTTCCCAGTACAACTAGCCAGCTTAATAGTGGCTGCGCCGCGTGGTAGTCGTTGTGGTGCGGACCGTGCCGATGCCGCTCGGATGCGGAGCAATCGTGGTGACGCGAGTCGTGACGGTGTGAGTCGGAGCGTAGTACGGATGATAAACCGGGGCGTACGACGGGTGATGGATGATGACGAGCGACGGTTGAGCGGCGACGATGACAGGCTGCACAGGCGGCACAGGCGGCTGAACATAAACCTGCTGCGGTTGCTGAACCACAACCGGCGGAGCTTGTTCGACGACTTGCGGAGCTTGTTGAACTTGCTGAACCGGAGCTTGCGCGACGACTTGCTGTTGAGGTTGAATGACTTGAGCCTGTTGCGGATCGCTATGATTGCACGCAGTGAGCATGAGTGCCAACAGACCGGAAATTACGAGAGTACGCTTCATTTGGTCTCCAGAGGAGTGGTTAATGGCGAATGCCGCCGGGTACTAAGAAAGTTAATTCTAACATAGGACATCATAAATGTAAAGTACTTTTCACCAATTTGAATGCAACAACGGCTAGGAAATTTCCTAGCCGCCATTCTGTTACGAAAGAATTACTTAGTCTTTGAAGTAAGTGAAGTTCTTTGGAATTTGCTTCATCAGCTTGCAGCACTGAATGAAGGTTTCATGCCTATCAAACACTACAAACAATTGAGTCGTGGCGTGTTTGTAAAGCTCCAAGAACACTTCAAAGTTACTACCGTGGAAAATATCTCCATCCAAGAACATACAAATGTTGAACTTCTTCTTCATCAGCTCTTTAATGTCAGATGACAGCGGTTCATTGAAGTTTGTACCAGCACCAAAGTGATCTGTGAACAATGACTTCAAACTGCCCTTTTCCATCATGGTCTTTTCACCGATCTTGTCAACCTTACCATACGTGCCGCTCTTCGCATTACACAGATACTTCACGTGCGTATTGCTGAATTTGAACAGCCAGAACGTTGGTGACATATCCTTCGACCCACGCTTAAGCAGGTTATCGATGTTAGCGTAGATCTTCGCTACCACATCACTCATAGAGCCAGAGGAGTCAACGACGAAACCAATCTTCAGGTCTGAGTCTTTGAGAATTTCACCAGGCTTAACTGATGCAGCGCCAGCTTGCTTAGCGATGTCGATCGATGTGATACTACGACGATTCGGCTTTTGGTATGTCTCATAAGAATCTGTCGCGGTGGACGTGATCATCTTACGAAGCAGAGCTTCCCAGCCGAGCGATGGACGAACTTTAGAGTAATCGAACTTCGTGCCTTCTGGATTATGCGTATCAGTTGATCGACCACCTTCACCAGGATTACCATGGCCTTGGCTGATCTTCTTGTTAGCGGTGTCTTCAGGCTTATCTACATCCTTCTTACCTTCACCTTGCTTGTCATTGATCTTCTTGTTGTGTTCCTCAATGTCAGCTTCAGTGTGCTCTGGTTCACCATCGCCATCACCATCTTCACCAGGTTCACCGTCAGCATTGCCTTTCTTCTTTTCATCACTTGGATCACCTTCACCTGGCTCAGGTTGGTCATCACCAGCTACATCGTGATCATCGGCATCTGCGTCTAGAGCGTCTTCAACCTTCTCTTGTTCATCAGGCTTCAGCTTTTCAAACTCTTTCTTTACCAGCTCATACATTTCTTTGTATGAATTTTGACGGTCCAGGTTGACGTGGTCATTGAACAGGCCCATAGGCAGCTGCTCCATACCGCTCTTCACCAGGTTGTAGTTTGTACGGAAGTCGCCAACCCAGTTGATGATCTTACCGCTAGCTTTCAAAATCTTTTGATAGTGAAAGTCAGCGTACGTGAAGTGCATGAATTCGTGAACGATCAAGAATTCAATGTAAGCGTAGTCATCCGGAATGTTACCACCATTGCTCTTCCACTTCTTACCCTTCGGCTTGATACCTTTCAAATGTGCAAAGTCGATCAGCGACTGCATGAAAGGTTTGTAGAAGATGAATGTTGCGTCAGCGGTCGCCGCAGCTGTCTTAACACTCGCGTACTTCTTGTTTTCTTTCTCGTCCGTAGACGGGATCATTACAATCTTTGGCTCGTACTTGTGCTTGTGGTCAATGAAGTTACGCAGCGGGAAAAATTGGTCATGCTCGGCTTTGATCCATCCTTCTAACTTCTTGAAGACTGGGAAGCTGAACTTTGACGCACCTTCCACCGGCGGCTTATGTTCTTCCATCAAATGGAACACCGTGCTCTCTACGATATTGTTCTGAATCGTATCGTAGAGAATAGGCGCCTTAGCAGCAATCGGAGCAAACTCATTGATCTTGTGATGAATTTGGGCGAGAATCTCACCCTCATTCTTACCAAGAGCTTGTGCAAGAAGATGAACTGCCTTCTTGATGTGTGCGTCATCGATCTTCGTCTTGGAGAAGGGAACTTCTCCAAGCTTGAATTTCCGATTTTCGAAAGCTTCGGTTAATTGCATTGATTAGCTCGTAAGGTGTGACTTCAGGTACTTAGAGATACGAGCATTGAAAGTCAAGATACCTTCTTCGTATTCGTCATCCTTGTGCATCTTCACCAGCTGTGACAGAACAGACTGGATACTCTTCTTGATGAGCTCCTTCGATTCATTCGACAGCTCCAGCAGCTTGATAGCGTGGATCATGTTGCGAATGAAGTTTTCCATCGTTGACACTTCTTCATCAACAAAGTGCTCTTGGTCATCCGTCAGTTCACGCTTCTTATACTGATGCTTGAAGATCTTCTCTTCAGCTTCAAAACGCTTTTCAACCTGCGAAAGCAAGAATTCCGTGAGGTCTTCCTTAAACTTGTGCGGATCGTTGTTGCGCATGTAGTTCATGAACTGTGGTTCGTCAGCCAAATTCTTCGATTGGTCATCGAAATACTTCTTGAGAACATCACCAAGTTGTTCCGTCTTTGCCTTCGTGTAGAAGATACCTTCACCGAAGTTCACAGCATCGCTGTGCATGATCCAGTTCTTGACATCGCCAAGGAATTCAGGAGAATCAGCGCCTTGCTTCTTCAGCACGAACGACATCGTCGACTTGAACGAATCAAATACGACTTCCTTCAGATCATGATCAAGCTTTGTCATGTCTTCCTGAGTGTAGTTCGACGGATCGAGCTTTTTGAGCTTACGTTTCAGCGTCATCTGGAAGTGCTCAGCCGAGTTTGAGAACCAGTCTGAGTATTCACGTGGCGACATGTATATGTCTTGGTTACCAATGTCCAAGTAGAACTGACGAGTCTTTGGATCGCCTGACTTGTTCTTGAACTTGTCAGCAAAAGCAACGACGAAGTTGTAAAGTGATTCCTTGATCTTATCGTCAACGCCCTTGATCTTCGGCATCAGCTTGTCTTTAATGTACGTCTTCGTGTTCGCCCATGAAGCTTTGGCGTCGATAACGTCCACAACGTCGGACATGTGCTGTGTCAGCGGAATAGCACCATGGTCCTTCGGGTTGATAGCGCCAATGACGATCGAACCTTCTGGGAGCTTGTAGTTGCTACCACCAAATTTCTTTTCCAGGATAACCTGACGAAGTGCATTGAACACGTTCGGCTTAACACGATTGAATTCGTCGAAGAAAATCAGGTACTTCCATTCTTTCTTCTTGTACTCAGCCGCGCCCATCGCCTTACCCTTTTCAGTCGTAAGGTAGTGCTTGTCAGCTTCCTCTGCATCCTTCATGATTTCAAGGTACAGCTTTGGTTCCGAGAAATCGGTCTCGATGTTGTCGCCCTTACCTTTGCCCTTCTTTGACAGCGGAATACCAGTGACATCTTCAGCATCCAACTTCGAGCACTCGATGTAGATATAGCGAAGGTCAAGGTCAGTTGCTACACGAGCAGCTTCCGAAGTCTTACCAATACCTGGCATTCCTGAAACAATTGGCACGTAAGTACGAGTGCCACCCAGCTTCATCTTCTGCTGAATCTGGTGCTCAAGAGTCGTGCGCCATTCTGTGTCATCATGCGTGTCATCAGCCGTTTGACGGAAGTCAGACGTTTCTTCAATCAGCTCCTCAACCGCCTTCAGCACCTTGTTGTACAGTGATGAGTGTGCGCCAGTCAGATAATTCTTGAAGTTCAGCTTGACGTTGGTCATCAGACCTTTAGCGTCCTTCTGATCCTTTGGAGGAATCGAAGCGTTGATGTACGTGATCAGCTGTTCCCAGCGACGTGGCGAAGTACGAACTTCAGCGTCGACGTCATTGTTGTTCAAGTGCTCTTCATCAAGCATCTTGTGGAACTTTTCGATAACTTCCTTCTTGATCGGGTTCTTGTTGTAGCGCTTGTCGTTGCTGTACTTATTGACGAGCCACGAGAACCAGTCTTCCTTGTTAGGAGTACCGAACTCAATTTCCTTGAAGTCATTGTTCAGCGAAATGTCGGTGTCAACACCTTCGTCGTTCAAGTTCGAAGCGTAGATGACGTAGCAGTTCTCTGGAATGTCATGGTGACCGAGCTTGCCGTTCAGGATACCACGAAGCATATTACGAATACGAGTCGATGACTGACGGAAGTATTCATCCAGGAACAGAATCGTGTCGAAGTGCTCACGAACCTGCTTGAAATCGTCTGGGATTTCTTTCTCAGAACCGTCGAATTCTTCGAAGATCGAGATCAGGTCTTTTGGACCATTGTAGATCGTCTTCAGATACTGATCATCCGGCAGCTTCTTCAATCCCTTAATCTTCGAGAACAGATTCGAGTCAGCGAGGACGATCTTGTAGTCGGAGTCATCAAGGTGCTCAACTTCACGCTTTTCTGTGTTGTTGGCAGGATTGAAAACGATGAACGGGATGTTGATGATGTGTTCTTCGGTGATGTGCGGAGCTTCAATCGTGATCTGCTCGAAGCCCATAAGCGTCGAAAAGAACTTGATGAAAGATGTCTTACCAACACCAGGATCACCTGAAAGGAGAATACCGGCTTGGCCTGTACCATCCTTCTTAGTGCGCATATTTGCGAGGATCTGAGTAATGATCTTTACTCGTTGATCAAATGATGCGCTTTGTGCGTTAAATTCCATTAGAGTAGTCCCTATTCTTAATTAGATTATATCACAGAGCTTAGCCCCAGGACATCATCTTTTTATAAAGTGATGGATTGGTCTTTTCAATGTGATCGGCTACTGCACAATGTTGTTCACAGTTTGGATCTTCTGGATCGATGTGCGGCATTGCGAGGTGGCGCATCGGATCGAGATTTTCTACTTTCGTCTTGGCTTCGAGGATGTTTTCCTTTCCAGCGGCTTGAGCGAGTTTCATGATTGCGGTCCTTAGAGACAGGTTTTCTATGGAGGTTATTTATAGTGATGAAAAGCTACCGTCCAGTTTAGAAACTTGCAAATTCGTCAAGACCGGCATCAATTAGAGCTGATTGAGCATCTACAACATCTCCGCTATCCCAAAACTCTTTCAGAATTTCCATAGCTTTTTTCATCTTAGTATTATTGTATGAATGGTTAAGACGGACATCAGAATAGTCAATACCAAGCTTCAGCAAACCTAGAATGTTAGATGAAATATCAGTGGCTTCACCAAGCTTAATGAACTCTATACCCTTCACGTTCTTGATACCTTTGAAAGACTTCAACAGCGGAGTTTCCGTGATTGTGAGAGGACCATTGAATGATTGTGGCATTCCTTCAAGTGACCGAAGGCTGCTCATGTAGGACAAATCCATCGATCTGACTTCATTGACGGTTGATCCGCCAAATGAACGAAGACGCTCACATTTGAACAAACTGAATCGTTCAACTTTTTCAGGCAAACCTTGAAGTGAAGTAACCCCAACTGATTCCAGGTAGACATCTGGTGGAGATACATTCTTGCCTTGACTAATGTTCTCACAGCCTTTCAAGTCATGCAAATTTGGACACTCTTCAATACGCAGCACCGTCATGCCTGTCGGCATCTTGAAGCTATCGAATGATGAAATTGGTGAATCAAGAACTGAAAACTCACCACCATTGATCTCAAGATCATACGGCACCGATGTGACATTATGCTTCAACGCAATTTCCTTGTGCCCACCAGTGCGAACCAGGCGACCATCATGAATGTAGAATTGAATTTGTCTACCGCTATGAGTGTTCTTTTCCCACCACGTCTTGGCTTTTTCTAGTTCTTCTTGGGAGAGAGCTTCTTTGAGTTTCATAAGATGTCACAAAAGGTTGGAATGAGATATTTATCGGCCATATCTCACCCAACCTTTTAAGTGACTTATGCAGTCACGAGTTCAAACTTCTTACCAGCCTTATCGTGCCGCTTCCACTTAATCTTGAAAGAATCGGAATTGATTCCTCCAAACATCTCAGCGTTAGCGTGCAGTTCACATAACGTAGTTAGCCAAAGTGTAAATCCGAGCGGGTGAGTAAAGTATGGTTCCAGTTCTTCACCACGAAGAGTATGAAACGTCATATCCAAGCGAATCAGCTCAGCAGCGAGGAAGTTGTTGCTGTGCTGGAGAAACTGCCTGTATGAAGCTTCAGCGTGACCAGGAAAATGTTGCCGTCCATCTTCATCCACCGTGCGGCAGATGTGCTTACCACAGTCATGGTAGATTTGATAGAGCCTGATCGTTTCTTCATTCGGAAGAGTGTGCTTAAAGTTCTCCCAAAGTTCTTGAATGTAGCTCGGCAATCTCCATTCAGAAGTCAGTGGGCTGCGATATTCAAGATGGTCAAAGAGCTCCATCCACTTTTCATGCACAGCTTGACCATGTTGGAGCATGTTCATATTCTCGAACTGGAAACATTCTTTCATCGGTTGTTCGAGCTTGTCAAAGTTTACCTACGTCATTTTAAATCTCCTTTAAAGCGGTTAATTGTTTACGAAGGTCCGAGTACTCTAGTAACATCCTGTACCCATCTCCTTTACTCCAAGTCACCGAACTTGGAAGTCGGTAACGATCTTCAGCAATACAACGCATACATGAAGCTGGAACTGCTGTACAATCTCCGGCGTGCATCTCAGAGTTTTCAATCTCAGGTCTAAGATGCTTGGTGAAGTAATCACCATCTGTCTCAAACCACTCTACATCATCAGGCCTGTCCATCATTTTCTCGATGCGAATAATCACCTCGAGAGAATCCTTCTTCAACTGCTCAAAGTCTTTATTTGACGTGATAAGCGGCTTATAATCAGGATCATTGAGTGTCTTAACTAGGTCTATCAAATCGAGAAAATCATACTCTAATTCCTCCCAGACCGTGCGCATATGAGCTAGTTTATGATCTTTCTCATTCAATTCTGGAGCTTTTGGCCCTAGAATGGCACGAAGCTCTGTCATTCTAGCTTCAATTTCTTCTTTCGTCATCTTAGGCTCCGTATTTCTTTTGAAGATCTTTAAGAAGTTCACGATCTTTCGCCTCCTGTTCTGCTTGAGCTTTACGAGCCAGAGCTTGCGCCCGAAGTCTGCCCAACTCCTTATCTTTCTCTGCTTCTTTCGTGAAAATCTCTTTAAGCTGTTCATTCGTCATGTTAAGCCATGACAGATGGAAGAAGTTTTTGTAGTCCTTGTTGTCGTAGTACTCTGAACCGTGATCACAGCCAAGAGCATATTCGCCTTGGAGCAGCAAGTATTCACCATCAATACCGTCGTACGTGAGCTCTGTGAACGTGAGCCAGTTGCGGTAGTTGTTGTACCAACCAAACTTACCCTCGATCTTCAAGCCGTGTTCATGCTGAATACGAGTGCGCATCTTTGAGATTTCATTGATGCGATGTTCGATACCAGACTTGAAGTCTGCAGCAGCTTCAGTGATCTGAGCGTGGAGCTGGAGCTGCTCAGCTGAAAACTGGTCTGAGTTAAGAGCTTCTTGGATTTGTTCGAATGCGTTCATGGTAGTTCTCCTTAGGCGGCTTGAGCGATTTGCTCGTAGGGGTTTCTCCAAAGGCGGTATTTCCGCAAATGGATACGCTGTTCATCGAGGATTGGAAGTGTGGCAAACGCCGTGTAGCTAGGCTCGTAACCAAGGTGTGAATCCGGTTCATAAAAGATCTCGGACACAATGCCTTTTTCCTGAAGAGCTGCACGAGCTTTCAGAAGCTGAGCTTCACTTTTTACTTGAAGGATAATGATCGATGGCGTCTGCATGTATTGTCTGGATTGCCCAGCCAGCAGCCCTGCCTGAAGAGAACCGTGATTCGATTGTGCGAGTTGTTGGGCCAAGGGAAGGTCCGTCCGCACGAACACGTAGCAGTAAGTTTTGTCGTGAATCTACAACATGATTAAGCTCCTTTAAAGTTTGTATTTATCGATCAAATTTATCAACCGATAAGACATTATAAACCATCTTATGGTAAAAGTAAACAACAAAGGCGACCGAAGCCGCCTTTGTTTCAAACCTTGAAGCTTAGATCTTCACATCGTGCGAACCGAAGGCGAGCTTCGATACAGCATCCAGGAAGCCGCGCGAGATCCAGAAAACGCGATCGCAGATAGTGCGGATGACACGAGCCAGGAGCAGGTGGAGAACCGTGATCGGCCATTCCAGCGCCGTTGCTGTGAGCATCGTCTTGCAGTGAATCGCTTTCGGCGGCAGCATAGCGTGAAGGATAGCATCCATGCGAGCCAGACCCTTGTCAGCATCCTTCACTGCGTTGGCCATCAGGCTCGAACGATCGGAGCTGGTGATCGAGGTCATCGCGTCGGCGATCTTGGCGCTGCCGTAGATGGTGCGCGAGTTATCAGCGATAGCCTTGATCTGGATGTACTTCTTCACATGGTCTTGCGACAGGCCGTACTTGGCGAGATTGCCGACTTCGATGTTCTCGTTGTTCGGATCGTCTTCCGTCGGAGTACCGAGCTTGGCGATGATCGACTCAGCGAAGGCATCCCAGTTGGTTTTCACCGAAGCGATGACTGCATCTTGGTAGCGATCTTTCACGTGCCAGCTGTAGAACACCCAGTTCACGAAGGATACGACCAACCCAGCGACGGCGTAGTAGGCGAGCAGTTGAATCGTGCCGAGGACGACGCCGTGAGAGTGAATTGCAGCGCTGATGTAATCGCGACCGACGAGTCCGGCCAAGATCAGAGTCGGTACGAAGGCAGCGGTTGCTCCACCGTACGAGTGGTCATCGAACAGGTTGACTGCGATGATGAGTAGGATGACCATGATGACGAGGGCGGCCCATCCGAAAAATGCGAATCCGGAGATGAACGCGAGCCCTGCTCCAAACAGTTCTGCTATCATTGTTAACTTCCTTTTACTAGGTGAGAGAGATTGGGCGCTAGCATCAGCACCCGGATGGTTACTGCTTGTGGGCGTTTGCCTTGATTGCGGCGAGGGCAGCCGGGTGGATCGGCCACTTGACTTGCTCGATGCTCAGCGGATCAACCTGCTTCCACTTGGGATGGCCGGTCATTTCCAGGTCAGGCTCCTTCTTCACGATGCACGTGACGAGCTGAGAGATTTCCTTCGCCATGACAGGGTTTTTGTAGTCATATGTGGCGAGGATCGATTTGACAGCGTAGGTCTGCACCGGCGTGGTTTGCCAAGCGTAGATGCCTTCTGGCACCGAGGCGCGGATGTAGAAGTCATCCAGTGCCGGATTGCTGAGAGAGATCATCTTCACGACGCCCTTGGCGCTGGCACCGAGATCGGCAAGCAGCTTCACCGGTGTACCGGCGACGACGATCATCGCGTCATATTGACCACTGACGAGACCAACCACGGACTGAGCCGGAGCTTGCTCGATCGAAGTCCAGCGAATACCGGTTTTCGACTGAATGATGTTGGCCGAGACCCAGTTGCCGGAGCCTTGCTGTCCGATGACGACCTTCTTGCCAGCCAGGTCGGCAAGCTTGTTGATGCCGGAACGCGTGTTGACGACGACGTTGATTTCTTCGTTGTACAACGGGAAGACCTGCTTGATCTTCGACATGCTCGTCGGATCATTCAGGTTCTTGTAGATCAGCGCATCTTGTTGCACGATGCCGTACTGCACCTTCGGATCGGAGAAGATGCGATCGAGGTTGCTGAGTGAACCAGCCGACTCGTACACACTGATGTTGATCATCGGGCATTCACGCTTGATGTCTTGCGCCATCGCGTAGTACGTTGCCGTGGATGAGCCGGTGCTGATTCCAACATCAGCTTTCGCTGCCGACGCAACGCTTCCCAAAAACGAGCCGAGCATCGCTGCGGCTCCGATCACTACTACACGACGAATATTCATTCGCATTTCACACTCCCTAAAGGATTCGGAAAGATAGGCCGAGTTACATCTTGCCCATGGATTTCATCTTGTCGATGGCGCTGTCGCCGTCGGACGGTGCAGCTTGCTGGATTTGCGGTTGCTGCGACGCCTGGTATTGCGGAACAGCTTCTTGCTGCGGCTGCTGGACGACAGGTGGTGATACAGGCTGGATGTTTGCCGGTGGCGGTACTTGCGACGGCTGTTCCTGCGGTGTGATGTCGACCTGCGGAGCATCTTGCGTCGGGTGCTTCAACTTATAGTTGTCATACCCGTAGTTCGCTCCGTATCCCACTACACCTACGACTGCTGCGATCAGCAGTAACTTAGGAAGCGTTTTGATTCTTGCCATTGCAGTCTCCTACAAAAGTATTAAAGAGAAATTCTTGACGACAGATACATTATAAACTATCGTCAATATCCGGTAAACACATTCTTAAAGAGTTTTGAACAAATTGAGGAGCTCTTTCATCAAAGGATTGTAGTTTGGTTGGTGACGAACGTCATCATGCCAAGCCAAATCCATGTCGATCAAGTTGTACATCGCCTTGATCGTCGCACCTTTGGAGTTACCTTGCTCATCACGATCACGGCCAAGAACCCAGATGCTGTCAGCGATAGCGATCGCCGAGCCGATGTCGTGAGTTGTCAGAATGATGGTATTGAGCTCATCAGCAGTCGAAACTTCATGAATAAGAGTGCTCACCTCATCCTTAGCGATGATGTCCAAGCCTGAAAATGGTTCATCCATCAGCAAGAAGTGAGTGCTACACAAAAGCTGTTGCATGATCGCTACACGTTGCCGTTGACCACCTGACAGTTCACCTGGATAATTGTTCTGCTTTTCAAGCATCCCAAAACGCTCAAGCATCTTCAATGCTTCTTGTTTCGGATCTTTCAAATCATGACCTGCCAACTTCAAGTTGCTGATGATAGTGCGATGGTTCAACAGCGGGTAGTGTTGTTGAACAACACCAACTTGACCAGCTTGAACTTCCTTCTCTGTTCCATTCAGCTTAACTATTCCAGCTGTAGGCTTTTGCAACCCAGCGATGCACCGGAAAAGCTGGGTCTTCCCGATACCTGATGGACCGAGAAGCGCCACCACCTGGCCCTGCATCATGTTTGGGCGAACGATATTGTCGATCTTAAGGTTGATGTTGTTCAAGATCGGACGATCATACTCAACATTCAGATTTTCAACCGTTAGGAGCCGCTCGGCCAGCTTGTATTCAAATGTAGATGACATGATTAGCTCCTTTACTTTTTAGCTACTTCAGCGTACGGGCACAACAGCTTCTTCAAATATTGCAAAAAGATATCCTGCAAGATGCCGTACGTAAGAATTGTTACCTGAATTGCGAAGATATTGCTGAGAATCAGGTGACGGTCTTGGTTTAGCAGCATGGCGCCGATACCGCCTTGCGACCTGGTCAAGCCTTCAACCATTGACAGTAGTGTCCAACCCATCGCAGCATTTTGACGAATCGCATCGAGTACCTTGTCGATCCGACCTAGTATCACGATCTCCCAAGTTACTCGCCAGCCCTTGAGCTTGAGGGTTCGTGCGTAGTCGATCTCAGCTTGCTTAATGGTATCATTTTCGCCAAGCAGTGACGTGACCAAGAAGACCGTCATGCCGAACACGAGTAGGCCAATTTTTAACTCAGTGGCTCCGTTTGTCCAGATCGTGAAGAGATAAGTCAAACCTGCGAAGCCGAGAAAGCGCAAACCTGATACCGCCGAAGCGATTGGCTTGAAGAAATTTGAAGTTGAGGCGTACATCAAAGTCATCGAGATCGCTGATGAAATTCCGAGCGAGATCAAGATGGTCTTAATGGAGCTGAACAGTTCAGGCAGCAGGCCCGAGTGAAGAGCGAGAACGTTCCACGCCTTCATCGTTTCGAGCGGAGATGGAATCGTTTTGTTCGGTGACAACCACCAGAAAGCGAGAAAGGCGACGAGCTGAACAATGGCGAGCAACTTCATCAAGTTGGTGTTCAGCTCTTTGAACGGCAAAAACAAAGCCTTGAGATATTGCATTGCTTATCCTGAAAATTGGATTGCCGGACTATCTTTGTTAGATTAGTCCGGCAATGATATGGTTTTGGATCATGGTACCGAGAGGAGGAGAAGCTACGGCGCGACCCGAAGTTCTCCTCCAACACCTCCGGTTAGTTGGAGGTGTTCAGCAGCAGGATATCCACACGGCGGTTCTGTGCACGACCCGAAGCTGTGCTGTTATCAGCGACCGGATCAGCATCACCGAAGGCACGAGTACGAACACGATCCAACGGGAACGAAGACGAGGCGTTAGCCAGAATCCAAGCCTTAACAGCTTCGGCACGAGCCTTGGACAGTTGCAGGTTCGAATCCGGGTTGCCGACGTTATCGGTGTAGCCGTTGATCTGGACGGTCAAGCCCGAGACAGCCAACTGGTTGAGCAAGTCATCCAGCTGTTCGGTTGCACCAGCAGCGAAGGTAGCCTTGCCAGTTTGGAAGCTGATGTTCCAGGACTTCTTGGCGAAGGTTCCGGTCACCGCGGCGGCCGAGCTGTAGATCGGTGCAGCAGGTTGAGCGAGCGTAGTTGCCTTGCTGAGCAGCGATTGCAGGTACGTGGTGTTGACGACCGACTCATACGGCAGCAATGTCGGGAAGTCATCCGGGTAGAGATCATGATCGATCTTGCCGAAGACGTTGTAAACACGTTTGTACAGGTTGTCGTTGCCGTTCAGGCCGAACAAGAAGGCATTGTCTGCCAGACCGCTCGTCGTCGAGCCACCGAGTTGCACAGGTTGACCAGTCTTGTCATTCTCCACCGTACCGAGGTAGTATTTCTTCCAGTACGGACCGGTTTGTTCCTTGTACACCTTGGCCGAGACTTCCGAGCCGAGGGTCAAAGCCTGATCGTTCTGACGAACTTGTTCACCACCTTCAAGCGCAGCGGCCAGCATGTTCTGGACGTAGCCGGGATTTGCAGCATCCCATTGCTTGTTGCCGATGATGATCGCCGGCATCTGGTAGATGTATTCCTTCGTCGACGCGATCGCTACGACGCCGCCCTTTTCCTTAGCAACCTTCACGTCGCCAGGAGTCCAGGTTGCCGTGCCGTTCACCGTGATGTTACGCTTTTCACTGGTGAGCTTTCCGTTCTGAACGACCGGACGATTTTCGCTGTAGCCTGCGATGAGCTTCGCATCGGCATCCGTGAAGGCATCCACGCCGACGAAGTTCATTGCATCCGGATCATACGTCTTGAGGTCCGGGTTAACGCGGATTCCATTGTCTCCGGCCCACTTCACACAGATGTCCCAGTCACCGTCACGGATGACTGCGGCGATGAGCGAACCCTTCGCTTTCGAAGGATCGACCTTCACTTCCGGCGGCAGCATGCACTTGTCTTCGCCACGGGAGTAGCCTACCGAGCCGATGACTTCAGCCGATTGACCGAGCTTCTGGAGAGCAGCTTCGACCGATGCAGCGTATTGCGGGAAACCATCACCCATGATCGAGACGAAGGCGGCGCCATCGGTCGGATTTGCAGTACCAGCCGCGACTTGCTTGGCGAAGGCGACCTGTTGAGCGATCATCTGCGAGTAGTCATCCTGGCGTTCCAGGGTGAGCTTCACGCCGTGCTTGTCCATCAGGCTGCCCGGCGCAGTGGTGACGTCGCCGTTAGCGAACTGGAGTCCCATGGTTGCGTTCCACGGGAGAACCAGCATCTTCGCGGTGTAAGTTCCAGTAGCTGCGGCGATGTTGACGGCCGAGGTTCCAGTGCCGGCGCCTTGCGAGGCCGTCGGGAGATCAACAGCGGTCGGGACCGAAGCGGCTTGAATCGGCTTGCTATTGAAGTAGCCGCTATCGTATGCCTTGTTGACGGCGAAGGCGACGCCTCCGACGATCAACGCGATAACGAGAAGTTTCGGTGCAGTTTTAAGCTTTGCCATGATTTGCTTTGGTCCTTATTGCTTGTTGAAATACTTGGAGAAATCGGTCTGCTGAGTGGCGGTGATACCAGGCACATATTCAGCAGTGTGTTGTTCGAGCATGACGCGTTTTTGGTCGCCGAGCATGATCGAGTCAGCCTTCGACTCCCAGGCCTTGATACGTTCGAGAGCATCCGCTTCATACACGCCATTCGTCAGGTCGAGAGTGTCGATAAACGATTGCGAGCTGTCCATGAAGTTCTCGATCTCGCCGAGCTTGTTGCCGTAGTCGGCGGCGGTGTATTCCATCGCCTGATTGAAGAGCTCCCGAGCATCGTCATCACCTTTCAGGATAGCACGAGCTGCTTTCATCGCCGACCAGGAGGCGCGGATTGCGATACGTTCGCTTTCCTTGACTTCCACTTCGCTCTTGATGTCCTCGATCGTGACTTCCGAAGCTTCCTTGTACTTGTTCAAGGCGCGGTAGTGCAGACGAAGCGTGGACAGAAGGTTGCCGAGAGTCTCGTTGGATTTCTCCAAGCGACCGTTCTTACGGGAGTTCAATGCGAAGGCACCGACTGCACCTTTCTCATGAGCGACCTTCGCCATGGTGAGCGCTTGCTTGCTTTGCGCATCATTGTCGGCGATCTTGCGTTCGAGAATCTTGATCTGGCCGTTCAACTTCGAGATGCTATCGGTGATCAGAATGAGTTTCTTCTGAAGATCTTCGATGTATCCCTTCATGATGCCGATCGGATCGATTTCCACGAACGTACCGGTGATGGCACGCATCGCCGATTTGAACATGTACTTCGCCAGATTCTGGAACTTGCTGTTGGTTGCGATGTACAAAATCGCCGCCAAGATGCCGCCCATGATCGCCAAGGTGATGCCTTTGCCCAGGATGTCGATGCCGGTGTTCATCACACCGAGAATCGTATCACCGAACAGCTTGATGAGGAAGAATGCACCCACACCGATTGCTGCGAGTGTTACCATCCCCGTGGTGCCTTCGGGACGTTCCCAGAAGGACTTTACTTTGTTTTCCATGATTTCCTCTACAGATGTTTACTTAGCCGCTGGCGCGCCTACAGTTGAGAGCAGCTGCTTCTTTGCAGCGAGCTCGTTCTTGACGAAGTCGACAGAGAGACCGAAGCGGTTCTCGACCGAGCCAATGTCTGCTTCAGCTGCTTGAGACTGCATAAGCAACTGATTTGTCTCAGTGTCATTCTGAGCTGCTTGCTCTTGAAGACGCTGAATTTCTTGCTGACGTTGTTCGATCTGCTGCGCGATCTGCACATTTTGATTGTGCAATTGATCGGCACGCTGCTTCGGTGCATCGACTTCAGTACGACGTCGTTGATCCGAGACGCCTTTGAACAGAACTCGTTGGCCTTCGACGTCCGCAATGTGCATGTCGATGGAACCGCTGATTTGCTCGAAGGTGCGCGAACCGCTCTTGAGAACTGAGGCGATCGCGGCACGAAGACGCATCGTTTCATCCGGGATGATGGACTCGAACGTCGCGGCTTGCTCCAGAAAAGCAGAGTAGGCGCTCGGTTTCTTGGCCACGACATCGCGTAGCTGTGCGATCATGTCCGGATCCGGAGCCATCGAGTTGATGGGCAGCGGAGCGATGTACTGAACTGGTTGACCAGGGACAGCAGGTGCTGCCATCGCCTGTTGTTGTGGCTGAGCCGGAGTCTGGGCCGCCGCGGGCTTTTCATCTGTTTCTACTACCAAGCTCGCGATGGAAGACAGCCAGCTTTTGCCTGCTTTCTTCTCTTGGTTTGACATATTTGTCCTGTGGATAGCCAAATGTTTTTCTGCTTAGCGGACATTTGGTGTAACCGCTATGAAAGTAATAGTAACATAGGTGGCCAATGATGTAAATCTTTTCTCAAATAAAAGCTAACATTTTTATATGCTTTTTACACAGCAACGGCGCACCTTAGCCACCGGTGCGCCGCATATTACAAACTAATTAAGCTTCACTTACTTCATAAGCAGCTTTGTAGTCATAGATCATGCACTCACCATTGCGTAGAACTACAATAGAGTTGTCCTCAAGAAGTTCAGGCTTTACTTGAATGCTATCGAAAGCTTCCTTAGAGGTGCTAGCGAAAACTCCGTTTTCAGAAGCACCAATGTACATGTCATCTGACTTGCGAGAAAGAACGATAGTGTTTTTGTCATGGTGGTCGATCGCTGCGATAGAAAAATAGCCACGAAGGTCTTCCATGGTAAGGCTCAAAGCTTCAACAAGTCCAAGCTCCATGAATTCTGTCGTCATGTACCAGTGCAGCATGCTTGAGATGATTGCACCCGGAACGTCAGCGAGAGATCGAACATCATAACCCTTCCGCGTGACGAGATCAATCAGCTCTTCCATATTGATCAGCTCGCCTTCAAATCCAATGACGAGTCGATCAAAGCACTTCAATGGTTGAATTGCATACTTGGTAAAGTGCTCGGTGATTCCAAAGCCTGACGAAGCATCTGCACCAGTCGCATGGTCAAGAGCTTGCAAAGCATTCATCGTTCGTGTAATGCGGATTCCTTTCGGAATGACCATCGCTACCCCGCTTGAATCTCGTTCTTCTGGCTTCATAGCGTTGAGGCCAGTGACGATGAAATCTAGAGCAGGCTTATTTTCGAGCATCGATGCTGCTAGCAATCCACTCATACGGCCACCGGAAACTTAACAAATGGCCCAGATTCATACCCTACAATGTCGAAATCTTCAAGTTTGAAGCCATCAATGTCGGTAGTTGGGTTCTTTATAATGAGCCTGGTAGGACAATCAATAGGGTCATTGATCATGACCTCTGCTTTCAGCTTTTCAATGTGATTGGCGTAGATGTGAGCATCACCATAGTTCACCTTAAGGAAACGCGGTGTTAGGCCAGTGCACTGCGCAAGAAGGTGAGTGAGCAGACCATATTGTGCGATGTTGAACGGAGCACCAAGGACTGTATCCCAAGAACGTTGGCTCATCATCAAGTCAAGGTGACCATCATTTGAGACGTAGCACTGAAAGTCACGATGACACGGAGGTAATCCCATCAGATGAATCTGGCCTGGATTCCAAGCGGTGACGATGTGACGACGGCCTCGAGGATTTGTTTTGATCGCTTCAATCAAATTTTTGATCTGATCAATCTTCGGCTCATAGGTAAATGAGTTACCTTGATTGAATGGATAGAAGGGTTCACCTGGTGGAATGTCCCAGATGTTGTTGGTAGCTTTTAAAGGAGCTGGCCACTTACGCCATTGAACCCCATACACCGGCCCGAGATTTCCGTCTTTGTCTGCCCACTCATCCCAGATGTGACAGTCATACTCATGGAGAAATTTGATGTTGGGTTCACCGCGAAGAAACCAAAGCATCTCTACAAAAGCATGCTTCCATAGAGTTTTCTTGATCGTGACGAGTGGAAAGCGCTTACGGAGGTCGAAGCTGAGATGCCCGCCGAAAATTGAGTAGGCACCGGTGCCTGTTCTCTCATCTCGGAATTCACCGTTGTCGATGATGTTTTGTAGTAGATCTTTATACTGCTTCATTGCTTTACTTCTTTGTGTAGGTGACGTTGTAAAACTTCATTTGCTTTACTTCATCATAGGTCGTGCTGATTGTTGCGACATACGTTGGAACAGGATCTCCCATGCTGATTTCATCAAAGTGATGGCTGATCGCGATGAGTTCCGTCGTTACGCTGTGATTATGAGCTGGTTCGGTTGGAGAAAGAAGATAAGGCATCAGTGATCCCTTAAAAGCTAGACTTTGTGGGTCATCGCCAGTGAGATCACCGAACGCTTCATTCGAGATTACAACTCGCCCAAGCCTTATCTTTCCGTAGTTCTTAAACGGATTGTGGTGGTACAGTGGTATGTTGAACTGCATTGTTTTTTGAATTGAAGTATCGTCTTACCAAGTATCCACGAGCAAGTGAGATCACCATGAACCACAGGCAGATTTCAAGATTGTCTTGGAACTGAACTTTGATGTTGAAGAACGGAAAGATTACCAGCTGGCTGATCAGCCCCGTGAGGAAGCTAATCGATACGCCAACTACCGCTTCAACAAAGCTTTGGAGCTTTGTTTGAATGCTCATGCGATTTTGATGACCCTGTAATATTCGTAAGCTCTTTCACGAGCAGTTTCGTGCGCCTTAACCAAGGCTTCAAGCATATCAATCATTACGCTGCTACCTTTCCTACCCACTTGGCTAGGATACCTTCGGTGTCAGGAGCTTTCCAACCTGCCGGCTTGATAACGTCGAATGTAGATCCACGCTTCGAATCAGAAGCCTTCGTGGCACGTTCTTTCGACATGTTGGCACGCTGAACGTCAGCCCAAAATTCATCCCAACAATCTTGAGTCAGACCCATCTCAGCTGCGCCGAAGACAGCATTTTGATAGATTGCGACGAGTGAATCTTTTACACCCGCGGTGTTGTTTGCAGCGTGAGCGCTCTTATAAGCATCGATAGCGCGATGGAACTTTTCCGACAGTTCGGTGTGGAGATCCTTTGACAGGAAAACAGGACCATTGTAGTTTTCAGTGCGGCCAACAGTGAAAGTATTGTCAACCGGATTTTCAACAGCGAAGTCAAATTCTGCAGGTTGAATACCATGTAGCAGTGCAGCACCACACGTAATGTAAACCAAGTCGATAAGCGAATCAATGGCAGTACCGAGATCGCCTTGGTCAAATGAGTCTTCGTATTCCTTGAGCTCTTCATAGAAGAAACCAACACGGAACTTAAGGAGATCTGGAGCGAGGAAGGTAAATGCAGGCGGTGTTACGAGACCAAATTTGTCGTGAAAATCACGAACGTCTTTCGAATACGACATACTTTGTTATCATCTCCGGATGAGTGTTTATGATGAGATTATATTTCAACTATTACAGGGTGTATATTTTAGCTTGCTACAAAGGAGGCCGAAGCCTCCTTTTCACTCAATTAAATGAGCAATTAGAACTTGATATTGCCGTGCTGGTACACGCCAAAGTACTGGTGCTCAACTGCGATATCAACAGAATCATCGACATCGAGAATCTTTTCGAACAGGTTGCGAGCATCTGCACCGAATTCAGTTGCGTCCTTGCTGTGGTTCAGCGTCGCACGACGGTGATTGTAAATCACAGCGGTGCTGATCCAAGCTTCGAAGTACAGAACAGGAGTTCCGTCAGCTGCAGTGATGTGCTCGAAGTTGCCATCTTCATCGATGTGAACTTGACTGACGATCGCCAGGCGACCACCGCGCGATCCGCTTACGTCCGAGTAGCCTGCCCACTTGTCGATGGCATCACAGATATCCTTCGCTTCATAGTTCGTGAGGTTCTTTTCACGATCGATGACCTGGATGATGACGCGATAAAAGTCAGCGTTACCAGTGCTGTTTGCCAGGTCCTTCACACGTTCATTGATGAACGAGCGATCGTTGACGAGGTTCGAAGCCAGGAACTTCGAAGTACGCGGGTCAAGCTCGATGAATGCCTTAGCGATCGAGAGACCAGAAGCGTGACGGTTTGCTACATTGCCTGGAGTGATGATTTCGTACATTTTGATTTCCTTATGAAAAGTGATGGCATAAATATGCCATGGAGGACTTATAATGGTTAATGACAATATTCACTACGTTTACGTCTATCTAGATCCAAGACGACCGTCGCAATGGAACGTTCTCAATAAGTTTACTTTTGACTATGAACCATTTTATGTAGGTAAGGGCAAAGGATCAAGAATGCTAGTTCATTTGCGAGACACTTCTGCTACAAGAAAAGTAAACAAAATCAAAGCGATCAAACAATTAAATCTTGAACCAATCATAGTTAAGGTCATAGAACATCTATCAGATGATGAATCAAAAGCTATTGAAAAATCTATGATCGCCGATCTTGGCACAATTGAGATTGTGCACAATGTAAAACGTGGGCCACTTACCAACTTAACAGAAGGCGGTGAAGGTGGTAAACCAAGTGAAGCTGGAATTCAAAGAATAAGAGAATCTAAACTTGGAAAGTCTCGTACAAATTACAATCCAACAGCAGAAACTAGACTTAAACTTGGTGCTGCCCACAAAAACAAACCAAAATCAGATGCTCAAAAGAAGAAAATATCTAATGCTCATCAAAAATTGTGGGATTTAGAGTTTAATGACGGACGACTACCAATAACAATTAAATCTCTCAAAGCATATTGCATTGAAAACGATCTAATTTACTCCTCTATGAAGGGAACGTTAAAAGGCGGATTTCATAGAGGAGTAAGAGCTATCAGAAATTATTCTGAAAATTCAACCAAATAACGAAGATTTGCTTGCGATGTGCGATACACAATAATTTCATCATTTAGCACACCAGACTTTCCAGCTTCAGCGAAGCATGAATCGAATCCAGCCTTCTGCCCATTTCCAGTTGAACGAGGATAGTATGGTTTGCCTAGAGCTACATCTGCGAGAAACATATAACACACCGTGTCACGTTTGTTAGAGTCCCAATAACCAAAGCTGTAATTGAGTGATTTTGTAGAAGCTGTTGCAAAATATAATCCGTTGCCAAACAATGCTCCAGCAATTTGCATTGTAGACAATGTTTTAGGAAGCACCAATCCACGTTTCATAATGCTAAGCACATTGAACATACGTGTTCCATGCCAAAGCATTTGAATATTACCGACATTCTTTCCGTCTGCTTCAAAAGCAGACGCCATATGTGGAATATCTACTTCATATACTCGCACTGGTTTCAATTTTGAAGCAACATGCATATCCTTTCGAGTATCATAATACTTCTTAAAGATAGATGCTTCTAGAGCTTTATCTTCTACAACCTTGAGCTTCACTTCAAAAGTCGATTGAGCTGGCTTACCATCATTCTTCTTAGGCGCCTTAGCAGCATCTACGAGACGTTGGTTGGCGAGATCAACCGATGTTTCAAGCTGATCGAGCAGTGACGATTGCTTAGCAATGTCTTTGTCGTCAGAGATGAAATAGCGGTGCCATCCACGATTTGAGGGTGTGCGCTGTGGAACGAGGCGAAGATAATCGCCAAGAGCTTTGACGTAGTCAGGATTGTCGAAGTCACGTTTGATCACGAACTTCGTCATGTCTGCTAGGTGATCTCGAGCTGCATCAACCGCTTCACCGGTGATCACACCCATCGCAGTGGAGATGATACCAGTTGAGAGATCGATGTCCATCGCTCCGCCGGTCGATGCGATCAGTTCATGTCGGTTAGCTTCAGCCAGCTTCTTAACGAGAGTAGACACAACCGGACAGCCTGCGCCGATTTCGGCTTCAGCGATCTTCTTGAGTTGTTCTTTCGAAAGGCTTGAACCAGAGGCAACAGGCGTTTGCTTTGCAGCAACGATCTGAATTTCTGTGTAGGGAGCGGTTTTGTCGTTCAGCTTCTCACGAATCTTCGTGTTGAGCTTCTTACGATCGAGAGTTTGTGGCTTCGTGGTGGTTGATGTAACATCGATGCGACCATAAGTGAAGGTCATCGTGTTGTCATCATAGACGGAGTATTCCCAGAACTTGTTGTTGTTTTCAAGCGGGTTTACTGCGACATACTTCTTATGTTCAATTACGGTTGCCATTATGAGAGTTCCAACTAACTTATTAACGAGAGACTACTTAACGATTATGAATGCATGGAAGAACTGTGTTTTGTTCTTCCATGACTTTATTTATCAAAAGTGATCTGCGACGGCCTGTACACAGGCTCTTTGCTCTATGTCATCGTTATGTACCTGAACGATGTGTTCTGCTAAGGTCTGTCCAACGTTAAAAGCTATGGCACCTTGTTGGAGCATGTACTTCCCGGTAAAATCTACCCTCACCTTGAATTCTTTCTCAGTGAAGATTGATCCATCTTTTGCAACCCATTTTGCATTCTGAAATTTATGCATTTGTCTTTCGTGGTGCATCAGTCTTCCTCGGCTACTGAGTCAAGCAGGTTGATATTTTCAAGTGAATAACTGCTAAGCAGATTCTGTTCAAAATACTTCAAGACATCTTGATAAGAATCATAGCTATGATCGGTGTACATTCGCATAGCGATCTTGAAGTGCGGATGTTCTCTGTATTTGTTTACTGCTTCGATACGAGAAAGATCTTTCACGCTCATAAAGAGCCGATTCATTTCATCAGCAATCAATCGCAGATCAGTCATAACTTCCCATTCTACCGCGACGATCGGTGCGATATCAAGACCATCACCGACTAGCTTTGCCTTCAAGTCATCGATACTTTCATCGATCACCATGCGTGCAATGTCTCGAACACGAAGGAACGTCATGGCGTGGTGTCGATCCATGTACCACTTGGTCTTCACCTTTACCATCTCACCGTTTTCAAACTGAGCTATCCAACCTTCAAGACCTTCTTCAACTTCAGCACGAGCCAATAGCTCATCGATCGTGCAAAGCTTTATTTCATCTACAAGATCAATTCCATAAGCCATCGACAGCTGAGCCAACTCAGTTGGATTGCTGTACACGCCTGTCGTGTTGTCACGAACATGCAGCAGCTTCAACTGATCTTCAGGATATGACACTACGATTCGAGCTTTTGGTGAGGTCCACTCGAAAATAGCCGTCTTCCCTTCTTTCGCGATGCGTCTTGCAAAACCACGCCAAAGGCAGTTAACATCCTTGTTGAGCCAATCGGTCGCAGCTTTCGCTACGTCAGATTCAAAACTCTTCTTCGACTTCAATGCAACTTCGCCATTTAGCCAAACCGTGTGGATCATCGAGCCATCGCGCTTATCCATCAAGCGCATGATCTTTCGACCTTTCAAAACGTGAGCAAGCGTATGTTCCTTCTCATTCACATTGTGAAACTTGTGCAGCGGACGGCCGATAACATTTCCCTCGGCGTCGAAAGTGATACCGCGAGCTTCACGAGCAAACTCGTCGCTGAAAGTATCTGGTCCAGAGATAATGTAGCTGCAAATGACAGAGCCATTTGGTTGGTTCATAAAGCGAATTTCTTCTTTATGTGCCAACTTTGGTTCAAGGTCTGAGCGATGGTGTATCACTGGAAAAGGTTGTGCCTTAAGAAATGTCATTCTATATCACACTTTGTTGTTGGTATATTATTTTGCTTTTAACGCGTCCAAGAACGATTCAGAGACAATGTTCTTCAATTGCTGCGCCTTGATTCCCTGTAGGTTAGGAGTCAAGTTACGGTGCGTGAGTTTCTCTACATCTGCAATCGGGTGCACGTATTCAATCGGTTTGTGACCTTTGACAGCGTTGGTATTGGTGACAATGAAGGCAATTCCTTCATTTCTCTTCAAGTCGATGTCGACCTTAAAAGTAGCGATCGGAACTGCTACGTGATCTTCACCAATAGTCGAAGGTGCACCAGGACAAAAGATCGGGCCTGTGATGACGTAGATATCGCCACGTTCGATCGCTTCGTGTCGAGTGAAGTCTTCAATCTCACGCCAAACTACTCGGTTATTAGCTGGAGCTTGCGGAACCATGTTCGACAGTAAGAAACTTTCCTGCATTTCGATCGTGTCATCATGGAAATCACCTGCTGGCGACATGTGACCTTTGTCAAAGCCGCTATGCACAAAATCGGCTGGAGTTGCTCGCTCATTTACAGGAAGCGAGGTGTCAACTTCAAAGGGCTTGCGTGGTTCAGCGCCAGTGAGGTTAGCTCCAAGCAAATGCTCGGCCGAGTAGAGTGGATCCTTCAAAGCTGGATCATAGTCTACCGTGTAGGCTCGACGGCATAGTTGGATCGTGTCTGACCCGGCTACTTTGGTTGGATAACCATACGGCAACAGTTGGTCGCATGGGCTAGTAGCGTAGGCCGCTCCAGAAAAGAGGCAAAGCAATACCAGCGCTTTAGAGAGAAATTTGGTCATGTTGTTAGTTAGAGAAGATTTGATCGATCTGCTTGAACAGATTTTCTAGGCCTTTGGATTTGTCATTCGTGATCTGGATATCAACCCATTGATCGAATGTAATCCCGGCCTCTGACGCGTGGTTGTAACGAGCATCTCGTTCCAAGCCTGGAACTTCAATATAGAGCAAAACAGCGTCATCGTAGCTGCGAATCCACTCAGCCTCGTTCTCAAATCGAACGTCAGTGATGATTAGACCACGGCTAGTCGTGACGTACTTCTTAAGCTCTTGCTCTGCTCGCTTGATCCACACATCATCGCGAAGCATTCCTCGGCCATATTCCGTGCCGAGCAGCTGCATAGCTTTACGTGGAGTGAAGTTCCAAAATGGATCGACATGCTCTTTGAGCACTCGGTCTTCCATCTGCTCCATTGTGAAACCGAACATAGCGATACACGCTTCTTTCAAAGGGCGTGCAAAAGCGTATCGGCCGAAGCGGTCTGGAAACTTTGCTTGAATGTAGGTGGCTACTGTGTCTTTGCCACCGTTGAGAGGACCGTGAATGCCGATCAGGTTGAGACCGTCGACAAAAGGTTTATTATCGTTTGAACGCATGCACTACTCAATTAGCTGCGTTAGGTGAGCAGTGAAGCTCGTCTCCGCTTAGCGGGTATCCTATTGTTTGTAATTCTAATCCAAGTGTGCGAGCTTGGATATTTTAGCAGCTAATTGAGTGAGAAAACTTAGAAGGTCTTGAGGAAGTTGGAAAACATGAGGAGATCGGCGATAGCACCAGTCAGGCAGAGAATGCCGATGGCGACCCAGCCAAAGAAGCGGAGCATTAGCTCATTGACGGTTTTCTCGTCACGGCCCATAAGTGCGTAGGCATCTGAGCGTGTGAACATCACGATGGTGAGGAGAATGAGAATCAGAACAACTTCGATCGCAGCGGAGATTTGAAATGGAAGAGTGCTCATTTTTATTTGTGTGAGTGGTCCTGAGAGGCCCTCGTCTAGAAAGATGGTATGGTTACCTTTCAAACTAAACGAGGGTCATGCTTGATCGCTAGCTTACTCGCCTTTCTGGAAGTAGGTAAGCCCGCGGATTTCATCTCCATCCTTCTCAAATTTGCCGAAGTACCACATCTCCGGCCGAGTGAGAAAAACATGCTGCACCATCAGGCCAAAACACAGCGCCGATTGGTATTGATCGAACTCGCAAGCGATCTCATAGATAGCCTGGAAGGGAGTGCCTGTCCAGTCATTCCCCGGCATCCAGCTTGACGTGTGGATGCGATTCGGCTTCTCATCGATCATGCGGTTGATCTCCGCTTCGATCTTTTCGACGTGATCAGGGCCGAGACGTGTGCACCAACGGACGAAGTCTTTCTCGAAACGAAGCGAGTGAACTTCTTTCATGCTAGGGAATGCTGTCAACATGCTACTTCTCCTTAACGACGATGCAACACCCAAACAAGGATGAGGAAGATGAAGGCCAGTATAGCAACTTCACCGACAAACCGGCCGACGGTGAAACCTACTGCTACGAAAAATGATTCGATGAGAAGCATGGTATGCTCGCTTAGAACTTGAGTTCTTTCAGGTCCTTGACGTAGAGGTCTTGGGCCGTGGTGTCTTGGTAGTACTTGAGGGTCTTCCCAGTTTCTTCAATGTTGCCTTGAAGCTTTTCGATCTGGTCCTTTGTCAGGTTGTAGATGCGAATGTTGAGAAGCTCCTCGATGCGCTTGAATCCTTCCGAGGCGAGCAGCGCTTCCAGCTCAGCCTTCGTCTTCTTAGCCACCTTCGACGAGTTCTCGATGTAGTAGCGAATGAAGCGGATTTTTTCGTTGAGAACCTCGAGGTCATTCTCCAGGTCCTTCATCATGGCCAAACGGCGATCTTCATACTTCGACAGACGGAAACCGATGAAATGATCGCAGAGCTCTTCAGCTGTCCCGAACTTCTTGATCTTGTTGTTCTCTGTCCAAACCGTGAAGTTTTCCGACTCACGAGCGATCAGCTTGAACTTCCGCATGATGTCGTTGTCTTCGAGCAGACCAAGATCGCGAGGCACGTCGATCGTCCAGTCCCAGCCGGTGTCGTCGGAATTGTTCGCGTAGTCCTTGATGACGTTGGCGTCCTCGAGCTCGTTCAGGAATTCCTTGTACTCATCTTGGTACAGGCCGATCGGCAGCTCGGTAATGCGAATCTTCGTGGAGCTGATTCGTTCGAAGACACCCTTGAACGTGACCTGGCCGGTGGCTGCGCGAGATACTTCGCCCTTAAAGCCATTGTACCACGGCACCAGCTTGATGTTGTTTTTCTTGCCTTGCAGCTTGTTGAGGATGTAGGTCTTCAGATCATCCGGCTTGTAACACAGGATTTTCGTTGCGAAGCCTGTTCCCATCCCAGACGAGCCATTGATGAGGACGTTCGGCAGGATCGGCAGGTAGTACTTCGGCTCGATCTCATCACCATCCGAGATAAGATGCTCGAGGATGATGTCGTCTTCCTTCGGGAAAATCTTGCGGAAGAGAGGAGACAGTGCCGTGAAAATGTAACGATCGGCGCCAGCGGCCGGAGAGAGGCGCGATCCGAACTGACCGATCGGCTTCAGATAGTTGATGTTGTTCGACCCGGTGTAGTTTTGTGCGAGGCCTACGATGGTCCCGGACAGTGAACCTTCACCGTGGTGATAGTCCGAAACTTCTGCAATGTGGTTTGCGAGCTGGCCGACCTTGATGCCGTTATCCGGATCGATCCCACCCTTCTTCAACGTACCGAAAATGACTTTCCGTTGCGAGGGTTTGAAACCGTCAACGATCGACGGGATGGCACGGTCACAGGCGTAGATCGAATAATCGCGGACGGGACCGGCGAAGAGGTCACGAACACGGATACTGGTCTTTGCCTGGATCTTTTCGGGAGTGTTGTTTGCCATTCGTTTAGATGTTGCCATATGGTTGTCAGTAAGAATATTATATCACATCTCAAGCAATTTGTTAACGGCTTTTTGCTGCGAATTGATTGTGTCGAGCTCAATTCTGAGTGCTTTTGACAAAGAAATGAGCTGTCTATTTGAAGAGATTCGGAGGGCTCCCAGCTTGAGAGCTCGTTCACGACGCTTTGCGTTCATGTCATAGTGCGGCAGCCGCTTATCTTGGAACCACTCTCGTTTCATACCGAGAAGGTCAGCGAATGCATGGAGCTCATCGATAGAGTCCGCGACCATGTGGCACCAATATTGTCCGCGCCAAGCCCACTTTGCTTCGTCAACATAAACTGCCATGATTTTCTCCTTTTGTAGATTGTAAACCATCTGGATGATCAGGTAAACATTTTGCCAGTTTTAAGCAAAGCAGACCCATATCTCTCCATACCTGAATCTAGTTAAAAGATAGATTAAAATATCAAGGGAGAGATTCATGCCGTAGATGCTCCTGCTCTTTCTACATGCATGCAGACTTCGAAGTTCATCGCAAGCCTAGAGGTACGACGTTTAGCAGAGACATCCCTGTCATAAGCTTGCGCCGCGATTTATCGTCCCACTGTCACTTCTGACTGTGTAGTAGATTGAATATGGATTAGATTCGAGAACGTTTATCTGGCCTGCCTCTACAGGACCAATCCCTGGGTCGAAGGGGACGGCGAGTTTTGAATTGCCACCGGACAATCGTTGCTTTTCTTTCTGGCCTGCACAACGAGACAGCACTGCTTGAGGTGAGAAGTACCTTCTTCTACTGAGAAATGGATTGTATTTCAGGCCAGTGAAAAATGGAATTTAAACCGTTCGGTCGGATGGGTCGTGTTGGAAGAGAAAAGGAGCCAAGAAAAGACTCCGTGAGGAGGTATAAGCGGTGAGTTGTGAGAGTGCACATGGCTAGTCCTGCTCAAACTCAGCCAGAAATGGTGACCTTTTGAGCCGCTTCCGGCGGTGAAAAAGAAAGCCGGGCTATGCCGGCTTTAGACAGATGGAGCTTAAACCTCAATGATGCCGACGATCTTGTACTTATTGACGCCGTAGATTTTGTCGAGCTCAGGCTTCGCTATCTCCGAAACCTTCACCACGTTAACCGCTTTCCAGCGGTGCACTTTTGTGCCAGCTTGATTTTCTGCAATGATGCGAAGTTCATACTCACGTTCTTGCTCTGCCATGATGCGTCTCCAGTAAATGCAAAGGTGGGAGGCTTCGGCCTCCCACCGTCTTATACTTCGAGGTCGAGCCAGACTTTCCGCTTATTAGCGGCGCCGTCTCCTTTGCCGAACACCAGGTCAATATCATCACGGTCATCCTGGTCGATGATATCGATGCGGATGATGTGATCATTGATGTTCGTCAGGTACTCACGGAACTCATCGTTTTGCGAGGTTGCGAGACCTTTGTAATACTTCATCTTGTACTTGGTGGTCGGATTCTTGGCGAGCCAACCGTCGAACTCATGCTGCTCATAGAAGGCGATTGGCTTTTTGCTACCGTTTGCCCAGACCTTCACCAGCGGAGTAATGAAGCGGTGCATAACACCAAGCTCGAACAGCTCCGGCCAGAACTTATGAATATTGCTGATCAGGAGGCCTGTGATGTGGCCTGCACCGTCATGGTCGGCATCAGTCATGATACCGATTTTCGCATAGCGAAGCTGTTTGATCGAGGTCACCGGCACGCCGATCTTCAGCCCCATCGCTGCCATGAAGTTCATGAACTCTTGGCCCTGAGCATTTCGCTCTTCCTCGCCGTTCTTCTTTTCCTTCTTGCCGAAGATCTTCACCAGGTCGACCGAGTTGACGTTCAGCGGTTTACCGCGAAGTGCCAGGAAGCCCATGGTATTTCGATCACAGACAGATTGTCCGGCCTTAGCAGCCGAATCACCTTCGGTCAGGAACAGAATGCACTCTTCAGGCTTTTTGCCGGCCCAGTTTGCATCTTGCAGCTTGGTAATCTTCTTGACAGACGTGGACTTCAGGTCCTTGTTGGCCTCACGAAGCTTGGCCATCTCTTCGGCCTTCTTCTTGGCTTCGACCCAGTCGAGAACTCGTTGGATGATCTCGGACTTCAGAACTCGTTGGATGAACTTGTCGCTAGCCGTGTACACCGAGCGCCATTGCTTCTTATCCGTCATCAAGCGTTCCTTCGTTTGCGAGTCATAACGAGGACGGTCCATCGTTACGTTCACGAAGATGCGCATGTGGTTAAAGATGTCGGTCGGACGAACATCAACCTTGTGTTTGGTCTTGAAGTGGTCGCGAATTTTATTGGCGATCTCATAGACGACGTCGGCGGTGTGAGTACCACCTTGCATCGTCTCTGTCGAATTCACGAACGAGATTTGCTGATAGCCTTCATCGCTGTGCGTAACACCGACTTGCCAGTCCGGGCACTCGTCATACTCATACACCGGATCATACATCGCGATGTAGTCTTTGAACGAGTTGATCTTGATGCGTTCGCCGTTCAGGAAAACCTTGAGGTGCGGATTACAACCGGCGACGTCATACACGCGCTTGACGAGCTTGTCATAGTTGCCATCATCCAGCGTCATCTTAAGGTGCGCGTAGTCCGGCAGCCAGGTGATCTTGGTGAATCCCTTAGTGCCGCTGGCCGGCAAGATGGTCGGTTCGGAAGCCGTCATCATGTTGTTGGTCCACGTTTGCTTGAACTTGTTCTTGCCGTCGCAAGTTTCGACGGTGAACCTCGTGGAGAAAATGTTGGTGAGCGACGAACCTTCACCATTTTGACCGGCTCCAGTGTTATCATCCTCGTCTTCATCATCGAAGTTCGAGCCGGAGCGAAGGTAGCCGAAGATCATCGTCGGCACATATTCGTTTTCCTGCGTGTGCAACACTACCGGGATACCACCGTTATCTTCAACGGAAAGTTCTCCTGATTCCTGGTTGATCACCACCTTGATGGTATCCAGGTGCTTACCTTCAGGCCGCTTGGAAAAGTCGACGGAGTTGGTGATAATCTCGTCGAACATCTTCTGGAAACCAGGAACCCACGTGAGTTCTACTTGTTCAAACTTACCTTCAACCGGAACGAACGTTTTGCCGGTGAACGGTACGATCGAACCGATGTAGCGACCAGGACGAATCAAGCAGTGCTCGACGTCGGTCAGCTTTCGATACTTTTGTTCGATCGATTTGTCTTGTTTGGGATTTGTCATAATTTCTCGGTTGGCTTTATCAACTTACATGATAATTTTAACATCATCCGGGAAAAATGTAAACATCAATTTACGGCCATTTTTGAGCATTTTTCGTCAAAATGGAATGTCCGTGAATGTTTCTACATGGTTTGCGATGGCTAGATCGGCTTTTTCCAGACCTTGATACGTCTCGGCCAGACTTGCAGCTCTTTGAAGTTCTTCCGGAGTAGCAATGACTTCATCCGGAGCATCCAGCCTGCCCTCATGCTTGAACTCATTGAAGAAATTATTGTTGAGCTCTGTGTTCAGCAGGATGTAATCTGAGCCTGGTGTTGCTCTGCCAGACGCATAGAAAAGTCCCTTGAACTTAGAGATCTCCAGCTTATCCATCAGCGTGCTTGGATTGAGCAGATACCACGGCATAAAGAAATTAGCCTTGGCACTCCACTTTGAGATGATGATCGCATCAAGGTCATCGAGGTGCTCGAGCATGTGCTGGATCTTTTCCAGCTTGCTCCATGAGACTGTCGTGTTGAGCATCTGAAGACACTTAAACTCTAGCTTGAATCTTCCGTCAAGCACAGCATCATAGTGGTAGAGACCATTATTTGCTGGGTCATGCATCTCACAGATTCGTACTTCCGCATTGATGAGCTTTTGAAGAGCATACTCACTCACCTCACCATAGCGCTGTCGTTCCATACACACAGCAAAGCTATCACCTCGACCACCAGGGCGGCTGTGATTGATAGCTGCTAGAATCTTGGTGCGACGATTGATCTCATCCCACTCAGCTTGTGAAAACGTGCTGGTGTCGAGTGTTTTGTTCTTTAGGAGGTCATGAAGAAGACTTACCTCTGGACGTTCAGAGAATTTCATATGAAGAAAAGAAAGACCGACGAATGCCGGCCGTGAGGGTGCTGCTTACGTTGCGAACTTGCAAGACTTGACGGCGTGAATCAGGTCAAAGTAATGATCGCCGACATTGTGGATCGTTTCCTTCAGCTTGGAGTAGCCGCCTTCAGTAGGAATTGCTTCACGGAGAATATAGCGAATCATACCACGCTCATCATCCGACCTACGGCAGTCATAAATCCATGGTGGAAGAATGATGCCGATCGCTGTCAGTGCACCGTCGAGCGCTTCTTGCTCTTCATGAAACTCTGCAAACGGGAATTCATCGCTATGCTTAGCGAACACTTCGAGCATCGAACGCAGGTTTGAGGCGTAGCCACCATCAAGCAAGATCCATGTTTTGTGGTTGTCAATAAAATCCCAGACGGTATCGCACAGGTGCTTGTTGATCAAATGCTGGTCGCCTAACGCTAGTTTCGGACGACCATACTTGCGCATGATTTCACCAAGGGCGTGGCCACATTGAATGCCGGTGTGGATACCGCCCATGTACATGTTTTTGATGCCGTAGAATCGCATTGGAATCCTTTAAGATCATGGTATAAGTAACAAGATTAAATCATCTTATCACATAATCAAGTCAATGTAAACTAAGGCTTGAACAAAACTCGTGTTAATCCAGAGGAGATTCGTTCTATCTCTAGCTTTGTGCGATCCAAGACAGTAAATGCTATCGGTAGATTGGTAGCTTGGTCGAAAAAGAGGTAAGGTTTACTTCCTATTGAGGTTTTGAAAAGCTCATTGAAGTAAGTATCTTCCGCTTTAGCTACTTGCTCTGGCGCGAGCTGCCTAATGTGGTCAAGAAGATTCTTAGAGACGTGCATCGGATTGTCTGGCATCTTTAAGAGCTTCTGCTTAGAAAGCTTAATGAGCAGCTTAGTAATCACTTGAACGAAGTTGAAAGATGGCAAAATCTCATCAGTTCCTAGCATGAAAGATGAATAGCTGTCACCAACTCTTCGAGCTGATTTGACCTCCGCAAAAGGTTCTCCATCTACTAGAATGTCAGTTGAACTGCTTGCTCCACCAAGCTCTATGTAATCATAGATGAAGTAGACGAGTACCTCGCCTCTTCCAATGCGCTCTCCGAAGAACTTAGATGATCCATGTTCTTCAAAGACTTTGCTGGCGAACGCAGGATTATTCGCGATGAAGTTAGTTACTGTAGGGAGAACATTGTCCAAGGAGATGAAGGGACAAGTCCACATTAGCGGTGAAAGGTCGTTCGGCGAGTACTTATCTAGGAGGTATTGGCGTGCCTCGCCCTTAGTATATTTCTTCGGCAAGTTAATGATCGCATAAAGATGACGAGCTTTTGGCTCGGTCTCCGATGCCCTGGGTAGACTTAAGAGTGCCGTTTCCGACACTCTTATTTATGCAATCATTGCACCAGCTCGATGATGTACTTGAAGCCTTCCGCTTTCGACGGTGGCATGTAAGAATCCGTCATGCTCTTGATCACATGCTGTGGAATGAACTTTCCAGTAGCAGCTGCTCGGGAAGCAAGACGCTCTTGCAACACCTTGTCAGGTACGTCAAACTTGATGGCCACGTTGGTATGGCCAATTGAAGATTTTGACACCAAGCTCTTACGAGACTTCGATGACATGTTCGTGCGATCGATGAAGATGTTCTTCTGTTCAGCAACCGCTTGATCAATTTCTTCTTGGAAGCGCTTGTTGAATTCCTTCATCGGACACTTATCCCAAGCTTGCGAGTAGGTCATGCCGTTTGCGGCAGCCCACTCATCAATCATGTTATCTGTGCTGATGACAGTAATGTCGATAGATTCTTTAGCGAGCTTCGTGAAGGTCGACTTACCAGATGCTGGAAGACCAACTAAAAGAGCAAAGAATGGACGTAACGTCTGGAGACGTTGAATGACTTGTTGTGCTTGTGGCATGAGAATGCTCCAATGAGAACCATTGGAGCATAATATACCACATCACAAAAGAGTGATATTTTAGCTTTTCAACTAAAATCTAAGAGAAACAACACTTGCTAGAGCAGCTTGGAAATCCGCTCTAGCCCGCGATGATTTACTGCAGATTGCACATACTTCCTGCGGAAGGGATTATTGCGTTGAGGGCGAATAATCTTAACCGACGTAGTGCCATCTGGCAACGTGATGTTATGCTGATACTCATCACGCCGTTTTAGCGCTATCGCCGCGTTGCGATAGATGCGCTTCAGCTCTGCTAATTTTGGAAGGAGCGTTTCTCTGCCGTCACGATTGATCAGAAATTCGATTCGATCGGCGTCAGCGATAAAGGAAGCTGGGTCCTTGGTGACTTCAGCTAACAGATGAGTTAGCTTTCGTCCAACTATATGCGGATTCACTCTGCCTGGCATCGACATAATTACTCCTTTACTTGGATGAGGGTGACGTCATGGTCATAGTACAGCGTGCAACGACGTTCCTTGTTCTTGGGAGAGATAACGATACTCTTGATAACTGGCGGTAGTGGATCACCTGACGCAACCCGCACGAAATTGATCTCTACCTTCTTCTCACCATCAAACCAACGCTTAATCTCACTGTTCGAAGCTGGTCCAAGTGTTCTACCATCTGTGCTCATGAACCTGCAAACTTGGTGCAGGTCTAAGATATGTTGCAGACAGGTCTTCATCACTTAAACGATAACAATTTCAACTGCGACAGGATCAATTGCGCTGGTGGACAAACGAATTTCTGCAGGAAGATCTCGCTCTTCAAAGAAGCAGCCGTGTGAAGTTTCTTCACGAACAAGCGTAGTTACAGCTAGGTTACCACGCTCTTCACGGATTTTCTTTGCTTGCTCCAAGAGATTGATCAAACCATCCAGGTCTACTACGTTTTCCATAAGACCACCGTCTATTAGAGACATTATAATCTAAACCTAGCAAGCTGTAAACCTGCTAGGTTATCCAAGTGTTTGAATATGAATAGATTATATCACTGCGTCACGGCGTTGGATATTTTAAGTCTACAAGCCGTTTCTTTTCTTGTAAGCTCTGATGACTGGAGTATGCACCCACTTCTTGACGATCTTTTCCCAGCCTTCTTTCCCAACTACGCCATCCACCAGCGATGAAGAGATAATTGACATGTCTGGTCGCGGTGTCACAAAGACTGTTGTAACATTCTTCTGAATTTCGCGATTGACGTCGGCCAAGCTCTTCTCATACTCGAAGTCGATCGTATTACGAATGCCACGGAAGAGAATGTGCGCGCCAAGCTGATGTGCTTGATTTACAAGCAACAGCGAGTCATCAAGGCTGCGAACTTGGATAGAGCATTCAATCTCATCCTTGTGCCCATATCTGTGCTCAGCGATGCAATCAAGTATGACTCCGATCCTCGTGCCAACGTCAAAACGAGACTTTTTCGATGAGTTTGATGCCACCATGATGTAGAGCAAGTCTACAATCTTAGCTGCCTGCACCACCACGTCTACGTGTCCACGAGTCATCAGATCAAATGAGCCTGCTAGCAACCCAACAGTTCGCTTTCTCAGCATTTCCTCAGTTCCTTCAGAATCGGGTCCGTCGTCACGTAATCGAAGATTGTTTCTTGTAGCCATTCTGGTTTCTCATAGTTGTTGTAAATGACGAGATCAGCTTTGTCGATCTTCTCATCTTCATGCATCTGAGCGTGAACGACAGAGTCAAACTTACTTCTAGCCATACCATCTCGAGCAGCAACACGCTTGAAACGTACGTCAAGATCTGCTGTAATGAGTATTGTCAAATCAAATCGACTTTCCCAATTGTTTTCAAACAACAGTGGAAATTCCACGAAGACTGCGGGAATATCGTCTTCATCGATGAGGATCTTCTCAAGCTGACTAACAACTGCCACCGAGAATAAATCTTCAAGCTTGTTACGAATCTGCTTGCTTTCAAAAGCCCAATTGCTTAAAATCGCTCTATCACAGTCGCCAAACTCTCTGACCAGCTCGTCCTGAAATTTCTGGTCATGGTACAACTTTCTGACGATCTCGTCGACGCTGAAGAACATCACATTGTCATTCAGCTGCTTCTTCAACATTTCTACGGCCATCGATTTTCCTGAACCGATACCGCCTGTGATCGCTATCTTCTTCATTGAAACTCCAAAATGCAAAAGGAGGGTTTCCCCTCCCCAAAACTTTACAGCCCCAGCTCTTCTGGGATACTTTCACCGAGTGGTACGATTCCATTGAAGCGACGAATCTGCTCCAACGTCAGCGTGTTCGGTACCTTGCCATGATCATAGATGGTCCACATCATGTCTTCGAACTCTACATCGAATTCTCCAACTTGCAACGTGCTCCATTCACCTGTGAGACGGCTGCGAACGGTGGTCAGGCGACCAGCCTTCGACTTCTTGCCTGGATCAGTGATTGGATCCTTGAAGATCTTGACCCACTCACCGCTGTCAAGCAGGATAGCACTGGACTTCTGTGCAAAGCTCAGATCATCTCGCTTTGCATTTTGCAGCAGATCGCCGCCGGAGCCGTAGACGATCGTCGATGCAGCGAACTTCTTATCTTCAAGAAGATTCAAGATCTTTGCGATCATCTCGTAGTTGATGCCGTCACCTTGGATGATACCAACGTGGTTGAGCACCTTGTAGCCCTTCGTGTTGATCGTCGTGCCGAAGTGCTTCTCGAGCAGATCGAGTAACCAGCTGATGATTTCAACAGGATCACCAGAGTCAGGGCGGAAGACGACCTTCGCACCAGAATCGATGATTCGTTGCTTGAACTTCGTGCAAAGCAGCTCTGCCTCACGGAAGACGTTGTAGCCGTCGATCACCAGAGACAGAATAGCGCCAGGCTTTGCGTACGCATCGAGAATTGCTTCGATGTAAGCTTCTTGGTGCTCAGGCCCGTAAGCTGTCTGAATGCTGTGTTCAGTTGCAGGAACGCTGAAGGCAGCCATGCGTTCGAAGTAATAGAAGTTTGCAGCACGAACACCAGAGATCGTATCCGACCCACGGAAGAATACACAGTGAGCAGCACCGCCGATCTGACCTTGCTCTTCGCAAGTTACACCGCGACCAGCAAAATCATGCAGAGAGAATGACATGATCACATTGAAGAAGGCATCATCGCACGAACGGCGAACTGCTTTAGCGATGATGTCATACTTCTCACGGTCATTGCTGGCGATCGTTGTCGGATACCAGACGCCGCGTTGCATCGTCGTTTCGATGTATGAGGCGAGCCAGAACAGGCGCTTATCGGTGCATTCCACCGTCACGATCGCGTTGCTCGAAGGCATCATCATACCTTCCTTGACACCACGAATCACTACCGGCAGATAGCCATCATACTTCTCGACGATGTAGTCCCAATCCTGGCGATTGAACGGAACCATGTGGTTGATAGCAAATTCTTCTGCTTCATCCACATCTGCTTTGGTGATTGGATCGAGCAAGCACTTGCGAACCCACATCTGCATGCCAAATGGCACGACGAGCTTACCTTTGCGCCGAGGCTCGATGTAGGCGAACATACCTTGAATTTTCTCTGGGTACACAAGCCAATGCGACAGCTTGTACGAATCCACATCGAGTATTAAATTGTAACCAAGGCGGTTCAGTGAAGCTTTTTGAGTTTGAATTTTCTTAAGCATGAAAGTCTCTTTCATAAAGACGAAGCCGTCTATCGGCAACGTTTACTACAAGAGCCGCCTATGTAGATTATAACATAGGCGGCCAGATTTTGTTACAGCGATCCACCACCAACCATCGTAGCGATGATATCGAAGTGGTCCTCGAACAGCTGATCACGCATGTTGGCGATCTTGGACAGCGGAATCCACTCGGCCTTCTCAGCGTCATCCGACCCCTTTACTTCCGGCAGTTCACCAGTTTCAGGAAGTTGGAACATGTAAGCTACGGTGATCGTACGACCACGCAGTGAACGTTCTGGCAAGTCAAAGATTTCCTTCTTGACGAAGGAGCCTTTCAGCGCAGCCGGTGATACTTTGAGTCGAGTTTCTTCTTTGGTCTCACGAAGAGCAGCAGCGAACAGACGTTCATTTTGCTCTAAGAAACCGCCAGGCAGAGCATACAGCCCCTTGCCAGGTTGACCACGACGCTTCACCATCAGGATCTGGCCTGATTGAATGATGACCGAATCAACGGTGACGAAGATCGGAGCATATGGTGCAGCTTCCCAAGCTTTCTTGTAACCTTCAATGAAGCGGAACTCAGCTTGCAACGTTGCGTACGTGTTAAGCAGCTTGAAGCTAACAAGGAAATCCCAAGTCGACGCTGGCAGGAATGACTTCAACAGAAGCTCATACATGACATCATCGATAGGTTTGCCATTGAAGAACCCACCGAAGTAGATTTCACGAACCATAGTTGCGCTGAGCGCTTTGCTGATTCGATCATCATGAACGACGAGGTCTTTGACAAGCTTTGGAAAGTACTTCAGGTAGTACGTTGAATCATCACGATCAGAGCCTGTGAGGAAGCTCTTGATTTCGATTCCAGACAGCCACGGATCGAGGCAAGGTTGCGTTGCGCTTTCCAGGCACTTGACTTCTTGACTTACGTCATACACATGCTGATCAATCCCCTTGATCCAAAGATTGTCATTGTACGGTACGTCGATGCCTTGACGGAAAAACAATTTGCGACTTACTTGCGGGCCAAAAGTATCAACGGCCCACTCTTGAATCATCTGTGTTCGCTCGTTATATGTGAACGGATTCTTGGTGGTGCGTGGTTGATTTGACGAGCCGACGATGATCAGGGCATAGTCATACTTCTCGATCATTCGAGAGATAACGTTTGCGTGACCAAGGTGGAAGGGAGAGAAACGACCAATGTAAATGCCAAGAGAAACTTGACGATCACCAGGTTTTTGAGTTGTGAGAGAGCCGATACTACCGGCCGAGGATACATCTGCTGCTGCAGTTTTGAAATTCTGGGACATAAGAAGACTCTTCTTAAAGAACCGGTAACCGTCTATCGGTTACCGTATGTGAATCATATACCGGCTATTTATCGGTGTATATTTTTCGTTGCTATTTTCAAATAGCTTGTGGCATCTCGAGAAGCAAGCTCTTGGCACCGCCACCAGCTTTCAAGAACTCAGTGAGTCTAACCCGAACAATATTGAGCTCACCAGGCCAAATTTTGTTGAGATATTCTTCAACATTGACCGAGATGTTGTTCAGCAGGATAGTGTTATCGATGCCAACTGCATTGCAGGCGAGTCGATAAGCGTCTTCCTTAGTTACCCACACCAGAGCTGTGGAATTTGCAGCTGCAAATTGTTCGATTCTTGAAGCATCTTCTACTGAAAATGCATCCTTGTATGCCATGATGAGCTTACGTCGGAGAGCTAGATCTGGATGATCGAACTCATGGTAGAAGAAGCACATGTCCAGGTTGAAGAAGTCTGGATTTACGAGACGCAAAGCCAGAATTTTTCGTGCCGAGGCGTCAAGCACCTTGTAAACTTCATGTAACCCAGCTTCATTCGTACGCTGCCCATAGCCGATGATCGTGGTCTTACCAGCTTGAATGATATCAGCGTCACCTTCAAAAGCAATGTCATTGCGGCGAGGAAGCTCTAACATCGGATAGTCTGGTGCAAGCCGGCGAACAGTCTTCAGGTAGTTTTCTTCTTCTACACCACGCTCTGCTTGATGCTTGAAACGAGAGATAATGAAGATTTTCTCATCAGAATCATTCTCGATCGGAAAAAAAGTACCGGCATTTGCTGCAAAAACCATGTCAGGTTGTGACTGAACTGGTGTCATCAGCTTAGTGGTTGCGCCAGCTTTGTGCAGCTCTTCTCGAAACTGTTGCCACTGCTTGAATGCCAGACCGGTATCGACCAAGCCGATGTTGTCTGTCATCCAAGGATTGATGTTGTATGTGACGCCAAAGTATTTGGCAGGACACATTAGGAAAATCTTATTCGACAAGTTTGTACTCTTCAGTGATGATGAACAGGACGGCGCTGTTCGCTAGCAGCTCTTTCGACAAGAAGCTTTCAGCCTTGCCGTCCGATGCTGTTGGTTCTGGCGTATGCAGCACGATCCAATCCTTGCTACGAAGCGATACTTGCGTACGATCACGAAGAGATACAGCTTCTTCATATGACGGAATAGGGGCTGAATTCAAGTTGCCTGTGAGTTGGCCAACAGGTGTCGCAACAATAGCTTTGAGATGGTAAATTTTAGACATGTATTTATTTGCCTGCTAGAGGCACCACAGAGATGGAGTTCTTTGGTGAACCATCAACGAGCTTGTCGGTGTATGACAGGTAGACAACGACATTGCGCTGTTGGTCAAAGAAGCGGGTGATATGCATCTTCTTGAAGAGCGGAGAACGAGATTGAACAAATACGTCTTCGCCGTTGACGAAAGACTGAGTAACGCGGGCTTGACCGTTTCCAACTGCACGACATGCGATAGAAGCTTCAGATGGATCTTCAGCTAGACCTACTGCTCCGCTGAGTCCGCCGGCTTGAGCATTGCTGAGATAGCAGGTGACGTTAGCGACCTTCGGGTCATCGAACGCTTCAACTACGATCTTGTCGGATCCGAAGACGTGAAATGCCGAATTGACAGACCCGATGACTTGCTGGCCAAATGATGCTGCACTGAAAAAGCCTAGCGCTGCAACCAGGAGAAACTTCTTCATTTTGAATCCTTTGTTGGTTTATGGTGAGGCCATTATAATTCGCCAACGCAGGTGTGTAAAATTAAAGGTGCTTAAAAGCACCTTTAATGAGCAATGATCTTACAGCTTGTTTATTCGATCGTAGACATCATCTAATCTTTTGTCTACCTGCTCAGTATATTCTTTCATAAGATTCAGCTTCTCTTGGTGCATGGTCGCAAGTTCCTCAATTGATTTCGACGCATACACACGTGGCAAATCTTCTTTAGTGTCTTCTTTGCCGGTCATGATGTTCAGCTTTTTCTGAACGATGCTCGCAAGCAAAATGTAAATGATAGTTGGTGTGCTTGATGACAATACAACTGACACGAAAAGCACAGCAAAGAGGCCGATGACAAGCATCGAAAACTTTCCTTTTTGAGCCATAATACACCTCATCAGAGATGAGTAGACAACAAAAGTCCACTCACAAAACGATCTTTATTATACTTCTAGGTTTTCGTTTTGCGGTGGACTTTAGTCTGTAGAGACTATTTATGCAACGGGATACATTTTATTACATTCATTCAACCAAAATATCGCGAACTCCAACAAACTACCGTGCGATGAATCTGGCTTGATGTGGCTGTCCTTGCTTGGGCAATCAAATCGACCATAGTTGATGAACGCGCAGTGAACGCTGACGTCGAGACCTTCAAAATTATCAACAAGATCATCGACGAGCGCGGCGGGCTTCAGCTGGTCAATCACTGGAAGTTTCGGATTACTTTCGCCTTTCACTCGCTTTACAGCGTGAACTTCATTGATCGGCAGAGAATGTAACTGGCAGTTACGATGACGAGCTAACCCGAAGCGGTGATCCATCGAGCTGACGATTGTGAGATTGAACCCGGCGTCTACAAGCAGACCGCAGGCTTCAACTACGCCATCAAAGAGCGGCATGGTCGCCCAAACTTCTTCAGTGAAATTCTTGAAGAACCACTCCTTCTGCTCTTCATTCTTCCACTCGATACCGTACGCAGTGGTTGCATGATACGCGTCTGGGCGAACCATCTCCAGCTTCTCGCCGAACGCGGCTTCCCAAACGATTGGGAACGCTTTGCGATAGTCAAAAATTACTCCGTCGCCGTCCAAGGCGATAGTGTTACTCATGGTAGATTCCTCTTTAGATTACTGTGCTGTGATTGAAAGGCTTTGACAGGCGAAGCACATTGCCGTCACGATAGGTGACTTTATGTTCGCCATGAAGGTTTCTGATCTGGCTCAATGCTTCGGTAAGATTGCTAGTCTTCGTCATCTTGTAGGATGAGAATCCTTCGAGCAGCACGCAGAGATCTTCATCGCTGATCGAGTACGCTCTATCAGGAACTTCAGGGTAGATCTGCATGACGATCGGTTCGCGAGTTACTTCAACCTTCAGCCGCTTAGCTGCATCTTCTACCGACACATAAGCGGCGCCGATATTAACGCTCATGATGTGCACGAGGTCCCGTCCATCCATGTGAATTTTGGTCATTTCATCACCTTCAAGAATTGTTCTTCTTTAACATCATGGTGAAGCATCGGAAATTGGTTCGTCCAATCATCAAGCACTCCGTAGGTTCCTTTCTTCATCACGTAACCCATGACAAAGTCTGTTTGCATCGGAATGCCGAAGTAGCTAAACGCTTCAGGATCAAGCACCGTAGGGTCAACAACCGTGCAGTCAGCAGTGATGCACCAGGCATGATTGATCGGGATAATGTCGCGGTAGAAATAACCTTCGACGTAGGTGAGCTCAGGGTTTGCCACCGCGAGCAGAATTGCATTCTTGAAGCATTCTTTCGGAGTGCGAAATGGAGTGATAAAGCGTTCATCGTACGGCGCTGCTTTGCACTCCATTCCAAGCTTCAGCGTAAATTCTTCTACGCTGTTGTACTTGAGCTCTGCTCTCATATTTTGATGAGCGAGCAAGCTGGAAATAGCGCCGAGATGTTCTTTGATTGCTTCGATACTCATGACAGTGCAACCTCACGGAAGATAAAATCACCGACCATCTTGCAGTTACATTTGAAGGTGGACATCTCTACCTCTAAGTGTTCATCCATTAGAGATATTATACATCAAAAGCTCACAAAAGTAAACACTTTTGTGAGCTCCGTGGGTTAAACTGGCTTATTTTGAATAAGCGTTGAGCACTTCTTGAAGGATGTCTTCTTTAGGACGATAACCACCATCCTTGGCAGCGACGTCGATCAAGATTTTGTTTGTGAACATCGACTTGTCGAAGGCTGCGATAAAGTCAGCCTGTTCTTCTTCTTTCTTAGAAAAGTCGAATGACATTCCATCGTCTTGAATGAAGCCGAAGTTAGACGTGGTGAGAAGTACCAGCAGAGATTGCTCACGATAATGTGACGTAGTCTTTGCAAAAAGCTCCTCGAGGTGGAACACGTAGCTGCCATCATAACCTCTATATCGCGGTGCATACACAACTTCACCGAGATGTGCACGGTTGAGAATTACTCGATCATTTCCATTGAGAATGTTGAACATCGTATGAAATGACATTTCTTGGTAGTGACGGAGAGGATCCGTGAACCCAGCGTACACATCCAACTTCAGCGGTTTCTGATAGTGGAGCGTCAAGAAATATCCCAACTTTTGCTGGATTCCATCGATGAGAGAATCCTTACCAAGTCGATCAACACCCTCAATAACGATGTGCTTAATCTGTCCCATTGATTACCTTCGTGACTTCAGTGATAGAAACGGTGTCACCACCTACAAACACTCGGCCTGCGCTGGTGGTGACAACTGATTTGAACAGCGTCGACAGCAGCTTAAGCTGAGCGGCCGTAACATCTTCATTCAACTCGATAAAAGATACTTTACGATCGCTCATGGTGCTTAGCTCAATGCAATTTTGGTGGGAGTCTTGACGACCTTAATGCCGCCAGTTTGTTCGAGGTAGCTCGATTCAATTTCTGAACGCGGCATGAACAAAGCTAGGCCATGAAGGTTCATGTTAATCTCTACTTCTACGTCTGCGTTCGAGACGATCCACGGCATGAGAGCTGGTGCGAATTGGCCGCTACCAACTTGCTGTACTACGACCTGACGAATTTGCTTCAGGGTGATAGTGGAGACACCTTGATCGAGGCTGTCATCGAGTTTTTCGACGTGACGGCCGATGATTTCATCGCCATTGGCGAGCTTGATACAGAGAACTTGCGACATTGTTTATACCGGTGAGAGGAGCCATGACGAGAAGTCATAGTTATTGCTGATTTTCTTTGAACCTTGCATGATCATGTGGGCGAATCGTTCCGAGAAGAAACTGCCACCAAAGTTCGTTGCTTCATGCGAGTGGATTGCGTGCGGATGAGCTGCAAAGCGAATGTCATTGATCAGGTGCTTTACTTCATCTTCATTCTTGATCTGAGGACATTCAACATCGATGTACTTGTCATTACCGCTGGCGATAGCTTCAAGAACTTCGAAGTGACGTTCATACACGTGGAATGAATCGGCGACGTGGTGATAGTTGCCAAGCTCCAGCTCAGGATAAGTATCCTTCAGTGAAGCGTAAACCATCTCTTGCACGAAGGAGAAGGTCGGTGCATCATTACCCATACCGAATACACCGTCTTGGCTGCGCATGTGAACCGATAGGTTGAGGCGGTCATTGCGAATCCGGAAGTTCATGGAATAAGTGCACGGTACATCCTTGGTGTTGCTAAGCAGGTGACGACCTTGCAAGATGGCGATCGATGCACGACGAGTATCCTTGTCGCTCTTCAGCGCCTCAACTGCACGATCAAACTGCGAGCCTGCGATCGTACCACCAAGTCCATTCTTACCGAAGATGTACTGACCATAGTTGGAATTGATCGTTCCATCACTATTGATCAATGATTCCCACATCTTGGCGTGCTTGGTGATCGATGTGTCATGCGCATCGGCATGAAGATACCACAGAAACTCTTCCTTGATGTAAGGGAGCTTCAGCTTACGACTTTCAAAGTTTTGAAATCGCACATACGGCGGAAGCTCATATGTGTAATTTTCAATTTCAATGACTTTTTGACCACGAGGACTGCAGAACTTACCTTTTGCTTTTACATCGCGAAAGATTTGCTCAAACGCTTCCTTTGATAGTTGTGCAACAGTTGACATTAAGGGAATGCTCCTAAGAACTTTTATTCTAATCCAGCTTTATAGAATGTGACATTATTTTTCAACCTTTCATCATTTGGCTCAAATTCGAGAGCTTTAAGCCCAGCATCCAAAGCCACCTGCTTCAGGCCAAGATTATGCGCTGCTAGAGCTTTAAGGTCCCACGGTTCTGATCCCCAAGCAAATGGTTCACAGATGTATGACGCAGGCCGAATCGTGATGTCGGTTGCCTTGGTAGCTGCAAAATACACACCAACCCAATCTTTCTGGTGGTAGTAATATCTAGCCAGCTCAACCCAACCTTCACGATCAAATTGTGCCTCTGCTGTAGCTCGTAATGCCCAAGCTACCGCTTCGATGTGATCCCCTTTCGTGTTGTAGCACCGAGCAATAAAGCGCATACTCGCGGCCCTTTCCGAGGTCCAGGTAGAGCTTTTGAGCGATAGGTGTCTCTTAAGCTCTTCGATAGCTTTATCAGGTTGCCCGTAGAACATGTATTCGCGGCCAAGGTAGTGCGAATTGCGGTCATTTTCAGGATCCTCTTTGACAGAAAGTTCAAGCAGCGGAAGATAAGAACCACGTGACTTCGTGTGGTCTGGAAAGTGCTTCAACGTAAATTTGTCACAGAAGCTTTGAACTTCAGGACGGCCATAGATCGCCAACACTTCATGAACAGGATTCACCCAACGATAACCGAAGCGTGAGTGAATCTTGTCATACCAGAATGAAACACCTGGGGTGTCATCTGGATTAACGCTCCACCAGTACTGGTAGCGAAGCCGAGTTGTGTTAGCTGTCCAAGCCTTCTCAACTTCCGCACGCCACCCTGGTGTAAGCACTTCATCCAAGTCAATACAGACACAAATCTCTGTATCAGACGGAACGAAATTTAGAGATGCATTTCGGGCGTCATCAAAACGCCAAGGATCGACCTTGATCTCATGGACGGTAGCTCCTAGTGATCTAAGCTTGGCTACCGTGCCATCTGTAGAGCCGGTGTCGGCAACGATAACTTCGTCTGCTTCCTTGGCTGAGTTGTAGAAGCGTTCACAGAACGCTTCTTCATTTTTGCTGATTGTGTAAAGTACAACTTTCATAGTTCATTTTCAGATGCGAGGGCTTGGTGCACTCGTTTGTCAAAGTCTTCACCCCAGCAAGCTGGGTCATATTCATAGCCATACGTTCTATCCTTGATGTGAGAAGCTTCAATCAGGTAGAAATTTGATCTGCTGTGCTGCCCTTGACGAGCAAGGTAATCTGCGATGCGAACTTTGTATTCACGGACATGCGGCGCATAGAATGAAGCAGAAGCAAAATGCTCAAGTGCTTTGTCATGCTTTTGTAGAGCTTCATAGATGTAACCGAGCTGCAAGTTCAAGTATGACTTGTCACTGTCAGGCAGGGCTAGAGCTTTTTGAATCGCTTCTGCTGCCAGCTCTGGTTGTTGGCACTGTTGATATTCACCAGCCAGGAATGACCATGACTTCCAAATGTCTGGACGCTCTTTCACCGATTGCTCGAGCAGGGTTTTGTATGAGCTACGAGCTTTATTTAAGTCCGGCTTCTGGAACATTCGGATCTTGTCATTGAAGTGAACTTGCTCTTCACCATGAGTTTCAAGCTTTTCATGAACTGGAAGAACCCAGCGATATCCAGCACGAGCGTGAATGCGTTCATGCCAGTGATCTGAGAAGCTCTTTTCATCTTCCGTCCAGAACGTCGAGAAGCGGTGATTCAGCCTGGTAGTGTTTGGAAGACGATGGAAATACTTTCTAGTTTCCGTGATGAAGTTTTCAGAGAGATACTCATCAACATCGAGCGAGATGCAAACGTCGATTTCAGGCCAAACCAAAGCCAAAGACGTGTTGCGAGCATCGTCAAATCGCCACGGATCTACGAAGATCTTCTTGGCGACGATATGATCATGATTTTCAACCCAGTTAGAAATTTCTTCCCAGGTACCATCAGTAGAGCCAGTGTCACAGATGACAACTTGGTCAGCTTCTACTGCACTACCGAGAAAGCGATTGATGAAGTTGCGTTCATTCTTGCAGATGCCGTAGACTGCAACCTTCTTTTCGAGAGCTTTTTCAACATAGGCACGGTGATTCAATGACATGACGAACACACCGATCTCATTGTCTTGAATCCAGGTGACAACATTCGGCCCAAGGAAGTCAAGAGCTTCTTGGATCGTCCAATTATCCGTGACGTGAACTTCATACGGATTGCCTTCAAACTCACCCTGAGGATAGTAGCCGATGGGAATGCTCACGAACAAAACGCCTGTCGCTTGCAATGCTCTGTCTATGACGCGAGCTGCTTTATCCTTCTCCATATGCTCGACGATGTCACCGAGAAATGTGAAGTTAGTGTATTGACTACGTTCGTTGATGAAGTAAGCTTCTGCATCACATACGAATAATTCATCATACTTCTCACGAAGCTTGAATTGTTCAACGTACGGTTCCCAGATTTCTACTCCTATGAACTTTCCGTGAATGAGCTTGTTCTTGTAACGATTGAGGTAAGTACCAGAGCCTGCACCGATATCTAACACGGAAACTGGACCTGGCGCTACAAAATCATCTTGGAACAATTTGGGTGCGAAGCGCTTCAGCTTGGCGATCGAACGATCAATGAACGCTTTTCCTGAATCTGAGCTATATGGCATAAGAATCCCTTACCAAATTTGTGCAATAAATACATGCTAGTGATGAATGATTATATCACCCAACATTTCAATTGAAAATTTTTCATTGACATTCAAAGGATTTAATTTATGGCAAACACCACAATCGTCTATCCTACAGGTCCAACAGGACCGACTGGTGGCGTCGGCCCAACTGGCCCAACTGGGGTCGGCCTTCGTGGCGTTACAGGCCCACAAGGTGTAAATGGACAAACTGGTCCTACTGGCGTAACCGGGCCAACTGGCTTTGGAGCTACAGGTCCAACGGGCGCGGTGGGTGCAGTAGGCGCTACTGGTCAAGATGGTCCTACAGGTCCGACTGGCATTCAAGGTCCAACAGGTCCACTTGGTAATGTAGGCATGCAAGGTCCAACAGGTCCACAGGGATTGATTGGCGGACCTGGTCCAACTGGACCTACAGGTCCTCGCGGTATCGCAGGTGGTGGTGTTGCTGGTGCAACAGGAGCAACTGGACCAACAGGTCTTCGTGGTTACGTTGGCCCGACTGGTGCAACAGGCCCAACAGGTGCAGCTTCACAAGTAACAGGACCGACGGGTGCTACAGGCGCTACCGGTCCAAGCGTAACTGGTCCAAGCGTAACTGGTCCAACAGGTGCTCCAGGTTCAAATGGTCAGCAAGGTCCAACCGGCCCTGATGGTTTCCAAGGACCTACTGGTCCAGCTGGTACTCAAGGTATTGCTGGTTCTACCGGGCCAGGTGGTGCTACGGGCCCTACAGGCTGGACTGGTCCCATCGGCGTAACAGGTCCTACTGGTCCTTCTGGCGGTCCTACTGGTCCTCAAGGATCTGCTGGTCCTACAGGTGCATCAGGCGGCCCTACAGGTCCTACTGGCCCAGTTGGCACACCATCGATCACGATTCTCGGTGCAGATCCAACAACCGCCAACTTAGCAACAAATCAATATGGCGTGTTTCTTAACACGGTAGCTAACACCGTAAAGCTTTGGGCAAATGCAAACGGTACGATGTATTCGGTTCAACTATCATAATGTCAATTTACTTAACTCCAGCTCAGGTAACTCAGGTTGCAACGACGGTTAATCAATCAAACGTCGCTGCAATCACGTCAGCACTAAATGCGGCGATGGATCAGTTTTCCATCAATACCACAAATACACGTGTGAGATATTTTCTGTCTCAGCTTGCATTTGAGTCGATGGATTTCAATGTCACAGTTGAAAATTTGAACTATTCAGCGGTGCGTTTGGTGCAAGTTTGGCCATCACGCTTCACAGCTGCTTCAGCTCCCGCTTATGCCAATAATCCAGTCGCTCTTGGTAATTATGTGTATGCTAATCGCTATGGTAATGGTGACCCCACGACTGGAGATGGGTATAATTTCCGCGGTCGTGGTTACATCCAGCTCACCTTCCGCGGTAACTACACGAATGCATCAAACGCCATCTACGGTGATACCCGCCTCATCAGCAACCCAGATCAAGTAGCAAATGATCCAAATGCTTCAGCGTTGACTAGCGGCTGGTTTTGGCAGGTTAACAACCTGAACACGCTGACAGACCAGTTGAACTTCACCGCTGTAACGACAGCAATCAATGGTAGCTCAGTTTCTGTTCCACAGCGTCGTTTGTATCTCGCTCGTGCGAATGTAGCTATTGTTTAAAAGCTAATTCGTGATTGAAAAAGGCTAGGAGGTTTACTCTCTCCTAGCCTTTTGTGTCTATAAATATCCGCATTATAATCTTTTTGACGAGACGTCCATGAAGCTTACGTTCAGACAAGGTCTGGTTAGTGTACCAGCAAACTCATACAACTTCCTACAATATAATTCCTCAAATGGGGCTGTTAACCTGTCGCTGCCAGCTGAAACTACTCTTCAAATGGCCGCTGCTTATGGCACGGATGATTATCTGCTGCAACAGTCTGCCTCGGTGGTTAACGCTTTCGGACCGCTGACTTGGAATTCATCTTGGGGAACGCGTCCTACAAACCCAACTTACTACCTGTACTACACGGTTAATAAGTCAACCGGTGCTACAACGACAGGTTTTACGTTTGCAAGCCCAATCGTTTCGATTATTGCACCAACATCACCGATCATCGGTCAGTTTTGGTTCTGCCTCAGCAATACGACAATGTACATCTGGGATGGCACATACTGGGAATCAATCATTGCTGTCTTTGTTGGTAGTGTAATCGGTTCGACGGTTACTCAACAATCCGTAGGATCACAAGTTGGTTTGACATATCCAGGCACGCTATCAAATCAAGTCGACGCTGGTTTTATCATGTTTGGCGCGGATTTGAATGCTATCCAGAATCCGTCTGGTACAGGCTTCTTAACTTCTGCTTCGCCAATTTACCTCAACGTTGGCGCTTTTACATCGCCAGTTAAGCTTGAAGCTCTGTCTACCCAAGCTATCGCAAATGAGCCAATTCCAGCTTTCTCATGCGTAACAATGATCAGCGCCAACGTAGTTGGTTTGGCTGATGAAGATGATGCTTCACGCCGTGCGATCGGTATCGTCATGGAAGATTTGAATCCAGGCGACACAGCTAATATCATCACTTCTGGCGTAGTATTCAACGCAAATTGGAACTGGGACTTCAGCCTAGGTAAAGATCTCTACTGTGGTCCAGATGGTGTTCTTCTTCAAGATGCTCCAGGAAGCTTGGCTGATGGTGGTCAGAAAATCGGTAGCTTAATCAGCTCAAATTCTATCGTCATTGCAATCGACATCATCGGTAACATCATCGCTTCGGTTGACTTCCAAGGGCCAACTGGACCAGTTGGCGCTCGTGGAGCGATTGGTCCAACTGGCGCTCAAGGTCAAACCGGGCCGTCAGGTCTAAATGGTTCAACTGGTCCAACTGGCCCTATGGGTCAACTTGGTCTTTCTGGTTCAACTGGTCCAACTGGCCCGATCGGTTTAGCTGGTCCTACTGGTCTGAGTATCCAAGGTCCTACCGGATCTGCTGGTCCTACCGGATCTCAAGGCGCAGTTGGTCCTACGGGTGCTACTGGTGTTGGTGCTACAGGCCCTACCGGATCGCAGGGTGTTACAGGCCCTACAGGAGCGACAGGCGTAGCTGGCACAAGTATCGTTGGGCCAACTGGTGCAACTGGCTCTGTCGGACCTACAGGATCTAGCGGTCCTACAGGTGCGGTTGGTGCAACTGGCCCATCTGTTACAGGCCCAACAGGTCTCAGCATCACTGGTCCTACAGGTGCAGTTGGTGCAACAGGTTTGAGCATCACAGGTCCTCAAGGTTTCCAAGGTTCAACAGGTCCGACAGGAGCAACTGGTGCCGCTGGTACTCCGGGTGGTCCTACTGGTCCTACTGGTGCATCTGGTCCAACTGGTGCCGCTGGTACTCCAGGCGGTCCTACAGGTCCTACGGGAGCAACTGGAACTAACGGTATCAATGGTTCAAATGGACCCACTGGTCCAACTGGCGCTAATGGCGCTGATTCAACTGTAGCTGGTCCTACTGGCCCTACTGGCCCTAGCGTAACTGGTCCGACTGGTGCTGGTGCTACAGGCCCAACAGGAACCGCTGGTCCAACTGGTTCTACTGGTGCGACAGGCGTAGGTGCTACAGGCCCGACTGGTGCTCAGGGTGTAGCAGGTCCAACGGGCCCTGCAGGTTCTGGTGGCAGCGGTTCTGGCACTACGGGTCCAACTGGTCCTGCCGGTACTAACGGAGCAACTGGTCCGACAGGCGCTGCATCTACAACCGCTGGACCTACTGGCCCGACAGGTCCAAGCGTAACTGGCCCGACTGGATCTGGCGCCACTGGTCCGACTGGTGCTGCTGGTGCGACGGGTCCTACTGGAGCTGCAGGAACTTTTGCAAATCAAAGTCCAGCAGTATTCTTCGCAGGTCCAATTACTGGAGCACCAGCGGCAGCTCCAGCTTTCCGTGCAATTAGCGGAACGGATCTTCCATCAAGCTTAGCTCTGACTGGATCTCCAACAGCTACGTCACCAGCTATCGGTGATAATAGCGGAAATCTTGCAACAACCGCTTGGGTTCAATACCTGAACAACATGCTTCAGCTTAACGTAGCTGGTAACTCCAACGTTACGCTGTCAGCAGTTCAGTATGGTTATGGTTCTATCAACCTTAGCGGAGCATTGACCGGAAATATTGCTCTTATTTTCCCATCAGGTATTGCTGGAAAGTGGGTGGTTGGAAATAATACATCAGGAGCTTTCACTGTTACGTTGAAAACAGCCGCTTCAGGCACTAATACAATCGTACTTCCACAGAATTACTGGACAACGATTGTGTCAGATGGAACTAGCTTGTATCGTTCATACACGTACCTGAATGCAGCAGATATTTCTGGCGCTCTTGGTTACGTAGCTGTGAATAAAGGTGGCGATACTATCACCGGTAGTTTGACGGTGAATGGTACTATGACAACATCAACCGGTGTTGTAACAGGCCAGATCACCGTTGGTAACGCTTCAGCAAACTACTACACGATGAGCGGTGCTACTACAGGCAATTCACCATCGATTACAGCTACTGGATCAGATACTAACGTCAACCTGATCTTGAACAGCAAAGGTACTACTAGCCAAACGATTATTTCATCAGCTGGCGGTCTGTCGGTTAACCAGACTTCGTATTTCGCTGGTGCTGTGACGATGAACAGCTCACTGGCTGTAACTGGAGCTGGTTCTGTTGGTGGTAACTTCCTTGTTGGTACAACGTCTAACAATGGTAGAGCTGCTCTGCAGGTAAATGGTGGCTTCACGGTGTCTGGTCGTCGTATTGGCTACCAGCTTGCTCACCAAGTTTCTGCTGGTACCACAGGATCATTCACGATCACAGCGACAGGTTTCCCAACGTATGGCTTGTCTGACTGGGATTCGATGGAAGCGCTGTATTACTTCACTGTGTTCTCAACTGGATCTGGTCACCAAATTCAGGCGATCGCGCTGTATACCCAGAACTATGACGGTACTCCAATTCTGATTGGAACTATCGGTTCAAAGGTGAACGGCGGCACTGTAACATTTGGCTCAAGCGGTAACTCTCCAACAGCGGCAATTACTAACACGTCTGGTTCAACACCGATCTACTCAGCACAGATCGTATACGCGAACTAACTGTAATTGATGTAATCTTTGGGCTATCAAATGATAGCCCAAAGTTGTATATGATGCACGATAAATAATTGATCTTAATCTGGAAGACCACCTATTATGCAGCTAAATTTTCGCCAAGGTATTATTCGAGCTCCAATCAACAGCTCATCAAACCAACCGGCATATTTGAGCTACAATGCCTCCACTAACCTGGTTGACATTATCATCCCGAATAACAGTTCGGGTGTGTCTGTTACTGTAGCTTATCAAAATTCTGATTATCTCGTTGATCAGCTCACCTCACTATCAGGCGCATGGGGAGCTTTTGTCTGGAATCCGACATGGACGATTCCAGGACAAACTCCACCAACGAATCCAACATACTACATGTATTGGAGCATCTCCCTAGCAACCGGCCAGGTTTCGAGAGGCATTACTCCATATGCTCCAATCACAGCGATTAATGCTCCAAACCCAAATGCTATCGGTGCTTCACAGCATTGGTTCAACACGGTAACTAACGTGATGAGCATGTGGGATGGTAATTTCTGGCGTCCAGTGATTCACGTTTTCGCTGGCTCGATCAACTCAGCCTCAAACATTATCACCCACCAACCAGTTGGAATCTCTCAAGTTGGATTGAACTATCCAGGTGGATTGCTTGCTCCAGTTAATGCTGGCTATATCGTCTTCGGTCAAGATACAAAAGGCGTAAAGTTTAGTGACGGCACATTCTTGACAACCGCTAGCCAGATGGTTTCAAATAAGGCTGGCGTTTACACCTCGCCATTCACGCTTGAAGCATTATCTACCCAAGCTATCGCATCAGCTCCAATTCCAGCTTTTTCGTGTGTGGCTTTTACTGGTTTGAATCAGATTGGTACAGCTTCACCAACTGACATTACTCAGCGTCCAGTTGGTATTGTAACTTCATTAGTTCCAACAGGATCTTCTGGTAGCATTGTTTCAAGCGGAACTGTTTTCAACTCAAATTGGAATTGGGATGTAACACAAGGCACTGAGCTATATTGCGGTCCAGGTGGATCGATCATTCAAGGAACTGCTATCAATGCAGTTAATGGTCAATTCAAGATCGGTTCAATTCTCAGCTCTAACTCGATCATCGTATCACTTAGCTATTCTCCTAAGGGTGCTACTGGCCCAGCCGGTGTGGCTGGTACTGCAGGTCCTACAGGTTCTGCTGGTGTTGCTGGTTCACCTGGCCCAACTGGTGCAACAGGTTCTATGGGTCCAACTGGACCAGCAAATGGTCCAACTGGCGCTACAGGTATTGCTGGCCCAACCGGCGCTATTGGTGCTACTGGCCCGACAGGCGCAAGCATTACTGGCCCGACAGGCGCACAATCAACGGTTGCAGGACCTACGGGCGCGACTGGATCAACTGGCCCAAGCGTAACTGGTCCTCAAGGTGTTCAAGGTGCAACCGGACCGACAGGCTCTGCCGGCGCTAACGGTGCCACGGGACCTACAGGCGCAAACGGTTCAAATGGCGCAACTGGTCCAACCGGGCAAGCTGGACCAACCGGTTCTGCCGGTGCGAATGGTGTCACAGGTCCTACTGGACAAGTAGGACCTACAGGCGCGAATGGTTCAAATGGAGCTACAGGACCAACAGGTTCTGCTGGATCAAACGGTGCTACTGGTCCTACTGGATCTCAGGGTGCAATTGGTTCAACAGGTCCTACTGGATCTCAGGGCACAATTGGTTCGACAGGACCAACGGGTGCTACAGGTGTACAAGGTGTTGCAGGTTCTACTGGTCCTACGGGACAAGCTGGTGCAGCTGGTTCTACTGGTCCAACAGGATCAAATGGCGTAGCTGGTCCAACTGGCGTAGCTGGTGAAAACGGAGCGACAGGACCAACTGGCGCAACCGGAGCAGCTTCGACTATCGCTGGTCCAACAGGCCCAACTGGTCTTAGCGGTTCTACTGGTCCTACAGGTGCTCAAGGTGTTGCTGGTACAGGCCTTACAAACAAAGGCGCCTGGGTGTCAGGCACGACTTATGATCCAGGCGACTACGTGTTTGCTACTGGTTCAACATCGTCTGCGCAGTCTATGTGGATTCAAAATTCTGCATCCCCATACTTGTCAACCATTCAACCAAATGAAGACACATCACATTGGATTGAATTCCAAGCTCCGGCCGGCGCAACTGGTCCGACTGGCAATGTTGGTCCTACAGGTCCAACTGGAGTAGCTGGTGAAAATGGGGCGACTGGACCTACTGGTGCTCAAGGTGCTGCCTCTACAGTTACAGGACCTACAGGAGCACAAGGCGTAGTTGGTGCAACTGGACCTACAGGCGTTGCTGGTTCAAATGGCGCCACTGGTCCAACAGGTTCACAGGGTGTAGTTGGTTCAACCGGGCCAACTGGTGCTACAGGCGCACAAGGCGCAGCGTCAACTGTGGCTGGACCGACAGGGCCAACTGGTCTTCAAGGTGCAGCATCGACTGTTACTGGACCCACTGGTGCAGCTGGTTCAAATGGAGCCACGGGACCGACGGGCGCGGCTGGAGCTAATTCTACTGTAACTGGCCCAACAGGTCCTACTGGTGCAGCTGGAGCTGCATCAACCGTCACGGGTCCTACTGGTTGGACAGGCCCTCAGGGCGCAGCGTCAACTGTAACTGGTCCTACCGGCTGGACAGGACCACAAGGCGCAGCGTCAACTGTAACTGGTCCTACGGGCGTAGCTGGATCAAATGGAGCTACGGGGCCAACTGGAGCTCAGGGTGCAGCATCGACTGTTACTGGACCAACCGGACCAACCGGACTTCAAGGTGCCGCATCTACGGTAACTGGTCCTACTGGTGCAGCTGGTTCAAATGGAGCCACTGGGCCAACTGGAGCTCAAGGAGCTGCATCAACGGTAACTGGTCCGACAGGTCCAAGCGTAACTGGTCCGACAGGAGCTGCAAGCACGGTAACAGGCCCTACAGGTTGGACAGGTCCGCAAGGTGCAGCGTCAACTGTTACTGGACCTACAGGTCAAACTGGTCCTACAGGAGCTCAAGGTGCAGCAAGCACTGTAACTGGTCCTACTGGCCCAAGTGTAACTGGCCCAACAGGTGCGGCATCAACCGTGACGGGTCCAACAGGTTGGACAGGACCTCAGGGTGCTGCTTCAACCATCACTGGACCTACCGGTGCAAATGGTTCAAACGGAGCCACTGGCCCGACAGGAGCAGCCTCAACAGTAGCTGGGCCAACTGGTCCTACAGGTGCAGCTGGAGCTGCATCAACCGTCACTGGTCCTACAGGTCCTAGTGTAACTGGACCAACTGGAGCCGCTGGAGCTGCATCAACCGTCACTGGTCCTACAGGTCCTAGTGTAACTGGACCAACTGGAGCCGCTGGCGCTGCATCAACCGTTACAGGTCCTACGGGATGGACAGGACCAGCTGGTCCAACTGGCCCTGCTGGATCTGGAAGTGGCTCAGGCACTACAGGTCCTACTGGCCCAACTGGAGCCGCTGGTGCTGCATCAACAGTGACAGGCCCGACAGGAGCAGCTGGTGTAACTGGCCCGACAGGTCCTGCTGGTTCTGGCGGTGGTGGTTCAGTAACTACTTCAGGCGTTCAAGCTGCTAGCACAACGTCGGTGTACTACAATATCACCGGTAACTCAACTGTTGCAACATCCGATGCTCAGAATTGTGCTGTATTCTACATCACTGGATATTTGAATTCAACCTGCACGTTAAGCTTCCCATCTGGAGTACTTGGACGTTACATGATTATGGCTTATCAACTTGGTTCAGGCTCACCAAGCTATAAGCTGACTATCAACACCACAACAACTACTTCTGGCGCTGCAACAGTTTCGATCACTGCTGGTAAGAATATGCAAATCTTCAGTGATGGTACCAACGTGTACCTCATGGATAATGACTTCCCAGCAGGTGGCGGTGGTGGTTCAACAACTCGTGTTGGTTTGGCAAGCAGCCAAGGCACAACTGCTACTACGATGACAACGATTCCAAGCTTCGGTTTGCCTCTCGTTGCCAACCAGTATCACAAGTTCCAATTCTGGCTCGCAGTTAACTTTAACGTTGCAACAACCGGTATTGTGATTGGTCTTACAACTAGTGCATCTTTCCAAACATTCAACTGTTTCGTTGAAATGCAAGATGGTGCAGACGGTACAACTAATAACTTCAGAGGACAGATCAATAGCTTATCGCAGACCGTGACAGTTCCATCATCACAAGCTGCTAACTCGAATCAATTTGTAAGAGTTGAAGGTATCATGTACGCTACGTCATCTGGCACTCTTTCGCTTCAGTTCGCAACGTCTGTGCTGTATTCTTACGTTGCAGTTCAAGTTGGTTCGATGGCAATTATCGAAACTCCATAAGTCTTAAAGTCGTACTTGAAAAGCGAGAAGTCTAGACTTCTCGCTTTTTGTGCAATAAATAGACGAATACAATGCATTCATTAAGGTCAGCGCATGAATTTAACTTTCCGTCAAGGTATTGTCAAATCACTAACCAACAATAATCAAGCTGCGGCTTTTTTAACGTCTTCTGGTTCTACTGTCAATATTTTGACAGAGGGTATTCCTGTTCTCATTACAGCTGCATACCAAACCGCTGACTACTTGGTGCAGATTCCGACAGACGTTCCAAATGCTTGGGGTCCATTCCAGTGGAATCCAATGTGGGGTCTTCAGCCAACCCAGACGAACTACTACATGTATTGGGACATCAATGTCGCTAATGGGTTGGTGACTCGTTCATATACGCCTCGTCAACCGTTCTATGGCCAGATTGCTCCATCACAGCCGCTAGACGATCAACATTGGTTCGACACCAATAACAACATCATGTACGTCTGGAACGGCATGACGTGGGTACAGAAGATTAGAGTGTTTGCTGGTTGTGTTTCAACCCAAAGTGGCCTGATCACCTACTCATTTGGTAGTCAAGTTGGTATCAGCTCTGGCACTCCAATCTACAATGCTGGTTACATCCTTTACGGGCCAGACCAGAAAGCCGTCAAAACATCTAGCGGATTGCTGGTCTCATCAACAACCGACATCAGCACCTACATCGGTAATTTCAGCTCGCCTGTTCAGCTAGAGCTTTTGGCGACTGATTCAATCGCGATGGAGCCGATTCCAGCGTACTACGCCGTAACGATCACCGGAAATGCTCAAATCAATCTTGCTCAACCAAATGACAACAGCTCCAGAGCTGTTGGTCTAGCAGCTACAGATTGTATTGTTGGTCAAACAACAAAGATTATCACCCACGGCGCTGTTTACAATGACCAGTGGAATTGGGACATCACTCTTGGCAAGGATCTTTACCTTGGTGAAAATGGCTCACTGTACCAAAGTCTTACGACGCCAAGTTCTACCGGAACTCAACGTGTAGCAACGATTCTCGCAACAAATGCGGTGATCGTTGACATTGATACTTACAGTGGAAATGGAACATCTTCGGAAGCCACATCGGCTCTGTATCGTATTGTGACAACCGCTGCTGCGACTTATGATCTTACACCAACAGACTTGACAGGAACAACCTGGTTGCGAATGACCAGCGCTTCGGCTAATAGCGTGGTGCTGACAGATGCGGTGAATAATGCTGTGCCTGTAGGTTCATTCATCAAGATTAGACAGGCTGGCGCTGGTACTACCACAATTATCCCAGCTGGCTCTGACATCTCAATTCTTCCTCCAACGATGTTGACGTCGAGCGCGCAATACACGACGTTTACTTTGGTTAAGGTAGATGCTCAGACTTGGGACATTGAAAATGATCTAAGCACAAATTCACCAACTCCAACTCTAAGCGTGCTGTCTGTGGATGACATCACGGTTATTCCTATCACCACCATCGTAACAACTCCGTCAGTTATTTCAATCAATGACATTACAGTTGTCCCGGTGGTAATTAGCGGCGGTCTACCAGTAGTAGCGATTAACGATGTCACGGTTGTTCCAGCTATCGTTTCTGGCGGAGGCACCGCATCAGGCTACTACTCAACTTCAGGCAATCAGATCATTGACAGCGTGGGTAACAACGTTCGTCTGAAGAGCGTCAACTGGTTCGGTGGTGAAGGGACTAACTACATTCCTAACGGCTTGTGGCAAGTAAGCTATCAATCATTGCTCGATGATATAGCTTCTATGGGCTTTAACACGATCCGTATGCCGATCTCTGGTGATACGTTCACGACTGGTCAAGTAGCTGGTGGTATCAACACTGCGGTCAACGCAAGCTTTACGACAGATGGAACCACACCTAAGACGGTTGTAGAGATCTTTGACATCATTGTTAATTATGCTGGTGAACTTGGTCTTAAGATCATCTTTGATCACCACCAACAAACCGCTGCTGGTCAGAAAGATGGTCAGCCTTTCGGTGGATCTGGATCAGCATACACGGAACAAGATTGGATCAACACCTGGACGTACATCGCTACGCATTATGGCACGAATCCAACAGTCATCGGTGCTGACTTGCACAATGAACCTTACAACCTGACTTGGGCTGAATGGTCTTCACAGGCTGCTACTTGCGCTGCTGCAATTCAAGCAATTGCTCCAGATTGGCTGATCATTGTTGAAGGTGTTGGAACCTCGGCGACTGGTGCATCATATTGGTGGGGTGGTCAGTTGGCAGACGTAGCAAATGCTCCGCTCACACTTACTGTTCCACATAAGCTGGTTTACTCGCCTCATGAATATGGTCAATCGGTTGGTACACAATCTTGGCTCGCTACAGATTCAACTCCGGTGACAAACTATCCAAATAACTTGTATAATGTTTGGAATGCGGCATGGGGCTTCATTTTTGAAAATAACATTGGCCCGATCTGGGTTGGTGAATTCGGCGGTAAGTTTGGTGTTGATGGATCTGGTGCAGAAGATCCAACTTACGCTCCGAATTCAAGTGAAGAAATTCTGTGGGTCAATAACTTGATGAAGTATATGAACGGGGACTTCACCGGTTCTGGTACAAGCCAACTTTCTGGTTCAGAGCAGGGTATCTCATTCTCGTACTGGTGCTATAACCCGAACAGCGGCGATACTGGTGGCTTGGTCGAAGATGATTGGGTAACACATCAGACTGTCAAGCTTAATCTGCTTCAAAATGGTGGCTTGATTACGCCAGTCACTATCACTCCACCGTCATCCTAATGCATAGGATCAATTTATTTTGCTCCTATGTCAGCTAATAAATAGTACCATAGATTTTAGGCACCCTAATAAAGGAACTTTATGTCAACAACAGCAATCTTTACGGTTACGCTTGCGCCAGCTTCTGCCAGTGTAGTGACTGTTAATTATGCTACCCAAGACGGTACAGCGAAGGCAGGTACGAATTACACTGCAACGTCTGGCACGCTTACATTCCAGCCTGGTGATACTACGAAGACCGTTTCGGTTGTTGTGGCAGACATCGGCACCAATCAGCCAACAGAAGCATTCACTTTGGTGCTTACCACGCCATCTGGTGCTACTCTTGGTAAAGCGTCAGGTACGTGTACTATCACAGGTAGTGAAGGAACAGGCACGATCACGGTCTGGGGTCCACTTATTGATAATGGCCTGATCACCAACGCATATCAGTTCCAAGCTGGTCGTGGTGATTACTTCCACGCAAACTCTGGTACGACGGAAGGTCAGTTCATCATGATCAATGCCGCTTACCTTGCTTACAACACTTTGTCTCCATTGACAAGTGATGCAACATCGCAAAATTCGGCAACTTTCTATCATAACCTTGCAGCACAGATGCTTGACGCAATGGGTAATGGAACAACGTCAACACCAATTCTGCGTCAACCGATTCCAACCAATCCAGATACGATCTGCTTGCTGCACTGGCTGTTCGCTGCTAAGGGGCCAGTTCCACTGCAAGCATATAACTTGACGTACTTGGCTACGCTGACGAATGGTAAGTTGACAATTCCAGTGAGTGATACAACATCGCACGCTGCGGACACGTTCAACGTTTGGCAGATTTATCCAGCTACATCGACTCTGTTGTACGCATCCCCTTACTCTCCAGTAATTGGTGGTGGCGGTATCACGATCACATCTAGCATGTGGACGTTTGACTCAAACAATAACGTCATTATTACACCTCCTGCTGGTACGGCCGCTGGTTCGTACAATATCGTGTACGGCTATGGTAATGCTGCAACGCTTCCACAAGGCGATGCATATGAAGCTTATCCAGTTTGGACAGCAATTCCTGATGGTTACGCAGCTTGCGCGCCAGATACATTCCGCTGGTTTGACCAAGCTATCAACAATGCTATTGCTCTTGATACTCGCTCAGGTAACTCCACCAAGTGGACTCAGCTTCGTGATGCAATGCGCATGACTTCTGTCAATGGTCAAAACCTGACCGATCTTCGTCAAGTTTTTGAACCACTACCAGGCATTGGCGTATTTGATCCAAGCGCTCGCTCGGGTATGTTCTGCTACTCGAATAGAACTGGTGCTCTTCCACCGTCAGACCCAACGCTTAACCAAGCATGGACTGGTTACAACTTCTTCTCACTTGACACTACGAGCCCGAACGGCGCAGGTCTTGGCGACATTATTTGTACTGTTCCGACGACTGGTACAACAGGTGAGCAAGTTCAGCTTGGTCGTGGTATTTCTGACTCATGGCGTGGTCAAATTCTAGCTTCTGACGGTGTGTCGATCATCCAAGAACCAGACCAGTACTTGTACGTTCAATGCAGCTGCTCAGTTGTTCCGACTGGTTCAGAAGTGTTTGAAGTTTTCGTATCAAGCACATCTGATTATGAAAATGCAACTCGTTGGTACTGCAATATCGGTGCTTACGCTAACTTCGTTGCAACACCAACAGCATCAGGCAACGTCATCACTTTCCTGGTGCCGCAGTCTGACCTGAAGAACAAAAACGGTTCTAACACGCCAATTCCACTTGGCACGACGATTCTGAACTTCGGCTTTAACAGCGAAATTGAAGAACCACACTCGTTCCGTATCCGTGCGATGCGTATCGTTTCAGGCCCTTCACAATCTTGGGTTCAGGCTAACCTGGCTGAAGCTGCTGGTGGTTATGGTACTCTGCCATACTTCCCAGGTGCAATGCCGTTCGCAGTTAATGCTGACCTGGTCAATCAACAGTTCGTCGGCTATAATGGCAACCCGTTCCATGGTTACCAAGGCCCAGACTACTGGTTGGATCGTGTTAATGAGGCTGTGACAGTTCACGGTACGCTGACGTCACAAGATCTTCCTTGCGCTCAGATTACTGCCCATGGCGCATCGCTTGGTGGTGGTATGATCTATCCGATATCGTTGACTAACCAGAACGGGGTAGCAAAACCAACTCACCTGCTGCTGATGGAACAACAAGTTCGCTTCTTGGCTGATGCTCAGACAGCTTACAACACTCACGGCGGTCAGCTTGGTCCGTTCGCTCACACATTCGTTCTGAATACTCCAGCTCGTTTCAACATCGGATCACCTCCGATCAATACTTGGGTTTACACGAACGACGATCCGAACACTCAGTGGATTGGTTACCAGTGCCGTCCGGTTGAAGCTCTTTGTAACGCCGCTTACCAGACATACTCAACGACTCAGTCGACGAACCAGGCGCAAGACGTTTACAACATGTGCTTGAGCATCGCTACGACGTGGCTCACATGGTTGAACAACTACTGGCCAAACCTGAACGGTATCGAGTATACTGACCCAGTGCTCGGCCAGCTGCTGCTCAAGGGTATGCCAACGAATTATCCGGATCCAACCATCAGTGCTCCGACAACGACATATGATGAACCACACGGGCCAGCGCTGATTATTCGTGCATGTATGTGGTTGAAGTTGATCAACGTCAACTCCGCAACAAACACGCTGTGCGATGCACTGATGACTCGCTGCTGGGAATACATGGAAACGCAATACCAGCTGACTGGTGATATGCAATACACTTGGTCACCGATTCCTTCGCAACACAACTGGTATGGTTTCTGGCACGGTGAAATCATCACGACGATTGCTCGTTTGGCAACAATCGGTTCATCGATTCTGCCAGCTGGTATTCCACTCGCTACGCTTCAGCTTCGTCTTAACCAGACTGAATCGTGGCTGCTCAATACTGGTGTTGTGACAAGCGGCTAAGATCTTCTCTTAGTACATCTCAAAGGCTACCATATGGTAGCCTTTGTTTTTAGCTTGTGAAATAAATATGACATCCTAACCATCAATGAGAAACTAATGAAGCTCAATTTTCGACAGGGCGTGATCAGTTGTTTAACTGTCGGGCCATACAATACACCAGCCTATTTAGCCTACAATCAAAATGCAGGAACAGTTGACATTGTTGGTTCTGGATCTGCCGCTACGCAAGCTGTCGTACAGATTACAGCTGCGTATCAAAATCATGACTATCTATACAATCAGTCATCGCCGCTAACACAAGCCTGGGGGCCATTTAGCTGGAATTCAGCTTGGGGAATTCAGCCATCTACTCCTACATACTACTTGTATTGGGACATTAACCTTGCTACTGGCTTGGTGACTCGTTCGTATACGCCATGGCAACCAATCTATAGAAGCGGTCCTCCGGTTGGAGTTCAAGCGGTTGACCAACATTGGTTTGATTTAAGCACAGATACTATGAATGTCTGGACCAGCGGAAGTTGGGCTCCAGTGATTCGTGTGTTCTCTGGCAGCATCTCTCCGATGAGCCAGGTACTCAATACATATCCGCTTGGCTCTCAGGTAGGATTGACATATCCTGATACGCTTAACTATCAACCAGAAGCTGGTTACATTCTTTACGGCATTGATCAAAATGCTATCAAGACTACAGCAGGGCAATTCCTCACTAGCGTATCACCACTTCTCACAAATCAAGGCGGAGTTTACACTTCACCGGTTCAGCTAGAAGCTCTATCTACGCAAGCAGTTGCGACTGAAGCTATCGCTGCATTTTCATGCGTAGCGATTACTGGCAATAATCAAATAGGTCTTGCATCTAACACGGACGTTACACGCCGCGCGGTTGGTTTAGTCACAGCAGACTTGGCGATTGGTCAAGCAAGCAATATCATCTCTTATGGTGCTGTCTACAATCCATTGTGGTCTTGGGATGTTCTGCTCGGCACTGACATTTATTGCGATGCAAACGGTCAGCTTTATCAGGGTCTTCCACTAACAGTTGTTCAAGGTGGTCAGAAGATCGGTTCTGTGCTTGGTCAAAATGCGATCATCATCGACATTGATATTTTTGGTCAATCTGCTCAGGCTGGGCCAACAGGTCCAGCTGGTGTTGCAGGTCCAACTGGCCCAATTGGTATCATTGGACCAACTGGACCAGCAGATGGTCCGACCGGCGCTACTGGACCAACTGGAGCTACTGGTGTAGGTGCCACAGGACCATCTGGCGCTACCGGAGCTACGGGTGTTGCAGGTCCTACTGGTCCTACTGGTTTCATCGGTGGTGTAGGTCCTACTGGTCCTACTGGATTGGGTCCTACTGGTCCAACAGGATCTATGGGTCAACCTGGTGTAACTGGAGCTGCAGGTACTAATGGAGCCACCGGCCCGACTGGAGCTGCCGGCACTAATGGCACTAATGGTTCAACCGGTCCCACAGGAGCAACAGGACCGAGTGGAGCTGGTCCTACAGGTCCAACTGGATCTGGTTCAACAGGACCAACAGGTGCTATGGGTCAACCAGGAGCAACTGGCGCAGCAGGTTCGAATGGTGCTACAGGTCCAACGGGTGCAGCTGGCACTAACGGAACAAACGGAGCTACAGGTCCAACAGGTGTAACAGGGCCAAGCGGTGCAGGGCCAACAGGCCCGACAGGATCTGGTGCTACTGGACCAACTGGACCAATGGGACAAATTGGCGTGACGGGTGCAGCTGGTACTAATGGAGCAACCGGCCCAACCGGCGCTTCTGGTGCGAATGGAACAAACGGATCTGATGGTGCAACAGGCCCAACCGGCGCTACTGGTCCCGGTGGTTCTGGACCAACTGGCCCAACAGGATCTGGCGGAACTGGTCCAACTGGTCCTATGGGTCAAATTGGTGGAACTGGTCCAACTGGTGCTACAGGTCCAACTGGCGCGAATGGTGCTGATTCAACCGTAGCTGGCCCAACTGGCCCAACCGGAGTTGGTGCTACTGGTCCTACTGGATCAGCTGGTAGTGCAGGTTCTAATGGAGCCACTGGTCCAACCGGAGCGGCCGGAACAGCTGGTCCAACTGGTTCTGCTGGAGCTAATGGCGCAACAGGACCGACTGGAGCAGCTGGTTCTGCTGGCGCAACAGGTCCAACAGGAGCCACTGGAGCTCAGGGCGCCGCATCAACAGTGACTGGTCCAACTGGTGCAAATGGATCTAATGGAGCAACAGGACCAACTGGTGCAGCTTCAACTGTGACCGGTCCAACAGGTCCTTCTATCACTGGCCCAACTGGTGCCGCTTCGACAGTCACTGGTCCTACAGGTCCAACAGGAGCACAAGGTGCAGCTTCTACGGTTACAGGACCAACTGGTCCGATTGTAACAGGACCAACAGGACCAACAGGAGCGGCTTCCACAGTCACAGGCCCAACAGGATGGACTGGTCCGCAAGGCGCTGCATCTACGGTAACTGGACCGAATGGAGCCACTGGTCCCACTGGTGCTCAAGGTGCTGCATCTACTGTGACTGGCCCTACTGGCCCAAGCGTCACTGGCCCTACAGGCGCTGCATCTACTATAACTGGACCGACCGGCTGGACTGGTCCTCAAGGTGCCGCTTCAACCGTAACAGGACCTACAGGAGCAACTGGTCCAACAGGAGCACAAGGTGCAGCTTCTACTGTTACGGGACCAACTGGTCCAAGTGTAACTGGACCAACAGGAGCAGCTTCCACCGTCACTGGTCCAACAGGTTGGACCGGTCCTCAAGGTGCAGCAAGCACAGTAACAGGACCAACTGGTGATAAAGGACCAACAGGACCAACTGGTGCAGCAAGCACAGTAACAGGTCCGACTGGTCCAAGTGTAACTGGGCCCACAGGAGCAGCCTCGACTGTCACCGGACCGACTGGCTGGACTGGACCACAAGGAGCTGCTTCGACTGTCACTGGACCTACTGGTCCTAGCGTTACAGGCCCTACAGGCCCAGCTGGTTCTTATGGAGCGCAATCTGCTAGCACGGTTTTGGCCGGACCTACAACAGGATCAGCTGTTCCAACGTTTAGACAGCTTAGTAATCTAGATATCACTGGTTTTGGAACCATGTCGACGCAAAATGCGTCTGCTGTAGCTATCACAGGTGGTTCAATTAATGGCACTCCTGTAGGCATAGGTACTGCGGCTGCTGGCGCGTTCACGACACTAACTGCTACTACTCCAGCTCAGTTTGATAATAGCACTAATGCTGCAACTACGGCGTTTGTTCAGCGCGCGCTTGGTAACTTCCAACAAAGCGCGCAAATTACTGCGACGACTACACTAACTGCAGCAAATGCCGGTATCGCATATCAAATCACTGGTGGTTATACGATCACGCTTCCAGTCTTTGCTACGGTGAGCACAGGCGCGGCATTTTCATTCTCGTCAAATGTGGTAGGTCCGGCGACGATTCAAAGAAATAGCACTAGCGATCCAACGATAACCTGGGGTGAAACGTCATCAGCTTCAATTTCACTTGGATCTGGCGACACAATTGTCATAGTTGCGGTGGGAGGCATTTGGCTTGCTTTTGGTGGTTCTGTGGCAATCGCTAATTCATATGCAATTATCAATCGTTACGCTCAGCTGGCATCACCTAACTTAACAGGCACTCCAACAGTGCCAACAGCTGCACAATTCACCAGCACAACGCAAGCTGCATCAACTGCATTTGTGATGGCGTCTGGACTTCACTTCCAGAATGCGGCTGGTATAGGTTTAAGCTCATCCATTACTCTTACGCTCAGCCAGCTTAATCATTGGGGACAATTTCAAGCGGCCGGTGTGACAGTAACTATGCCAGCACTTGCAACCGTATTGATAGGATCAACATTTACTTTCTTTGGTGGATCAACTGGCGGTACGATCAAGGGCAACGCTTCAGAAACTATTCAAACTGCTTCTAGCGTTATATCTAATACTTTCTCGGTAGCTATTGGCGAGTGTATTACTATCGTGGCAAACGGTTCTGGTGGAAGCTGGTACGTTTCTAGTGATGGTTTATCAGCTGCACAAATCGCTGCACTCTATGCGCCGCTAGCTTCAGCTCCTCTAACTGGAACACCGACAGCTCCAACCGCTGCGATTGGAACTAACACGACGCAATTAGCAACGACAGCTTTTGTTCAAAAAAGCGTTGGTAGTTTTGCAGGGTTTACAGCGTATAACGCAAATACAACACTAACGAATGCCGTAGCTAATTTTGCTATTCAAAGCTATGGATCATCGCCGACGTTTACACTACCAGTTGGTTCAACAATGGTGTCCGGAAATACCATCACTTTCTATAATGATGGTTCTGGCGTTTTGACTATTACAACCCAGGGTAGTGACATCATTTGGGGTGGATCTAATGAACAGCCTGTAGCGCTTCAGCCTGGTGATAATCTTGAAGTTATGTCACGTGGTGGAACTGAATGGGACATTGTTGGTGGTACTGGATCGCTGCAGTATGTGAAAGCACCACGAATGACGCAGCCGGTCATCACTGGCCAAACGAATATCACTGGAACTGGCTCAGGCACGATCAATCTTTCAATTTCAGATACCACCAACGCTAATGGCGCAGGTATTTTTCTTGCTGGAAATGGATCAACAACACCAAACAAGAGCATTCGATCGCAAGGCGGTCAACTTCAAGTAGTTAATAGTGGATATACTGCAACTATTCTGTCATTGGATGATTCTGGTGACTTGAATGTTTCTGGTAAAGCCAACGCCAATAATAATCCAAATTTGTTGTACAATGGATCGGGAGAATTTGGTGCAACAGGCTGGGTTCTCGGAACACTAGGCACGTTTGCCGCAACGGTTGACACGTCTGGCGGCTATGGCAGCTACTTTGGAAACACAACTTCGCTGACTACTGCAACATTTAGCGTCAACGGTCCACAAGTCACGGTTGGCCCTAGTGTAACGCTAACGATGACAATTGACGTCGCTAACCAAGCTACCGCTGGTACGGTGTCGATATCTCTAGCAGCGTTTAATAGCAGCGGTACATTCATTAGCAATGTTGCTACCCAAGCTGTTGCGAACGGAACTGGTTCTACAAGATACACGATGTCAGGAACTACGCCTGCCGCTACTGCGTATGTAGTTCCATATCCTCTCAATATGACTGGAGTGACAGCGGCTGCATATGGAATAACATTCAGAAGAATCAAAATTGAAGCTGGTTTGATTCCTTCAATGTATTCAACTGAAGCTGACTTAGCTATCACTACAACAGCGCCGGCAAGCACGGTGTATACTCCTGGCGCTGGCGCAACAAGCATCACCACGGCGGGTTACACGGTTGGATATGTTCAGGTCTACAAGAATAATTTGAAGTTGATTTCTGGCACTGATTTTACCGCCACAAATGGTCAAACGATTACATTGGCGGTGGCTGCAACTGCTCAAGATCGTTATGAGGTGCTAGTTTCGGTTGCTTACTCAACGTCAACGGTATTCAATCCAACAAGCACCGTAACAACCGTAGCGTCAGGTAGTTCTACCATAACAGTTGGTTACATTCCTGGATGGGTTTGGGTCTTCCAGAACAATGACAAGTTGATTCCTGGCCAGGATTACACCGCAGCGAACGGTTCAACCATCACGTTGACAAGTCCTTCAACGAGCTCATCAGACACGTATGAAGTTGTAACGTTCCAGCCGTTTGCAGTGAATGGTATGCTTCCACTTACGGGCGGAACTCTTACTGGAGCCTTGAATAGCTCAGCATCAATCACCAGCTCTGCGGCTATAACAACAACCGCTGGTAATCTCGTGTCTTATGGATATGGTGGAACTAACACCACAGGTAGGCTTACTCTAAATCAGGCAGGAACAGCTTATCTGTATTTTGATGGAACAAATTACAATTTGCCAGCCGGTAATTTGATAGTCAATGGAACGCAGGTTGCTATTCTTGGTTTGAATACATTCACCGCCGACCAAACAATCTATCAAAATAGCACATTATCTTCACGATTGCTTCTTAAAGCTGGTACTTATACTCCATTCTTGAGAAGCAATAGCACGACAGCTGCTATTGAAACTGTGAACAGCGCTAATACAGCAGTTACATTGACGATTGGTGATACTGGTGTTATTGCTGCGCTTCAGCAATTTAAAGTCTCATCAACTGCAAACATTATCAGATTCCAGGCTACTGGTTATGGCAATGGTCAAGGTTTTGGCATGAACTTTACAGCAGGTGTGACAGCTGCAACAAACGCTGCTAACCCTGTTGTATTTTACAACTACAATAGTTCATTAGTTGGTTCGATTACACACACCGATTCTGCGACATCATTTAACACTACATCTGATTATCGTCTTAAAGAAAATGTAATCTCTTTGGATAGAGCTTTGGATAGACTTGCTAAAGCTAATCCAATTCGATTCAACTTTATCAATGACTCAACAAAGAGAGAAATTGACGGCTTTCTTGCGCATGAAATTGCTGACGTGGTTCCAGAAGCAGTTCACGGTGAAAAAGACGCGGTTGATGGTGATGAAATTGTAGCACAGCAAGTTGATCATTCCAAACTTGTCCCTCTACTTACAGCATCTATTTTGGAACTCAAACAACAACTTGATTTTGCACTTCAAGAAATTGCAAAATTGAAAGAAGGAAAGTAAATGACAACTACAAATTCTCAACTTTCGGCGCGGCTCGTCGACATATTTGGGCCGCTAACATCAGCGGTTCCAACTGCTATCTCCGGCAATTTGATGGTATCACCGGCAGGTAACATACTCATCGGATCTACAACCGATGACACGTCAAATAAGCTTCAAGTTACAGGCCAGTTTAAGTCAACGAGCACAGCGACGATTGGCACAGGACTAGCTAATTACGTGTCGATAGCTGGAGCAGCTACAACAAACTATCCAACAATTACCACCGCAGGAACTGATGCTAACCCTTCATTGTATCTTAGTGCCAAAGGTACTACTGGTCAGGTTGTTATAGGTGCAACCGGTGGGCTAAGCGTTAGCGCCACGGCGTATGTTGCTGGCGCAGCAACCTTGAATACAACTCTTACAGTCAACGGAGTTGCCACTTTCAACGGGTCTGGCGTAATAGCAACTGCAATGAATAGTTTAGGCCAGTTTGTAGCAACAACCGGGTCTTATGGCGCTGGCATGCGAAATGATGGAACAAATTTCTATTTGCTACAAACTGCATCAGGCTCTCCAACTGGCAGCTTTAATTCTTATAGACCATTTTCATGGACCCTGGCTACCGGAGCTGTTCAAATTGATGGTACTGCTGCAGGAACATTAATTAGTACAACCACGAGATATTCTTCATCCGACACCGTGAACATTGGTGGATCACTGTGCACACAAAATGGATATAGATGCCGGTCTGGTAATGCGGGATCAATTGGTAACATTTTCAATTTTTATTGGACTTCTTCATCAACCGTTCAAGTTTGGATCGACGCAACAAACGTCGGAACCATGACATTAACGTCCGATGCGCGAATCAAGCATTCTATTAAGACTAATGAAGATGATCTTCTAGACAAGGTGCTTGGCTTACGAGTAGTAGATTATCGTATCGCCGATGTTGACATCTTTAAAGATGATGGTAAGACAAAGCTCGGGTATATCGCTGGTGAAGTTCAATCAATTTTTCCGCAAGCTGTTCATGGTGAAAAAGATGCTCTGACGGCAGAAGGTGGGATTCAGCCGCAAACTCTCGATCCAATTCCACTTATAGCGGCTCACACCGGAGCCGTGCAAAGATTACATGAGAAGTTTGAAGCGATGGCAAATAGAATTGCTGAGCTAGAAGTACAGCTTAACAAGATGAAGGTATAAGATGGCAGCAAATACAAGTGAGTTAATGACGCGATTGATTGATTTGTTCGGTCCAGTCGCTTCAGCAGACCCAACAAAGCTCTATAGCAATTTGATGGTGTCACCTGCTGGTAACATTTTGATCGGATCTGTCACAGACAATGGAACAAATAAGCTTCAAGTAACTGGATCAATCAAAACAACAGTTGGTGTTACGTTTCCAGACGGCACCACAGCTGCCACCGCTAATACACCGGGAGCTCTTGCGAATATTCAAGTGTTCACAGCTAGTGGAACGTATACTCCAACTACTGGTGTAACTAAAGTCATTGTAGAAATACAAGCTGCTGGCGGTGGCGGTGGCGGATGCGTTGCATCTAACGGCACAAACTGTGGAGTTTCACAGTGCGGCGGCGCTGGCGGCTATATCCTTACTAAGATTACTAGCGGTTTTTCTGGAGCATCAGTTGTTGTTGGGGCAGCTGGAACAGCTGGTACTACGGCTGGTGCAGCAGGTGGCACTGGTGGAAGTTCATCATTCGCAGGTGTAACTGCTGTTGGCGGTGGTGGTGGAGCTGGCTCGCTAGTTAATCAAACCGGTCCACAAAATACTCAAGCAGCTGGCGGCGGATCGGCTAGCGGAGGGACGATTTTGAACATTTCGGGTCAATATGGCACAGACTCAAATTATTCAATCGGTACTAACTTAGCTATTTGGGGAAATGGTGGGAGCTGCAGGATGGGATCTGGTGCCAAAGCAGTGCTTAATTCTACAGGTGTAAATGCTACTGGCTATGGTGGAGGCGGCGGTGGTATTATTCAAACAACGTCTGGGACAACGGCAAGAGCTGGCGGCGCTGGATCTCCTGGCATCGTTATCGTGTGGGAATACTACTAAGCTACTAAGCAAAAAGCCGGGAATTCCCGGCTTTTTTCATTCTTCTTCTTTCTGAAGTTTCTTCGGCATCTTCAATTTCTTATTCTTGATACCATCTCTCGCCATGTCGAGAATCGCGTCTTTGTGCTCTTTATGAGGAAATTCATCGTCATGAATAGCGTCATGAACTTGATCAAATGTCATCAGATCCTTCGCTTTATACTTCTTTCCAAAGAGAATCCCAGCGATCTTGTCTGGATTGTTGGTGACGAGATTCTTATCTCCAACTGTGCGCCAGTTCTTAGTAGGTTTCCCGCTTAGACCAATCTTGGTTTGTTTTCCACGAAGTAGACCCTTACCAAGATCAAAGAAGTGACGTTCAACATTCATCTTGTCATCATCTTCCTGAACGCCAGCAAACTTCGACACGGCGTAAAGCAGCTCGTTTCTGTGAGCTCCCTTCAATCCTTTATTCATGTCTTCTGGTGCGGCGTGGTAAGACCAGCTAGCATACTTCAAGCTGTCTACCGGCATCAAATCCACCTGCGCAAACGTATCACCGATCTTGTAGGCGAAGCTGTAAACGTCTAACCCTGGCATCGAGCGGTAGAGCTTGTCCATGCCATGCTTTCCTTCATGCTTTTTAGCCATGCGGTGGGCTGCGTGATCAATAAGCTTTCGTGCACCGTCATTGTCAATCTGGTTTGACTGTGCTACTGCTGGAAGTCGAATGCCGATGTCGATGTCACCAGAAGTCTCACCCTTCGGTTTCTTTCCTGCAGAGCCAAGCACAGCGAGATCCTCAGGTTGGATATTCAACTCAAAAGCAATCTTATTCAAGAGAGTAGGAAGCACCTCTTTTATCTTATCTTGATCAATCGGCATGGCAATTTTCACCGCATTACCACCCTCTACAAGGATTGATTCTTGCAAAAATGTCTTAAAAGAGCTCAATTTCATGGTCCTCATTCTCTATATGATATGTCTATTTATGCTACCAAGCTTCAAAAACGACAAAGCCCGGAAATTTCCGGGCTTTGGTGAAACTGACGAGCTTTTTTAGTTCATCAGCAGAGAGTGAGTCTGCTTGTAGGTCAAATTGAATTGCTTCGCCAATTTTTCAAGCATCGCGGTGAGCGTGAGGGACGCTTCACGTTGCAGGGTGCGGAATGACAGCTCTAAGTCACGCTGTTCTTTGAAGGAGATCGAACGGCCTTCGGGCTCATTTTCACTTTGCACATGCTTGATTACACCTTCTACCTGCTTCACCTTACGAGGACGGCCGCGGGTTTTCTTTTCTACTACTGGTGCTTCTTCTGTCTCCTCGCTGTCAACCGGAGGTTTGTAATTCGTCATCTGAGTGATCAGGCCGACGAGGGTGTTGGGGACGATTGCTTCGGTGGAGAGAGTTTGCATGAAAGAGGCGTCATCATGCACTTGGATGTTCGATTGCGTTTCCACGTTCTTGTCCTTCGGGTTGCTAAAGTTCGGTAGATCTCAAGAGCAAAGCAACCCGAGAATTTCTGTTTGTTATCGGTTGGATAACGAAATTGATAGTATCACAAGATTTAACACTTGTGAAATATTTTACAACTTAAGTTTCTTGCGGAGGTCGGCCAGTTCAATCTCAGCTTTGATAGCGCTGAAAAGAGCTGTGAAAGTGATGATGTGCATCGGGTTCAGAGACGGAACCAAAGCACAGATTACGATCGCCATGACAACTAGTAACGCCGAGCTCAAGAATGCTCTTGTGGTGGAGTCCAAGATAAAATCCATGTTAGGCTACGAAATTGGGAGCTTCAGGATAGACTTCCCAGTAGAGGTGAATCCAACCGGGCGCGATGTAGTGGCTTTTGCCACTCGAATCGAGCAGCCGATGACCACCACTTTTACTGACATGCAGGTGAGTCGGTTCTTTGATCGTAACTTCTACGGTCTGAACTGTGCTAACCTTTGATTGAAAGACGTACGTTCGGTACTTCTCACTGCTGATGTCAACAAACTCAAGTTTGCTTTCATTCTTCATTATAGTACTCCTTGGTGGACCTGCGCGGAGTCGAACCGCGGTCTTTGAGTCATTTCCAGATACCGTCTACACTCATAGTTCCGTTGGTCATTTAGTCGATCAACAAAGCCCAAGCTGGCAAAGCGTGTTGATCCAAGCTCGCTAAATCTTAATTCACGGCCGCAAACGAGTCACATGAATCTAGTCAGTCAATCGGATGACCCGGCAATAAAGTAGGACTGACACTCTCTACTCGCCGAGCTTACGCTGCTAGAGCGTAAGAGCTGTCGTTAGACGCTGCGGTTACTTCTGTTGCTCTGTTTAACGTCAGTTGCATGACGGAGTGCGGATAAACGAATTCTACCCAAATCTACACCATTTCAGGCCCAGATTATGCTACCTTGTCAGCGATCCAAGAGCCGATCTCTTCCGATAAGAGAACTTCCGAATGCGCCATATTGCGATACTCAGGAAAGAAGTTTGGATCTTTCTTGAAGTGCATCTCTGATTCAACTGAGACAACACCATCATTTTCAACCCAGCCCCAATTCAACGATTCTGTAAAGGTCACGATAGCATGAACTTTACAGGGAAGCTTCTGAGCTTTAAACTCCGTCATGTACCGATTGTACGAGCCAACATTCCGAATAAACCTAGAGTGTGGTTTGAAAATCGACATGAGAGATGCTGCTTCACTACCACCAAATGGTGTGGCCATTGTGATGATTTCAATATCTAGCTCACCCGAAAACTTCTTCAGATCTCTAGCAGCTGAAACGCAGACGACACCTCCAAATGAGTGTCCAACCATCCAAATCTTATCATACTTGTGAGCGTTGCTTTTTAGCGCACTCACTAGGTCACCAACGATGTCCTCAGCTAAGTCTTCTACTACATCATACTCGAACATTGCAATTTCATGATCGGATGATGGCGGTAAACCTAGCTCAATGATTTGTCGTAGGTAGTTCCAGCTTTTATTGGAGCAAAAAGCGCCGTGTACAAATACGATTAGAGTCTTCATAAGATCTATTTATTGCAGTTAGACCTTATGAAGTTTGTTATCGGTCAGTAAGGAGATTATATTCCTAAGACCGTGTAGAGTACATTTATTTTAATCTTTTTGATGCCTCTACAGCTTGCTCGTAAGAGCTACCAACTTTGGCATAGAGATCAGATGGATGCATTCCTTCGACCCACTCTTGACCATCGCTGATGTGGAATTTTTCAGCATCTATGTGGTGTTGCTCACATAACGTGATGCCATTTTCCTTCACATAACCACCATTTGGCATCAAATTCCTGTCAGTTATGTGATGAGCGTCAAGATTGATCTTCACGGTGCAGAAGACGCATTTGTAATTGTCACGTTTGAACACCACAGCCGCGAAGTTCTCACGAATTTTCTTTTTCTTGACGCTCATACGCTCTTACAAGTAGTCGCGAACGTAAGCGACGACCTTCGTGAACGAAGGCGACTTGACGCTGTCGTTGAGATTGATGATCTCTTGCGCTTGTTCTTCAGTGATGCCAGCCCACTTGAGAATGCGCTCCGGCAGCGCTTGCGTTTCGCCACAGATCGAGTACAGCTTGCTGATCGGAACTCCTTCCTGGCCTTCTTTAAGCGTCGGAATGTCGTCATACGGGACCTCGACGAAACGACCGTGCGCGCGGTTCTTGTATTCCTCGTACATCTCAGCGAGCACGCCGAGAGCACAGTGGCACAGCACACCACGTGGCGTTTCATACTTCAGCGAACCAAGACCCTTGCGGAAAGCGCCATTCTGGAGGTTTTCGAGAAAGGCTTCTTTGATGTTTTGTTTCATGATTACCTCTGAATTGTTGGAACCCACCAGGTGGTTCGCCCGGTAGATTTATCACATTGAACGTCATTTCCGTAGACGTCTTTGCGACGGCCATAAACTGCTGATCCTGCGACCAGCTCTTTTCGATGCTCTACTGGAACTTCTAACCCATGACGCATGAAGATCATGTACGTGTAAGGTGTCGCGCTACCAGTCTCATACGCGAACTTGAGACACTCTTTAATCGCCTTGTACAGCAAGACGAGCTCTGCTTCAGAGCAGTCAATCGGTCGCCGATGTGGTGAGATACGAGCAGCGTAGAGGGACTCTGACTTATAGATATTGCCTACTCCGCACAGCTTGCCTTGATTCATCAGCAGCTCAAAGAACGGAGTTTGCGAATTCTTTGACATGAGGTCGAGCCATTGTTCGACGGTCGGTGGATCTGTGAGCATGTCATAGCCGAGAGCCTTGATCTTGCGAGCAGCTGCTTCATTCGAAACAACCTTCAGCGTGCCAAAGTTCCGCATATCAACGTAGCTACAGTCAACATCATCGCCACCAGCGCGAAGTATCACTCTTTCATGCTTCTTGTACTTGGCGTACTTTTCCTGCATGAGAGTCGAGGCGAGCGTCCAGCCTCCAGACATCCCAAGCGTTGACAAGATCGTCTTACCATTGTCTAGCTTGATGGTAATAAGTTTCCCTTTACCATCAACTTTCAGGACCTTACAAGGCAACTGGAGCTCAGCTAGACCGACGATAGGCTTCTTGGTGTAACGGCCTGTTAAAACATCAACACGAGAAAGTACTCTTCCCTCGATCTTCGATTGAAGAAAGACTCTTTCTCGTTTAACCTCTGGGCCTTCTGGCAAGTTGCACCTCAGTTGAGATATTCTTTCAGTTGGAGTTCGCAGCCGATGCCATACTTGTTGAAAACTTCCAGAGCGGCACGATGGGCTGCGATGTGGAGGCCATGTTCTTGGCGGCCTTGCAGCTTGTAATTCACGTTGACGACGCCCTCACGATCAGCTTGCCCGATCTTATTGAAAGCACGGAAATTCAAAGACCGACGATCCCTGAACTTCAAGTAAGCATTTCCGCATAGATCGAGCAAATAGCCGATAGGCTCTCCGATCATCTCGCCAGTGAGCAAATCAGCTTGACCGACTTGGTACTCAGGACCTTTCGATCGTGCAACATCCAGCCAAATCTGAGCACCCTTCTGCGCGGCCTCATTTGCTTCTTTCATGATAGCCGTAACTTCGTCATAGGTAAGAGCCATTTTATGCAACCTCTCATGAGGAGTTAATTGACGATAAAGTCATTATATCAAATAGTGGCTAAGAAGTAAACAACAAAGGTGGCTTGTGGCCACCTTTGATTTCACTACTGGCTTTTGTTAAGCCGTGATAGTTTCCAGAAGCTCATGGATTTTTGCCTTGAGCATAGATGTGCTACCGGTGATCGGTTCGAATCTGTCACCGTAAAACTGGCGTCCACTTTTCGTCGACTGTTTATGCCCGGTCTTGATCATGTAGTACGCCTTCACGACGTTTTCGACCGGCTTCACGCTGAGAGTGTTCTCATAGATGCGCAGGTCAAGCATGTCGCCGAATTCGGAGAGGATTTCCTGCTTCTGGTTCGGAAACAACCCGTAAATGACGACCTTCGGCTTGCAGTTTCCTGCTTGCGGAATGTCATCAACCGATGCGCTTGGCCTGCCGGTGTGCTGCGGTGTTTCATCATCGAGCACCGTCGCCGAAACCGTGGAGCCTTCAGGCGCTTCGACGTTCAAGTGAATTTGAGGCCGGAACGTTACGAGCGCTTCGGTCAACTTATGCACGTTGAACTGCAGATCGGCCATCGTCGAAACCAGCGCTTGTTGCGTATTGACGAGAGCTTGAAGGATGAGCTGATCTTGCTGCATGGAACGCTGAGTATTCTGCTCGAGTAGAGCCAGTGTTCGATTCAGCAAAGTCACAAGTTCACCGGATTGCGGTGTACCTTCAACCTGCTGCGGCGGAGGATTAAACGGATTGGCTGGAGCTTCAGGCTTATTCTTCTTCGCGAAGAATTCGGACTTGGGAGGTTCGGCGGGAGGGGTAGCTTGAGGTACGATTTTAAGCGGCTTAACGTTCCGCTGAGCTTCGGCATGTCTTTTGTTCAACCATTCAATCATCGCCGCTGTTTCTTTGGGATGCTTGAATGAACTTATAGGCCTATGCCTGTTCGTCGAAGGAAGAACGATCGATTGACCGTCGAAGGCGAGTTGTGCCAGGCCGTGACCGTCGATGATCGGGAATTTCTTCCCTTCATGCCTTAGCACCTCATACACATGCTCGCGAACTGCTTCTCGCTCTTCATCTTGCCAAAAGATTGTCCTGCGGATTTGCTGCGTTGCGGTCTGCATGGATATCTCCATGTGGTTGGTAATGATATTATTTTAACATAAAGATGAAGCAAAGTATACACAAAATGCTCCTTCTAGGAGCATTTTGTCTTAAATCTGGCTGGAGTTAGCGGACAGTGACTTCGCGAGCTGGTCCACCCGGTGCACGGCCAGTTGCCTTGTCGACCGGCGGTTTTTCAACCTTGGTCGTGATGCCTTCGTTGACTAGCTCGATACGAACGAGCGGAATGTAGCTGGCCGACGTATTTTCATTGAAGAGCTTGGCCGGATCATGCTTCGGCAAGACACCGTAGGCGACGCAGCCGTTCATGTACTCGATGCGCTCGGTGACGATACCGGTGAACCCAGTAGCTTTGTCGCGGGCGAGGGAGCCGAGCGGAATCGGGTTTGTTTCGGCGATCGGCGTGATGCGGTCGGATACACCGTCGTCGATCACGTTGACGAAGTGGTTGTCGACGAACATCGCCTTGGGGTATTCGCTCTTATCTTCACCGCACGACGGCTGGATAGCGATCTGGACGTTGCCGTTCAGCTGTTCCACACGCTGGATTGCGATGCCGCGATAGCCGCAGGTTGCATCTTCTACAGTTTGTCCGAGCTTGATTTCCATTTTGCTTGCCTTTTCCTACGTGGTTAAAGTAAAGTCATTTTAACACATAAGACTGGCATTGTAAATACAAAAGGCTTCTTTTTGAAGCCTTTTGTTTTGGTGCCCGCGATCGGACTCGAACCGACAAGCTTGCGCGGCGGATTTTAAGTCCGCTGTGTTTACCAATTTCACCACGCGGGCAGACGACTTAAGCTGGAACTTCCTGAGTAGCTAACGCTGCTCGACCAGCTTCAGTGATCTTACCCAAATCAGTGATCCACTCGCGGTTGAGTAAGTAATGCATGACATTTTCATATGCCAGACACGCTTCCCACTCACCGGTGTCGGTAAACTTTGTGCAAACTTTGAGCACGTTCACTTCATCATCGCGATGAACTTTCGAGTCAGAGAAACCATTAGCATCACGTGGCATCACACGCTTGTACTGCATGCTCACGAACGTAGATGTTCGGCTAGCGTTGATTCCGTAGCAGGTGAAGCCACCTTCATCCATTTCTCGCTGAAAGTTATCAGCTTCAGCGCGGTCATACGTAGTGAGCGCTTTGTACTCCATGGGTGCTAGACGGAGCTCACTCATCATTGCAACCGATCAAAGACAGCGGCTGCGAGCTTGCCATCATAGTTGCCTGCGTGGTTTTCCTTCAGGAACTTCATCACGCTGCCCTTCGGTTCAGCCTTGATCGCGCAGCCGAACTTTTCGATGAGGATGGCTTCCAGCTCAGCTTCCGACAGTTGCTTCGGCAAGTAGCTGTTGAGGATAACTTCTTCAGCACGAAGACGTTCCAGCTCAGGCTCATACTTCGACACGCCCTGCGTGAAGCGGTTGTCATCGAGGAATTTCTTGATGAGGCTGACAGCGTGCAGGTCGCTCTTCGGTTCATGCTTCAGACCTGGACGGCTTGCGTCAAGATCGATCTGGCCAACAAGCGTGCCGAGCAAGTCTTTCGCGACTTGGTTGCGGTCTTTCATCGCTTGAATGCGAGCAGCTTTCAGCGTTTCATATAGCTTTGTCATATCAACCTCTCTTTTATTTGGGTGGGCACCCCGCGGGATTCGAACCCGGGTCAGCTACAAGCTATCGCAGATTCAATCTTGAGGGAGAGTCTAGAATCGCACTCAAAACAACCTGGTCTTTCCTGTATTGCAACGGCTTATCGGCCGCCGGCTTTTCCAATTACCATAGGTACCCATTAAATTACTGCTTGTAAGGATAGTTGCAGCCCTTACGCAGCTTAAGACCTCTCGTGACTTTGCTATCCCACCGCGAAAACTTCGATCGACGATAGAAATGTCGATGAATCTCAGCCGAGTAGTCACCTTGAGCATAGTGCAGCGCCATCTGAGGCGAGCTATACCACGTCGGTGAGCACATTCGCTTGATGCGACCATCTAACGATTGTACGAAATACTCGTAAGCTTCACGAGCGCCATAGCTTACCAGGTAGTGGTCAGGCATGACCTGCACTACCAACTTCCCATACCGTCTTAGAAGTCTCATTTTGTGATCTTGAGGAGCTCTTTCAGCTTCGCAACGACATCAGCCGGAGTAGCAGTATGGAAAAATGAGGCCAGCTCATTACCTTTCTTGTCGGTGAACGTCAGCCACTCAGGTGTTTTACCCTTGTAGTGGACGTAGCACTTAACGACTGCTTCGCAAGTCATCGTGTGAATTACTGATCGTCCAACATCAACGATCGCCTTGCCCTTTAGCTCGGTGAACGCTAGCTTGGCATGCTCGATAAACAGAGAAGCACTCCAACCCTTTGCGTCCAAGAATTCATCCACGCTCTTGCTAAGCTTTGCCATACTACCCCTCGTAGAACTCTATTTTTACGACCGGAACCACGACATCACTGATGTGTTCCCACTCAACAGAAACAAACTTCAGTTTCTCGAATGCAGCGTCCGGTAACTTATTCACGATATCAGCTAAAACCGCCAGCTTGTCGGTAGATTTTGATTCTGACCGATTGCAAATTTCGACTAAACTCATGGTACATCCAGAAAAGATATTATAAACTACCAGTGCGGCTTTGTAACTACTTTTCTTTCAACTTTCGAATGCCGAAAGTGCGAATGTCAGCCGGTTTCAGGCGGCCATACTTCTCTAATATGATGAACTTACCAGTGCGTTCGAGGAACTTGTCCTCGATTATCTCACCAGTTCGTAGAACGATCCGCACCGTCGTACCTCTTCGGCAGGACGTGTGCGGTTGTCTCATGATGTAAAGTAAGCGCCGTTGAACAGCTCGTCGACCGTTTCAGCACCGAGATTCAACATGGCGTTGACTCGATACTCTCGGTCGGGGTTGGCATTGAGGTGGATGTTTAAATCCGTGACGAATTCGTCGGTGAGCATGGTGTTCGGGATTTGCACGTTATTGAACGTGTCCCATGAACGAATCTCCGCGGTGATGATTGCATTCTCGACGGAGATGATACGAACATCTGCTAGTGCCAACGACATGAGGTTATCCTTATGAGTAAGTACTGGCGGAAAACGGAGGTCTCGATCCCCAAGCCGATTTCTCGACTCCCACTGATTTCGAATCAGGTCCAGGCGCCCGCCTAGTTCGTTTTCCAATTGAATTAGCTGTGCTTCTTGTGAGTAGCTCTAGCTAATTCTATGAATTTTTCTTTGTCTTTTGCAAGACCTTTGAAACGATGATACAGCTCAAATGCTTCTTTGCCGACGATCCACTTGGAATGGGAACCACGTTCGCCTGGTTCCCTGATCCAGATGTAGAAATCCGTCGTTCTTCCAATCACAGCGTAATGCGTCGTCGATTTGTAAGTTCCAACTTCCAGGTCAAATTTCATTTTCAACCTCCGTCATTTCTGCTCGACGCTTAGTTTCAGCGTTCTCATGAAAACGAACACGAGTACGAACATACTTCTTAGCTCCAGCTTTGTTCTTTCTGGTGCGCTTCTTAGCGCTCACAGCAGACGTGTCTGGCACATGAGCTACTGCTGAAATGATCTTGTCAGCGAGCTCAGAGTGTTCAAATCCACCACCAACAACGTACTTTCGTTGAAAGCTATTTGCAGCTCGTGTATCTTTGAAGCCACGTTGATGATTCGTTTTCATGATCACTCCAATTGGCGGAAAAGTACGGAATCGAACCGTTGCCAACTTACGCCAGCAGAACTCCTTTCCAGGGAGACCCCATCACCATCAGGGAAACTTTTCCGTTTCTAGTCAAGCAAAAGCTGGACCAGGGAATCTCAATGTGTAGTACGGTTCAAGGTACTCACATGAATCTTCAGCTTCTGGGTAAAAACAATTCTTTTCCCAGTCACGTAATGCTTTGCGCCTCGGCCAATAGAAGTCCGTAATGATGCTCAGAACTTTACTATAAGCTTGTTCTTTGGTGCAGAAGGTGAAATATGCTTTCATATCACCTTCACGCAGAGCTGCAGCGATACCAGCTTTGCAAATTTTGATGACGTACTTCAGCTCATCAGCCGAGATGTTGTCGATGAGAACTTGAGTGTCGAGTAAAACTCCCATCGTAACCTCCGTTAAACTACTTCTTCCAAATGAGCGACTGGAATCGTGAAGCTCGGATAGTCACCATTTACATCATGCGTCACCGAGATGTGTTGAATTCCGGTGAAACGAGTATCATCACTAGCCAGACCATAATCATGCTTCATCAATTCATACACGATCTGGCCTTCAGTTACTTCGCCGCTTGAATTTTCAGCATTCAACACTTTGTACTTTTTGACCATGTTTTTCTTTTGGTATGTGTTTGTAGGTTCTCGGATCATACAGCTCATCGGTAAAATGCACGCCGATCTTATAATCCCAGAATTCAATCTTGTACTCACGACCCTCAAGCAGCTTACGAGTCATGTGCTTGTAGCTTCCATAAACAACACCATCAGTGCCTAAAGTACTCGTCCACATGAACAAATACTTCCAAAGCGTAGCTTCTGATTTCACCAAGGCGGCTTCAAGAGCTGCTTCTGGATCTTTCTGAAATTCTTCTAGTGTCGTCATAGTAAACTTGGCAGCCCCGGCTTGGAATTGAACCCGCGACCCTCAGATTAGAAATCTGCCGCTCTAACGAACGTATGTTGCGCTACCATCTCTGGTCATCAGCCTATGCATAAGCTTCAGAGTTTCAATGCAGTCTTCACACGTTGCGCTGTTTCATCTATGATCACTTGACAAAACACCACTGAGCTACGGAGCCATTGTAAAAATTTGGCGGAGGCTGTGAGATTCGAACTCACGGAGCTGTTACACTCGCCGGGTTTCAAAGCCGGTACCTTAAACCACTCGGTCAAACCTCCAGATACTACCAGGTGATCTTCAACCCATAATGAATCATAGGCTCCTCATCACCAGTCGAACCAAGACCATTATAAACCGTAGGTCTCGGCTTGTAAATTTCTACTTTGTAAGAAAGCGGTGCAGCTTCTAACCGCTCTTTCACCAGCAGCCAAAACGTTGGCGGCTTGAACCTAGCGTGCTCGAGAAGATGAATCTCACCGTGCGACGTCGGATCATATCCAAGATCGCCGGTGTAGATGTACTCAAACTTACCAGCATCTGCGTAAGCTACGATCTTCTCATTCAGCACGATCAAAAATTGATCTACTGCGTTAGAAGAAAGCTTAGCTCTATTACGAGCTTCACAGGCAGTGATCATATTTACAGACGTCCTTCACGACGAGCTTCATCCAAAGCAACTTGGATTTTCTTCTGCAACTCCGGGTGCTGAACAGGCATACCCGGATGCTCACGCGTAATATGCTTGATGATCATGCGTGTGCGCCAGTTCTTGCGAGCTGACAAACCGGTTTTCGACGTGTGCTCCGACTTTTGAGCTTCGGACAACATCACGCGATACTTCTTGTGCTCACGGAGCTGTTCTTCCGTTAAACCGGTTTCCGACATCAGGCGACGAAGCAGCTTTGCTTCCTTACCGCCTGGTGCATGTGGCCCGGAGGGAATGCGCACGAGACCTTGTGTAACGTAATCGCCTTCTTCAGAATCCCAAACCCAGCCCAGTACACGCTTTTTCTTCATGCAGCGAATTGCGCTCTTGGAAGCCATTATGCAGCCTTCTTGATCATCTTGCGAATGCGCTTTGCAACGTCAGCTGCAGTTACGTCTTCACCGTAGCTGTCAGGCATGAACAGCTTTTCAGCTTGTTTTTCAGTCAGGTCGAAGAATGATTCAACAGCTTCCCATTCAGTGAGACCATCATAGTGGGGTACCAGCTTATGCTGGCTCTCACCGGTGACCAACGCAAAACCGAGCTTTTGAAACTCTGGCATCATACCAGCGTGTCCGACTGCGCAAGCAGAGTAGCCGCAATTTGGCTCATTGGCTGCTTTCTTCTTCACTCGGATAGCCGAAACAGCGCCAAGGAGCTTGCCAAAAGTCTTGAACTTGACGAAGTCTTCATGGATGATGCCACGATCACCCCAGTTCGAAAGATCAAAACCGATGGGAGACTTCAAAGTCTCCAGCTTAGTAGCTAGAAGCAGCAAACGTTCAATGTTCATGTGAATCTCTGTGTTATGTTTGGAGAGGAAGGTAGGATTCGAACCATACCATCCACGTCTGGCCCTAACTTAAGGCGGTGGCCACCGCTTTCAGCTAGCTGTACAAGTTCGACGTGGACTACGACTTAGCGCCGCTGACCCACCAGGGTCATCTTCCCCATAGAGGAAACTAAACATCTACTTCTACTGCAACAAACTTGACGAGCCTGAACGTTCGATCAGGGTGCTTCTCACGAAGATCCTTGACCTTAGTCTTTGCAACTTCTTCGTCGCTAATCTGGAGCAACCCGTCGGGCTTCTCGAGATAGCGACGTTCCCAGCCGCGCTGGTACAAAATCTGGTAAAACGTTTCCGGCTCGTGCGCTTCAGTCATATGCGAACATCGATGCTTCGACATCACGCAGGTTGATCTTGTTGCGACGAGCCTGGCGATTCGAGTGCTTCTTGTCAACAGCGGAAACGTGGCGACGTTCGCCTTCATATGCGCGTTGATCCTTGGCCTTCGGACGACGTTCTTGCTTGCCGAAGGTGCTTTCGAAATCATTCATCGTGATGCTTTGCATTTCTAATCTCCTAGAAGATTGAAAGAAGTTTGAGGTTTTAACGTTTCAGTTGTTTCCCTGACGTTAGAATAATTATAACTCAAACTTTATGCAAAGTAAACACTTTTCAATCAATTTGTGCGAAATTCATTTGCTTGAAGTTCGCCACGTAATCCAGCCATGATGCGATTCCGATCTTTATGATCGATAGCTTCTAGGTGAGCATCAAAGGCATCACGTAGCGGCTCCCAAAGAGGAGAGAAGCCGCGAAAATCGTAGAAGCCACGAAGCAGGCTCAGCGATGCGTACAGACCGATCTTCGCCGGTGTTTGTTCAATCGCCCAGTGGAATAGCTCATCAACCGTGCGAAAATCAATGCTGTCATTTGTGACTAGCTCATTGCGGTAGAAAGCTAGCAGGAAAGAGATTTCCTTGCTATCAGGATTGTTCAGGATGGCTTGTTGAACTTCTTTCAGCTTCATGATCAACTCCTAGTGGTGGGCCGGGAGGGAGTCGAACCCTCATCAATCGGTTATGAGCCGAACGCTTTTACCGGTAAGCTAACGGCCCAGCGTTTCAAAATGGCGGAAGGTGTGAGGATCGAACTCACGCGCCAGTTTCCCAGCGGCTTCGGCTTAGCAGGCCGACCAATTGCCACTCTTGCAACCTTCCATGTTAAAAATGTTCCGGCGGAAGTATACAGAATCGAACTGTCACCGTATCTCTACAGTGGGCCGGGGTTCAAAGCCGGTTACCGCCCAGCGGTCCATACTTCCATTATATACTAAAACGTGAAGTTTGTAATGATGCCCAGAAAGAAAAGTAAGAAGGCAGCAACTAACACGCCAATCATCCAGTTACTAGCCGGTTTATTCGCAATCATCAAAATCTCCTGGTAGGCGCTACGGGATTCGAACCCGTAAAAGCACGGGGTTTAAGCCCGTCAGCTGTACCGATTTACATTAGCCAAGCGCCCAAATACTACTTGTGAATGCTCGGCAGCGTACGAGCATAATGCGGCAGATCTTCCTCATACTGGTGATCATTCAACCAGCTAAGGATCATCTCACCAGCTTTTACATCATCTCGTTCATAAAACAGTTCAGGCCAAGGACCTCTGATGAACATATTGACGAATCGTTGTCCTAGCCGCTGTTGATCACCAGCCGCCTGCTTATGAAGATATACAAACTTTTCGAAAGCTGCCATTATTTCGGCTTTCCGCAGCAAGGGCAGAACGGTAGCTCCGGAGTTTCTACTTCAACCGGCAAACCGATCTTGATCGCTTTGTGATGAATCCCTTGATCTGCAGCAGCGGCGAAGATTTTATCACCACCCCAAGGGAGCTTGTAAAACTGGACCATCACTTTAACTTTCATATGCTCACATGAAAATGAGGAAACCGAGAATCAGCAAGACTACTATGACTACGCCAGCCTGCGTCCACTTATCATCCATGATGATTCCTTGTAGTTAATCTTGGTACCCCCCAATCGGACTCGAACCGATAAAGGCACTCTTTTTGAGAGAGCTAGCTGTGCCAAATTTGCATTAGCCATGGGGGCAATGATTACTGCTTGTTTTCGCTGTTCTTACCGATGTGGTAACCGTCACAGCGCATGCACTTGTAATTGCTGAAGTACACGCCACGTTTCTTTGCCATCGCTTGTGCTGCTTTCACAGCAGAAGCTTTGGTATTGTACATCACCTTTGGTTTCCCATTATAGTTCTCATGAGAGCGCTTGTGAACGAGTCCAAAGAGGTGTCCTTTGAAGAGGTTCTTGATCAGCCGTGTAGCTGGTAGCTGATCTTTAAGCGCGAGAAGAATATTTCGTAACTTCATTTCAGAGCATTTAGCATATTGATGCCAACACCAAACGCTGTGCCCATGCACCAATTGTATGAAACCCACTCATCAGAATATGGCACGAGCTTCTTGCTTTGAAAGTGTTCCTTCAACGCATACTTGAAATTTTCATCAGCGAGAACTTCACGGATCGAAGCTTTATTCCACTTCGTATTCTGAAGACATGCTTGATACGCTTCTTCAATCTTTTCGAGAGTACTCATTTGGTTCCTTTCAACTCAGCCAGCTTTTCTTCCAGCTTCTTGATCTCATCAGCTACTCGAGCAGCTTCTAATTCAGCCAGCTTCTTCTTAGCTAGCCTTATCAGAGTTGATTCCAAATCTCTTTGGTCAATTAGCCAAGCAGTTGGAATGCGAATTTCAATTCCCTTCCACTCTTCATAATGATCATACACTGTATAGCTTTCAATGACATCACCGAGATCTATGTCATCATTATGATCCCACACTTCACGAGCGTGAGCGACATATTCCGAATTGATCAACGTCACCTTTAGCGTATCTTCCGATTCATGAAATCCAGTGACCTGAATGAGAAATCGGTGATTCGGAATAGTGACATCATTGATGCCGTTGCAGTATTTCTTCCAAAGCGTACAGAATATTCTAATGCGCTTTGCAAGAGTTGATGCAGTTCCAAAAGCTAAAACTATGTCTGATTTAGAGTAGATCATATTTGAAAATCAACTTCAAGAAAACTTGGTAAATCATGAATTGAAATTTCATCAATTAAGAACTTGTCCTTTTCAGATCCAAACATCATCCTAAATTTACTTCCATCATATTCTTTTATGACTTGACCATATTTTCGCTTATTATTATCGCTAAGCCAACCTTTTACTTCAATGAATAGATCAAATTCTGGCAAATAAAAATCTGGTGTATAGTGCCGTGTTCTACTATATGGAAGTACTTTTCGTTCAAATTTGATTTGATTTTCAACAAATTTGATAGCTACATCTCGCTCCCAAGTGCCTTGAACTTTTACACCATTTACTTCAAACCATTTAACATGAGACTCATTTGCTTCATTGCGCTTAATCGTTCGTAAAGAATGTTTACGTTTAGCCTCATCAGACCAAAGTTTCGGTGCAGCATTTTTGCTAGCTTCACTAATATCTCTGCGCTTTTTAGCTGCAACTTCGGCACTAAAAATCTCTTCATATTTCTTCCCTCTAGTGCTCAACGTCTTACCGAGATTGTTATGCACTGGAGGCTTGCCATTACGATGAATGATACACCATCTATAATGTGCATTTAACGATTGGGGGTGATCAAATTCACGACCACATTCACAAACGTTATTCTTCATGGTACCCTTAGTCGGATTCGAACCGACAATACACTTTCGTGGCTCTCGCTACTCAGGCGAGCGACTTTGCCTAATTTGTCCATAAGGGCAATATCATACTCGTTCTACGTAAAATTCGCCTTTACACACAGCACGAGCAGGGTTGGTATCTAAACCGTAAGGATAGTCACGACCGGTGATTTCCTTTCGGAGAGCAATGACGCTTTCATGTACGCAGTATGGCTCGAGGTCCATATCCATGCCGCATGAAACACAACCATTACCACGAAGTCCATGACAGCTTTTATCTTCGTTTGCCATGATATTCTCAAAAGTTTAGTTGGTACGAGTGGTCGGACTCGAACCGACAGCATCTTTCGACACTGGAACCTAAATCCAGCGCGTCTACCAATTTCGCCACACTCGCATTATACTACTTGGTGCGGAGAAGGGGACTCGAACCCCTACGTCTCTAGGACACAGCGTTCTTAGCGCTGCAAGGCTACCATTACATCACCTCCGCAATACAACTTCTGGTGGGGAGAGTAGGATTCGAACCTACGAAGTCGAAACAACGGATTTACAGTCCGCCCCCTTTGGCCGCTCAGGAACCTCCCCAGGGATTTACTACGGTGGATGCACTAGGAATCGAACCTAGCTGCCAGAGGCCACGGGTTTACAGTCCGCTAAGTACACCAGTACAATTACATCCAAATATTTGCAACGATTACGATAAAAGTAATTCTATCACTAACAGTCCATCATGTAAACTTATTTGCAACTTGGTGGAGCACGGACGGAATCGAACCTCATGCCCAGAGGGAAGAGCTTTACAGGCTCCCGATAGCACCAGCCATCCTTACTTACGCGCTCCATTTACTTCTTGGTCCCCTCAGTGGGAGTCGAACCCACAAAATCTCTCGGTTCTGAGCCGAGCGGCTTTACCAAATTGCCCATGAGGGGAGAAACAAGTCTTGAAAATCAACAGAGGCCTCTAAATAGAGGCCTCTGCTTTGAAAATCTTGTGTGAACTATATCACATATCGACCTTCAAACCGACGCCTCTCAATTCGCTATAGAGCGAATAAGATAGCAACGAGCTTGACAGTAAGGATATGTTGAAAGTGTTCATGATGTTATTTATAAGAGTGGTGGAAAACTCATCCAAAATGGTTGGTGTCCAACCGATAGATGAATTATATTCCAACTAGCTCTGAAAGTAAATTACTTTGTGGCATAGTTTTCAACATGCTCTTTGGGTACATGAAGTGGTAGTACTCTTGCTTGTGTCGCGTGCCATCATCAGCATGGTTAGCGCAATAACCACATCGAATCCAGTCATTGAAGGAACGGCATGGAAAGTTTTTCACGTTCAATCCAAGGCCAGTTTTCATCGCATATCGTGCCAAATAATCTGCACGGTTCATCTCAACGAAACGATCATGACCCTTCATGTATGAGATGCGAGCGTGCTTCAAACAATTTTGAACTTGCCTGAAGATCTTCATGCCATAAAATTCCATGCAAGCTGCCTGGAATGATTGTAACACTCTATCTCGATGGGTGAACATGGCATTATCATCATGCATCGCCATATTTGCGTAGGCGATAGGATGAAAATCGGAGTAGAAACTCATATCTTCATACCGAAAACCATAGTCGAGACCAAGCAACATACCTTCAATGAAGGCACAATATTCATGGTATCCCATTGATTCTCTATTTGCGGTAGAAAAACCAGAGATCTCTTTTGTTGTCCCATTAAAGTGGGCCACGATTCCCCAGCCAATACCACGAAGCCGTCCAGATTTTTGACCTAAGATCTTAGCGCCGGCAGATCCATCTACGATGATTTGAATTTTGCTCATGATTGTATGTGACCATTTGACATGGTCATTATATCATACAATCATGAGAAAGGAATGTAACTAGAGGTCTTTAGAACTCAAACATGGCCGTTTTATTGGCCAGCTCTTCAAGGACGTGACCGTGACACGCTAAAGGTGCACACCAGCATCCCAGAGTTTTACCACGAAGTGATGCTAATTGAGCTAAAAGTTCAGGTTGGCCAAGCAACCAGTCACGATATTTGTCAATTACCTCACCTCTTGTACCGTCTTTGTCAATCTCAAATGGGTTACCCCAAATGCTTGGGCGTCCAATGTAGACGTCATATCTTGCTTTCTTGCAATGAACTACTGCCATGTAAACCTCGAAAATAGAGCCCGTTCTATCTGAACGGCATGAAGGGCACTACAGCCTCTTTTCTTAGTTTCATCTTTGCTATACAAAAAGCCCCGCTCGAGCGGGGTCTTATTGGTCTTACTTCAGCAATTAAGCTGCAGTTGTGGTCGTCGTTGTTGCTGGTGCTACGACTGGAGCAACTACCGGTGCTACAACTGGAGCTGGCGTAACAACTGCGTCAGCAGCGTTCACAACATCAGTTACTGCCGTCGTGACAGAAACTTTCTTCGTGAAGAGGCCCTTAGCTGCATTCCAGATAGCAACCCACAGTGGCGAAAATGCTGCGCCAATTGCGATGCCGATGAGAACGTCTACCATGATAACTCCTTAGAACATGAAGCATACAGGATCGTATACCCCATGCATCTATTTATGACTTCTATCACGGTTGAGGCCAAAATGCATCAAGAAGTGCCCAATCACTAGGACGTTTCCAGTTCAAGATCATCCCGGTGTTGAGATCGATCTCTAGCTCTACATCATCACTACCACCAATACCTAGATCAGATGGAACGTAGCCTTCAGTTTCCGCGATGATATTTCCATCAGCATCTTTTGCAAACGCGACGAAACGATCATCACAGTGCGCCTGAAACTTCAAGCGCACTATCTTCTTCATATCAGCTGATTCCTGAGTAGTCAAAGCTTCCATTCTTACTCCGTGTAGTAACGACCTTCGCGCCAGTCTTTGAGGACTCGGCTGTGTTGGTTGACGATCTTTGAAGCAAGAAATTCCATCTGGTCCGTCTTGATGTTACGGCTCTTCAAGATCATCGCTTCTGCCTTACATGGAACGTATGGAACGTAGAGCGGATCCATCGTCTTGGTGCCGAACGGGCTGAATAGATTTCCGCTCAACTTTTCGCCAGGCATCAAGTCATCTTTCAAGTTGTTACAGCCCTTGCAAGCCGTGACAACGTTCGTCCACTTGTCCTTACCACCCTTTGACTGTGGGTGAATGTGGTCACGCGTCAGTTCCGTAGAACGGAACATTCTTCCGCAGTAAGCACAGACGTTACGGTCACGAGCAAAGAGAGCCTGGTTCGTTAGCGCAGGTTCACGGTAACGACGTGGGTTCGGAGCTCCATCAACCAAAATGATGCTGCTCGTCTTAAGAGTTGACTGTTCACCATGGTTGTTGTGGCCACCACGGTAGATGAACATGTCTTCGCCAAAATGCTGCGTGACGAGGTTCTTTGCTTCCAAAATCATAGCATCCTGGATGCTAATCCACATGTGTGGTTGGAAGTTTGCGTCTAATGTAAGGATCGCGGTCATGCGGGCCTCTCTTTCTCATTATAGTTTTGACCACTTTTAGTCAAAATATGGTTGCTGCGACCATATTTATTTTACTACACAACCGCACGCATGTAAAATAAAAGGCCGCTAATTAGCGGCCTTTGCACTGTGACGAAGTTTTCGTCAGTGTGTTATCTTTGGCCGCACGGCATCGATAATTTCCTGCACCGATGCATCTGTTCCGAGCTTTTCAGCATCCTCATCAGGAATCTCAAAGCCAAACTCGTCTTCAAGAGCCATGGTGAGCTCGACAGCGTCGAGAGAATCACCGTCATAATCAGAGCACAGTCGATCCGTTAGGTTGACCGCTGCTCGGCTTACTCCGTACTGCTCGGAGATTACCTGGATGATGCGATTTGCAACCGCATCGGTCGTACACGCCGGTGTAGCCTTCAAAACCTGAACCTTTGCAACTTCAGGAATGAAAAATTCACGGCGTTGTTGCTTCGACATTCGCTTCAGCATCGAAAACACCGTCGCTGTGCGAGCTGCCTTGATGCGAACGCTCGAGTTATTCACTTCCGCGATGTACGTTCCATTGCGGTCATACAGTGAATTCGGGTGCTCGCCAGGCTTGCTGCCAGTACGAACGATCGCGGCGAAGTTGCCGTTATCGAAGACGTACACTTTTGGATTGCGAGGAATTCTCACCTTCTTCGACTTTGTCGTAGTCGGATAAGGCGCAGGCTTCACGTTGGTCGGTCCTGTACCAGTCGGAAACGGCCATGTCGCTCCAACGACTGTCTTTGCAGACAGCGTAACAGTTGCCGGCTTTTTGCCGGCGATCAAGTCTTCAATCTTGTCGAAGGCTTTAGCGCGCAGTGCTTTCAAGATTTCATCGAAGAGAGCGTGGGTTTTAGCCACGGTCTTCTGCACACCGTTGATGAAAATCTGAAGACCTGCGGAGTCTTCCATGAAGTAAATAGGCTTCAAGATAGCTCCAAGTGGGAGGTTAGTTTACTTGAGATATTCTAATACAACCAGAGATGATTGTAAACTAATTTATGCTTGAATTGCGTTAGTCTGCTTTGCGACAGGTTTTTGCTGGTCAGCGTGATGGTCGAGATCGAAGCCACAAACAGCGGTGAGTTCTTTCTGAGTGAGAGTGTCTTTCAAAGGCGTGGCCAGAGCGGTGGAGTTGATCTCGCCGATCGTGTTCAAGTCATCATCCAACAGTTCGCCGGTGACGATTCGAGATTTCTTCAGCTTGCAATCAAACTGCATTGACCGCAAAACTTGCTTGACTTCTTTGCCGCTTGCCGCGGTGGTGCTTTCAAACTCCTTCGCAGGAGCCTTGAGCACGTTTACCAGCACAGCTATTCGATTGTTCTTGTCATCTTCTGCTGCATAGCTGATGGTGTCGTTATCCAAGATCAGAATGGTCTGGTCGGTCTCGCCAACCAAGAGCCAATCTGCTTGGCACGGCACCGCGCTAAGAAATCCCAACAACAGCGCGGTGAAGTGAATGAATCTCATGCACCACATCCATACTTGACTACGAGCTCAGTGAGCGCAGCCTGTGCATTGACGATTTCAATCTCGTTCGTTTGAGCAAACGTGAGCACTCGGCTCATTGCGTCAACGATTAGGATCTCAGTGAGATCCTCTTCAGCGACGAGCTTACAGTGAACTACGTTGCGGCCAAACAGATACTTGACGTGTACTTGTACAATCTTTGCTTTTTTCATTTGCTATATGCTTTTCAAGACTTGAACCAGGCGATCTTTATGTGCTTCCCAGTCCAATTTTATTGCTTTTTGCTTAGCCCAGTCTGTGTGCCAAACCACGCCATTAAGAAACTGGCGATTTCCTTCTGCCCACTCCGTCATCGTGTACGTTGCGTTCCGCTGCAGCTCTACCTCTGTCTTCAAGCCGAGATACGACTTGATCAGCTTGCTTTCAGAGCCTTCATAGGCCTGCATCAGGTCAGCGTCACGAATGATCTTTTCAACGTGATCAACAGGGCCGCGAACGTATGGATATTGCGTTACATCAACCACGCGCTCTGTAACCTTGTATTCCCAGTCACTGATAGCTTCATCAGTGTACTTGCACATATTTATGACAGCCGCGAGAAATTCCTTCGCTCGACGTACGTTCTCCGCATCGTCGAAATTACCGCCGGTGTGCTTGGCATCATGGCAGATACCGCCGAGAACGAGCGGGCGCCAGTACTCAGACGGAATGTCTTCGAACACCGCACCTTCGAAGACGTTAGCGACGAGGCACTCGGTGTGGTAGAGGTTGTGGTACGGTAGGTTGGCCGATGGGTTGAACTGTTTGAACAGCGCCCATGGGATTTCCAACTTCAGCTTGTGAACGATCAAATCCGCCGCGAGGTTGAAGTTCATAAGCGTCAACTCGTCCAGATGATCATTGAACATGTCAGCTGACGCTTCACGAGCCGAGCTGTTTGGAAAATGCATCCGGAATTTTTCATTACCCATGATATTCACCTCTCTTCAGTTTGTCGTGTAGGATTCGTTCCTCTTCACCCTTCTTCCAATTACAAGGACCGCACATCGTCGTGGTGTTCGACAGATTGTCCAGCCCACCCAAGCAACGCGCAATGACGTGATCATGCGTGAACAGCAAGTCATTGCCTTCTTTGTCATAACCCCACATGTTCAGGTGGTAATGGCCATCTTTTGAAGCCGTGTACATGTCTCGCTCGATAGCAAAGTATGACGCCGAACAACCACACGTCTTGCAAGTGATGCCATGGCGGGCGAACGTGCGGAGCCGCAGTGACGTCACATGCACAGCTTTGCCACTGACATAACGACGTTCTGCTTTTCGCGGGGCGTCCATGTCAGCATGAATGAGCGGCATAACCACGTCGAGGCTCACCGTACCAAAGCGGTCATAACGAGGAGTCTTGTTCAGGTCAGTCATATCATTTCCATCGAGAACTTGTTGTTGAGCTGTGCTGCTAGGTCCGTCCTTTGCAGCTCCATGATCATGTCGATGTTTCCTCTAGCATCGGAAAAACCAGCTTCAACTAAGAGCTCAAAATAGCCGCGAAAGATCTCTAGCATCGCCAGGAATGCCCACTCGAAGATACCTGGAGCGGACGTTTCAGAGTTTCCTGCAATGTTCAAGATCAGCGGACGATCAAGCTCTTTAGCTGCTGAGAAAATCCAACCAGAAACATCCGATGCAACATAATCCCAGATTGGAACGGCAGGATTATGTTGCATCGGATGCTTGTGAGCACGCGGGTCAATCGTGTAAGATGACTTATTGTGCTTTTGAATCGCGTTGAGGGTAAGCTTCGTACCGCTCGAGTTGATCTTTTGCGCGATGATCAATGTCTGATCAGCAGCTACTACGTTCTCGATAGTTCGGCCGTAGTAGGAAGAGTTCGACTCAACTAGATCGAAGAAACTTCCCAGCTCCGGCCGAGCGCCGATCATGGTGCGCCAAAATTTCGGCGCTTTTCCACCGGTCGGAATGCCAGCGACCTTGGCAGCCCATAGCCCTGCGAGGTCGACACCAGTCTGACCGCCGGAGATAACTTTGAGTTGATTGAGGCCGATGGACATGATTACGCAGCTACTTCTTCAGTTTTGGTGAACACCGTGCCGGCCGGATAACCGGACGCAAGCTGGTCTACTACCGGCTCGTCGACGACGGACGGATCTTCATACTTCTTCATGTGGCCGTGAATCGTGCCGCCGCTTTCCAGTGCAATGTCGGTGTATTCGACATCACCGATGATCGAGCCGCCCGTCTTCACGATCAGCTGTTTCTTCGCGACGACGTGGCCGCGAACGTAGCCTGCCACTATGACGAAATCTGCATCGAGGATGTCGCCGTTGATGATGCCACCCGCGCCGACAATAACCGCATGCGGCTTCTTGTCTTGGCGCAGCGGCACCATGTCACCATCGCAGACCCCATCAACGCGGATGGTATTTGCGTAGACGACGCCATGAATTCGTGTGAGTTTACCGATGAGCGTGTCGAAGCGGTCCGGATTGAAGCCGTTGAACATACCAGCCAAGGCGCGCGGTTTCAGGGTTGCACGAAATTTCATGTTGAACCTCTTATTTGTTAAGATATGTAAATTTTAACATACAAAAGATCAAAAGTAAATAGAATAGCACCGGAGAGTAGGCTAAACCATAAATATTCTTCAATAAAGAATAAAACTAGCACGCACTATGCACTAAATGTATTACAATTCGCGAGGTTATGGGACACATGATGGACCAGCTCACACTCTTACTAAAACCAATCCTTGCAGGATCAAGTCCAGCAATCACGGCAATACTTATCATATTGCTAGGTGTTGTTGGGTGGATTGCATATCAGCGCGACAAGCACTATCGTGAGACATTTGCAACGCTCACAGACAAGTTTCAAAAGCAAATCGAAGGTGACCGTAGAGATTTGTTGGGGGTTATTGAGAAGTACCAACAAGGTCAAATTAGCATCATTCAAGCGATTAACGAGATCCGGGTGTTGATCGCCACGATTAGCGGAAAGCTCTAATCAACCGTCCAACCGAAGGAGTTAGATGTGCTAACAAATCTTTTAAAGCGTTCGAAGTTCAAGTTTGGCAAGAACGCAAAAGCAACTGAGGAAAAGCTGGTTGAAACTGCAAAGAATTTGCTGGGTCAACGTGATGAGATTGAAAAACAACTCATCGAAGCCGACAAGCTCAATGATGAACTGTCTTGTGTCGTTAAAGAGACACAAGACATTTCTAATGAGCTAATTTACAAACTTGATCACGAGCTTAGCTTAGCCAAGCGACAGCTCGACTCCGTCTCTAAATCACTAGCCGATGGGTTGATCTTCTTAGACCACCTCGGTAGAATCCTACACTTCAACCAAGCTGCTGAAGCTATGCTAGGCGTGCTCGCCGGAGATGTGCTAGGGGAGAACGTTATCAATCTTTTCAGTCCGTTGAACGCTTCACTTGACAATAAAACTCTTCCTGAAGCTGCAATCGCTCGCTGCTCAAGACGCATTTTCAGCAAGCTCAAAGCCGGTGAATCAATTGATGGAGAAAATGTAGGCAATGTCACTCGTCTTGGAAAGAGTTCAATCATCGAGACCCAAACACCAAACGGTCCACACAAGTTCAACTTGACGTTGAACATACTTGAACCAAATCCAAGAAAGTCGACTGACGTAAGTTACGTCTGCATCTTCAAGCCTCTGTTCGCTTAAAGATGGCCAAAAGAAAGGGAGACTAGGCTCCCTTGTTCTTATCTCTGACGAGATTTATTCTGCGTCAGCGTCTTGTGTCACCGGTTTTACCTGCAAAGACGGAATGGTTCCCGCCATCAGCTCGTGAATGATAGAATCACCACGACGAGTAAAGTCAACGTAGTCAAAGATTTTCGGTGAGAAGCCTGCCAATTGCATCCAGCCATCACGTGAATCGAGCGGCGTTGACTTGCCAGAGTCGATATTCACCGCGATCAGCACGGTGCCTTTCTCAAATTGCTTCGTGAAGCTTGGCGAGACGTCCAACTTCTGGTGGTAATAACCACTAACACGATTCACTTCCATGTCAGACAGAATAACCACAGTGTCTGGTTCAAATCCAAGATGACCTTTCAGGTTCAACGCCGCAGCGATGTTGGTACCACCGCCCTTGACCTTTTCCATGATCTGTTTGTACAGTGACATGATCGAGTCATTCGGATTGAGACCTTTCAGGTGCTCTGCCATGTTCGAGAACTGCGTCAGCATGAATGTTTCAGCGTTCTTTGCTGACTTGACCAACGCAGCTGCAAAGATCGCAGCGATCTTTGCTGGCGAGTTGTTTTCATGCGAACGATCCAGCTTACCAACTCCTGGTACACGATGATAGGCAAAATTCAACATTGAGCCAGACGTGTCCATGATGATCCACGGGCGTTGACCGATAGCTTGCAAATTGCCGATTGACGAATCAGCTGCTAGCGAGATCGCCGTCAAGAAGTATTGCGGCAAGCCAGCTGTTTGAGCAGCTTCATACGCGGCAATGAATGCCCACGGAAGTTGCTTTGACTTAGCTACTTGAGCTGGATCTGAAATTCGTGCAAGAACACCATCCACGATAGCCTTATCAACACCAGCTTGGTGAATGTTACGCAGGTTACGAAGCAAAGCCATGTAACCAACTTCACCGCTACCACGACGAGAAAGCAGCTGTTCCCAAAGCGCCTTATCAGAAAGACGTTCTTCCGCAGGCTTCTGGCCGTTTGCTGACAGCTCCACTTCCCACGTGTACGGCGCTTCGAGAGTTTCTGTCATGATCTTCTGGAAGATCGCTGCACGAGCTTCATCACGAGGCGTCGGGTGAGTAACACGGAGCAAATCCTTGAACTTCAAGGCGCCGTCGCGGTTGTACTTTCCGAACTGATAAGCGTCAAATTTGCTGAATGAGTCAGCTACGCCCTTCTTGATCGCCATTGGAATGGCTTTCTTGTCACCAAACACCGTCAGTGCATAAGCATACAAATCGGTGAGCTGGTCTGCGCGTTGAATTACATCCGAAACGAGATTACGCATTCCAGACACGTGTAGCTTAGCTTCACGAAGCACCGCCGCGAGCTCAACAACCATGATGATCGGCATCGTGCGGATGTTCATGTTGCTGCGAGCGAATAGTGCTACTCGGCCAGCGAATTCAGCGCCGATCTCACCATTTTGGGCTACGAGCTGCTTCAAAGCCAGCTTCATGCGGTCTACACGCTCATCAGAGCCTTCATAGAATCCATCTCTGCCGTACATCGTTGCGACAACCGTTTCGAACAGGACATGCGTAGGCCCCTTCACGAATTGAAGGTTGCCATTGTGTGACAATGCTACTTCACGAACTTGCACTTCTTGATTCTTTGGATTCAATTTCGACATTCTGTTGCAGCTCCTCGTTGTTAATGATGTGGAGAGTTTTATTTGATAAGAAATTGTATCACTTTTGAATCAAGAAGTAAAATTCTTTTCTAAAAGAACAATGGTGATAGACCTTTCGATCTATCACCACTGGATGCAGGTTAGATTTGCTAACCTACCCGGCAAGCTGCAGGTTAGTGCAGATTTGCCTTGCTTTCGTCGGCGGCGCCAGCTTCGGCTTCCTTCGCGACCTCGGCTTCCTTCGGCAGATCGCCGGCGGCGTGCACGATGGCCTTGATGATGCGATCGAAGGATTGCGCGACTTTGGCCGGCGGCGCATCTCGGAACAGCGGCATCAGCGTCTTCAGTGCATTCTCGACGCGCTTGTTGTGCGGCTGGCCGGCCGAAGCGAACGATTCGTCGAGCAGAGCCTGACGAGCGTTTTGCTGGCCTTGACGGCGGCTCATGCGGAAGTTGTTTCGCGCTTCGTTCCACTTGTCGGCTTGGAACACCCGGGTGACCGTCATCTTTTCCTTCTTCAGGGCCTTGTTCAGGTCTCGGCCGGTCTTGTCTCCGCCGACCTGCTTCCAGGTGGCTTCGTCAACGACGGAACCGTTAGGCCCGAGGACCACGGTCATGTAGAAGTCACGGCGAACAGGACGTTCTGCTGCCACCGAGGGATGGTTGCCGTTGCTGCCTGCGGTCGTTTGATCGTTCGATTCTGCAGTCGTTTGCGTGTTGGCGGTCATGGTGATGCTCCTTTCAGGGTTGTTTTGGGTGCACGAGCCCGGATTGTTGTGCAGTTGAATTATCTTCCAACTTTATTCGGTTTCCTTGTTTGGTTACCGTAAGTATATAGTATCACACAGCTCTTCAAAAGTAAACAACAAAATCCACAAAAATGTGGTAATTTTTTGTTAATGATTGATTATACTTTTTGGAAACTCTTGGCTACGGAAGATGTAGCCAAGAGTGAAGAATTACACTACTTCTCGTTATTTGATGAAATTCCAGATGTCATTGCTGGGTTATATGAGACGAGACCTGGTATGCTCATCTCTAATGCGGCGAGACGCTCGCGAATGTTTTCGCGAAACCCATACACTTCTGGGTGCTGCATTTCATGAAGGATTTCATGAAGAACACCCTTATCGGAGAGAACGTCATCCGCCGGGTCAATTACTCCCGCTTTGCTTGCAATCCAGGAGTAGTACGTGAGAGTGTGAACGCACTGAATCAACTCTCGAAGTACGTACTGTGCCGACGGCAGAGGGTGTGGTGTGAAATCTTTATCCTCAACGTGTTCACCGAGGATTTGCTCCCCGATGTTGCGTTGCTTGACCATTTTAACTGCAGCTTCTTTATCTTGAGCATAAATGAACGAACTGTAGCGCGTCGCGCCCTGTTCGTAAATTGCAGAAAAATACTTCATGGCTTACAAACCTTGAGACCCGTAGGACTCTGTGCGTTTTTTATTTGGTACATCATCCGGTCCAACCTACCTTGCCTGTTGATCAGAGGCAACCTCCATATAGAAGCCCAGTCCTGGACGATGGATACATTATATTACAATTGCCAATGTAAAAGAAATATAAAAAGATAAGTTTTTACATACGAGCGTTCATCACTAGCGCAATAGGTAAAACTTTCCTATTGCGCCTGAGAAGAAAGCTTATTCACTTTTATCGGCTGGTGGCGCACCGTTTGAGCCAAGCGAGCGGCCGAATGGTCTGTAGATGTAGAGGTAGGTGGAGGATCGAATTTGCTCCTCACAGCGAACGTCATACACCTGGCACACATCTTCAAAGTACATTCTAGCGTCGTCAGAGTTTGTGAATAGACGACGAAGCGTGACGTGCTTGTCAGGATCAATAGGTGAGACGCCAAAATCTGAAGCGTTGATTTCCATCTCTTGATCACGATCTGCTCTGATGAGGTGCAGAATGATGGACGAGTCTGGATCATCTTCATCCATTCGATGAGAAACGTAGTTGAATTCGAACAAAGTAGGGCGATACGAATAGGTACCGTCAAGAATCAAACTAATGGTCTGGCCTGGCACCAAATCGAGTAATTCTTCCCTAGATATGCCACGGTCGGCGGTTACTTTCTTCAAAAAGTCATAAAATTGTGGATATTCTGATGTGCTCATAGTGTCTCATTTAGAGCTGGGAGTCAGTTCTCCCAGCGTACATCTCTTATGAGTATTTAATCAAAGAACAAGCGATCAGTAAACCACTTGGGCAGATTATGCTTCCACTGACTGTAGAAGTATGGGAACGACGCGTCGAGCAGGTAGGTCACCGACTCATCAGACTCATGGCGTGTAGAGCGGCCAGAAGCTTGCATGATGTGCACCCACGTCTTATTGACATACCACTCACGATCAATCTCTGACTTTTTCTTGACGAGAGGATCCATCAAGCTAGCCCATGGAAATTTCAGAATGATCTGAAAGACAGAAAGATCGTCATACAAGTCGACACCTTCCATCATTGACGGAGAAAGCAGCACAGAGCCTTTGATATTTCCAGACTCATGAAGCTTCAACATGTCATCATTTTTCATCTTCTTGGCGTAACCAGCCTTACCAGACACCGCATGGTCAATGGCGTACATGTCACGACAAATGAGACGTGACTTCACCTCATGAGGAACTCTGCGATAGATTTCATCCTGAAGCTTGTACGTTGCACAGTGAATGATACCTCGTTCACCCTTGTGGCTAGACAAAATGTCAGTGATTACACCAGGAATCTTCTGAAGAGTTTGAGGCTGGTCATTGTACCCCATCTTCAACTTCGGAAGCACCAGAATCGGTGACTTCTGAGGTTCAAATGGCGAATCTGTCTCAATGTAGAGGCATTTTTCTTGTGGAATGCCTAGTTCATGACAGAAAGCGCTCTTCGTGCCAGGCGTTGCTGACATGAAGACGAACTTATCGGCCATCTTATGCAGATACTCGTAGAACAAGAAGTTGCCGTAGAGCGGAGACAGCGTGACGGTGTTCTTCTCTACATCTGAGTGGATGAACCAACGAGCTTCCAGCTGTTCCAACGTCTCGTGAGTGTTGAAAAATATCTTGATCGGTTGAAGCGCTTTGTCGAGATTGTAGATCTTCGCGTTGAGCTTCTGCACCTTGTCAGCCACCTTGTCAGAGAATGACTTGGCCCACTCACCTAGATTGCCTGAGATCTGAGGAAATTCTGTCTCAAGCTTCTTAGCGTAGTATTCTTGACGTTCGAGCAAAGCATCACGAAGTTCGACAATTCGCTGGTAGTCCTCGATAAAAATACCTGTGAAGACAATATGGCTGGTCGCGCAACCAAATTCTTCATGCAAGTATTTTGGATCGATGGTCGACTCAGCGAATTGTCGAAGATGCCCCTCGAGATTGTGCGCTTCGTCGATGATCATGACGGTGCGCTTTTTCCACTCATTTTCAGCTTCGTCTACATCCTTACCAAACCCGCAGTGCGTGGAATAGAGGAAGTACATCGGGTTGGTAATCATCGACTGTGATTCCAACGCCTTCTTCTTTTGGTTGTAGTACGAACAGATGCTATTCCGCTTACACTGAATTGCAAGCTCTGGCGCAGCCGTACACGGAGCAGCGTCAACCGTGAACGCCGGATTGATGTTACACTGGTAGTTGCCTCGACCTTTGAGGTTTACCAATGCGGTCCAGCTCTTCTCATATTGTTCTTGGAGCTGGATTGTAGAGGTGAGGAAGTATGCGTTGAAGGAGACGCCACCGATAGATTCACCGATGAGCGTCTTACCAACACCAGTGGGACAGTTGAGAATGAAATAATCAAACTTGTCCCAGTTCGCTTCGACCGTGTTTAGTACTTGTTGTTGTTGAGGGCGCGGTTCCTTGTCAGGAGCGAGATCCTTGAAGAACTTTAGCGGGTGTTGATCCATCCAAACTCCGAGTTAATTGGTAGTAGGATGCATTATATTCGTTTTTCTCATACTTGGATATTTTACCAATCAACTCACGCTTGAACGGTGAGTTCATGCTAAACAGCTCTTTCTTGATCGACGGTGTGAGCTCAACAAGCTTGCTGTTTGAGAGATCATAATTGAAAGCGCCTTTCGGCTGCTTTTTCATGAACGTCTCAACGACAGTTACTTCCACCGTGTCGACAGCTGGCATGAAATCTTGATAGATTGATGCCCCACCAGCGATGTAGACGATTTGATCAGCTTTTGGCTTCACATAGTCATCGATGAAATCAAGCAGCCGGTCACGCATCGACCGATCCATGTCTTCAGGAGCGATTGCTTTATACTGGAAGCTATTAGCGACGGTGACGTTGCTCAAATCAACGCCGCCTTGTCTCGCCAGATCTTCCATCTTCAAAAGCAAACCAACTTTCCCGTCACGCGTGTAGTCAGCAACAACTACAACCTTTCTACCTGGAAAGATTGTTGGACGTGGGTAATGCTTCAGAATGCCGGCGAATGTACGGTAACCCATCAAGAGCACGTGACCTGTAGTCAGTTCTTTGAACCGCTTCATGTCCGTGCTCATTTTCCATGGAATGTAGTCTTCTTTACCAACTACATGGTCATCCGTACACGCCAAAATAGCGTGTACTTTTGTCATTTCTTCTCTACTCTCTTTTCTTGCCTGGTAAGTTGATCTTCCAGATTGTTAAACACACCAGCTAAAGCGATCAACGTGTGACGGTTATCGACTTCATTGATCCATGCACCCTTAGCGGAGTGATTAGCTTCAACGCGATACTTCTCGACGTTGATAACAAATGACTCTAGCTGCTGACGAAGGGACTTTACTTCAAACCCCAGCGCGTTATACCGCTTGAACAAAGCGATCGCAGCAACATCAACCCCACTAAGTATTTGCTCAGCATCGCTGGATAGCTTGGTGCACTGCTCATACTTCTCATGCAACTCTCGTGGCAGAACTGTCATTTCTTGACCGAGAGAAGTAGCAATGATCCAACTCATTACACACTTCCCTGGGTTTTGCCAGTCTTGCTTTTCACCTGTCAGGATTCCCCAGAATGCAATGGAAATCCGACAGGCCGAGATGATTTCATTCGTCTCGATGTACATACTTTACAGTTTGTCTTGAACCATCAGTTGGGCTTGTTCATCTTCAGCCGTGAAGGTACCTACTCCTTCACTTGCCATTTTCGCCTTCACCTCGAGACGGAGCTGCGAAATCCAGCCTTTCGCGTCGAGGTTCATGTCCATCAGCACCGACTGCTTCTTCACGACGGCGAAATCACCAGGCGTGAGGTAGCGAATCATCGCCAGATCGGTTTCGATGTCGTCGGCTTCAGCCTGCGAAAGATTCGCGAGAATGATGCCAGATTCGTTTTCGAACATCTTGACACGTTGCTTGATCGTCAGCTCCTGGAAGTTCAGCTTGAACGTGAAGCGGCGGAGAGCAGCAGCGTCGAGCTTATCCATCAAGTTGGTTGCGCAGATGAAAATACCGTTGTGGTTTTCCATTTGCTGCAGCAGCTCATTGACCTGAGTCACTTCCCAGCTGTGACGCGAGAGGCGACGATCACGAAGGAATGAATCACCTTCGTCAAAGAACAGAATGCCGCCTTCATCGCGAGCTTCACGGAAAGCAGCAGCGATATTTTGCTCTGCTTCGCCAACGTACTTGCTCAGAAGGTCGGAGGCCCGCTTCTTGATCAGCGGCAGGTCCAGCTGCACGGCGAGATACTCGGCGAAGGCCGTCTTACCGGTGCCAGGAGGACCGTACATGCACAGCGAGAGATACGGACGCTTCTTGAGAGCCTCGATAATGTCCTTCAGCGGGAAGCGCGATTCCAGGTTGATCATGTCCAGATCATACGTGGTAGCTGATTCACGCAGCTCTTCGACCTTCGTGCGACCGAGAGCCTTCTGGCTGTGTTCGATGGCATGCTTCAGCAGCTCATCATTGGCATTCGGCGAACTTGAATCCGCGGCGATCAGCTTGGCCAAGCGAGCGGCCGAGACGATCTGCTCCTTGCCAAGCTCAGCGTGCTTCGACAGATTCGAGATCATCGATTCGCTGATGCCGAGATCGGACGCGTGGGTTTGCACCTCACGCTTACGATCGGCACGAGAGCCGCCCTTCAGCTCGACGTGGTACAGGAAGCGGCCGACGTTTTCGACGGCGATCGACGACGGAGACGAGGTAAGCCAGAGAGTAGCCACCGGATTTTCCAGCATCAAGCGCTCGTCGGAGTCGAGCTCGTCGGAGTCGATCTCCTTGCCACCACGATCCTCGCCAAAGAGGCTCATCATCCACGACGGAGTTGACGATGACTTGCTCAGCGCCGCGGCTGTGTTGGTGATGATGAGAACGTCTTCCTTGTGGTGGAGATGCAGCCAGCGCTGTGCGATGAAGCAGATCGCCGGGACGTCGGAATTGCGAGTCCCTTGCGTCTTGATCGACCAGCCCTTCAGCTTGCTTTCTTCAAGGAAGTCAGCGAGGAAACCGATCTTGTCCAGCTTGGACGAACCATGAACGAGGACGTTCAGGCCAGGTTCACGCGGCAAGAAAACGATCGACGTGAGGATGTCTTTTTCCTTGTCGCCGAGACGAGCCAGGCTACCTGCAGCACGTTTCTTCTTGATCGGTTCGACGAAACGGCCGAAGAAATCGTCGGCGGTCTTGGCAGTTTGCCCGATCGCCATCGTCCAGAACTCGCCGAGCGGCGCCAGGCGTTTCGTGCGTTGGTCGAAGTGGACCAGGCCGGAAGTGATGAGGAGAGATTTTTCAGACAGAGCATCGCGAGCTTCCTTCTCGGCAATGGAGTCTGATTGAATCATGACGACGTAAGCGTGCTCGATCTGAGCCGGACGCTTGATCATCTGGAAAAAGCTTTGCAGGAAAATCTGCGCCTCGATGTCTTGCGCGAAGAACGAAATCCGCAACACGGCTTCATCAGCCGGCGTGAGATCGAGCAGCGCCGAGAGTCGGCCCATGTTCTGCATGTACGTGAAGCGTTGGCCGGAGAGAATTTCACCTGCCAGCTCAGCCACCTTAGCGACCAGCTTCTCGAAGTAATTTTCCTTCTGGTTTTCTTCCAGCTTCTTCATGATCACGCGGTGAGCGATGATCCCAGTGAAGTATGAGCGAGCGTAGTTGGCAGAAACTTCAGCGCCGTATTGACGTTGCAGGTCGGCGACGAGCAGACGCAGCTTCTCATGATCTTCCGTCATCTGCGAGTTTGCAGCTTGCATCGCGTCGGCCAGATCACGGCGCAGACCTTCGATGATCGTATCACCATCAGCTGCGCCAGAAAAGATCACGGGCTCCATGGCAGCAATGAAGAACGTGCCGAACAAATACTCGTCGAGCAGAATGGTCTGCGCGAAGTTTGGTTCATTCAGCGGGAGCTTCAGCAGCGTCGACGGCATTTCGAGCGAACGCGTGGTGAAGATTTCTGACTTTTCCATGGAGGTCCTTTAGTTGCGTTTATGAATGTTAATCACCGGAATCTATTGACCAGCTGTGTCCACAATCTTTACAACGATAATGCACGTAGCACCGACCACCGCTGGTTGATGACACGTTGTTGTGTTGACAGCCAAATCGAAAGTACCGAAACTTACCTGGCCAGAAATCACGAGCGATAGCATAACCACCGCTGCGATTTGTCCAGAACATCTCAATCTCAATGCTTTCAACTCGATCAGCTACTTCTACACCAGGCCGTTTTCCATAGTAGCAAAACGGTGGTGTTTGTGCCGCTAGGGATTCAGGCGTTAGCACATCTCCCAAGCGAACACGAATACTACGCTTTTCTGAGTAAAGATAAGCGCCAGGAGAGCCCATGCCCTCACTTTGACGAACCATCCACTGCTCAGATACTTCCATTAACCCTTCTGGGGCTTCATGCTGCAGGCGTTCATTTGCCCGGTTTGCGTCAAATCTTGCTACTGATTCGGCCTCCAATTTGGCACGCCGATACAGCACGTTAGGCATTTATGTATGCTCCACGCAATTCTTCAACTTTGCGGATAGTCTCGAATACATCACCATCATGCAAGATGCCGTGACCACCCTTGTTAATCCACTGCTCAATGTTCGAGTAGGTGTCGTCAATCAACACCTTGTTCGGACCAGAGTAGTTCTGCTTTTCACGCTTGGGCACGACAACGGTCTTGTATTCCGGACCAAATTTATCGCGAACCCAGTGAATCTTTTGCTCACGGGAGCCTTGACGAACCGGCAATCCAGTGAGGAAGTAGGGGTTGAACTGCTTACAGTAAGCCCACAAGATTTCGGCGTCAGCCATCAACTTGAGGGAATAGAAATAATCAGGCACTGAGTTAACGTGCTTCCACAATTCTTTCGTGCTTACTTCATGCGGCCATTTACCGGTGTCCTCAAAGAACTTGCCGGAAAAATCAGCGAATACTCCATCCAGATCGAGAGCAAACTCTTCGAACGGATTGTAATCGATGATTATGGGTGTGTAGGAGTGTTTGTTCATATGAGAATTATATCTCATATCATGCAGCAAGTAAATTGTTTTGCAAAAGAAAATGGAGAGCTCAGCGGCTCTCCATTTCTTCACATATTCACAAGCTGCAATTCGCCGGCAAGAATAATCGGCTTTTCGAACATCATTTGCGGAACACCTTCAAGCTTAATAAGCTCGAGGTTTGAGTGATATGCCTTGCGGGTTTCACCGTGTGACAAAGTGATGTGGTAGTAGCTGTCAGTGAAGTGACGCGTAGACTGCCCATTCACCGTCACAGAAACAACTTCAAGGTCATCAAACACGGAGTAACCAACAGCGCGAACATCGAGTGATTTCTCTAATTTCAACGCGCTGATCATACGCTCATAGTGCAACTCTGAGAAACCATGGCAAAACGTGACGTGATGGCACACAGTCTTTTCAAAAGCTGGTGGAATCGACGTCAAAAGCTTTGCGCGAGTTACCGCATCGAGCACATATGCGAAATAAGTGCCCTTGCGGTAAGCTTCAGCTCTGATCGGGAGATGCAAGGTTGGCCGGAACATTTTGTTTCACCGTGAGGTACTTGAGGATGAGCGTATCACGCTGCTCATTGCTCATGTTCACCTTCTTAACTTTTTTCAGGTTGCGGAATAACACGCGAGCGACGGCTTCGATCTCACGCGAATCTTCGATGATGTTGGTCATCAGCTCGTTGCGAGTTTCCTTGCTGAAACCTTGGAACAGGTTTTCACCAAGAGCCATCTCAACTCTCTCAACCGACGCACGCAGGTTCGAAAGCAGATCCATCAAGTCGCTAGCCGAAGCGATCGCTTTTTGGCGAAATTCTTCGGTTTGCGAATTGTCGCCAGGAGCACTTTCATCCTCATCAGACTCCGTGTCCAACGCTTCATCAGATGGCTGATTTGCTGCTTCATCGGATGTTGCGGGTTTGTGAAGCTCATCATTTTGTTCTACTGCCACGTCAGTCATGATCAACTACTCCTTTGGTTATCCTAGTGACGATTTTATCATACATGAGGCCAAAAGTAAATACTAGTGACCTCATGAATGCAAAATTTACTTAGACTTCCTTGATGTGATGCACAACTCCGCGCTCATCTGGCTTACCCCACTTTCTAGCCTTGACGATCACAAATTTTTGCATAGCTGCATCAAAGAGATTATAGCCGTGCACGTGTGCCTGGTGTGTCATCAGCAGAATGACATCAGCATTTTCCAGAGGATCACCTGGCGCTTCTTCAAGCTCATCCAGCTCATCACGTGTATGTGCAATGCGGCTTGCGTCAGTTGAAGATGGGAATGTCGTGTCAGACCACGTGCCAGCCATGTGTTGAAACTTAGCCCATAATTCAGAAAGTTGCTTCAATTCTACTTCAGTCAAAACTATCACCTATGCCATTTTTGACGATGTCTTCTATGTCTGAGACCTCGTCGATTATGTCTACTACACCAGAAGCAGTGTCCATCAAGAATTCAGAGACAGCCGAAGCTGCCTCAAACAACGGCACTGCTCCTGTCAAGATTGCGTCTGTCAACGTCTCATCATGCCGAGGAGGTTCATGGAACGTGATGTCTTTAGCGTAAAACAGCTCATACTGCATTGGTTCATCACGCTTTGCGCTCTTTGGGCACTTTTTAAAGTTGCACGTGGACGTCTCATATTTGTTAAACCAAAACTTCTCAGTGCATCGTTGGCACTGGTGATACTTAAAAAGCTTCTTAATCCAATTGCGCATTGACGTCTCCTAATCCGTGATACCCAGGCAGCTGACCTGGTTCAAGGACTGGCGCGTCATCGTGGTAGAGCGCTTGCCCATATGCTCTTTTCAACATGGTGTAAACGTAGCGGTTGTAGCGGTTGTACGTTCTATCGAAGGCAAGATTGTAAATGTCTGCGATGAACATTGACACTGCTGCTGAGCGAGAAACCCCCATCTCGCAGTGCACGATTACTTCATCAGCGTCATGCTGATTCTTGGTCAGAAATTGAAGTATTTCAGTGGCTTGAGCTTTGGTGATGACTTTATGCACACCATCATCCCAGTCAAAGTCATGGAACTTCATGCGTAGCACATCCGTCCATGCACCTGGATGTAACGTAGCTTCTTTTTGTCCTGGTGAAACGAGCGAGATGAGAGCACGTTTGATGCCATCATCCGTCTTTGGCATCATCTCAGCTTGTCGCTTGGAGATAAAGGTGGTGAACTTGATGCTAAACATAGCTCTTCTACTATTCTTCTACGGTACTCATCATACCATTCTGGTTTTGGTCTTACTTTCCACTTCGCAAATTCATGCTTTGCGCCAACGTAGAATCTCTTGTAAGATTCAACTATATCGCCGTTGATCTTATACTTATCAGGCATCGCCGCTGGCGGATCAACAAAAACGAGACGTGGAATATTCTTTGGTGGTGAGGCGAGAAAATCTATCAACTTTGAACATGCATGAACTCGACCGTAGCGATAGGTGTATTCTTTCAACAACTCAAGAAACAACTGATAGAGCCAGTTATAGTTTGAGCTTGATTGACGCACCCAAAGATTTAGAGGAACGTTAGGATGAGTTGCTCTATAACAAAGCAACCCTGAAAGATCACTATCGTCAACCGGAGTAGGTTCACCCGGAAGCTGCCAGTGCTTCTTAAAACGTCCCTCTCGCTTAGTGCTAGGAATGAGAATGAGCTTTCCATCTAAGATACGATGTGCGGTGGACAATAGCTGAGCGGTCTCCGTCACCATCTTGACGACATGCTTATCCAAGTGCCATTGAGCTGCTTGGCGAGGATCATAACTCAGAAAGAATATGTTCACGACACATCTCAACACCATTCAATAGTTGGATTATATTACACTTGTTATTGAATGTAAATTGAAATGCTTATCTATTTGAGAAAATTTGCTCGATTTGATTCCTGATTGCTGGCCACTGGTGAGAATATTTTGTGTCAAAGTAAAAATCAACAAGCTCACGATAACGCCAAGACACCATAGTGGCATCTTCATGATTGAAATTTAGCTTATTGATTCGTAGCTCATGGACGATTTCCGCAGCGAACGCTTCTAGCTCAAATGGATCGGTCATGTATTCTTCAATAGTTGACTCGGTATCTGAGCCATAGAATAAAGCACGAGTGGTGCTGAACTGCTCACGGTGAGTTAGCTCATGCGCGATAATTCCTTGCAGCCCTAGGTAGACATCTTCTTTGTCTTGACCATAGAATTTCTTCAGAAATGTGCGATACAGATAGATGGTGATCATTCCGGTGACGGAACATTCAGCTTGATAGATACCAAACTCGCCATAGCATGTTGACGATGATGGTTCTTTGGTGATGACGAATTCAATGTCTTCATCGAGAAAAACACTGTTGAGATCCGCTGCTAAGTTCTTGAGGGTCTTATGATCATGAACTAATCTGCAACGTTTTACTACAAATCCGTCTGAAAGGTCTTTTCTTCTACATTTAAGAAGCTTAGTCAGAGAAACTTGGCTCACATGCAACCTTACTACATTGATAGTTGTGCCAAGCGTGGTTTAGCATGACCGCTATCGGGCCGCTCTCATTCACCTTGACTTGCATCTGTGCTGCTATTTGAGGTGCGCATCTTGTGAGCGATGAAAACGCTTCAAACATACAGCTTATTGGTTGATTATGTCTTTTGAGTGAATTTATGAATGTGAATATGTCATGAGTGCTGGTCGCTGTTAGCGCTAACTCATCTAGGTGATCAAGAAGTTGGAGGCTAGTTAGAACGTTTACCAACATCTCTTTGGCTGGAGCGTCGAACGGCTGGCGGCGTCTCATTTTGGATTCAGTGCGAAAAAGATAATCCACCAACGATTCATTCAATGTTCTGTCTTCCCGCAACTGTCGTTTAAAATCCAAGACTGTTGCTTCAAACAAAAATTGTCTAAGCTTCATTTGAACACCATGTAAGGTCATGAACTCATATTTATTGAGCAATGAAGCTTACCTAAAGGTTAAGAGGTGATGACTGTATTTCCGTCGACTACGTCACCGTTACTAATCACTGCAGTTCCGCTTACACTAGCATTACCTTGAATGATAGCAGTTCCGCTTACAGTGGCGCTACCAAATACCGAAGCTCCACCCTGAACGATAGCCGGTCCAGCTACAGTTGCATTTCCGTAGACTAAACAAGCACCTTGAATCGTAGCGTCACCAGTGATGATTGCAGACTCAAGCACTGAAGCATCACCAAGAATAGAAGCATCGGTGACCTGTGCAGCACCAAATACCGAAGCTCCATTATCAACGACTGCAGCGCCTTGAACAATACCACCACCGTAGACTTTAGCAGAACCTTGAACTGTCGCAGTTCCAGTCACTGTACCAGTGCCGTAGATCTTGCATGAGCCTTGGATAATCGCAGCGCCCGTGATCTTTGAATTTTCACCGACTGTTGCGTTAGCTAAAACTTGCGCTGTTCCTGATACTGAAGCATATCCACCAACAGAAGCACTACCGAAGATTTGCGCTGACCCATAAACCTGCGGGCTAGCTGGAATATTCGACGCGCCGATTACAATGTTGTTGTAGTACTGTGGGTAAGGTTGGTTTGGCGCTACACCAAGTTGAGCTGCACCGTAAACTTGGGCATTCTCATAAACTTGAGTAGAACCAGCAACTGTAGCAGAGCCGTAGATCTTAGCGTTGCCGTAAACCTGAGCATTACCGATGACAATCGCTTGGTCGCAGACTTGTGCAGTGTCATAAATTTGAGCTGTTCCACCAACAGATGCGCCACCATAAACCGATGCGGTTGGTGCAACATACGCGGTGAGAGCAACGGAGGCAGAATTGGCAACCCAACCACCACCGTTTGCGTGCTGCGCGGCTGGTACTAGACCATTACCGTCTAAGAAATCGTGTGTAAGATAAGTCGTCATTACGTCTCCTGAAATGAAGCTAAATAGCAATGCAGCTATTTATGCTTCTATCTCAGGAACCGCAATTTGGTGCGAGCTTGTTGAGTATAAGCTCAGAATGCATCCAGTGCTGGTCAGTTTGCACGTGATTCTTACGCACCCACTTAACTACAAGCTTATCATAGTCATCGTAAGGAATCTCGCCAGCGTATCGGAAGACAACGCCTTCTTCCCTGGCCGTATTGATCGAGTTAATGATCTCCTGAGCACGATCAATGTTGAAGATGAAAGGTTCACCGATCGTTTCGACAGGTGTTATGCCTAGCTCATTGAACCACAAGTCGACGGTCTCATCCCATGGACGAGCTACGTTATCATCGTCCCACACTGAAAAGCCGTAGAAGTAGCTCTTCAAGTTGTTATAGTAGATGGAGTGCATTGCATACAAGTTCTCGCCGCAGACTCGATAGCCAGGCGGAATGATATGCTTGATTTGACCGTGAAATTGCTTGACCCAGTTGCGAGATGGATGATGCTTTGAATCTAAGCTGCGAGCATGACATACTTCTGACGTGAACGTCGTGTTTTCACCGTCTTTCTTGATCGTAGCGACAGCAAGTCGCCCGTTGAGATAATCAAGCGTTTTGATTACTTTGTCATCACTGCTTTTGCCAGGACTGGTGCTTAGGTGCATCGTCCTTGGAAACTTCTTGCTCATTTTGAACACCACTCATGATTTGCTTTGATTCATTATATCATGAAGGTGCAACAACGAACATTTAATTCAAACCGACCTTTGTCACATCGATAATGCTCTTTTCTCCTGCCAACGCCTTCACAGTTTCTGAAACGTAGAGGCATACATCATCGATTGGCTTCTTCGACAACTCAATGATGTTGCCATCTGGTACTTGAGAAACAGAAGCATAGATTACTGCACCCAAGGCCTTTGCGGCTTCTTCTATGGCGACGTTAGCAGCTTGCTCAATCCCAGCGGCGCTGAGATCTTGCATGAACTTCACAATCGAGTGCTGCATTGCGAATTGAAATTCGTCGAATAGTTGCGCCTTCTCAAACTCCGGTATTGTCGTCATGACCCACCCCAAATCTAAAGCACGGATCCCAGTTCGTGCTTTGCCCATAACCCACATATCCCCGAGGGTTACATAACACACGCGTGCTACCGATTGTGTAGTCGATAACATGGTGCGTGTGGCCATGGAGCCAGTAGTCGATCTCGCTATATGCGATTTCGTTTCCCAACTCACTGAAATACATGTAGTTATTCTGCCTTGATTTTTCAGTGCGGAAGCGTTCAGCGACGGAACCATAGCTTGGCGCCATGTGAGTCACGACGATCAGCTTTTGGTCAGGATGGTCTTTTACAGCATTTTCAAAGATGAAGGATTTTGCTTGAATGTGCTGCCCGATCAGGTGATTCGTGCGGAGCCTACGATAGTCAGGTCCCACCTTGATCTTCTTGAAATCTTTGAAACCATTACCAGATCGGTCGATACCAACGCTTAAAGCAGTCACAGGGTCACCCCTGTTAATGTCGGTCCAGAGAGTAGCACCGACAAACTTTACCTGGTCAAGAACAACTACGTCTTTTTCCAGGAAGAAAACATTAGGGAGATTTAGCTCTTTGAGATGTGCACGAACAAGAGCTGGAGTATTGTCGAGACGACCACCCCAGTAGTCGTGATTACCAAGCAGGATGATGATGTACTTAAAACGAGCGGCTTGACGTTCTAGCCACGTTCTACCGTCTTTATATTTGTACTTGAAGAGACGACGCTTCTCCCAAAGATCACCAGCCAAGACGAGCGTCGAGTCATGATCTTCAGGAGTTTCTTCTGGTTCCCAGATGAATTCCATGGCAGCTGCAAGCGCATCAGGTTGATGTCGCACACGAGGATACGCATGCTGAAAATCAACATCAAGGTGAATGTCGCTGATAAGCCTGATGAACTCCATCTAAAACCTCATTTAGTGAGGCGGCTTCTGCGGTTCTTCATACCGCGCCCAGGTGCCGCCAGGATTTTGCGCTGCAGCTCGAGACGCATGGAACTGCGCCTGTGCTGCTTGAAATTGTTGTTGCATCGCTTGCAGCTTTGCTAGCTCATTGGCCACCGCTTCACGAACTTCAGCTTCACGACGGTTAATGATCCCGTTCCACGCATCTTGCATTCGCTGATTAGCTTCTTCAGGAGCAATAGCGTTTCCGTTTTCGATGTCGACGAGCATGTTGGAGATCGTAGCGGCTAGGTGATGACGTCCGAGTGACTTGGCATCCAACGTGTTGTCAAATCGCGGCGTAACTTCATAACCTTGCAAAACATCCAGAAGCATCGCTTCAAACTGTTCTTTACTTGATATAGACATTATAATACACTTTCCAACTTATTGTAACCAAAAACATCCGATCTGGTCGGTCCGGTGCTATAAAAATGGTGCTTCAGGGCCACGTTTGAGGTCAAAATATCCAGAAAGTCCTCATGGCTGAGATTCTTGTGCAAGCGGCCAGTAACTCGAAGCTCTGCGCGGCCATCTTCGAGCTGATCGATACACGTGACGGCGAGCCGTGGTCGAACGCTGACGCCAGAACCGAATGAATCGATGATGTCGTCCATGATACGACGTTGCAGCTCATCGACGTTCAGCGGTGCGAAGCGAAGTCCGTGCTGGAAATCATTGAAGATGTTTGTGTTGTCCACCACGTTCGCATAGTGGAGTGACTTAACTTCATCCTTGAGCGGCCCTGCGCCATGACGTGTCGTGTAGGCGCGAGTAGCGTAGGCTACGTCCAGCTTGTCTATCTCGAAATCTTTAGCGAGCTCGATGACGTTCTTCAGCCCGCAGTTCGAGCGAGTGACGAACGGAAAAGCGCCGCGTGTTTGATCGAGCCCGAGTCCTTGCGCGCCTTCAAAAACGATGTTGGGGTTACCCTTCATCAAATCTTGATCAACGACTCTGGCGAAGGCTAGCATCGTGTCGATGTTCGCCATGAAGGCATCCAGAATTTGATCATCATGAAGGTGAGGCGACATGTGATCAGCTTTCAGCTTCAGAATTTTCATGCGCTGTACAACATACTTGTCACGAATCTTCGTCACCATTTGACGGGTGTAATCACGATCTTCAAGATCGGAAGCGAGCAATGAAGCTCCATCCCAGGTCGACCGTTCGATGGTTTCACCGAAGCCAACACCGCAGCTACCATGTCGTTTTGCGCCGCGGTGATTTTCCACGGCTTGATTCAGCATGATGTCGTACGGAGTGGTAATGATAGCATTACGGTCGATGTATACCTTCGGCGAATGATCCAGCAATCCGCTAAGGCGCTGCAGCTCTTTGACGAACAGCATCGGATTGACCACGAAGAATCGGCTGAGGAACGTTGTAGCTCCACGGAAGGTACCGGCGCCAAAATGCCCGAAGACATGGCGGCGACCATCCGGAGTAACTACGGTGTGACCGGCCTGCGCTCCTCCGTTGAAACGCACGACCGTGGTTTGGTCGTTGGAAAAATAGTCGGTGAGAAGACCCTTTCCTTCATCACCGTACCCAGCACCGATTACAACGTTAGCCTTAATCATGGTCAATCCTCCGTCTTAGAACTTACTTGAAGCGAACCACACCGCCCTTTGCACCCGTTTCCGTGGTGGTCAGGCCGCTGATGGCCTTCGAAACGACGAGCGACGTATCGCCCGACCAGCTCTTCGCGACGGTCGCAGCGTCAGCGCCTTCGACGACCTGAATCGCCGACACGATGACTTCAGCCAGCTTCTTGTAATCGTCGAGCACGATAACGCGTTGGCCGAGAACACTTGCCCATGCCTTCTTCGTTTCTTCCAGCCCGGTGTAGCGAATCGCGTTGCCTTCAGCGATGATGATGTGGAAGATGTGGTACGTCTTGCCGGCGGCCTCGAGCAGGTCGGCATTGGTGATGCGTTGCATTGCATCCTTGTCGACGAACTTTTGCAGCTGTTCCAGCGTCAGATCTTGCGGCGGCAGTTCATCGCCGACGGTGAAGAGGTAACCCTTCTTGCCGCGCTTTTCGAACGCATCGTGCGCCGTCTTGCGAGCAGCGAAAGCCCACGGCAGGTTGTACGACTCGAACGAGTTGCCGCCACCGCCGCCTTCCAGGAAGAGCTCGAGCAGCTGCTCGGTGATGCGCATGTCAGCTTCGAACTGCGTAACTTGCAGCGGCATGCGGTCGTAGTTTGCATCGCCGATGGCCATCGCCATGACGTGCGGATCGGAGATCGGCTTGCGCGTCAGCAGTTCGCTGAACACGATGCCGAGGCCTTCCTTCGCGATGGTTTCCGCGAGAATGCCCATCGAACCAGTAACATCGAGGCCGACGATGACCGGCGTGCTGTTCGGATTGATGTCCGAGTCACGCGATTCACGCAGTTCGATGTTCGCCGGCTTGATTTCGTCTTTCACTTCCGCAGCGGAACGTGTGGTGAACATCGTCGAGGCACTTGCGCTTGCGACGGTCTTCGAGTACGAGCTCCAATCTGCATCACTCCAGCTACCTGCACCCATTGTCATGCTCCTTGTATTGTCGCTATGATGAATAAACTCGATGCAGCGACGAGAACCGAGTTAAAGTGAGAGTACTTCTTCTTTTTTGAACAGCTTTGCAATGCGATTCCGCTGTTCCATCAAAATCATGGTGTCTGTGGCATCATGGAGCTCAGCATTATCCTTGATCCAGTTGTCCACGGCATCCAACAATTCTTCACGAGCCCATTCACGCATCTCGCCGATAGGCATACCGCTAAGCATTTTGCCAGCCATGTCAGACTCCTTTGTAAATCTCCGCTTCGGTAGCTTCCATGTGGTGGAACTTGCGCTTACCGAACGCAGCATCCAAAATTTGATCCTTCCAGACCTTGAAATCCTTGAAAGAATCGCCAGCCGAGGGATTCCTGATCCACTCTACGAGCGGCTTAGGTAGATCTTTATTACTGCGCAGCTTGGTTCCATGCTTGTCCCCTAGGAGCTCACGACCTAACAACCTGATCATCTCCATGTCGAACTGTGTGTCACCAACCTTGTTCTTCATCAGTGACGATGGTGCAAACTGCAGCAGCGGGCCAGGCACAGCTGTCAGCTTTTCGCCGACCTTGCTGCTGAACCACCAACCGCCGAGAAGATACCCAGCATGGTTTTCTGGTTCGATGAAAATCGTGTCGAGCGCGATGTCATTGTGCGCGATGTTCGCCCACTTGAGATAGCACCCGATGTTGTACAGGCGAGACATGATCCAAGCGACATGCCGAGGATCCAACTTTCCGCCGTAGAAGGCGAGCAAGTCTTTCAGCAGCACAGTGCCAGGAGGTTTCTCGATGACGAGATAGTGCTTATCCTTCGTCTCGACTTCGGCCTTGATCTTTGGCAACAGCCGACTGATGTTCTTCTGCATGTCAGCGTTCGGGTACTTGAAGCCTTTGATGACCTTCACACCTTCTTTGTAAAGATCTTCAAACTCCTTGTCAATTCCGTAGACGATCACCGTCTTGCCGATGAACATGTCCCCAAGCTCAATCTTATGGTGTTTCTTGAAGCTGATCTCAAATGACTTACCGTCGACCGCGGTGATGGTCAGCCTGCCAGGAGTGACCCAAACGCCATCTTTGAACTTTTGCTCCGCCAGCTCCCAGAGACCCTTCATGTGCTTGAAGATCTCTTCATTAGCAGCACCACGATCTGGGTGCCACTTCATGGCTAGCTTGCGATATTCTTTCTCGGCGACTTCCTCGACTCCCGTGAACAGCAGCTCGGGCTGATCGGCAGGAATCGCGAGAATCTGCTTTGCGGTAAGCGAGGAAACGTCTTTCATTATTTGTCGTCCCGAACCATGATGAATTGCGGAAAGCGGATCGCGTAAGTATCCGAGCCTTTAGCCTTCGAAAGCATTTGACCTTCGATCATCACGGTTTTTCCAAGGAAGAGTTCCTTGTTGTTCCAGATGTAGGTGCGAAGGAATTCGTCTTCCGACATCTTGAGAGCCTTCAGATCGAAGCCAGCCTTTGCGGCGAGGTTCTTCACGTAGCCCTGAGCTTTGTCACTCTTGACCTTGAAGCCGCCGCACTTGCATTTGATCGGATTGCCGTTTTCATCCTCGCCTTCAACTTCCAGGGCGCCGAGGATGTGTTCGTTCTTGGTACCCTTGTTGCCAGGACGAAAGCCGGTAATCCGAACATCCACGTCCATGACAGGCTTGTACTTTGCCCAGACCATCGACTTGCGTTTCGGGTCCCAGTCATAGAGACCGTCGATTCGCTTGATTATCAGGCCTTCTTCCATCACGATGCCTGTACGTTCGCCTTCTTCTTCCAACTCTTCCAGAAAGTCCATCGCTTCCTTGATCGAGTTGACGATGCGGAATTGCGAGCGGACGAGCTTGGTGAAGTTGCCTTGCGACAAGAGATCTTTGATCGTTGCGAGACGATTGATTTGAGTGACCGGGCAGCTTTGCGCCAACCACTCTTCCTTCTTCATGATGTCGAAGACGTTGAACTTGAGGTGCGTGCGAGCTTCAGCGTTTTTGACGCCTTTAGCCTGCATCGATTCTTGGAAGGTGCGAGCGTATGCTTCGCCGTCCACGACGACCGGGTGACCAAAGAGCTTTTCCAACTCGATCAGCTCATCATCGAAGAGACCGATCGCATAATCTGCATCTTTGCCGCCGCGCGAGTAGTATTCGATCTCACCGTTCTCAACGTAAGCGATGAGACGGAGACCGTCATACTTGGCATCAGCGATGCAAGGGAATGTCCATTTGTACTTTGCTTTCGGACCAGCTTCGATCTTCGCCGCGAGACCTTGCAGGAACTCGGGGATGTTCAGATTCGGGTAGAGCTCTTCGAAGGTGTTCCGATCGGCGCCGCACTTCAGGTCTTTCTTGATGACGCGAGTGAGGTACTTTGCGGTGTTCTCGGTGAATTGCGCGAGAACCGACGAAATTTGAAAGCGAGCGATGTTGCCGGAGATATCGCCATTGTGCAGCGAATCCAGCAGGTCGAGGAAAACTTTGTAGGAGTGCGGATCGATGTCGGCATACTTCACCGGCTCGGCCCACTTCTTCGTGTGGAAGACGCGGAAGGGATTCAGAGCTTCATACACGAGCATCTGACCTTCATGGCTAAGGCCAGAAAGAGCAGCATGCTTCTCTTTCTTTGTGGAGATTTGTTCCGCCTCGGCGATCGCGACTTCGAAACGTTTGAGCATTTGGTAGGTCCGTTTGAATTTATTTCCGATATGATTATTATAACATGACACTTTCTTGTTGTAAACAACTTGTTGCACATTCCGCAAAAGCTAGTACACGATGTGAAAAAGCCAAAGAAAAAGGCGACCCGAAGGCCGCCTACACTTTACTTCAAAACTACTATTTTACTTCTTTGGGTGGATTGTCCACATGTCATCTACCAAGCCAAGTGGCGAAGTGAACCATGACTGGTCCATCTTGAAGTAACCGTCGATGCCCCAGTTTGGACCCCATGAGTTACGAACCCAGATGAACTTGTAGTTAGGATCACGGTCATCGTAGCCAACAGCCAGAACAGCGTGGCCACCCAACCATTGAGTTCTCATGTTTGGTGCGTACAGCTTGCCGTCGATCGACATTTGTTCCGACTCAAATTCAGCTGGAACTTGGAAACCGAAGATAACTGGCAAACCCTTCGCCAGCGCGGCCTTCATACCATTCAGATCAGCAATTCTTTCGTAGCTTTCGATCAGAGGAATGAGCTTCAGCCCATCAGTATAAGCTTCTGCCGTTGGCTTTTGCGCAAACTTGGAAACGTCGTATGGCCACACAGCTTCTGAAGCGCAACCATATTGCTGGAAGCCCTTGATGATGTCACGGATTTGCGCACCTGCATCGTCTTGCACATCACCTTCGATGAGACGAGCGTCATAGTACGCCATCAGGCGTGAAAGTGCTGGTTGACCAGTTACGATCGAAACACCAGCTGTCGATGAATTACCAGTGCAAGAACCCAGCTCACCCTGGTCGTCGATTGGAAACTCTGTACCAATGCGATCTACGTAGGACGGCAGATCCTTTACAGGAGCCGTCACTTTAAAATATCTATCTCTTTGGTCCGGTCTAGACGGACGCCAATTATAAGTGCGTTTCATAGCTATGCACCTCCAAAAAATAGCATAGCTATTTATGGAAAATGACGCTATTTATCGACTCTTCATCGCGGCATCGATTTCACGCTTTACATCGCGCTCTTTTTCGGCATCTCGTTTATCGTGTTGCTTCTTTCCTTTCGCGAGAGCAACCTTGACCTTCACCTTCTTGCTGTCACTCCAATGCAGATCGACCGGCACGATCGTGTAACCAGCCTGAACTTTCTTACCATGCCAACGTTTTAGCTGCTTTTTCGTCATCAGCAGCTTGCGAGTCCTTGTTGGATCAGCAATAGTGTGCGTGTTGGTTTGCGTAAGAGGAGTAATCACCGCGCCAAATAGGAAGGCTTCTTCGTCTATGAAGATTACGTAAGCGCTTGTCAATTGTGCCTTCCCGGCTTTTATTGACTTTACTTCCCAGCCCTCCAGAATGATCCCAGCGTCCTCGACTTCTTCAAAGAAGTAGTCATATTTGGCACGGCGATTCTCAATCATCTTATACCTTCAACTTTTTGCGCGACCACTCAACCATACGAGCTGTTTTGTATCCAAAAGACCGCTTGATGATATCTGGCACTTTCATGATAGCTGCCAGATTTTCTTCAACGGTTGCAGGACCAGCTGTGCTTTTTCTAATCAAAGATGCAATCTTCGGAGTGGAAACCAAATCATACTGGAAGACAGAATCTTTGCGGCAAAAGACATAACGCTCTTTGACAGAAGTTGCCCATACGTAATTATACCGCGGTTCACCACGTGTCCAACTATTGTACTTAGGATTCTTAACCGCTTCTTCAATTTCAACCTTGATGAAGATCTTTCCGAAGTAAACAGCTTCAATACCTTCTTCCAGCATGACGACATCACCAGGTGAAACGTCACGGAGAGAGAACTTGGCGGCGGCGGTCTTCAAATCCGTCGTCTTCTTGACAGCAGCATATTCTTCACTACCAGCAAGAATCAAAGCGTTCTTCGTACCGCTGCGAGCATACAAGCACTCACCTTGAATTTCACCCTTGATGAGGTCAGTCGCTTGAATGATCTCCATCAAGTTACCAGTTGTAATCTCGAACTCAAAACCTCGAGGATCTTCAACACGGAAAAGACTACGGCCAGATCCAAAGTGATCACGAACGCGCTTAATATCATCGACAATCTTAAAGCCTTTCGTCGGAACATTTGTGATCTTTATCTCTTTGCCGTAAACTTTGACATTTTTCTTCTTGGTTTCATCATACGTCCACACCTGCGCCCATTCACGAGCACTATCAACACGCTTCCTACCGCCAACATCATCCGTAAACGGAACGGGCCAGCCAAGCGGTGAATTGCCGCCACAGCTGTGATCCATATCAGTTCGCAGCGTTACAAAGTAAGTTTCAGGAAAATGCATTAAGCAGCCTCTTTGATCTCATAGAATTCACGCAACCACCAAGCCATGTAGCCTTCAAACGCAGCTTGCATCTCTGGTGTCAGGCTTGGAAGAGTCGATGACTTTTCAAGATCCTTGAGCCGATCTAGCTTAGCCGACAGCTCTTCCGTCACTTCCTTCAAATCAACTTCGCCACGTTTGATCGACAGCAAACGATCTACGTAAGCTTGCTCAAATGGAAACTGCAGCTTGTGGTGTTCAAGCAGCATCAGACCTTCATCAACGATGCGTAGAGCATGCATCGTAGCTTTCCAGTCAACGTTGCTTTCAGACGCAGCATCTGCACGTGAGCCATACTTCTTCAGCAGCGAGTTTACGACAACCTTCGAGTGACCAACCGTGTTGGTGAAGGGGATCGTCTTCTCAAGCAGCTTTAGGCTCGGACGTAATACTCCACCACCGATGTCGTAGTCTTCAAGCTTGATGTACTTTGGAAACTTCTCTTGAAGCTTTACAGCCTCGGCCGTGAACTCAACTTCTACATCAACGATTTGATCTTCGTTCGAAAAGCCAGCTAGAAGCTCCTCTACAGCACGAGTCGCATTGAGCCGTTCACCCTTGAATGAATACAAGCTAGCTTGGTTCACTACGTAGCCCATCATCGCCTTGATGTCGGATGTCAAGAAACGAGTACGAAGCACGTTACAGAAGTCGATGAATCGTTCATCATAGACATGCTGTTCGGCATGAGTACCAGTCACCGAGAAGGCTAGCTCCAACGCGTAAGTCTGCCCACGCATGAAATCACGAGCAAACACTTGGAGAGGGATGAATTCCTCATCCACGTCTTCGGCTGTATTGCGAACGTTGGTCGCTGTGTTAGTCTTCTTAAACGTGTTCTTGACCTGTTTACCAAGAAGCAGCTCATCCAGGTCAAGAAGCGTTACGTGTTTGATGTCCCGATCAGAGGTCGGGGTGGATGTGCCGTACAGCTTAGAGCCGAACAAGCACGTAAACAGCTTTTTCATTATTGCTTCTTCTTATCTCCGAAGCGAAGTTCATACTTCGACTGCGTCGCACGAACGCAGTTCCATACGAGCTCCACGACATCATCGTGGAAAGTCTTCGTCTTCTTGTTTGTTAGGTTTGATACATCCGAGGAGAGCACCGCGAGGTTGCTGAAGAACCAATTTTCGCGAATGTCTGCTGCGCCTGCGGTGTGAGCAATACGATTGAATCGAGCAAAAGCCTTCGAAATGATCGTCTCATACTGCTTTTTGGCAGGAACTGCCGTCGACGCTGCAATGAACATTTCTTGTGCCAACTGCACAAAGAGGTCTTCACAAGACTGAACGTTTGAGAACTCTGAAGTTTGCATTTTCATCCACTGGGTTGTATTGCCGATAGAGAAATTATATCTCATGCCACAATGGATGTAAAATTTAGTGTGTTTTTGACTCCATAAATAATCGCACAAACAACCATACGAGACTTATCCATGGCTAAAGCACCACCACTCGTCGTAGAAGAACTGCAAGACGAGTCAAATTACATCTTTTTGACGTTGATCGAGTATAAGAAACAACGATATCTCACGGTCATTGAGAATGTCGTGGATGACGAAATTCAAGCTTACATGCTTGACCAGCTGTCAGCTGAAGGGATAGATCAGAGTTGGTTTATGTCTGTGGCTGTGCGTTGGTTTTATTCATCGTCGCACAAATATCCACTTTCATTTGAATTTGCCAAGCTTGGGCAAGGCGAGATTGTTAAGCGAGTGCTGAAGACCTTCAACATCAACTCAACGTCGAGAATCATCGGGAAGCTTTTCACCTACAAGGTGAATGCTAAGCCGAAGGTAAAGCGTAGAAAGCTAGTTCCGATTCCTGAGTACTTCGAAGTCAAGCTAAAGAAGCACGATTAAGGTACTCCCATATTCACATCCCAAGCTTGCGGAAGGAATCCAAACATCCAAGCGAAGGTGTAGGGAAGGAACCAGAGATAGTGGATAGCGACGCCGATGACGATCCACTTCGCAATCCAAATGAAGAACTCGGCACGCTGAGTAGCTCGTTCAGGGTGATCAGGATCATTCTGAGCAAACATGAAGAACACGAACATGCCGTAACGAATTCGTGCCTGAATGTACAAGATCAATCCGGACAGAATCAAAACGCTCAGCGGAATATCAAGGAAGTAGCGGAAGAAACCAATCATTTTCTTCTCCGTGGATGTATAAGTTCATTATAACACATCTACGGAGAAAGTAAATGATTTTGTGGCCTTTAATTGAAGTTTACCCCGGCTTTGATGAGATGTAGCTGCAAAACAGCTGCTAAAGCATATGCAATCGCGTGTGCTTTCTTAAACGCATATCCATTCGTATCTTGGCGATAAAGCTCAACACGATATCTGAGCGGATCTTGCACGTAGTTCTTCAGCATGAATCGTTTTTGCGGACGAATCAACGCCATGCAATCTGCTAGCTCAAGAATACTTCTCGGCTTTACTTGCTCGATTACTTCAAAATGTTTTGATAGCTGGAACAGCTGTTGAACGACAGATGGGATTTTGAGCAAGTCCCAATCCGGTTCTGTCTTTACCAGAATCCGAATTTCTTCTTTTGACTCAAAATAGTCGTAGATGTACAGGTGGAGAAAGTCCACCTTGAAGCAGTCTAGCTGCTCGGCGATATCATACGGGACCGCCGCAAGACCAGTGATAGGATCAACCGCTATGTCTTGAAAGTACACTCCACATGGATGGGGTAGCAGCTTACCATCTTTGTACATGGAAGCTTTTACCACATTCTTCGGAAAGACCTTCAAGGGGTCGAAGCTATTCGGTGTATCTATGTCGATGTCCATGGAAATATTCTATCATAGAGATCAACAAAAGTAAATTATGACAGGGAGCCCATAATCCTCAGATTACAGGCGCCCAGGTACTCCCTCTACACTTGGTAGATGAGCTTTCAAATTTACCACCCGCGTGGGCGAACATCACCCGTGGCTTGTTTGCTCGTATAGCTCTGCATTTGACACATTATGTGATCCTCTAATTGCTGATGTAAGTTGTGTCTTCAGCTCATAATTCTCTCTCACGAGATCATTGATAACTTGTTGTGCTGTCGACAATTGCTTTTCAAGAGTTTTTACTACGTGGCCTGTTGACATTGCAGAACCCTCCTTACGATCATGAACCTATTTATGGCCCACTTTCAACTAGATACCTAAAGCCTCCGCAATTTGCTTGAGATCACGAACTTCTTGCGGGTGCTTTTCAAGCTTGTACGACCAATAATCTACACCAATTTGCTTCATCAAAAGCTGTCGTTCAGAGACAGAGTGACCAGACAGCCACTCCTTGAATTTCTTCGAACAGAACAAAAGCCATGGTGAAAGCTTTCTTTGCTGAATGAGCTCCAACATTTCACCGAAGGCTAACTTTGGAAAGACGTCAGAAGTTGGAACTTCAAAGATCTCGGACAGTGTCAACATAGTTTCAACCGAGATATTTGCCTGCTCCATCGGAGATGACTTTTTGTCATGCCACTCCAAATACCGCTTGTAAGCCTCCGGGTGATGCCAAAGATTAGGTTGAAGCTTCTCAGACACCATCAACTTCACATACGCCTTTGAATCAGCGATCTGTAGATCACGACAGTATTGTGCGAACTTCATGAACGCCGTGTAGTAGCTTGACGTCATGAAGGTTTCGATTGGTGGTGCTTTACGGCGCTGAGATTCTAACCAGTGGCTATACAATCCATAAGCGGCTCGACCGACAGGAGTTTGAATCTCCTTCGTTCGAACCATCTCCTTACATTCATGCCTCAGGTACGCTTTTTCCGTTGCGATTTTCCTGCTGCAGTATTTGCACTCGAAGCTCACTTGATTTCCGATCGTTTGTCTAAATTCATTTTAATCCAATCAGAAACGGATGTGAATTTATGCAAAGACCAAATGTTGATTGCTACCTTTGGTGGGTGAATGCCATGGTCAGAAAGCATTCTAGCTGCGACTTTTCCGCTCAAACCGAGCTTGTGCATGCCAGAAATCGCCTCATTGTACCCATCTTGTGGTTGACATGCGAGCATTGCGTCTTGATAGATATCTGAGGGCGCGAGGTGCAAGTCATATACGTAGTCTGGAAGTCGACGTTCTTCTTCACGCACGGTCTTGTAGAAAATGGCGACCATAGTGATGATGCCACGTTCATTGAAGTGGAACGTACGCCCGTCCTGAGTGTAGACTGCTCGAGGCAGTAGATTCTTCATGTACGGCTTTTCAATCGCCGTAGCGTACATCAGCGCAAAATCTTCATCTGTAAATTTCATAGTCCTTTTAGCCTCAAATGACACTGGATGTTTCACTTGAGACCAAGCTCCTTCTTCAGTGCTTTGATTTCATCAGGTTGCCAACCAAGATCTTCACCCATCTCGAGAATGTCTTGCGGAGAATACAGTCTCATCGCTTCGATGGCGTGACGCTCACTTTCCTTCGTGTATTCCTTCACAGCCTGAAGTGAAAGTTTGGTGCCTGCTTTCTTGAGCGTTTTGTGATTCTGCCACTTGTACCGCTTCACTCCACCTTGTGAGCTGACGGTGAGAAGCTTCAACATCAGCTCCTTGTGATCATTACCTACGCTGAACAGCAGAGTGTTGACGATGCGGTTCAAGAAGATCAGCTGCTTGTCATTGTTCGTGCCGGTCATCCAGCGAAGAAGCATATAAGGAGAAACCTCCTTGATTTGATCTTCACTGAGAGTGTCCCAGATCGAGTAGTCTTTCTGATCGATCCGAGCCAACACTTCGAACATGTCTAAGGCTCGTTCTTTTGCCATTACTTAGTCAATGCCTTCTTAAGGTGAATGCACATTTCTTCAAAGTTCAGCTGCGGAATAGCAACGAACGCATGACGATACATCGCCTGCGAGATTTGTAGAAGTGCTGCATCGAGAGCTTCAATGGAATTGCACTGAGGAAACTCGTGGACGTGTTGGTACATGATCTCATATACGTCATTGAATTGCTCGCCAGAGACTTCAGTCTTCACGAATTCACGGAGGCCTTGGATGTTACCAGCTACGATCAGCTCTTGAATCTTGAACTGATAGTCAGCGATCGAATTGGCCGAACCAGGAGGTTGGAGCCTGCCGTCCTTCGTATTTTCCTCGAGACGGTCAATGATCTTGCGAATGTCTGGGTGCGATTCTTCGATGTAGGTGTTGAGGTTGATCAACGCATCGTCATCGATCTCTACGCCTTCAGCCAAGAGAATTTCAACGCAACGCATCAGAATCGCTTCCTTGTCCGGCGCCTTGAAGAAATATTGACGCATGCGAGACTTGATCGCCGGCATGATCTTGTTGGCGTAGTTACAAGTTCCAATGAATCGGCAGGTATCGGAGTTCTTTTCAAGAACTTCACGAAGTACGCCCTGTGCGTTCAGCGATAGATAATCCATCTCCTGAAGGCTGATGATCTTGAAGGGGCTTGAGAAAGCGAATGATTCGGCGAACGGAAGAATCGTGTTTCGAACGAACTCAACGCTGTTGTCATCAGACGCATTGACGTGGAGAACGTCAGAGTCTTCGACACCAAGCGAACGGATGAGAATTTCTGTGATGGAAGTTTTACCAGCGCCTTGACTACCAGACAACAGCAAGTGTGGCAGATTGCCCGACTCGATGATCTCGCTTAGCTTTGCTTTATGCTCTGCATTCTCGAAGATGTATTCATCGATGGTATTCGGACGATACTTTTCTGTCCACAGTTTTTTGATTGCCATATGATATGCCTTTAAAGGGTGAGTTCAGGTTCATTCATTATAACCATCCTCATTATGCCTGTATATTTTACAACAAAGGCGCCGAAGCGCCTTTGCATGGATTTGCTACTACTTATTCGTAGATCGCTCTTTGCATCGAAATGTCACTAGTTGGCTGAATATCAAGCAAAGGGTCATCAGTTAAGACGATTTTGCTCAAAATTGCTGGGTCTACAATGAATTCGCCAGAGTCAATTGCCTCATGGATAATATCCTCAGCAGGTGGAATTTCTTCTACTGCATCTGGAATTGGCTCTGGATCAAGAGTTACTACAGGAAGAGGCTCAGTGACTTGAATTGGAGCTTCAACGTTTTCTACAACTTCCCCTACGAGCCTTGGATTTTCCAGGCTCGATCGTCTTACTTCTTCAACCTGAAGTGCTGGCGTATGGTATTGCGGCGACAATGGAGAGTAGGTTGGGAATGAAACTCCCTTCATTCCCTCTGGGTCAGGATATTTGAATGGATACGTCTGAACCGGAGTTGGTGAAACAACCACCACATTATCAGGTTGAGCCGTCGTAGTTATCTCTACGACTGGTTGAACTGTCGGTGGTTCAACCGGCTCTGCGATGACCATTTCATCATGCACTGCCGTTGATGTCAACTCCATTTCTACTAGCGGCCGATCTTCAATCACTTGAGCTAAAGCTGCAACTGGCGGTGTAGTCACCTTCAGCTTTCGATGTTTCTCGAGTGTGAAGTTACCAGCCAAGATAAGCATGATAGCAAGTGGATCAAACACCGAGATAATGACGGAGATGATGTACTTACTCGCTTGCTCCATCGTGACGCTAAATGCTTGCGCAATGTAGGCGATAGGGCCAATTTCAACCTGATTGCTAATATCAGATGTTTGAAGTCCTAGCTGAGCTGTTTTTAGTTGATCAAGCTTCGCCTGATCATCTTTCGATCTTGCGTCGATTCGATCATAGTCTGGCTTAAATGAAGCCAATAACCGCTGTCGGTCTCGAACTCGATTCGCTGGCAATTGTGCAACCTGGGCGTCAAGCTTCGAGCGCTGGTCAGCCAATTGCGTTAGTTCTGTTTGGAGTGAGTCTACTTGCGACTTAGAAGCATCAAGCTTTAAGTTCAGCTCTTTGTTCGGCTGCACAGCCTTTTGGAAAGCATTCGATAGATAACCGAAAGCGCCAGAGGAAGTAATCGTCATCAGAACAATGACGGCAGCTAGGAAGTAAAGCTTCATCGCTAGCTTGATCTCGCCCCAGTTTTTATACAGGAATGAGACGGACGTCACTTTAGCGACGTCCAGAATGACAGCCATCACCATAATGACCATGTTCCCAGCGAACAACGAAGACAGTCCGACAACCGAGATGTACGAACCGATCGCTTCCATGAGTAGCGCGGTGAGAAAAATGATGGATGTGAAGATCATGTAGGTCTCTTAGAAGTAGCTCTTATACGGCTTGTCAGAAACTACAATGGCCTTCTCGTCATCGGTCTTCCAAAAACGTTCATCTTTGATCTTAAACGCTTGGGTCCACATACCAGGCTCGATGAGAATGTACTCACCGACCGAAATGTCTTTGACATTAGGGCCGATGTGAGTTACTTTCCCCCAACGAGGAATGTTAGCTTGCGCGTTCGATGAGTGCGCGATTAGAATGCCAGCGGTGGTGCTGTTGGCAAACTTGCTGTTCGTAGTGTCATCCACGAACTGGAAGAATACATTATTCTCGAACGGTTGAACGTTCATATTTCCTATCTCCTATGAGTTTGGTGGAAGCTTAAGCCAGCTTAGCCGAGGCTTTGATACGTTTGAGCTTGGAGTCGTAACCTCGAGCCCAGGTAGTGAAGGACTTCTTGAGAGCCTTAAACTTATCCGTGAAGATCTTTAACAGATTCTTCACAGCAGCTTCATCGAGAATTTCAACCGATTCTGCTACGTCTTTCTTCACATCTTTAATCGTCAGCGCAGATGACTTCGGATTGCCAAGGGCACCAGGAATGGTGAATTCCTTGATCAACTCATTGCCCTTTTCTACGAGCTCTGGCATCAGTTCAAGAAGCTTCTTGAAAGCCGCTTCATAGTCGACTTTGTCTTCACCGCGTTTTGCAACAGACGCTTTGGAAAGCTGAAGCGTAGCTGAAGCAGTTTCAATGACGCGGGTGACGTAGATTTCTTCAGCGTCGAAGAGATCTTCAGCCTTTTCCTTCATGTCGGTGTTAAGCTTGCTACGTTGCTCACCGAGCGTTTCAATCTGCTCTTCAATCTTCACATACTCTTTGATGAGCTTGGTGAAGGTGCCAGATTCCGTACCAGACAGGGCAACAGTTACCTTGTCCAGCTTGTCCTTGACTTTCTTCTCTTGATACACCAGGTCTTGGCGACGAGCTTCAGCAAGGTAATGTTCCAGTTCTTTCATGAGGTTCTCTACGTGGTTATTTCTTGCTCTTCTTAGCTGCAGCTTGCTGTTCAGCGTCAATCAACGTGGATTCGAGCTGTTTTTCAATCTGCTCAGACGAAGTTTGTTCGCCTGCGTGAAGGTTAGCAATTCGTTGTGCTTCCGCTGCTGCGTAAGCTGCTACCGCTGCATCCGCTTCTGCCTGCGCAGATTCACGGACTGACTTAGCTTTCGATTCTTTCGAATCGATGAACTGTTTGCGACGGGCTACTTCGATGTTCATTGGAGCTTGAGCGAGCTGCTGCTTGATCAGAATCGTATCAAAGTCAACAACTTTGCCGCGCGCTGTGCGAACTAGTCTTGGCATTTCTATTATCTCCTAGGAGGATGTGTGTTAATCTGGTCGTATGAAGTCTGTAATTTCGATTTCGTACAAGACCGGGTCTACATCATGCAAACCTAGAAGGTAAAGAAGATAGCTTGAGCACGAACTACCACGACCGACACCCCAAACGATGTTCTGCTTTTCAAACTCAGCGAGAACGTAGATCAGTGTGCGGAGAACTGGATAAAGATTGAGGTCCCTGAAGAGGGTTATCTCCAGCTCAAACCTAGCCAACCGCGCGTCATACAAAGCGTCTTTCTCAACCTTCTCGATCAACCCGATCAGGTATTCATCAACGTCTAAGTATTTATAGTGGTCTGGCAGGGTCCAGCTAGGTGGGAAAATGTTTGGAGTGAGCTCGGTCTTGACACCGATCTTCACATCAGAGAATTGATTGAACTGCCGGAGCTCCGGCGTCATTGAGGTAACTGCTAACTTATTTATCGGCAGTCCCTTGACGATCATGCTTTGAAGCTTGTCTGGTTCGACAACGCTTACGCCATCGAACCAGAGCACACGGTCAGACAGTTGCGAGTTCACCAGCCTTGGCCTCGTACTCTGCAGTTTCGACACGCGTTGCCCATTCGGCGAGCTTGCCTTCGATGGTGCGCGGGATCGAATCGTACTTCGGATCAGCGAAGAAGAAAATGTCCCAGCGGCCTGTCGCCTTGAACTTCACGTAGGCAGCACGGTGCTCCTTATTCGTCGGATCGAAGTTCACGCGGGTTTGGCGTTGCAGGTTGCCTGCGAAAACGAAAGATGCGTGATCTACGCTGCTCATGGTGTTTCTCCTTTTAAGTGATCGACTACAATGCCAGCCCGTCTTAGAAGATCTACCCCAGATGTATCACGATATTGCCTACGATAGACCACCCTGACAATCTTCGCCTGGATGATTAGTTTCGCACAATTCTCACACGGTGAGTCAGTGCAATACATCGTAGAGCCTTCGCTATTACCGCTTCCACAAGCCAACTTCATTAAGGCATTGCTTTCAGCGTGGAGACCGATTGGGTTTGTCTTAACTCCACCAGCTCCGTCATCCAGTTCTAGCTCCTCATGCGGAAACCCAGACGGCATACCATTGTAGCCGTCAGAAATGATGCACTTGTCTTTGACGACGAGAGCACCAACCTTGAGACGAGTAGCGTATGAACGTTTGGCCCAAACCTCAGCCATTTGCATGTACGCTTCGTCAAGTTCAATTCGATTATATTCCATTCCATAATTCTAAACCATCATGGAACGGAGGTAAATTTTAGAGCTTATCGGCAAACAGCTTGGCGATCACCATCGGCTCGGCGTTGTCGAACAGCAGCTTGTGCGGCGTGTCGATGACGACCTTCTCATCTTCGCTTTCATAGCGCCACGTTTCAGCCGGCCAGTTCATGTGAAATCGACCGAGCGGTTTGCCATCAGCGTCGGTGCAGTTGCCCGAAGAATCAATCTGCATCAGCAGGTTGCCGCGGCCATCGCGGTAGTACGCGGTGTCGGTGTCAAGGTCCATTTCTTGCTTGAAACGCTTACCATCGATGATCACCAGCTTTTCATATTGCGACATTGATTACACTCCTTGTACGTATCCACGGAAAGTCAAGCTGATTCGTTCACCGCACATGAAGCTAGCCTTCGGAATGCGGTGCATGTGGGTGTCTTGCATCCCGGCGTGCATGATGGCGAAGCTGCCATGCGCCAAGTTCAGCACGGTTTTCTCACTCAGGTTGCCGATCTCAGCGAACCAGATGTCACGAGCTACCCCGAAGGAGATGATGACAATCGGTCGTCCATCGTCCATCTCAGGGGAGTCGTCAGAATGCCAGCCTAGATGGTCGGACTGGTCCTTGTAGTAGTTGAGGAAGCAGACTTCAAAGTTCACGCCTGCTATCAGCTCGGCCATGCCACGGAGCCGAAGCAGAGTGTCAGTCCACGGCTGCGCGTTGTAGGTGCGGGCGAAATCTTTCGAGCCGTAAGTGTACGGGACGCCGAAGTCATTGCAGTAGTACTCCGAGCGAGGCGTCTTATCAATGCGCACCCAATCGAGCTCTTCCTTCAATGTCTTGAAGTAGTGGTCCGAGCGCGGAATGCAGCCCGGAATGTAGGTGACTGGAACGCAGTCCAGCTCTTTTCTGATTATTGCCATTTTCTTCTCCGAGAAGGGAGGCTCCGGCCTCCCACCTTGCTTAGTGGCTGTCCAACAGCGAGAACAGTGCGAGGCGCTTCCAATCCGAGACCGACGGGTCCTTGCGGATCGAGATGACATCCATCAACGAACGGAAGTTGATGTTGGAAGTCAGATCCTTGTACTCGTCGAGCAGGTTGAGAGCGTCGTGCTTGAGTTCGAGCGCTACATCAGACATAACTTCGCCGATGACGTGGCGCATACGTTCGATCCGCTGCTCGTTGGTCATCGAAACATCGACCTTGTGGCAGCGAGTGCGAACTGCTTCATCGACCTTGCGAACGTTCATGTTCGAAATGAAGATGATCGACCCAGTGAAGAGGAATGCGGTCGGCGCCGACGAACGATTCATCGCAGCCGAGGACGTATTCCAAGTTACCCAGCGTTCATCATACGTATCGAGCGCTGCCTTCAGCAGGTTGACTGCCGTGCCATCCTTGAGCACCGAATCGCAATCATCGAAGATGATGATTTTGTCGCGGTAGGTGTACAAGAACTCGTAAAGCCCGGCGGCAGAGGAGTAACCCTTCATGATGACGAAATCACCAGGTTCGAAGTGCTCCTTGACGGTTTCTTCGACGCGGTTGTCTTGAACTTCACGAGTTTCGTCTTCGGTTTCGACTTCCTCTTCTTCCTCTTCAGCGATCTCAGTCGTTTCACGAACCGGCTTGATTTTCTCCGGCTTCGGAGCCTTCTTTACGTCGATCTTGCCGGCCGCTGCCAATTCACCGAGAACCGTGTGGGTCTTACCGACACCACCTTCGCCGGTCAGCAGCACCGAGCGAGCGTTCTTGTTGATGACCATCTTGATCAGATCGGCCAACATTTCGAAGCGTTCGTTGATGGTGAAGGTCGGGCGGAGAGCTCGAATGATAGGACGGAAGGAATCATTTGCAGCCATCTCGATGACCGGGCCATCCGCCGGCTTCCTGGAGATGATTTCCACCTTGGTGATTCCGTGCATGCGGACTTTCTGGTTCGCTTGGTCACGAACGAGATATTCCAGGTAGTCCAACTTCTTAGACTTAACGAGTGTATTCCCGTTGTAGTTCAAGTGGTACTTGTCGGATTCCTCATGCCAGAGAATTTGTGCAACTGACATTTTAACTCCAAGGTGGTTGTTGATTTACGATAGAATAATTATAACATCAACCAATCTCGGAGTAAACAGGTTTGTGGAGATTTTGAGCTTTTCAGCTTAGATATGCTTCAATGTAACTTTCTAGCGTAGATTTTGTAACCACGCCAGACTTACGTCCGAGTTCTTCACCATTGCTCAGAAGAACTAGAGTAGGAATTCCGCGAACGCCATACTTCTGAGCGGAACCTTCAAGAGCGTCAGTGTCGACCTTGATGATCTGCACGCGGTCACCCATCGACTTATCGACTTGATCAAGCACAGGAGCGATCGCCTTGCAAGGGCCGCACCAGTTTGCGTAGAAGTCAAGGAGAACTGGAATTTCAGAGGTTTCTACCAGCGTTGAAAGTTCATCACCGGTTGTTGGAGAAATAATCATGATGTGAAATTGCGAAAAGAGGTTGCTTTACTACTGGGCGAGTATTTATGGTGATGTTAGGAAAACAGCGTCCTGCCTGTCTGATCAACCATCGTTACGTGGTTGATCAGCTGCCCATTGTACTCTCCACCAGCAAGTGCTATCTCGCTAAGCTGATGTAGAAAATCTGCGGCCTCGGTGAAGGTGCTAAAAGCTTGCGATGTTCCTTGCAGGAACTTTCCTGCGCCATGCGCGTCTGGATAGAGCCATAGCACATAGTAGTCGATGATAGTGTCAGTCATCTGTGTGGTGATCCAAGAATTCTGGGGTGATGTCTTTCATGTGCTTCTTGATGTAGTCATAGGTGATCGGCTCATACTTGTGAACGTCTACACCTGCATCAAGAATTCGTCCGGTAAATGGATACTTGAGATTTCCATGACAATGACCATGTATCATAAATGAACCGTGGCCCATCTTGTTCCATGAGATCATTGGGAAGTGGCAGAGCACGAGCTTTTGATTCTCACGAGTAGCGTCAACATCGGGGATGTTTAGCTCATAGTACTCCTTGATCCACTCAAAGCGGTCCTGGAGTAGCTTGTTCTTCTTGATGACCTGATCGTGATTGCCCAAGATCAGGTAGATTCGACCGTTGAGTCGGTCTAGCACTTCTCTTGCTTCTGTGACACCCATGAAGAAAAAGTCACCGAGGTGGTAGACTTCATCGGTCGGCTTGACCTTGGCGTTCCATCTTTTGATTAGTTCCTCGTTCATATGATGCTTGTCATTGAACGGTCGCTTCGAGTACTTAATTACATTCTGGTGTCCAAAATGTGAATCGGAGGTGAACAATTTCGTCATTCTTCTATTTTGTAAAGATGACGTTCCTCACTCTTAAAATTTTCGATGAAATGTGAATGAACGTCTTAACATTTTGGTCAGTGAGAAGCCACACCCAACGGTTAGGGTGCTGTGGTTCCACCTTATTGCCATCGCCATCCGAGATCACGATGACCGCGTCTGGATAACAGCCGTACTTTGCTTTGAAATTTGTCTGCAGCTCGGTCTCTATGATGTCAAACCGAGTTCCGCCGCCTACCGTGTATGCTTTCTTTGGGTCCGTGATGTTTTGAACGTCAGTGTCAAACAGGTAGAACTCACAGTCAAATAAGTCCTTCTCCTCGCGGAATGCCTCGATGATGCTATAAAACTTGGGCAGCTGGCTGAGGCAAGAACCAGACACGTCCATGAAAACTGCTACGAAAAGCTTTTGTCGAAGAGGCTTGTCTATCTCCATTCTTCCAGGTAGTACCAAGCCATTGGTGGGAGTAGCTATAGTCTGGAAGCGACGATGTTCTTTGCGGAAGGTCTCTACCACCTTCGTATGCTTCTTGAGACGAGTCCGCTTCAAATTCTCGATGATAGTCTTGAAGTTAACGACAGGTGGCTTGTGTTTTTCCAGTACAAAATCGAAGCAGCCTGTACCAACTCCTGCACCGTTCAGCTCTGGCTCATCATTTCCACCAGCCCCGAGCACAGAAACGAGATCAGCTTCATCCATCTCAGCTGCTAGCTTACCAGCGGCACGTTCACGTTCCTCATTATCTTCTTCATCACCAGGTTCACCATCTCCACCGCTTCCACCTTCACCGCCTTCCTCACTACCGTGCTCATCCATCAAGCCTTGGCCATCTGACTTGCTAGAACCATCTGGCTCAGTTTCAGCGATCAACAGCGCGAGATAGTACAAGAACGATTGATTGCGCTTGACGAGGTGCGGTTGCTTGAAGCAGGTTTCAATCCAGCAGAATTTCTTCCAATTGTCGATGTCTTCACGGTCAAAACCGAAAAGATCGACAGCCATCTCATTGATGGTGATGTCTTGCGCTACGTTCGCCAAGCGTGGAGTAGCGCCTTTGATGTGCTTTCCGTTCCGCTTAAAGTGATCAAGAATGACGTGAAGGCACTCATGAACGATCACGAACTGCTTGGTGATTGGAGACAGCGCACCCCAAAAAGCTTCATTCAAGAGCAAGATAGGAGGTGCGTTCTTCACAAATTGAACTGCAGCTGTCGGAAGCTCGTCTGTGAACATCACGCTCGTCATGTTCCAAAACGTGTAGAAGACCTTGTGGTAGTCTTCGAGCGTTCCGGCGATCTTTACCAGATCTTCATTTGGGACGAGCTTTCTCACTCCGACACCTCAACCAGTTCAGTGGTTTTCATCTCAGCTTGTCCATCAACTGGCTGTAGCGCAGCTTCAATCTTCGGCTTGATGTACTTCCACTGATTGTTTGTCCAGATAGAACCAGCTGCGGCTATCGACTTCTTCGACACTGCCATAGTGATCTGCTGGAAGTTTGTCGGTTGATTACCGATCCGACCAGCAATTCCCCACATTAGACGATCAATCGTCGGCTGCCTGCACGAGATCAAAATGTCTGCGAATCGGTTGCTCAGCTTCCTGATCAAATGAGGTTTCGTTGTGTAGATGCGGTTGAGCTCCGACTCGATAGTAACTCCATTAGACAACATCACCCTGAAGTCCATGTCATTGATCATAGTACCAACACCAGCATCAGCGCTTTCGTTCGGCACCAGATCAATCACATCATCGAGCGTCTTGATCGTAAAGACCTTCGCATTTTTCTTCTTGGAAGCTGCAACCGCGTCGATGAATGGTTGCACGATTTCCTGCGGCAGTTCACCTTTGAACTTGGTGAAGAACTCCGTAGCTGCCGGATCTTTCTTCTTTACCAGATCGAGTAGTTTCGTGACGTTGTTGCCTTGCGACAAGATTGCTTTCGCAGCGTCAAGCTCGGTTGTTTGGGCAAGTAGGTCTTTGAACGGAATCGCTTTGATCGAGTCGCGAAGCTCTTTGATATTAATTTTGCCTGGTTCAGGCGCAACGATGTCCTCGAGGCGCGATCCGTCAAGGTAGCCTTCGACGAGATATTCCAGCCGACGAGGAGATACTTTAGCCTGTGCATCAGCCGGAAGAGCATTCCACCAATCAATGAAGTAACTCGCGATGCTCGGATACTTGCCGCGGAAGTAATCTTCATCGATCTTGTACGGGAACTTGATGTAGCAGTGGAAGCGGTCAATGAGGGCTGGGTCGAGCTCTTCAACGTTGTAAGTCCCTGTGTCGTCATACGGATTGATAGCACCCCAAACACACTTGAGGTTGTTAAGCTTGTGACCGTTGATGCTCTTAAACTGGATGAGCTCCAGCACTGCATCTAACGTCTTCGAGCTAGCTCGATTCAGCTCGTCGAAGAAAATAGCGTCATACACATCATCTTCAATGTACCAAGGGCGGATCAGCTCAGTCACTGAGCGGCGGCCTTCACGTTCGATTACTTTCGGAACACCAACCAAGTCTACCCAAGGGTCCATGGTCGGAGCACTAAAGTACTTCCACCTGAGACCGCACATTGTGAACACGCCGTCGATCGTTGCGGTTTTACCAACTCCACGATGGCCCTCGAACAGAACATTTCTGCCAGTCTTGACATAATGCTCCAACATCGACATGTTCATCAGTGACATTTAGCTTCTCCGTCTGTTAGCGCCGGTCTTAACGCTTGTTTTCATATCCTCTTCCGACATCAAAATCATCGGACCCTTATTGTACGCTGGTGCAAGTCGGTTCAACTTCTCTTTAGCTTCTTCAGCCGCCGCTGCATCACGTTGTCTTAACGCTTCAATCTGATCTCGGTCCAGGTCCAAGTGCTCTGGTACCATTTTTTTCTGCTTCAGCGCTACGGCTCCAGTTACGCCAGTGTCTACGCTATGAGCATTTTCATGTCCACCGCGGCACATCTCAATTCTTCCACGGATTTGTTTTGCCTGATTTGCCCAGAAATCATTCGCCTGGGTGATCGGACCTTTCTTGGTTAGCTTTCGGGTGTTATTAGAACCTTCATTCTTATGCCGTGCTAGCCACTCTTCATACTCCTTCTGCTCCTTGGCAGTCAGAGTCTTTCGGACGTGTAGCATTTGTTACTCCAAGGTTACAACAAAAATCATACTTACAAGACAATTATAAACCATCGATGATGCAAAGTAAACAAAACTTGCACCTCTCCGGAAAGAGATAAAGCCGGCGTTAGCCGGCTTTATCTCACTTGTCGTGCTTTGCTGATGGAATGCTGAAAGGATGGTCAATAAACAACTGCTTTTCTGCATTCTCTAGAACGAACTGTTCTAGAGCTTTTGCAGCAGGAAGCATGATCATATTCAAAATGCCCCGCATCTCATCTGTCATGTCTTCGTAGTACAGCATCACTGTCCAAATTACACTGCCGTTTAGTGGTGACGTGTCTTTGAAAACCTGCGTCTTTGGCGATGATTCAGTCGTATTGACCTTCACAGTATCAAGCCCGAGGAGCCGGGTTTCATGCTTGTCGCCAACTTGTTTTTGCTCAATCTTGTAGATGTATGCGGTCTTGTTCATTAGAAATCCAAAAGGTTGTCATCATTGACGTTGGTATCAAGAGCATTGATCACGTAGTCCGTGATTTCCTTCTCTTGCGGTGCAGTTTGATTGCTTTCTGCATCCAACCAGCTTGACAGCCACGTGAATGGATTGTCATTGTGCTGGTAACGCTGCTTGAGTCCGAGAGATTTCAAACGTTTGTTTGCGATGTGCTCGAGGTATTGGGACAGCAGTGTTTCATTGAGGCCGATAATCGATCCGTCTTTGAACAGATACGCAGCCCATTCTTTTTCCTGGCTTACAACTTCATCGAAGATCGCGTACACATCAGCTTCACATTCCTTCATGATCTGCAAGAAGTCAGCGTCATTTTCTTTACGCTGAAGATTGCGAATGATGTTAAGCGGAATGCCAACGTGCTGCGATTCATCCTTAGCGATCAGACGGATGATGTCGGCATTGCCAACCATCTTGCCTTGCTGACCAAAAGCGAAGCTACATGCGAACGAGACGTAGAAACGAATCGACTCAAGAGCGTAAATTGAGATGAGCGCCAGGTAAAGCTTCTTCTTCAGCTCATAAAGCGTGAGTTCATACGTCTTCTCATCTGGTGAACAACCATCTTGTGCAGTGGTGACTTCATGGTAGCCGGGGCCAAGAGCCTTGTACAAGTTGGCGTAGTTGATGAAGTCGTCATAGTATCGGACGATTGCAGCAGCGCGACCGACAATGTTCGAGTCTTTGAGAATAGAGTCAAAGACTTCAGATGGATCGGTGTAGAGGTTTTGGAGAATCCATTGGTATGATTGTGCGTGGATGTTCTCAAAAGCGGCCCACCAAATGACGCATCCTTCAAGCTCAGGCAGAGAAATCCATGGAATGAGCGCCACGAGAGGTGCACGTTCTTGGACAGAATCCAGCAAAACTTGGTATGCGATGTTCTTGGTGAAGATGTGACGTTCATGATCTGCGAGCAGCTTGAAGTCAGAATAATCTTTCGTGAGGTTGATTTCTTCTGGATTCCAGAAGAAACTCTTTTGAGTTCGTTTGATCTTGTCAAAGATCGGATACTTCATGCGGTCGAAACGAGCAATACCGGCTTCTTCGCCGAAAAACATTGGTTGCTCATTAGGATCAACAAAATTTAGGTTGAGAACTGTTGCGGTCATTGATTCACTAATGTTAGACTACTGAGATGCGATTATAATTGGCATCCCAGCAGCTTGATATTATTTCGTGTAGATTGTGCGACGACCAGTGATCTCGCCAGTTTTGCTGTTTTTCACAACAACAGTCTTAGCTTCGATCTCTTTCTTGTCGCCAATGAACAGATTTTCCTTGGCATTCACGTCCAAGAGCTTAAGCTCGCCTTTGGCTTTCTTGTCGAAATTGTTTGGTTTGATAAGCTCTTTGACTTTCATGCTAGTTCCTTATATTTTGCAGGCGCCACCAGCGCAACCATCTTCGCCGTCGTCTTCGTCTGCCATTAGTGCTTCTTCAGCTTCCTCACCATGAGTTGGCTGCTTTTCATCTTCGGTGTTATCTTTCTCACCCTTCGTATTTACATAATAGCGAGTCTTAACTCCCAATTTTGCGCATAAGAAGGTGTGATTCAGCAGCACTTCCAACGGAATCTTGCGGTCTAGCTCAGGAACATCGCTGCGGTAATGATCTGGGTTGTACGAGAAGTTTGCAGAGATCGACTGGCAGGTGAACTTCTGGAAAACGGCGACGTTCTTGATGTAACCATCATAGTCCTTCGCGGTCATGTTCCAGAGGTAGTCATACTTGTTCTTCAGCTTGATAGCGTCCGGCGCAACCTGAACCATCGTCACCTTCTTGTTACCCTTGCGAGTTACAAGCTGACGTAGCGGTTCAATACCGTTCGTGGCATTCGAAACAACCGACGAACTTTCCGACGGCATCAGAGCCATCAAGGTTGAGTTGTAGACGCCATATTGACGAACTTCACCGCGAATCCATTCCCAATCACACTCATAACCTTGCTTGGTGACCGAGTCAACTCCCTTGCAATATGAATCGATAAGCAGCCCACCGTTTGCGTAGATCGTGTCTTCCAGACCAGAAATTGCACCACGTTCTTTCGCCAGCTCAACAGAAGCCTTCAAGGCGTAGAAGTGCATTTGTTCGGCCAGACGGTGAGTCATGTCGAACGTTTCTTGCTGGTTGTACTTCAAACCGTTCTTCGCGATCAGGTATGCATAGTTGATCACGCCGATACCGAGAGGACGATACTTCATAGTGGCAGTCTTGGCTTGCGGAACCATATAGTCTTGGTAGTCCAAGATTTCATTCAGCAAGTTGACCAGAATCCACATGCGACGTTCCATGTCTTTGTGGTCATCCAGGTTCACGTTACCAACGTTGATTGCAGCGAGCGTGCAAAGCTGGACGAGACCTTCAAACTTCACGGTGCCAGTACCATCACCGTTGTCGGTCATCACGTTGCGAACTGGCTCTGTCGGCAAGCAGATTTCAACGCAAAGGTTCGACATCGTCACCGGCTTCAGGAACGGTGAGTGCGTGTTGACGTGATCAGCGTTAAAACCGTAGATGCGGCCAGTTTCTTGTGACTGCTTCAAGAATGAATTCAACACATCACGAGCATTGACCTGCACTCGGAACTTCAGCGATTCATCTTTCTCATACTTTTCATAGAGCGCTTCGAACTTTGAACGATCACGACCAAAGTAAGCTTCATAGAGATCAGGTACTTCTGCAGGCGAGAACAGAGTCATCATCTCTTTGTTACGAGCCTTACGAAGCAAGAATGAATCCCACTGCGCCGCGTAATCCAGACGACGAACCGTCTTTTCATGCGTCTTGCGGTTGTCCTTCAGCGTCATGATTTCTTCAATTTCCGCGTGCCAAACCGGAGCATAAAGAGTGACCGACGCGTCACGAATACCACCTTGCGAACGAGATTTCACCGTGCTTTCAAACTGACGATAGAACGGAGTCACACCAGTGTGAACGATCTCACCCTTACCAACCTTCGAGCCAAGCGGGCGAATCTTACCACCGTTGATGCCAAGACCTGCACGCTTCGCAGCATACTTACCCATCACCTTCGAAGCATCGTCGATCGAATCAAGATCATCACCAACGTCAATGAGAACACATGATGAGAACTGTTTGATTGAAGTACGAAGACCAGCCAGGATCGGTGTTGGAAGCGAGATCTTGAACGATGACAGCATGTCATACGTTTCACGAATCAACTGCAGACGTTGTTTCTTTGGACGATTGCGGAAAGCTACCACCGGGATCAGCATGAACATGATCTGTGGAGTTTCAAAGTACGTCTTTGTCGAACGGTCTTGCACCAAGTACTTGTCGCGAATCTGCTTAACAGCTGCGCCAGACAAAGTGAAGTCGCGATCATGCTTGATGAAAGCGCCAAGCTTCAGCCATTCGTCATCAGAGTACCACTCAAGCAGCTTAGCGTCATAGACACCACGCTCAACGTTGTTCTTTACTACCTCGATCAGACGTGCAGGCTCGAACGTACCAAAAACGCGCTTGCGAAGATCTGTAATTAGCAGCTTCGCGAGAACTTTTGAGTAGTTTGGATTGTGTTCTGAGATAAGATCTTCGGCCGAGGATGCCGTCATGTCTTCTAGCGTTTGCGTAGGAATTCCATCAAACACTTGCGGATCAGTCTTCATAGCAATGTCGCTAACCGACACTCCGATGATACCTTCGCAAGCATTTTGAAGTGATGCGTGAATCTTCTCTACGTCATACTCTTCGAGAGTACCATTACGCTTAGTGACTCTCTTTACTTCTTTGATGCTCATTTATATTTTTCTCTCATTGACTATGTGTGCGGAAGTTGAAAATGAAAGCCGCTCACTATTATAGCTGAGCGGCTTTGATTGATTTTTGTGAGCTTAAAGCTCTGGAAAATGCAAAGTCACCTGAAGATACTTACTTGACTTGTTACTGCTTTGCGAGCTCATCTTACGATGGTGCGTATACAGTGTGTAATTGGATTTTAATCCTCAGGTGACCATGTGTATATTTATTGAGCACTTCCAGCTAGGCCCAATTTGCTACACTTTTAGAAGTTGAAAAGCTTCGACTCCTTGCTGTCGGTGCGTTCCTTGATATTGCTTTGCATCAGGAATTTTGCATCTGTGATGGTGCGCTCACCGTTCAGGTAGCCCATGACTTCACGAACCATGTCACCGCCTGTGCAAACCGGGACGTTCTGGCACACGTGGTTCAAGCTTTGCGTAACTAGTTCGAAATCATGCGGCAGAGCCATCAGGTGCATACACTCACGTGGAGTCAGGATGCGATTATCACGAGGATGAATAGAATCCAACTTACGTCCAATCATCGCTGAGAAATCACCATCAGGACGATAAAGTGACATGCTACCGTCCCAGATACCGCCGCCAGTCTCAATTTTTGCCTTGATGCGATCAATTTCACGAATCTGACGATCCATGCCCTGAGTCACGAAATAGGCACGAGCTTCATTCCACTGGTCTGTTACGAACATGTAACGAATGAGCGTCATAGTGTGCAGGCCACGTTCATACAGCACTTGGCGCATGTGAGCCAGACCTTCACCCTTAAACTTGTGTTGCAGGAATTGCATGTACGGGTTGTCGTACAGAGTTTCCTTCGCAAGCTTCAAGTCTGCGTCAGTGTGGCCAGTTACGCCGTGTGGAATTTCATCCAGATATTCGATCAGCGTCTTGCGAGGGCGCTTGTAATAGTGCATTTCTGGAGCAGCGGAATCGCGCCAGAAGAAGTAGAAAGTACGCTTACGATTTTGTGGAATGCCGTGGTAAATCGAGTCGGTGTGATAAAGCGACAGCGAGTAGCCGTTTCGATCAGCGACATCCTGGAAGAATTCTTTGATCTCTTGTCCACGGTTTGTGTACAGCGTTGGTGCATTTTCTCCCCAGAAAACCTTTGGCTTGAGCGTGCCTAGAACATACTCGGCTGATTTTAGCATCCACTGATTTTGTGTAGCACGCTGTTCGGCGCTACCGGTGGAGAGCATAGACAGACCAGCGCAAGGACAGACAGCCGAGATGAAATCCATGTCTTTGTACTTGGCTTCATCATAACCTTGTTCGGCATGATCAGCATCGATCTGGAAGTAGGGGGTGTTTGGAAAGCGGTGAGTTACGTTCTTCTCATTTTCCGCAAATGGAGTGTACGTGAAGAGTGCTTCTGGAGGAACACCAGTTACTTGGTGGCCAGCTTCAGTCAAACCACCAATAAGAGGGACAATTGTGCCCCAGCGAAGATTCTTTGTCATATGCGTATAGTCTAGAAAGTAATAAAGCCTAGGATGAAATATCCTAGGCTTTTAAGCGACAGATAATTCCGTTGAGGATATTTATCTGTCTTCTAGACTAACGCGCTGGTGTCAGTCGAAGCGTTGCCGCAACCAGGCTCTGAGTTCGTCTTCATTCGAGACGTCGACGAACGGACGATCATTGCGGTGGCGAACTCGGCATTCCCAATCGCTAGAACCGTCTGAGTAATTCGTGTCGATCATGCTGCACGTTTCATCGAGAAGATGCACAGTGTAGTCAGGGTTGTTGCCATCCTTGTGCCACTTGATACCTTCTTCATCCAACACACGAGTAACGTCATCGATCTTCATGATTACCTCTCCTATCGTTAGATGGTCAGCGTCTTGATGGCTTCATAGAAACCACCGTCAAATTTGTCTTGGTCGAAGCCGGCGTTGACGAAAGCATTAACCAGCTTCGTGAATTCTTTCTTGTTGACGTTGGTGCTGCTCAGCTGCATGTACACGAAAGCTCGTGTGCTATGAGCACGAAACTGAACGCTTTTCGTCCCATCTTCGGAGGTGTACGTGTAAGCTTCCTCTTGACGGCCTTCACCAGGAACGTTGGTGCGATCGACGAGGTTGAACTTAATCATGTTGTTTCTCGGTTGGTTGACGTTAGAGTTATTATATCCTCAACCGATGAACAAGTAAACCCTTTTGTGCTCAGACGTCGGTGTGACGTTGATTTTCTTTGTTCGTCAGATCGTGAACGAGCATGATAACGTTGACTTCAGGATGCTCAGCCTTGATGATCTTTGCCTGAACCTCGTCATCCTCGAAGTGGCAAGCGATCTGATAGCCATAGCTCTTCAACTTCTGAATCTGAGCTGCTTTATGGAAACCAGACGATTCACGGGTCTTAGCTTCGTACGGCAGCGGATTGAAGTGAACCAGGTTGTGGATGCCGCGTTTCTGTAGCATCTTGATCGTCTCATCCGTTTCTTCGAATGAGCGGCCGGTGATGATGTGATCTGCTGGGCCTGGATGGACGCCACCGAACTCTTTGCCGATGTAGATGACGCCGTCGATGTCAAATGTGTTGATTTTCATTAGAAGCTCAGTAAACTATTGATTGAAACTTTTTCAACTTCAGCATAGCGTTCCATCGTGTCCCAAAGCGTCTTGTTGAGCTCTGAGATGCGAACAGAGCGTGCATGACGAGTCATGACTTCTCGTTGAATCTTCCCTCGTTCTTCGAGATCATTGAGACGAGGATCAGCAACGGCCGCAGTGAGCGCATCGCCAAATTCTTGCTTACGAGACAGAAGTACAGGAATGAAGTAGTCTTTGCCTAGAGTATCAAAGCAGGCATGATGAACAGTCCCGTCACGAAGCGTCTTACAGAAGACGAGAGACGGTACACCGTAAGTTCCTGCCTCGAGAGGTGCTACTGGCGACGACTCCACGGGGCACGTAACAAATAGCCCGCGCGCTTTCGAAAGGTCTTGAAGAAGCTCTTTACGAGGGGAATTACAGCAAAAATTAACAAGGCCAGGATGACGATTATCCAGGGTATCTCGGTGCGGTTTGATTTGCTCATTGTAGTACTCGTAGTCTTCGAGATTGCCGCCGAAAGCAATATAGACCTTAACCTTCGGAGGATTGGCCATGAAAGTCATCCCTTCGAGTAGCTTTCCGATGTTTTTGTCCTTCTCAGGACGCCCAATGACCATGAAATAGTCATCAGGAGCTTCAGCTTTTGGTGCAAGCGAGTTGATCGCCGTAGAATAGCAGACCTTGTCAAAGATGCGATCGATCTCTTCATCTGACTTGATGAAGGCAAAGTGCTCACTGCCAGACTGATAGCGGCGGTGAATCAGCTTCCGCCACATGTCTCGTTGATGTTTTGAAACGCAGACAAGCGTACTGCCGTTCAACGTCATGTCACGATAGCCTTGAAGCTTCGCGAACATGCTCATATCACCAGCAGTCTCTGGCGTATTGTGGATGACACAGAGAACTGGAATGGTCTTTGACAGCTCAGCGCAGAGCTTGACGTGTGAGCTCGAGAAGCTATGGTTGATGATAGCCTCAGGTTCGAGCTGCTTGATCGTAGCTCGAATTTCAGCGGTCTTCAGCTTATTGAGACGACCTTTTTCTTGCTTGGTCACCTCGCCAGCAACTTCATAGCTTTCTTCCGAACCAGCCGAGAGCTTCACGATCTTGATTTCTGGACGATCCGGAAACACCGCATCATCCGAGTCAGACGTCGTCAAGAACAGAACTTCATGACCAAGATCAGCAAGAAGCTCGGCATGGAGTCGCTCGACAGTTTGAATGCCGCCACCAAGCTTTCCAGCGATGTGGCGCTTTTCCATCTGACACAGAACCAAAACTCTCATTTAGAACTCCAGTAGGCTGGCAGCTCGTTCGGAATCTGCCTTCTTCTTTTCGGCTTCGGCCGTCTTCTTCTTTTCCTTGTTCACCTCAAGCTTTCTCGCATTGATAAGCTCTGGCTTCTCCAAGAATCGTTGATAGACGCCAAACTGACAGCAAGTAATCTCACACCCGAACGATGTTAGGAAATCTACGTGCTGCGTAGGCTTCAAATTTTGCGAGAGTGCCTTACGATCGACATCCTCATGTTCGAATATTATATCTTGATTGTCGCGAATGTAAAGGAGTATTTGCTGGTCGGTGACTTTATCCTTCTTTTGATTCGGATAGAGCTTCTCGATGGTCTTGTGAGCACCAGGACCGGCAATCACAAAGTCCTCATTCTCATTCATCGAGATATCATAGCATCGAGCCAGGTTGGAATTTGCGTGATAGCCGTAGTAGTTGCCGATGCCTCGGTAGCTCGTCAGCTTTTTGAATGCTTCTTCCATCGTCGGGCGACATGCATAGAAGTCGATGAGACCACCCTTCTTGAATGAGGCGATCCACTCGATCATGTTGGCCCAATCGGTGTTACCAACCGCTCCACCACAATACTCACGAGCAGCAGTTTGTAGTGACGTGCGAAGCTCTGTCGTTCCCCACTGTTCTTTCTTCTCAGTGCGAGCTCGAAGCAGATTAGCCCGAATCCACTCTTGATAATCTTCATCTTCAGGCAAACGCTCAAAGTCAATGAGATTCTTCGTTGAGAATTCTGTCTCATTGATCGCGTTCAAGATAGCCTGAGCCGGCCCGTAGAACTTGACTGCAAAAGCGTTCAAGATCTTGTTGGTGAAGGATACTTCTTCATTGAAGATGTATTTCATCAACCAATCGACCTCACCGTGGCGAGTACGATTAGGGTGCCAGTACATTACGTCAATTTGTAGTGCCGGGTGCGGCGGCACATACTCATCTTTTCTTCCTTCAGAGATCAACACTTCACGCTTGTTGATCTCCTTCAGGAAGTACTTCAGTTCTGCTAGAACCGTTTTGTCAAATTTGTCAATCATCAGAAGAATCCAATTCGTTTGCTCTTAAATTCTCGATCAACGTGGTGCTCAGGCTCGAAGATTTCAGCGAGCGTATATTCCTCGCGAGGATGCAACGTATGCTTGATTCCTGCCTGATCGGCCAGGTTTTGCGCTTCCTCAGGAGTCAGCTTGCGGAAATCAAGTACATCATGGCAACGGCCTGGACGAATGAGTGCGTGATCGATGCTATCATATTTAGTGAGGTTAGCACTGAACACGATTTTCTTAGACGCAACTTTGATCAGACCATCAGAGATGTTCAGAATACGAGACATCAGCTTGTTGCCGTGATCTTCTCGGCTCGTGATCATCAGATCAGCGTCTTCGATGACGAGAAGATCTTGCTCATCATTCATCAAGAAGTTGATGAAGAAGTCATCCATCGCGAGAATTGCTTCATCAAACGTCAGAACAGCCGTGAGCTTATTGTTGTAGATCATGCTACGGGTGAATGAGGTCTTGCCAGTTCCAGGAGGCCCGAGCAGCAACAGAATGCTGGCGTCGCTTTCAAGGTAGCGCTTTTGGTAAGCGTCGATACCTTCAGTCATCCACGGATAGAAGGCATCTAGCGCTTTCTTCGGTTCTTCCAGCATGATCGTGCGTTGACGGCAGCTACCTTCAGAGAGGTAGTACCAGTAGACCTTGGAAAGCTTGAGGTGAGCGAAAGCTGCGTCGACGAGCTCTGCAAACTTGTTCACGAGCTTCATCGGGCCGAAAACGTCGATTTGAATGATGCGGTTCTTGCAATCAGTTGGTGCAGCTTCATAGCCAGCAAGCTGGTCATGCGTGCGGATGATCATGATGTTCTGACCACCTTCAACGATCACATCGGCGTCGAAAGCGTTGGACTGCGTGAACTCGTAGACGAACTGAGATGGCTTGTAAAATCCACCAGTGTTCTTGTTGATGGTTTCTTCAGCGGCTTCAAATGCGATCTTCTCGATTTGCTCAAGCGCATACACGAAAGTTCCGCGGAAGCTGATCTTGATCTGCGTGGTGAAGATGCTATCATTGAGCTGGTCTTTGAACTGAAAGATTTCAAGATAACTTGCGTCAGACTTATTGTACGCGTTGACGTTAAGATTTACACTTGGAACTTGAATAGACACAGAAGAACCTCTAACTATAATTTGCGATATTTGAAATACTATACTACATTACAACAAAATGATATTTTAGGTGTCAAACCAAAATGTCTTACCATCTGTTGTTATTGCACAATCTGGAGAAAAGCGAATCTTTTTCACTTTCTTCATTAGTTCACCAACTTCTTGACCAATTACAGTAAAGCAAAATTGTTCACCGCCTGGTATCCAAACATCTTCCAACAACATTACTTCAGACCGCATCAAGATAGTTTTGACTATCTTATTAACATCTTTTTGTTTTGGCACTGGAAATGCTTGATCATTTTCATCAATATCGGTGTAATATTGACTCCAAAATTTGTCTAAAAGTTCAGATTGAACAATTAAATGTACAAGAAGTTCATTATCTTTGTCTCTAAAGAATACTCTATGGCAATTGTTGTCATATCCAGTTTCTTTATCAAGATTCACCATTGATGAAATATCAGGATTCACCCATTTATTCTTGAATCCATTATAGTCGATCATCAAAATTTCAAATTTATCATCAATCATGTTTTCTCTTCTTACACTTATCACCATGATATGCAATCATAGAATTGTATTGACCTGTTTTTCCACAATGCTCACAAGTGAAAACCGGTCTATTTGATGCAGCTGTTTTATAGTTCTCGCGAGCTTCATCAGTGCGAACTTTACCAAGATTAGCCTTTCCAGCATTAGATGAATTTTCTGAGCGCCATTCTTTAGATTTGTTCATCAAAACATTGCTTATATGATCTCTTGTCTCTTTGTCATGCGTTTTACCAAAGAAACCATTCTTTTCACCAAGCGCGCTTTGTCTTCGTTTTTCTCTAGTTTCTTCAGTCATTGGTCCTCTATAACCACCAATTCCGCCTGGTGCTATATTCCACCCTATCTGGGCTACAGGACGAAGCTCTTTTTCTTTGTCATACGCATCCATGAAATTTTCAAATTCTTGGAGGATAACAAGGCACGAGAACGTGAGCCGATATTTTCTAATGCCGTGTCCGACTTTATAAATGCTTTTTGTATGACTGTCAAACCTGCCTTTGACGTCATTCGTTACACCAACGTAACCGAGCTGTATGTTAGTTGGATCAGTTGGATGTGGGATATGATAGAGATAGTACAAGTGGAGATCTCCGTGTTTGAAATATTTATCAACACAGAAATCTCCACCGCTAAATTATGTCTTTAGCTTATCATTCGTAATCAGTTTTACTATCCTGGAAGGTATATGGCAAATCACGTGCAATTGGATCATTTACTTTCTTTTGCGGCTCAGTCATAGCCGTATAAGTGCGACGAGCGAGAGCATCACATTCAAATTTTGCATCAGCTGATGTCATTTGGCACGGAGGGCTCTTCTGTGTATACGCAGAGCATCCGCGCAGGTAACCAACGATACCCATCTCAGCAGCGACGCGGCAGAAACGAATTGCCGAGATTACCACACCACCCGAGTTAGGGCTATCTTGCACAGACATACGAGCAGTAAGCTCATAACGAGCTCCACCAAATCCATATGCCACGATATCAAGATTAGCGATCTTGTTATCTGATCCCACATATTGACCACCCGGTTTTTGCAGCACTGTCAGTGACGGACCTGCGTAAAGCGTCATACCAGCTGTGCCAGCACCACGAACTACGTTTTGACCCTTCAGCACGTTTTCCTTCGATACGTGCTTGCTGTGCAGACGTTCCTTGTTTGCCATGTTCAGGAAGTCGGTGTTAGCCGTGCGACCTGTACGAATATGCTCTTGACCTTGCGTCGAGCCTGCAGCCATGTTCATCTGAATGTGCTGAGTAACCATCAGGCCAGCATCCAGCATCGCACCTTGGAGAACTTCCGACAGACGGCTTGCGCCCCAGATCGAACGCATATCCGAGCCGACGATCGTCAGGCCAGCATCGATGAATTGCTGTTCGGTTTCCATCGCTTCCTTCGTCGAGATACGAGTCGGGATGCAGTTAACCATGTGGCAGCCTGCTGCTACTGCCGCGTCGATGTAGAACTTCGATGCAGTTTCTGACCCAACCGGGCAGTAGTTGATAACAACTTCTGCTTTGATCGACTTCAGAATTTCAACTACTTCATTGAAGGTGAGTTCTGGTTGCTTGTCATCCACGCGGAAAGAAACATCTTCCGGGAAATCATGCATGTACGGTGCAACACCGTCAAGAACCGGACCCTTGTAAACACGTGCGTGAGGAGCGATTGCAGCATCGGTGATCTCAGTGACGTGATCCATGGCGCAGTTCGGCGAGGCACGAAGAGCTTCCTTCAGCGGACGGTTCACCTTGCGCTTATCGATGTCGAAACCACCAACAAAGACGATATCTTGAGCAGCGTAGCCGCCGATATCTTCATACATCAGACCGACTTTGTCATCCGGATTTTCGATGTAATATTGAACGCCTTCTACGAGACTTTTTGCACAGTTACCTACGCCGACGATCGCGACGCGAATTTTGTTAGACATTGTAAGACCTTAACATTTCAGTTGTTGACGGGCATTGGTCGATGGTGTTTCACACCAGAGTAGGCCCGGGTTCAAAATGAACCAACTAGAGGAGAGACTTGCTCAAATCAGATTGGTCCGCTATTTCAGTTGTTAACGCACATTGGCTCGTATAAGACGGTGCTCATCGGAGAGTAGGTGCGGAATGCATTGCATCCATTACCTAAATCTTAACTTCTTTCAAACAACCTGTACATTTTAAAGTGCAAAATTGTTTGATGATTTAGATAGAAGTATTTATAAGAGTCCAGCGTGATGCTTCAATTTTCGCGAATCATTCGAAGTGCTTCAACCTTCGTGAAATCTGGGATCAGGTCTGGCGAGTAAAGCAGCCGCCAGGTTCCGTCAGGTAGCTCATCGAGATGAATGAAGTTCTTCCCCGTCCTCGGACTTGCCGCTTTTGAGATGTCTAAAACGAGGTTCGTGCCTTCGATAGCTATCGAGCGCTTCGGATCTTGTGATTTCTTTTTCATGCTCTTCTTTATAAAAGTCTATGAATGTTTGTGGAACTTCTATGCCACCATTTTCTATGACACGCCTAAGCCTTCCTGCGATCAACCGACGAGCTTCTGAAAGCGTTATGTCATCTAGCAGCGCCCACAGCAATGTCCATAAATCAGTTGCAATCATCATCGATATCTGATGCCGAGCTGCTTCTAAATATGGCTTTGGCATGTGAAAATTCTTCTTACTATCAAGCTTTTCAACCTGAAATGTAATGCCTGGATTACCTGGCAACATCTCAAGTTGAGATTGATAGCGTTCGTCATATGGATTATACAGGCGAGCTTCCACCTGTATATCCTCTTGATGAATTGGAATGAACATCAGAATGACAGAAGAGTGGCCGCTGTCTTAGCTGCAAGAAGCGGATTCGGCACATTTTCCTTCAAATCCCAACGATAGAATTTACGGCCAAGGTGAACTGAGCGCGGGCGCTCCATGTAGGTGTTCATGAACGCTACGCCATCCATCTTGTACCATTCTTCCGGCCATTCAAAGATTGACCAACCAGCGTGCTTAGCAGCCATCTCACGGAGACCATCGATGAAAACGTTCAGAACCGCTTGACGTTCTGCACGAGTTCCAGTGAATGGAGTGCCTTTATACCAACCAGCTTTTGGAAGTACGCGAGATTCGTCTTCGATCGGAAGCGGAGTAACCAGCTCGATCGGACGATCAAGCGCTACCAATGCTTGCTCATAGTCCCGAAGCAGCTCTTTCGTGAAAGCGATCGGATCAGCTTCACGGCAGATATGGTGACGAATGTCAATGCTTCCCCAGTAGCACGTCATCGAGTCAATGTTCTTCATATCGAAGCCATATTCCGTGATTTCATTCACGATACCCTTCTTGATGATACCACGAAGAGTTCGGCCGTCTTTACGGAGAACGAGGGATGTCGGCTTGTAGGCCGAGAATGAGTGTGAGTCACCGATCACCAGGTGTCGAACCTTACCATTGCCATACGTCAAGCCTGGATCTAAGATCCAATCGGTGATGCCTTTGCAGCGGTCGGAAACCTTCGCCCAGTCCACGCCCTTCCAGTAGTCAGAAGGAGTTCCCTTCTTGATACCACAGCGCCAGCCGTAGTCGATCATCGGCCAATCAAGCGAGACGTATTTGATGTGGTCATGCTGTGGCCAAGCGAGACGTTCAAAGAACTTCGCCGAGTGCGGTGCAAGACCGTCAAATACGTTCAAAACCTTACAAGCTGGTGTGTAATCGACGTCCATGCCGTGATAGATGTAGATCGTGTCATATTGACTCCAATCATCTAGACGAGCTTCACCACGTTGGTCAAGCACATCTACATCGATGCCAACATTTCGAAGTTGATTAGCGCGGAGCCAAGCCCAGGCCGCGGTGTGTGAATATTCAGTTGATGCCAGCTTACGGCAAATCAGGTCAAGTGCAGCTTTAGCCATTTTGTTCGGCCCAATCAAGATTAAGAGGCTCCGCGAAGACTTCCGTGGTCACAAAGTCAAAATCTGGCAACTTGAGTGACTTGACGTCAAAACCTTCTGGGATGTTAAAGGTGAGCGTTACGTGTGGGTTGTAGTATGGTCGATCATTGGTTCCACCCATCGCCAAGAAATCCTTGTGCATTTCATGGAAGATCGGACAATCTAGGACCAGCACCAAAACGTCTTGCGTTCCAGTTTCTGAGTCAAAGATATCGAAGCGCAATGATTTAGCGACTATTGTTCTTGGACCAACTTGGTCATAAGCACGCAACACAGTTCTACGGCTAAACAACAGTGTCGTGTGGATACTCTCTACACGTACTCTACCGCGATCAAGACCAGACGTCTTAAACCATTCTCTCAGGTTCTTCTTGGTCTCTTTCGTGTAGTAAACGCAGACATACGTCCCTTGCTTTTGTAGTATGTCTGTCATCTTCACAGCAGTAGTTCTTTAGCGGTTGTGCCAACTAGGTACTTTCCAAGATCTTGCGGTGACAGCAAGCATGAGAACGTTAGCTCCGTCCGACCACGTGGACCAACAGGGTGGCACATAGCCATACCACGAGGAATGTCAACGTGAATGCACAGCTCGGATTGGCTAAGATCGAGAAGAGTAACTTCCGACATTTCATAGTTGTTGCTCTGCGGATGGAACAGGAAAGCTTTAAACGCCGAGTTAGAGCACTGAGTGATTTGCACCATGTCGATGTACTGTGATTCGTCATCGACCACTAGAAGGTGCCATGAGGCTGGAACAAAGAATTCAAGCCCATTGATTCTGACTTTGACGGCTGGACCTGCTGTTTCTTCAAGCCAGCGAATTGCGCCTAATTGAAAGTCATGCTCCATGGCATTGAAGTACCAACAATGTCTTGGAATCACCGGTCCATTGACCGAGTCAATTAGGTAAGGAAAATTGTAATCTGGAAGTATCTGCATCTATTTGTGCTATACGTGATGGTGCTAGTTATGTTGTGATTATAATCCAACGTCAAAAGAGGTGATATTTAATCACCTCTTTCTCTTAAACGAAAAACTTACCAGCGCCATCTGTTGGTGTGTATTTCAATTTTAGCACAGGTGACGTTGGGTAACCGGCATCTTTGTAATACTTCAATCGCTCTTTTTGGTGCTTCTTAGAGAATTGAAGCTTGGACGCAACATCCTTTACAAAAATCTTCTTCTTGTCACCCTTCTTACGAAGTCCACGACCAACTGATTGAATTGCTCGAATGAATGATTTACCAGCTTCAATTAGCACTAGACAGAAAATTCTGTCAATCGAAATACCGGTAGAAGCAATGCCGAATGTTGCGATAACGATTAAACCGTCTTGTTCGGCATACTGGTCATAATTCTCCTTTCGTTCATCTTTGCCAGAGCTTCCTGACAAGAAGACCGAGCCTTCAATCAGCTCTTGAAGCAGCTGACCTTGTGCAATGGAATTAACCAAGACCATGGTGTTTCCGTACTGATCTCGCCATTCTTTGATCTGTTGCGCGAGAATTTTCAACCGATCATCATTCTTTGCGAGGTAACCCTTCTCAGATGAGTAATCAGGCAGCTCTGGATCAACGTCTTGCGTGACGACCGGCTCGATCTCAATTTCAGACAGATAGCCTTGCTCGATCAACCATGACGCAGGTACTTCTCGAAGAATTCGACCAACTGAAAGCTTCAAGTTGTATTGATCTGCGAGCGGCTTCGGGAAAGTTCCAGTTACACCATAGCGGTGGCTGATGTGCTTTCCGTGAACATTGATCAAATCCTTGATGACAGTCGCCTTAATACCGTGGGCTTCGTCAACGATAAACGCTTGGAAGTACTGCATGTACTGCGGAGCGTTCTGCAGTGACTGCCAGGTAGCAACTACGATCGGATTGTCAATTTCCTTGGCGCCACCAGAGTAAGCGCCGATGGTGACTGGAAACAGCTCTAACTTTTCTCTAAGTTCATCAACGGTCTGAGTTACCAGGTCCGATGACGGTACGATGATGATCGTTTGTAGTTTATTGAGGTACAGCATCATCGCTAATGCAGCACACATGGATGTCTTACCAGCACCAGTTGCGCAAACAGCGAAACCTGAGCCTTCCTCAAGCAATGCATTTACGACATCAACTTGATATGGACGAAGCTTAAAGTGTTCAAGACCGAAGAAGTCTTCTTCTACTCGGTCTGCAATCACCGGAGCTGGTAGACGCTTATCTACCAGCTCAATGTCATATCCCCATGTCGCCACAAATGGAAGAATTTCTTCTAAGAGCTTCGTGTAGGTGTTACCCTTGTTGTCAAAGAAGTGAATCTTTCCGTCCCAGCGACGAAGCTGGAATTGTGGCATGTGCCTGTACCCTTCAACGAAAACGCCAAGCTTGTCATACAAGAAGGCCACGTCCTGCGGAGCGAGACCTGCAAGTCGACAGTTGACTTCATCATCAACGTTGATAGTACAAACCTTGTTCATTTATTCATCCTCTGGATCCTGAGGATCTTCCTCATCCGCTTCTACGGTTGGGAATTCGATCTGTTGATCTTCAGGAAGAATTTGGTTGATTTCATCTACAAATGCATGGAAATACCCACCAGCTTCCGAGCTGTTGTAGCTATTGCCCGCTGCATCTACTTCACCATCTACTGCTTGAGCTTCGGCGATGTCTTTCAAATTGGAGTTGATGACGGCGATAATGCCGTCGAGAATACGTTCTGCGTTCATTAAAATTTTCCTGATTAGAGAGTTACATGCTCAAGCTGAGCTACTCTAATCTTCACAATGTTGTTCAAACTGTAACCCATCGCCTGAAGTGCTTCGACGATAGATTGGAGTTGATTCTTGATGTGAGCTACTTCGAGGACGATTTCATACGCCTGTACGTAGTCTGGCTCACCAGCAATGTACGCCTTGATGTCGGTAGAGCTAAGACGTTGTTGACGTCCTTCATTCAAACTTTTGTAAAGACGACCTTCAACTTCACCCATCTTCATGCGAGCCCAGTTTTCGATCGCCTTTGCTTCTTGCAACATCAAATCGTAGAACATGAGATTCTGTGCGTGTTCTGCACAAGCTGTCTCAAGTCCTTTGCCGTCAAGCTTAAAGACTGGCTCAGCGGCCAAGATCAATTCCCGATAAATTTGAAGCTTCTCGGGTACCTTGCTCATTGGAATACGAGAAAGGTCGCTGACAGCAAAGCTCATTGATTATCCTTCGAGTTTGCCGAGAACGTCGGTTGACTTGATCAGGAAGACCTTTTGGCGGTCACCAGCGTCAAGCTCAACAATTGCGGTCTTCAGCATGACGATAGTATCGCCAGGTTGAATCGGTGGGACTACGAGCTTACCAGTCTTGAAATCATGGACGCCAGGACCAACTGCGATCACCTTAGCGACGCTTGGCTTTTCCTTCAAGAAACCCGGAATGACGATGCCGCCTTTAGCGTGTTCATCTTTCTGGTCTTGGTGAATCTGGACGTAGTCGTGGAGGGGTTTGAATGTGTATGTCATTGTTATTCCTTATAGAGATAGAGGCGGGTATTTATTCCGCCTCTAGACTGAAACTTAGACTACTACTTCGCCGCCTTCAATCTTGTCGAAACCAGCTTCATCGATTTCATCCGGCGTAGCCAGAATCGATTCGAATTTAGCTTGGTCGCCCTTGATCTTCGGGTGGCTAAACATTTTGTTGACGAGTTCTTCACCAAGTTCCTTACGTTGGAACTTGATATCGCCTTCTGGCATCTTCAGTGTGTACCATGCACCACCTTGGACCACGATACCTTCTGCAATCATCAGCTCGAGTAGACCCGAGTACTTGTTCATGCCAGTGTCGTATGGTACAAGAATTTCAACCTTTTGACCAAGCTTCGCAAAACGAGACTTGAAGGTTTCGATGTACATGCGAATACCAGAAACTTCACCTTCTTCCTTCAGCTTAAGACGTGTGATCAGAGCGATCTGCGAAGCCGAGTAACGAACAGCGTTGTTGATCTTCCACTTGCCTTCGCCTTCCAGCACGTCAGCAGGGTAAACCTGGTGAGTCGCTACGAAGGAGATATTAAGTGATTTGATGCGCGAAACGACAGTACGCAGAAAGTGCTTCATCTGCTTTGCACGTTGACCTTGGTCACCCTTCTGTTCACCAGCGTTAAAGTGCTGGTTTTCAGATTCGGTCAACAGCATGTCGATCGAGTCCAGACAGATGAATACCTTTGGAGCATTCTCGTTGAACTTGCCGTATTCTTTCTCGTACTTCTTGATGAAGTCCGAAACGACAGTCACCACGTCTTGAATTGTAACGACAGAAATACCGAGGAACTTGTCTTCGGAAGTGGCGACGCCGATCTTACCAAGGTAATCATGGTCGAGTGCGTTTTCTGAGTCAAGTGCTACAATGTAGGCACCGTCAGCCTGAGCCGCACACATGATGTTCGACAGAACGAACGATTTACCTGAGCCTGATGGACCAGCTAGAATGGTGACACGACCTTGCGGAACACCGCGGCGATAATCACCTGAAAGAATCTTGTTTGCCGCATAGTTCCCGGTGGTATACCAGTGGGAAGGCGGACGAAAGTCAGTTGTTACGTTTTCTAACTTTTCAAGTTGCTTTTTGAAGTCTTTAATAAAGGGAAGCATTAATCGGCCTATGTATTATAGGGTGAAGAGAACATAAGGCCACCTAAGTAGCCTTATGTTCAATGTACTGCGAGGGAGATTACGAAGCCGTGCGGTTACGCAGGCGAGCCAGGATGTCCTGAGCGCTCAGCTTCTGACCGTCACCTGCTGGTGCGGCTGGAGCTGATGGAGTTTCAGTTGCAGGTGCTTCAACCGTTTCCTTCGGTGCAGAGACCTTCTCATCGAGAGCTGCGCTACCTGTCGAAGCAGCAGGAGTCGATGTGGTCGAACCACCGCTCTTGTTGTCTTCATACGAACGACCGGTCATTTCTGCTTCGATCATCGCTTCCATCGCTTCACGTTCGATCTTTGCGTAGCGGAACTTGCTCAGATCATACAGTTCAACGCGATCCAGGATTGCTGCATCAACCGGAGTTGCCTTGCGACGGAATTCCGAGTTGTCGTAAGAGGCGTATTCGCCTTGCTTCGACTTGATGATGCGGAAGTTGTAACCTTCCTGGAAGTCATACGGCATTGCGTCCAGGTCACCCGTGACGATACCAGCTTCAATCTTCTTGTACAGCTTCGGACCGATCGATACCAAGCGAACCGGATTTTCATCGGCCTTGATTGGGTACTCGAAGGGCGAGCTAACCACTACACCTTGACCGATGTAGTCAATCTTGCGCCAGTACTTCTTACCCATTGCCGTGTCGCCTTCATTGTAATGCTTTTGCGACAGTTCGCAGCACGGGCATGCTTCACCATACATCTTCAAGCAAGCGATACGCTTCTTTTGACCGTTGATGACGAGTTCGTGGTACTTATTTTCGACCATGAAGCCAAGCGGATTGTCTTCATTCAGGTCAGGGAAGAAACGCCATTCTGCGATTGCGTCGGTATCCATCTTGTAGAACGGATAGAACTTATCCCAGAAACCGGTGTTGCCTTCGGAGGAGGTGGACTTCTTGGAGAATGCTGCTTTGAGTTGTTCGAGAGATAATGCCATGATGCTTACTTCCTAACTTATTAACGTTGTTTGTGCTACACTTATTAACCTTGCCACGGCGTTGCACCGTTGACAGAGACTATTTATACTAAACCAAATGAAGATTGATGTAAATTTTTAGTTTTCATCAGGAGATGAGAAATCAATGGATATTGTTCCTTGCTCCTAAAACGCTTCCAGTATTGCGGGTGCGAGAAATGCACATGCACGATACCAGCTTTTACACACGCCGAACGAGCCGTGTTTCCCAGAGCAATGACTTCGGACGGTTGCAGTCGGTCCACTATCGCCAGCAGATCAACTTTCGATCCATCATTGTTGAGTACGTTCAACCAGAAGAATTTCTCCTCTTGAAGATCTTCCAGCTCCATTTGCCAATTCAACCAACCAGAGCAAGCCCTAGTTGAACAGAATGGTTTTTGATCTGGATCATTGATCGGATCAGAAGCTTGTTCACCTAAGATGAGGATATTTCCCCTCTTAAACAAACCAGCACCTGGTTGAGAAGTCGGACAAGATTCCGACGCTAAAGACATGCGGAGATTGACTCTCCGCTCTAAAGCTAGTTGCTTATCAACAGTTTTCATCGCGGTTTGGTATTGCTAGAATGATGATTGTATTACCGCTATCAACCGTTGTATATTTTAAGATGAATTACGCCGTGGTCGTTGTGTTCTCACTTTCGAACCACTTTTGCTCAAGGTAAGCCTCGGCAAAGTAAACGGCGTAGGACAGAGCGACGAAAGAGAGGAGTACAACGATGTTTTTCATGATAGCACCTAATAGTGGGAGGAAAGTCTCCCACTATTTATGCTTAGAACACGAATGGAACCGGATCTCCACCACCATACTCATCTTCACCAGTCGAGTCAAGATCGTGATGGTAGAAGTCTCCTTCTGATTCATACAGCTTCGTGAAGACTTCTGGCTCATACTCTGACAGCTGCTTGATGATCTGTGCTACGATCAGCATCGCCGAGATCAAGTCATCATGTGCACCAAATTTTGCGGTGTAAGCTGCACCAGAACGAACGTACGTCTTCAGTTCCTTGATGAGCGGGCCAGAGTTGATGACCAAATTGTTCTTGGGCTTTTCAATCAACGTCTTCAATGTCTTACACGCGAGAGCCTTCGACTTACCTGAGGTGTTGATACCAAGCTTTTCACCGATCGAGACAAGCTCAGCTTCGTGTGGGAAGTGCTCATCATTGTTGAACAGTGCAGAGATAGCCGCACCAACCGAGTTGTTTTCAAATGACCAGTGAACACCTGGCGGCTTACCTGCGTGATTGCGATATGACAGCAACTTTTCGCAGATCCACTTTACCGCAGCGTAGAGCTCAGGTTCCTTGATGCGGTTTGAACGAAATTCAGCGATCTGGAACATCGTCTCAAGCTCAACTACCTGGATGACAGAGTAGTCTTTGTTCATACCTTGAGCCACGTCGATACCCACAATGTAGGTCATCTTTGCCGATGGTTCCTTCCAGAACACGAAGCCGTGATCCTTCATGAATGGCTCTGCGAAACGCAGATTTGCTAGCGTGATCGAGTTGATCAGCAAGTCATCTGAAGAAATGAATTCACACTCATATTCCTGCAGCCACTTTTCTTCACCGATCTTACGGATCATCTCCTGCTTGTAGGTCTCAGTGCGCTCCGGGTGTTCATTCCATAGAACTTCAACCGGCACAAAACCATTTAGGCCAGACTCTGCTTCTCGCCAGATCTTGGCAAACAGGTCCATGTCGCCGTTAGGCGTGGAGGATATGATACAAGAACCACCAGTCGAGATCGTTGGCGCTAGTGAGGTCCACATTTCATCTTGGATTCGATTCTGAACGAACGCCAACTCGTCAAGCATCAGCAGGGAGATCGAACGACCACGACCAGTGTTTTCAGTCGTTGCAGATGAAGTGATGGTAGAATCATTGTCGAATTCAACTGAATGCTTGTTGAATGCCTTAGCTCCCGGCTTCAACCAGTCTGGAAGTTCTTCATAAGCGTAGCGGATGCGGTTCATAATGTCGATCGCACCAGCGTTCTTGTTCGATGCAACCATGATGTACTTGTCGAAGTGGAAGCAAGCGAACCAAAGCAGATATGCTGCGATGACAGTTGACTTACCAAGCTGTCGGCCAGCTTTGACAACGCACCAACGATTTTCCTGGAAAGCGCGGATGCATCGAATCTGATAGTCAAACAGCTCAAGCTTCAGCTTTCCCTTCTTTGGGTGCTGAACGTACATGTAGTTGCTGATGAAGTAGACTGGATCCAGTCTACATCTTTTAAGCTCTTGTACCTGCCAAGCATTATACTCGGCTTCAGTATTTGGCTTCTTGATTAACTCATTCTTATTTGTCATATGGGTATGCTCCAAAGATTTCCATGGAGATATTTAGGTTTGAATTGATGATATTCTTGGAACCGCTTTAAATAATAAGTGGCCTTAGTCACCTTTCTTTAAGCTTAATTCGTCATCTTGAGCTTTCATGATTTGATCACGAAGTTTTTCTACGTAGCCATTATTGCGGAGTGCTTTAAAGACTAGATTTTCAAGGCTAAACTCACCACCGCTTTCCAAGCCAGCTCTACGAAAACGTGATAGTTTATCATTCAGCTCTTCTAATGCCGTTGCATCATTAGCACCAGATTTAGTCAGATCGTCAATTTGATTAGCAAGCTCTTTGACTTTGTGTTTAATTTGTGATGCTTTATACTTGACATTATGCTTGCTTGGAACCTTGATCCAGGCATTATTCTTGATAGAGAATGAGCCTGAATCGGTGATGCCAGTTTCATTGTCACCATCTTGTGCATAAAGCTCAACTGGAAATCCATAGATCTCCATGTCATGACGTTCATTCCAAAGTGCTTTCTTGGCAAACAAACAATCATTGAAATTAAACTCTTTACAGTCTTCACAATTTACTTTGCCAAGATCCAATATGACGTGAATGTCAATATCCGAAAGCTTGGTCCAATTGTAGTTAACATTGCTTCCAGTGAAGATAATGTCACTTACAGCGTCAGATGGTAGTTTCAAAGTCTCAATGAACTTATTTGCGATTCTTAAAAGAGCTGCATCAACCTTTGGCTTAAGCTCATAACCATTATGAAGTTTATCCCAAAGCGCTGGATTCAGCTCATCATGATACGCAAGCTTAAGCTCCATGTCGCTTTCAAGAAAGGTCTTGAATTTCATTTCACTTCCTTAGCTTGAACGTCAACGATCTGAGCTTGTTCAACTGTGTCAGCTTCCATCATCTGGCGAAGAATCGCGTTACGATCGGCGATAAAGACGTTCTGGTTAAGCGTCTGTGGAGTTCCTGCTTGCTGGGCGGCGATGCGCAGCTTACCGCGCTTGTACTTAGCATCGACACGAGAATTCGTTGCATTCAATGCAATGTTCAAATATTGCGCAGCAACTTCAGCGTTACGAGCAGCAAACTTCGGATCGACTTCTTGTGACATGCGTGACTGCTGGTTGAAAGCCGTCAATGCAGCGTCATGAATAGTTGCTAGCTGACGATCCACTGCCAAATCATCTAGACGATCTTCACGAGCAATATCTTCAGACGTTAGCCCATCAACCTTACGTTCAATAGCTGTTCCTGTGCTCGGATCGATCAAATCAGTCGATGGAGTCGTTGGATCAGTCTCTATGCCAAATACTGGAGTTGATCCGCTATCAATATTGAACACATCTTCAAGTGGATGCGAGTGTTCAGTTTCTTGACTCATCATCTTCTCCTTATTTCTTTTTTGTAAAGAGTTCATCTTGTGTCAGAACTCTAAATCGAATGTTAGCTTTTTCGCAATAAGCTCGTGCAGCTTCCCATTTAGCTTGATTGATTACGTAACTCACCTTCTCATAATTTGTCATTCTCTTGCTAATGACAGCTTGCTTGAGAGGTTTGATCTCAATCATCTCGGTGATGATATTTCCATTCTTATCGCGATACTTAACGATAAAGTCAGGAATGTAGTTGCAGATTTTTTGCTTAACAGGATGGTAGTACTTGACATGAACCTCTTCAGAAGCCCACTCAATTACATTGGGATTTGTATCGCAGAAAGTCATAAATCTGGCTTCCCAAGAAGACAAGAATCTAATCTTGCTTGGATCACCAACGTACTTCTCTGGATAAATGGGGGTGTATAAACCTTTGGCCAAGACTTCCTCCTATGACTATTGGAGTATTTATCTTGGCCAGAGATTTAACCAGTTGTGAAAGTATATTGCGGAGTACTGCTGTCACTAACGACAGATTCACCGCTATCTAAGCTTCCAGGAGGCGCCAGGTTAGATCCGTTTTGTACACTATTGAGAGTGAACTGCAGATTTGAATTCAACGTAGTTCCTGCGCTATTGATGACAGAAGCGTTATTGTAAGCAGAGATCGGGTTGTTGCCGGTTTGCCCAGACAGTCCCGATAATGCAGCTGGAAGCATAGTATTGCCGCCAGTGATAGCCGCAAGCTGGTCAGACGTCAAGTTACTACCCATCTGGCTTGAAAGAGCACCATTTGCTGCGGAGAATAGACCTGTCATGTTCGATCCAGTAGCACTTTGCGCCACTAGCACTCCAGCCTCAAGAAGTGAAGATGCGCCGCCATTAGCATTGCTAACTCCGCCTGCTAGCAAGTCGGTGTTGCCCCATGAGTAAAGCGTGCTCTGAGCCACTGTCGTGCACTGAATTCCATCATAGTGGAACATCACCGTCATCGTGCTACCACCATTTTCTTCCATGCTTAGTTCATCAAAGTCAAATGATTCAATACGTGGGTTAGTAAAGATGAATCTGTTTGATGACGTACCATTACCGAAGACCTGCTCGATCGTGATGCTCGTTCCTTGCGCGTAGCCGTTCTTGTATGGAAGCGATGATGAAGACTTCGTAAAGCCGTTGTTCGTACCAACCCCGCCGGCGCCTTGACCAGACTGTGTGGCCATGTAAGCACTGAAGAACTCATTGACGCTGTTCCCAATTTCATCGAGGAATGTGACGCTCAGCGGTTCAAAGGTGACGCTTGTTAGAACCTTAGAACGGAAGTTATAGAAGTTCACTTCCTGGTGATTGAATCTAACACGCGGCTTATCTACCGTGTGGACATAATAGTAGAAGTCACGAGTCGCAAATCCAGAGAACAAGACTTTGAATAGGAACTTGAACTTTGGCTGGTGATTCACCAGGTCATTAGCATAACCGGTCGACGTCCAATCACCAGGTGTAGTAGAAACAGCTTCACCACCGCCAAGAGCTTGAGTCAATAGCGTGCTTGCATTCAGACCAGAGCCGCCTGACAATGAATCAACCGCTTGAGCAAAGAGATTTACAGCCCCGCCCGCGCTGGTTGCACCAAAACTATCTGTGACACCGGCATTAATGCCGATGCTATTAAGGGCTGTATCAATTATGCTCATTTTATTCAGGCTTCAAAAGTTTCATTACTTCTTTGACAAATGCCACGGTATGCTTGTGAATGTGCTTACCCATGTGGATCTCACGCATTACAACTTCACCGTCTTTCATGATGTAATTCGTGCGCTTCTTTGACTTGATTTCGAAGGTGCGGTAAAGTGCACGAATCTTCTTGTCAAGCTCTCCACCCTTCACGATCTTGAGAGGCGCAAGCGAGTTAATTTCAAATTCACCGGAGTCAGTGCTATTGTCGAAGGTAATCATCAGGTGCTTACCCTTTTCAGTTTTCAGCACGCTCTTCGAGTTGCTAACACCATAGTACTTGTAATCCTTGCTACGTTTCAAATCACGAACATATCCACCTTTGTGATGGAAGATCATTTCAGCGATCTTGTCGATCATGGAACGAGTCTTTTCAACCTCAGGATCTTCAATGATGTTCTTCTTAGATTCGGCCAAAAACTCTTTGAATGTCGTCATGCTTAATCTCCTTATGATGCTATTTATGGAAAAGACAAAAGGGGCAAAATGCCCCTTTGTATGAACTTAAGCCGAAGCTTAAGAGAGAAGACCGCCGATTGCGGAACCGCCGATATCTGGTGTAAGAACTTGACGAGCTTGGTCGAAACGAATCGTCAGAGAGATCGTTACCTTACCACCTTCTGCGTAGTCCAAGTCACCATATTCAACGTTCTGAATAAAGCAACCTTCGCACAACCATGATTCAAGAACAGTTTCATTACCGTCAAGCATGTTCAGAGTAGTACCAAACTTGTATGACGATGCCGTCGCTTCAGTGTTCAGCCATGGGCCTGTAGCACCGATAAGACGCTGTTGCAGTTCAAGTTGAGCTTGAATAGCGTTTGAAGCCAAGTTCGTAACGTCATCTTCAAGCGTAAGTTGCATAGGCTGGAATGAATGCTTACCAGCTACGTATGCACGCGAGTTGTATCGGTCAAGTTGAACTTCTTCAAATTCAAGTGACGGACGAGTCACTGTAATCAGCTGAAGTGAAAGATTAGTAGCCACACCAGCCGTAGAGCCGGTGGCGCCGCCCAGTCCGCTAAAAATCACGTTCCAGCGGTTCTTGTGCTTTGGGTGCAGGATACCGTTACCCACACCGTAGATGCCTACTTGGGATAGTGTTGCCATGTTAGAGTTTCTCCAGAAAGTCGACCGTCTGTGTTGTTACGGTGTAGTTTTGTACGATGTATTTATTTAGATTGTCCATTTTTCAAACTTTAATCCACGGAGGTATTGATATCTTCGGTGTAAATTGGTGCAGAATTGTCAGGAACACCAGGAGTTACAATCACACCGCCCTCTGACGTCGGAGTAAGAGTCATGGAAGTGAATAGATCCGGAGAGTCAAACGGTTGAAGCACGCCATTTTCATCGTACTGATTCAGCGTCAGACCTTCAAGATCACCGAAACGAATAGCGATACTTTGAATTAGCTGTTCACGCATTTCAGCCGGCGGTGATAACCAAGCTGGCATTCTGAACTCTAGCGTCCAAGTAATGACGCGACGTTCAGTACCAAGAGGATAATTCTCTTCATTGTTGATGCCTTCCAAGTAAACGCTGGTGATCTTTGTCCAGTCGAATGGAGCATCATTACGCTGAACTTGCAAGTCATAGTCAAACAGAATCAAAATCTGCTCGAGAATCTGGAGCAGCTGATCGGTGTTTGACGCGTAGATAGCCAGCTCAAAATGCAAGTCATAAGGGATCGGCATTACACGACGAACAACCTTCAAATCGGTCGGGTAAACTCCACCTTGCTCTAAAACCGTGCGCTTATCCACGCCGTTCAATCCGCGAACACGATCTGGAGCCATCTCCATGTTAGTCATATAGCATGACATAATTGGAAGTGTAAATTGCTGGTTCTGAGTGTTACGAGCTCCAATTGAAGCTACCACTCTGTCCATTGAACCATAGACGATTGGAACTTGAATGAATTGTTCACAACCGCACTCATCTTTACCAGCCTGAACTTGAAGCCCAGCAAACAAATTAGCAAACATGACGATGTATTGCTTAAGCTGCTTGTTGTAGTAATATTGTCTAATCATGTCTTATACCAGTTGCGAAAGAAGCTTAATTGCTTTCTTCCATTGAGTTGGATTCTTTCTCTTCAGTGCTGCAAAGAATGGCGAGCGACGAGTGTAGGATATCTTCTCAAGGTCTGAGCCTTTTGGCGGTGTCGTTCCGTCTGCGTAAGTGAAGTGAGCTAGAGCTTTCTCTTTGTCATAATCCTTGACGTCAAACTCTTTTGACAAATCTTCTACACCTCTAAAATATGCAGCTTCTGACTTGATTTGAGGGTCAAATTCTACCGGTGAGTTGTAATAGTCATCACTGTTTTCATCAGTTAGATTGTCAGCAGCATAATCACTCTTCACATTATACTCATGGAACCTACGCAGCACCAAGAATTGAATCATGTGAGCAGTTTCATGGTCTACAACACCGATCAACGATGGCAGCTTATCGAGTAAGACAGAATGAACACGATCAATATCTATGTGATCATCTAGCAACATTCCTGATTTCTTTAGTGAAAAGCTCATCGTCAGCGTAGCAGGATGAAAAGCACCAGATGATGTAAGTGAGCTTTGCTGTGAAAGATCTATTTCAGCAATCACATGATCGTAGCTGTGAAGCTTTGACACGTCGGTGCCAAGCTTCTTCAGCTTATCCAGGTAGCGATCAGGAAGATCCGAGAAGTCAAGCTTGAACTCGTGCTCTTCAATCGTTGCTTTACCAACTTTCTCTGAATACTTGTCATCCGGAAGAGGTAGCTTATGCTTATAAGCTACCTTCTTTAGAAGCTGGTGAGCCGTATTAAAGTCTTTTCCTTCAAGATGCTCCTCAATTTTGTCTTTCGTGTAGGCTAGATAAGTGTAGACCACAAAGTCCGTGATGTCTTTCAACAGTTTTGGAGGGTTCTGAATCAGGCCCTCTTTCAAAAATTGCTTGAATGTAACTTTCATTAGATCTTCTTATCGATGTTAAATCTTGTCTCAGATTCCAGCATGCCTTCAATCGTTGGCTTGTGTGAATCTGGCTTTCTTCTTCTATTGAATTCAACGATCGACCAACGTCCAGTCGTCTTATTGAACTGAAGTAGACGTTCTGGAGGACGTGAAGCTTTTGGAAGATAGTCATACGTCTGGCGGTGATAAGCACCATCTGCCAGACCTGCGATATTCGGAAGCTGTGGGCCAGTCGTATATGGCGCTCCATTCGGTGGAATACCATCCGATGAATATGCATCACGACCGTCATAACCGCCTCGAGGGCCGAGAATTGGTTCGCCAGACTGAATATCTTGCGGATCACTACCAGTCTGTGGAACAGCATCCTTCATGATCTGCTCAATCTCTTCGGTAGCTTCATAAGCTTGTTGATTCAACAGTGCACCACCAGCAAAGAAGTCAGAATCACTCTGAGCTGCGTTGACGCCATTGTTCTTTCCTGGAAGACCGAGAATGTCTTTGTGTTCTTGCGACGGTAGCACAGGTACAGCATAGAAGCGGAAGAGGTTAGGCTTCCAGTTGAATGTGTAACCTTCTGTGCTCCAGTTCGTGTCGGTAACTTCAAGCCACTTTCTCACAGGGCGCAGCTTCGTGTCATACTGAACTTCACCAGGCAGCTCAAGAATATCACCTACGATGACAGGTCTGCCGAGCAGCTGAATCATCATTGGATAGCTAACAGTGAAGATGTATGATTCTGGTAGGTTGATACCAAACTTTGCCAGCTCAGTTTGAACGTCAAGCAGATCGTATGAAGCTTTCAGCATCGTCGACGTGCGGCAATATGCTCTGTCACGATTTTCGCGGAAGAAAGTATCCTGCACATTATCAAGTGACAGCTGGGTCGACTCGAGAAGTTGAAGCTGAACAATTTCCCAAGCAGAGTTAGTAGCCACACCATTGAAGAACAATGGAATGAAACGCCATTGATTGAACATGGCATCACTCTTGAAACCGACCGTCACCATATCTGGTGAGTCTGGAATTGCTACCACATCAACTCGGTGCCATCTACGTCCATCATCTGAAGCTTCAACTCTAATCTGAGTCACACGGTTTAGCGTATCTGCACCTTGCTTGATATTGATAGAGTTGATCTTCTTACGAACTGGCTCTGATGGAGCATAACGTTCTTGAGGAGTTCCAATGAGGTTCCAAGCCTTCTTAGTGCCGAAACTATAGCCAATGAAGGCTGGAGCTTCAGTTACGCCAGCGCCTTGCTGCACCGAACGCCAAGTGTTGGTATTGCCATTAAAAGCGTCGAGGATATTGAAACCAGATGGAGTTCCAGAGCACAATGGATAGCCAGAGCCAGTCTGGTCAATGTTAGATCCCTGATTGTGAACTCCAAGCAGAGGGAACACATTTACTGGACCAGCTGCAGCTTGAAGTGCTTCAGCTTGAAGTGCAGCAATGTAGTCAGCTTCCGTCTGAGCACACTCAGATGTCGAGTAGTCCAGCGTTCCAATTGGAAGAGCTGGAATCGTGTAGTCAGTGCCTGACGTGTCATACGCAAAGTCTAAGATCGGCACACCATGCTCGCATACTCCAGTTTGAGTTGGAGCCGAATTTGGTGTGCCGGTCGGACGAGGACGCGGCGGGCAGTGTGGGCATTGTTGATAGTTTGCCATTTGCTTAACCAATCACGAATGGTGCAAAGAAGGTACCTGGTCCGTTCTGGCCAACTTCGAAATCTTGAACTTGGCGTAGACAATCTTCTTGCAGACGTTGAGCTTCCGAGATCAAAGTATCTGCGTTCAACTGCAGACCGCCTCCAGGACCAGGAAGAGTAGCGAACTTACCGCGAATCATCGCAAGGTACATCATCGCTTCTGATTTTGCCCACTGCTGGATCCATTGGCTAGTCCAACGATCAGCGATAAGCTCTTGTTCTAACTTTTCGCACGTTGCTTCAACGATGACACGCTCTGGGCTGACGAAGTTACGGTAGATTTCCATCTCACGAGTGGCTTCATTCCAGTTGTATGCAATTTCACCAGCAAAAATCTGCGTGTAAGTTTCAGACATAGCCGTGATCAGGTGGATCGAGACCAAGTCATAACCAACGCCTGGAGCATAGAACTGGCTCATGAACGCCTGAGCGTAGATGTTATCTGGACCAAAGTTTACAAGACCAAGCATGTTCAGACGCCAGATTCTTGTAACGTCGACGATCGTGTTCGTACCTGTCGTTGGGTCATTCAAGTAGTACGTGCTTTGACCTGGCAGCATCTGCGTAATGAACATACGCTTGTTGTAGCCATTGTCTACACGGCGGCGAATTTCAGCGAGAGCTTTGTCAATCGCGATATTGAAGTGAGCATCTGTCAGTTCGACGCAAACAACCGGGAAGCCAAGCTGCATCTTCAGTGAATTGATCAAGCTCATACGAGCACCGCTCGACAAGTCAGTACCAACGCCTTGCTTCTTGTATGTTGGAAGACCGCCATCAGTTTCAACTGGGCGCCAGTAAGCACCAGACCAGATCTTTAGCGTCTTGGTTGTGGTGTTGTAAAAGAAATCGCCGAACTTTGGAAAGCCTGTTGGCAGACCTGTCCATGGGTAGCGTGGATCAGCTTCGGCTGCAACGGTCGTTTGTTCTGCAACAGATTTCCAGGTGGCACCATCCCATGAGAAGACCAGTCGCTGGTTTTCATCATAGTAGCACTGTCCCATGGTTGGGTTTTCAGGTGGGCCATAAAGCTTAGGAACATCCGACGCAAACGCCGAACTTGATGTCGTTTCAGGATATGAACGAACACCGATCGTGTAGTATGTGTTGACATTCGAGATAATGTGAGCTGAACAGTAGTAGACCGAGTTAGGATCTAGGTTTGTCAGGCTCAGCGTAGCAGTTGTTGTGTCATTGTAGAAAGCTCCGATCACTACCGCTTGACCGATTCTGTCGCCTGGTGTAGCTAGATTAGCAGATGCGTTGTAAACGACGCCATCAGTCGGATAGTTCGATGGATTGATTTCCATCACGCTCGCAGTAATCAAGATGCCGTTGTAGGCGAGCGGTGACATAGTTGTCACAGGAGCAGTCACAACTGGAGGATTCCACGTGATAGTCCCGGTAGTTGGTGTCAGTCTAGTGAAATTGAGGGTAATGTCTTGACCTTCAGACCAGAGCGTATCGCCTGCATCTTGAGCAACTCTTGACATATGGATCTCCATGAAATGTATTTAGATTTGATATTTATTCACAATCGTGACATAAATACCAACTACATTTATGGGAAGTGAAGACACATGCTCTTACAAGAACTATTAAGCATCATCGCCGAAAGAGATGCACAAGCGCTCCTCGAATCATATGGCAATCTCAAGAAGATTGATCCACAGCTGCTCAAAGCCTTCATGATGCAAGACGGCAAGGTTGACAAAAACCTTGGTGAACATTCTGAAGTTGAAGTAAATCCAAAGATCACAGACTATCAGTCATTTGAAGATGCGTTTGTCGAAAGAGACGATACTGGCGTGATCGGCTTCATATTTGTAGTTGATGGCAAGCAAGCGATGTCAGTTGCACATATTGTCGATCTTGAAAATTCGCCAAATCACAGAGATGAAAAGAAGATTCATGTTGGCGTGACTAAAGCATTTGCAGATCTTTTTGATGAAGACTATATTCAAAAACATTACATGACCAATATCATCAATGCAGCTAATAGAGGATTTCCGGTCATTAATAGTCAATTTAGCCACGTGAGCAACATGGTTAGAAATTTCTTTGATGTTGTAGCTGATAAGAAGCTTAAGCTTGAAACTATTGAGGTAAAGACAGATTTTAAGCGTCTTGATAAACAAGCTAAACGTACACAGCTCAAGCGTGGTCACATTCCGCTGCCTGGTTATGATAACAAGCTGTCAAAATCAGATGGTGCAGCATATAAGAGCTACCTCGAAAAACTGAAGACAAAGCTAGAAGCAAAATTAGATCAATTAAAGCGTGACAAACTTAAGAACGCTACTACACCTGAAGAAATGGTGAAGATCGTAAAAGAAGATGGTTTCGGTGACAAAATCAAGTTCATGGGTTTCACTTATAAGCGAATTGCCTTTAGAGTAGATTATGATCACCTTCACAAAATCGCCCAGGGTAAAGGTGACGTTTGGTCAGAAAATAATTACGTTCAGTACACCGTTGAATGGGAAGATAAGGCATATCAAAAGGTCCAAGAAGAGCTATGGGATCTTATGCCAACAAATCCTAGTAAAGTTGGTGAATCTGAAAAAGAAGAAGCACAAGAGCTATGGGATGCTTGGGAAAGACTGCAAAAACGCAAGATTCCACCAAATAGCTTGAAAATCATTATCGGATTGAAGGGCGGTATCGCCTCACCAGTTGACATCAAATTGGAGAAAAACTAATGGTGTTGTTAGAACTTTTGAAACTACAAGAACGCAGAATTGAAGCTCATCAAGAATTCCTAGAGTTCTTGTATGAGCACCTTGGAAACTTGAACGTCATCGACAAGAGTCTCATTAAGATTCTCCGCAAACAGATGGCTGACACGTACTATGTTTCTCCTGGATCAAAACCAAATCAAGAACAATTCAAGATCGGTAAATATCTTGGAACAAATTCAACCGTTGATGAAGAACCAGCTCGAAATCCATCGCAAGTGATGAAAGCGATCATGGATGCTGAAAGCAAAGTGATCGCTGTTGTCATCAAGTATGGTGATAAGCAAGTCTGCGCCTTTGCTAGCCGGCATAAGACATTTGGCAAGCGCGGGCATAAAGATACTGATGATGATTTGCATATTATCGTGTCACCAGATTTCTTTAATATTGTTGGTTCTGGAGCCGACTATACTAAGTCAATCACTAAACAAAAAATGGTGGCAGATCATCGCAATGGCAGCATTAAGAAACCAGTTAATGTAGTTGATGGTCACACTGTAAAGCATCTTCTTCAGGGCCATGGAGCCCAAACAAAATCATTCGATGATGTCGCTCTTAATAGTGCAAATGTAAAGAAAGTTCTAGCTTTCATTTTTGACAACGCTAAAGCTAATAACATGCAAGTGTCAATGCTGAATATTAGCAAAGATGAACAACGTCCAAAAACACAAGTAGATCGATCAAATGCGCGCCATGGCCGTATTCCATTCATGGTTCAAAAATCTTTGAAGAGCTATTCGCAAGAAGAGAAGCAAGAATATGAACGCTACACGCAAAGACTTATTAGCAAGTTTGCAGATCGTTTATCAAATTGGCGCTCAGAGAAAGCCGATAAGCAATCTCAAAAGTTCTCAAATCACGATGAACTGATTAAGCACATTTCAGCAGAAGGATTTCCAGAGAAAGTAAACTTTATGGGATATGTGTACCATAAAGAGCGTGTATCAATTGAATGGAATGATCTTGAAGCTAAGGCAAATAAAACGCTTACTGGTTACAAGGCAGCTAATCCAAGATCAGTGTATGACAACGTGCTATACAAAATTGATCGAAAAGCACCTTCATTTATAGCTCTTAGAAATCAAATGAGAGAACTTGCTGGTGGTATTCCTGAGCAAGATGACTCTGATCCACACGTAGCAGAAGCTCGTGATCAGTTTATTGCTGCTTACATGAGAAAGTACAAAAAGCTGGTTCCACCTGGTGACTTCATGGTTCACATGTCATTAATCGGTGGTGTAATCAAACCAACAGATATCTCAATTTCTGAAGACAATGATTACGTAGAAACGTACTAACAAAAGGAGAGCCTAGGCTCTCCTTTTTCTTTACTTCAGATGAACTTAACCGTCTAGTCGCTTATTGACTTGCTCAAGATACCACTGCCGAGCATGCTTCGAGATAGCTGACATCACTTCCTTCTCAGGCAATCCGCTAGCTGCGATCGTATCAGCTTCTTCCTTGTGGACGTCTTGTCCAACTGTCTTCAGGAATACTGGCGTGTTTTGAAGAGTTGCTTCAACCTTCGCAACATTTTCCATCTCGTCAAGCTTCTTTTCGAGACGGTGCTCAGTTACCAAAGCTTCTACCAGCGCACGAATGTTTTCGATCTTTTCAACGTCAACAGGAGCTAACGTCTTCACCTTCGTTTCACTGTGTTTTTCACCCTTGACCTTGAAGACCAGGTCGCTTACACGGAACGGTACGTGAGTCGTCGGATTAGCCGTCCAGACGATGCCTTCACCTACACCGAAGACGCCAAAATGCTTACCCACTGGGCATTCATTTTCAACTTCAAGTGTCAGCTCTGACAATTTGACAGATGCATATTCAGGCTTCGCGAAGTCAATGTGAATTTTGTATGTCTTGAACTTGTGAATGCAGAAGATCTGGTCATTCTTAGCCGTTTCACTACCATAGCCGTCAAAGACGTCACGAATCTGATGCGGAGCAAACCAGTAGCTATCTTCTTCAGTGCGCTTTACGCGAATGCCGAAGACCACAAACATCTTTGGAAGCCCGGTGATAGCCACGCCTTTCTGGATACTTTGACCGCACCACTCACCGTAGATTGCCAAGTGATCACCAGGCTGGAAGTTTTCCAGACCATAGACGATACGCGCTGAGTTGACAAGGCCTCGAATTGCAGCTGCTTTAGCCTGAACAAAAGCAGCAAAACCAGCGTTATCAGATTCAGGAGTGATCACGTTGGTACGTGATTGAGCCCACAGCTCTCCATTGTCTGTGTCTATTACTACTGCTGCGTTTGTGCCGTGCAACTTCACAGTACCAGTGAATTCAAGCTCAGGCAGTGGGATGCCATGATATGTACAGCGATCCTTGACAGAGCGGATCACGTTACGGAACTGTTCGATTGACGGATAAGAAATATGTTGAGCCATGTTTCCCTCCTATTTTTCTCAATTTTGAGAAGTGATTTTAAACCAACATCAAAATTGTGGATATTTTTAAGCAAAGAAAAAGCCGGCTAAGCCGGCTTTTTCAGAATGGAGCCTAGCGAACGTTTATGTGCTGTATCGCACGCTCTGAACGGCGATGTTCAAGAAGCCGATTCTCGACCGGACATTTGGATTTTCCAGGTCATTGAGCAGCTTGCCGTGATCTTGACCCGAGGTTGCACCCCAAAGAGCCGAGACGAGATTTTCAACTAGCGACTCACGAGGATCATACTTGATCTTCAGAACTGCCGGGTGATGAGTGTCCAGCATCTCTTGCGCGATGCGACGACCTTCCGCTTTGTCAAAGTTTTCGTGCGGCTTGCAGATCGAGTAACCTACGTGCAGAATCTTTGCATCGTGATGGATGTTGAAAATCAGCGTGAGACCGCCGAGATTGTCATCAACCACAGTGTATTCATCTGGCACCGCTGTTTCGATAGCAATTTTCGGACGAGCGTAACGAACTACGCCAGTCGTCACCTTGTCTTGAATTCTACCAAGACGCGGTCGTTCGGTGCCGAGAACAGCATGAACTTTGTCTTCCAGGTCAGAAACGAGCTCGATCTTGACTTCTTCATCCATGTAGTCAAGAGCATGTTCAATCGACTTATTGTCACCGAGTCGACCGAGAATTTCCTTCACGATCTTTGCTGCGTATGTATCTTTCATTTCCTTTTCAGCTGATGAAATTCAGCCGCCGGTTAGTGTTTGATTTGAAACTTCTGCTTATAACGCTCTGCCGCTCCAGGAACCGGAATGAAAGCTTCTTTCCGGAAATCCCAATTGTTTGTAGGATCTTTGCGCCGCGCGAACCAGTACTCAGGCCCAAACAAATATGCTGGAAGTGAACAGATATCTCCTACACCAAGAGACTTCCCATCGATCTTGTCAATGACCAAGGTGTCATGACGACCAATTCCTACTGTGGGACGAATCAGATGGAAGTGTAATCCATTGATTTTTCGCTGAATCTCTAAATCCAGATCCACGTTGATAAGCCGTTTGAAGTGACCCTTGCGGCGGTAACAGTAGTACATGACGTACATCTTGTTGGTGACGAAAGGGTTGCTTGTAGAACGGACCAGTTGGTGTTCTGTTTGAGAGAGCGAATTCACTATCTACTCCACACATCGATTGATAAACTTTGCCGACGAATGGAGCAAGGATTTTTCAGTTGTGTCCTTCCATCCGTTGATAGAGATTATATTCAAGGACAATTTGTGTGTATATTTTAAGTGACACTTTTCCACAAGCCTAGAGATAAATACTTGCATTCCACCTTTCTTAGGCATACCATGAGCTTCAAAAATTATCTCAATAAAGCTTTGAATGAAGCACCATTCGAGGATGAAGAAGACGATCCACATTCAGAAAAGAACCTTGGCGCTGGTATTTACTGGGCAAAGAACACCTTCCTGCATGGTAGAGTTCATCGCATCAAATCCATCGAGCAAGCAGACTGGGATGAGCTAGTTTCTAAGTTTGGAGAGGATGAAACTACAACATTCTATGCTGGCATCAATTTTCCAACTGAAGAAGCTTGGCATGGATTCTTCAGAGCTTACAAGAAGAATAAAGAATTCACGTCTAAAAATTACTTCTTAGCCTTCAAGCCAGAGCACAAAGCTGAAGCTGCTAAAGTAGCAACAAGAGCTGACCCTAATCACAGTAGCGCCAGCGTCTTCAGAAATAATGAGCGTGATTACATGGAAGGTTATGCAGGTGTCGTTTTAGAGCTTGAAGCTAAACACGGTACTGCTCTAGATCTCGTAAAGCTATTTGATAGTAGATTTGCCGGACCGAATCGTGCTGGCCCTACCAAACTTGAAGCTGACGTGCTTCCACCTGACTTAGCTTTCAAAATCAAGAAGATCGTCTCCAAGCATATTCCGTTTGGGCATGAGATCAACAAGCATAATGTCAAAGAGCATTTCATGGCGATCAAACAGCTTGAGGGACGAACGCATGAGTTCAATCCCGAAAAGAGCTTTGACCAAAAGAAGTACAACTACATCATCAACATGTACAGCAATTTTGATGATGAGATGCGTCACCATCTATTTGAGCTCGTTTCCAAGCTCAAGCTTGAGCCGCCATCAGCAGAATTCGTGAGAGAAGATCAGAAGAAGTGGTTTGTTGATCATGAGCTCGTCATTAAGCTCACGCTCAATCTTCCGTATGAGTATCTTGTCTACTATGATGAATTTACGCCAGCAGATCAAAAGAAAGCCGATACGATCATCAAAAAGCAGCTTGAGAAGCTAGACAAAGCCTACATGACAGAAATCGCAAAGCTGCCGAAGCCTCTTCATGAGCATGAATTCAAGATTGAACTACATGGCGTTCTTGAATATGCCGTGGCGATGGAGCAGTATCACCATGAGCTGACGTTCGCAGCGCACTTCAATCATTCAATTGGTGAACGTTATCGCATGCTTAACAGTCGTGAATATCTCAAGAAAATCAACTCTATGGATAATCAAGATGAGCAACGACAAGCCATTAGAAAACATGGTGAGGAAGTTACTAGCATTCTCAATCAGATGCTTCACGTCAAAGAAAAGACAGTGAGAGACGTACTAGGACGAGCTAGTGCCTGGGATTGATAGTACCTATTAGTGCATAAAATGCAATAGAAAAAGGCCGCTAAAAGCGGCCTTTTTCATTACTTTTACAACCTAAATTAGGTCGAAGAGGTCAAACTTGCACCAGTCGATACAACGTTGATAGGGATGTAGATGAATTCAATCGCCTTTTCAGGTTGCAGTGCGATATCAACCCACAGCTGGTTGTTATCGATCGTCGTTGGCGTGTTGTTCGTGCTATCGCAAACTACGATGTAGTCATACAGACCACGACGAACCATGATGTCGTTCAGGTAGCTGTTGATCATCTGTGAGATCGAAGCTTGAGTCTGAGCGTCGTTCAATTCGAACAGGTACGCGAACGCAGCCTTACGAATATCACGCTTGATCTTCGTCAGAAGACGCATAACGTTAACACGATCCAGAGCCGATGACAGCGAAGCCGACGTCTTCTGACCGAACACCATGATACCGCTTCCTGGGAAGTACGGAATCGGGTTGATGCTGTTTGGCGTCTGATACAGAATGTCGCGTTGGCCTTGGTTCAGCGGAGTCGACACGAAAGTCGTTGCAGTACCGAGCGTACCAGTTACGTAACCGATGTCTGTTACACCTGACACCAGACCACGACGTGGACCAGCTGGTGGGAACCAAACTTCAGAAACGTTGTCGCTGTATGCGTACACAGACAGAGCGATACCTGACGCAGCTACGAATACGCTAACACCGTCAAGACCAGTTGCCATGCCGTATGGGTAGTAGTAAGCTACCGAGTCGTTGTTCTGACGAGCGATCGTGACAGCCCAAGTTGCCGTATCTTCTGGCGACAGGTAGTTTGGCGTGTCTGCGATAACAAACGCTTCATCATTGATCGAGTCATTAAGAGCCAACAGTTCATCGACGCATTCTGGGTAGCCTGGGCAAAGAATCAGGTTGTACTCATAAAGTTCCGAACGAACGTCTTGGTTCGAGTTGATTTCAGCCGACAGAGCCGTCGTAATCGTTACACGCTTAGCAGCATCATTTGCACCGAGTGGGTTAGAAACTGTGACGGCAGTGATAACTACTTGGAAAGTATCGCCAGCTACGAAAGCAGTAGAACCAGCAGTAATAGTAAACGAAACCAGACCATTGTTGTAAGGTGTACCTACTGTTGCGTTGCCTTGTGGACCAGATGCAAAACCAGAGACCGCGAATGTTGCTACGAACGATGATGCATTACCTTGTGAAGCCCAAGTTACAGAACCGTCAACCACAGCAGTTCCAAGCGTGCTAGGAGCCGTCGCGCCTGAAGTACCTGCTACTACGCACTTGTACAGGTAGCCGTTTGCCGTTACCAGAGCGCCAACCGTGTAAGCTGTCGAAGCGGCCCAAACAGTTGGAGTTGCGTTGCAAGTTGCTGTCCAAACTTCAGCTTGAGCAGTAGCTTGATTAACCGTGAAGCCTGAAAGTGAACCGTTGCCTGTACCAGAATAAGCTGGAGTACCTGCGCTAAGTGTTGTTACATCGCCGTCGGTCAAGTCTACGTCTGCACGTACAACGTACGCTACGTTACCCTGAGCCAAGAATTGGTTAAGTGCGAAGAGGCCATATTCGTTACGTGCGTCGCCGTTTAGCTGATTACCAGCCGTGTCGGTGCGGAAGTATGGAATGCCGTACAGCTGCGTCGATGTGTTGATCGACGTCACGGTACGAACTACCGAGTGTTCTTGAGTACCAAGAGCTGCAGTCACGCCGTCCGGTTGAAACTTATTCGCACGTGTTCCTACGAAGATCAAAGGAACCGTCGGCGCCGAAGCTGGGACGTAATAAGAATTATCAACGATTGTGACCGATACGCCTGGGCTAACTAGTGTTGCCATTTGTCTGTTCTCCTAAGGTGGAAATCTTTCAATGAGCCAAAGAAGGATCATTTTCATAGTTGTATTTATTGAAAAGACCATCCTGATGGAAATTCTTACCATCTTTTGTCGGAGAACACAACAAAGGTGCTAAAAAGCACCTTTTATTTTAAGTCTAGTGTGATTTACAGTACGGCGAGCATCTCAGCTAAGAGTATCTTTGCTTCTTCAGTTAGCTTTTGTTTCTTACTGAGATTGTCAACAGCGGGGATAACGCGTAGATTTTTGATATCGGCCATCACTTCTGGTGGAATCTTGTTTTTGAACCCAGTGATGATCGGAACAATATGGTCCAGATTTACACAATCATCATGAAGATCAGGTCTTGAACGCTTTATACGAGTTGGATTCAACGTATCAATATTAGCTAGATACGTTTGATTTGAAATGTCACGAACAATCTTTGCATAATCATTCCACTCATTCAAATCATAATCTCTGCCAAATTTCTCCATGAACCCCGTCAAACATGTCTTCATACGTTTTTGTGGCCCACATACACCGCAAATAGAACGTTTGCTGAAGATGTTGTTCATCTTTGCCGTAAAAATGTGACCACATAGGCGACGGCGAACTTCAATTGAAGCATGAACTCCCTTCCATTCAGATTTGAATTCCTGAATGAAATCATATCCCATCTCATCAAGCCTAGACAGATACTTTGCTCGATTTTGTTCTCTAAGAGATGCTGTTCTGCAAGAAGCACATTCACCAATCTTATTTCCACTTGGTTTAGTGCAACCACAAGTTATGCATATGTATTTTGGATTCATGAATGTATTATATTTCATCTACATCATGAAGTAAACCATTTGACAAAAGAAAAGGGAGACAGAAGTCTCCCTTTAAATTACAACTTATCTACAGCTATTAGGTGTTCGTTGCGCCGAAAGTATTGCTTCCGGCTAACACTAGTTTCGTAATTAAACAAATACCAGGTTGTTTACAACGATTTTTCCATAATAGTCGGCGGAATTCGCAAGCGATGTGTTCGATGCGGTGAAGGTAGCCTTACCGTAACGAGTCAGCACTGCAAGTTGGTTGTTGTACGTTTGTGGGTCGATAACCGTGTTAGAAGTCATCAGCGGGATGTATGGGCAGTAGAAGTAACCTGCATCCGTTTCACCATTGCCACCCTTGTAACCGACCAGAACGATGTCCGACGTTGATGTTACAGTGCTGTTATCTACCGAAGCTTGCGCAACTGCAGCGAACGAAGCATTGAACAGGAACGAGTAAACCTTGATCGTGCCGTTCAGCGTACCAGCCAGGCGTGTGTTGTTCGGACCTTCGAACGAGCCAGAAACAGCTGGTGCGAATACCGACTTAGCAGCCGATTGGAGAACTGAAACAACTTGCGGGGACACAACGATGAAGTTACCAGCACCGCGACGTGTCTTAGCAGCGATTTCGTTTGCGACCTTGTTGATCAGCACGCCCAGAACTGCATGGCGGTCACCAACATAGTGCGGAACACCCGTGAACGAACCGGACATGTCGAACGTTTCCGTTGCGCCAGCCAGCGTGATCAGGTCTGTAACGATTTCGTTGTCGATTTCGTGAACGATTTCAGCCGAAAGAGCCTGGGTGATTTCTGCTTCAAGATCAAGGCCGTGCTGCGATGCCAAGTCTTGCATAGCTTCGATCGACCACTTGGCTTGCAAGCGACGTGTCTTAGCTTCAACTGCTTGACGCAGGATCTGGATACCCATTGCACGACCTGGGAACGATTCCATATCCAGCGTGTTACCACCGTTACCAGTCAGCGGAGCTGTGGTAAGGTCAAACGTTGCTGCTGGGGTGAAAGCACCACCGATCGAAACACCGGTAGTTGGGTCAAACGGTCCGCCTGCTTGCGATGGGTTTACACCACCTGCATAGAAACGGCGCATTTTCGATGCGTATGGTTGAACAGACGATGTGTTACCGAATGCTTCGTCGTTAACCGCGATATCACCACCTGGCGATTCTGTCGTCGTTGCGGAGTTCTTGTAAACAAGACGCATCGAGAAGATCAGGCCTGTAGGACCGTTCATTGGCTGAACACCAACGAGTTCGGTAGCAACAGTACCAGGGATAATACGTCGAATCATCGGCAGTACGATCTTTTGGAACGAACCGATGTTACCTGCGGAAGTTACGTCAGCACCAGCAGTTTCAACCAGATACTTCTTCTGGTTTTCAAGCACTTGGTTGACGATGTTAGCACGGCGAGGATCAAGCCCATCAGTCAAGGCAGACTTGGTTCCTTCCCAATTTTCAAAAAGTTCCTTCATGGCGTCTTAGCTCCTAGAATTGAAGGGATTGTTTACTTCAAGCCTGCCAGTTTGCGCATGCGCGAAACTTGGTCGTCTTGTTGCGTTTTTACTACTGCTGCGACATCTTCATTCAGCGGTACTTCATTACCAGTTACCAGGTTGCCGGCCGGTGGCGTAGCAGCTGGAGTTGTGGATTCAGTTACCACTGGCTTCTTCGTTTGTTCAACTGAAGCTTCCTTGATAACGCGGCCGACGTAAACGCCGTATGCTTCATCAAGCTTTTCTGTTGCAACATTTTGAAGAAGAATCTTCATTTGTTCTTTTGCGATTCCACTGAGTGGAGCCAGAAGACCATCAAGCTTACCTTGACGTTGTTCTGCGAGCGCGGTACGTTCGATCTCTGCGAGACGTTGTTCTGCATCTGCCAGCTTATCGGTGGCTTCAGCAAGAGCACGTTCTGTCTTCGACGTATCATCCTTGCGGAACTTCTTGAACGTTTGTTCCATGGATTCGAAAATCTCACGGCCAAATTCAAGCTTCTTAACTTCTTCAATATCTTCGTGAAGTTCCGTCATCTCTTCGTCCAGGCGGACTTCGAGGAAGGCGTCGATCTTATCAACGAGTTGGTCGAGTTGTTCGCCGAGCTTAGTTGCGAGAGCTTCTTTCTCTTCAACAAGCTTTTCAGCAAATTCTACTTCCAGGTCGCGGAATTGATTGATGTCTTCTTTAAGCTCATCGAACTCTGCCTTCAGGAACGATTCGAGCTTAGCGTCGATCGATTCTGCCAGTTGTTCACGAGCCTTGACGAACTCTTCGGTCAGCTGCGTGCGAACCTCAACTTCTACAGCGGCGCGTTGTTCAGCCAAAAAGCTGTCCATCGATGCCTTGAACTGAGCTGAAATCTCAGCCTTAGTTTCTTCACTGAGAACGTCAGATTCAAGCAGTTTCTTCAGAATTTCATCCATGCTTGTGTCTCCGTAAATGGTTGAAAATACATCCATTCTTTACAATGGATATTTATACCTGGCCATCAAAAACTCATCTTTTTTGGCCTCTTTTCCTATGCATAAGGCTCAAGTTGATGTTCTTGAGCCTTAAGCGAAGGTATTTATAAGCTCGAAAGCTTAAAAATCTGGAAGAACTGGAATTAGTCTTCTTTAGGAACGTCAGCTTCATCAGAGTAGAATGACAGATGCTTGTTCGTGTCATTATACAAGACGTATGCGTTGCCAAAACGTTTGACTTTTCCGTCATCAGCGAGGCCGAGTAGGTCAACCAGAGCTTCAATGATAGGGTCTTCATTCTTAATGAAAACAACCTTACCCTTCAGGCCTGGAATCAGCTTACGGTCGGAGTAGCCAACGTGAACACGCTTGAGTTCGAAAGACTCAGTGAGCGATGTAGCTGGAGCTGTCGTTTCTTTAACTTCATCAATGATGCCGAGCTTCTTGAAAATTTCTGCGAAATCTGACATTATTCGTCCTTCTTGTGCTTTGCGTCGAATTCTTGCTTCTTAGCGATGTCTTCGGCGTGCTTAGCAAAGTGAATTGCTTCACCGTCCCAAGTTACAAAGCCATGAGCAATCTTCTTTGGTTCTGGATCATGCATGCTGAGACCTAGGAAATTAGCGAGAATGAACGCACCATTCTTCTTTTCATAAGTACCTTCAGATTCAATCACGAAGATGAAACCCTGTTGGTCCTTCAGGTCATGGACTTCTACAAGACCAAGCTTGTATGTTTTTGCTTCGCCATCACCCTTGCTAAGAGCCTCTGTTACTACAGGAGGAACAATTGCTTCTTTCTTAGCGGCGGTTGCGATGCGATGCTTAATGCCTGCAAGTTCCTGCAGGCGAACTGCCGTATCATCACTCATTATTCACCTTTGATTTGTTGGCCTGTCAGCTTTTCGAAGAAAGCAGCCAGTTCTTTCTTGAAGTACTTCTGTGCAGTTGGATCATGAATGACTGATTCAGCCAGAGTCATAACCTTCTTGTTGTCTTGCAAGCTTTCCATGACGTGGCCAGGGAATGCGTTTGGAGCAGATGGAGTTGCTACAATGTCAACTGTTACCAAGTTGAATTGCGAAACCACACCTTCGTTTACGTTACCAGATCCGCGTGACGATACACCAAGCTTACCACCAGCTTCCAGAATGGCCTTGACCATCTGTCCCATAGGGTGACCTTCAATAATACGTGCCTTACCGATAGCGTTAGAGCCATCCATGTACATTTCTGTAATGATGTGCGATACGTTCTTCAGGTCAATGCTAAGATTGTCAGGGTGGTTAAGTTCACCGTAAACGGTGATACCTTCTTTGATCTTGCGGTTGATGTCATTAACGGCAGAGCAAATTTCGGCAAGCGGGTATTTGCGTTGGTTACCATTCAGGACATCGGCTTGCATGAAAATACCAGACAAGTAAGAAGACTTACTCTTCTGGTTGTCTTCAATGATAACATTAGCTACTGCCGGGTGAATGCTTTCGATAAGAACTAGCTCTTTAGCCATAATGTTCTCTCCTGTTCAATTATGATGAAGCTATTTATCGCTATCACTTCACCATAATTGAATTTGCGGAGAATTTACTTATTTTCCTTCATCTTTGTCCTTAGAGCTTGGCGTTTCCGCTTCAGTTCCTTCGGCTTCAGTGTTTGTATCTTCCTTGTCCTTATCTTTGTCCTCGGACGTATCTTCAGACGTTGAACCTTCCGACTCGGAACCTTCACCTTGAGTATCTTCACCTTCTGGAGTTTCACTTTCTGACTCCTCTCCTTCCGGTTCCTCACCCTTCGGCTTCTCTGTTTCCTTCTCGTAGTTGTCATAATCATCCGACACCTTGATGTCTGGACGGCCTTCTTGCCACTTCTTGTCGTACATCATGCGGACTGCATCAAGACCTGGAGCAATACCATCATCTGGAATGTTGCGTTCTTGCTTCAGAAGCGCTTCATTCATCTTGATGTCATCTTCCGTATAATTCAAGTAGCGGATCAGACCGTAACGTGCTGAGATCGACTCGATGTCCTTGACGCTGCTGTAGATGCTCATCAGCTTTTCATCAACTTCAGCTTGCTTGTAGATGTCGAAGTCTTGTGGCGCTGGAAGCTCGATGCGGAACAAGAATGGATCAATGTTGATACCAGCCGCCTTCAAGTATGCCTTGAAGTGAGTATCGAAGGTGCGATTGATCTTCGATTGAAGACGTGAAACGAAATTAGCGAAACGAAGTTCCTCAATGTAAGCTACACCAACCTTACCATCTGAAACTTGACCGCCTTGATCCGAGCTACCACGCATGTATGATGATGGAATACGTAGGCCTTGAAGCAGCTTGTTTTGGAAGTAGTTCAAGTCAGAGATCTCACCGAGATTTTCACCGCCGGAGAGTGTTTCAACGCGTGAGCCACGACCGTTTGCAGATTGAGCGAAGAAGTAATCTTCAGTCATCGACATTGGGTTGTAGACCGAATCGATCTTTTCCTGACCACCAGATTCATTCGGAACACGCTTTTGGCGAACTTCATTCTTGATCGACTCAAGGTATGACTTCACACGCTGTGGCGGCATGTTACCAGTGTCGATAAAGAACACACGACGCTCTGGAGCACGAACGATACGATAGATGATGACAGAATCTTCAAGCAGCGTCAAGTGACGATATGCCTTGACGACCGGGAAGAGCACCGATTCACCAAACGGGCCAGATTCACCCATGCCGCTCGACAGAGAGAAGTGGATGATACCAGCTGCTGGAACGATTTCAACGTCGCCAAACGCGCCCTTGTCATTCTTAGCGCCAGTGCGAAGGTGATAGTGTGTTGCGCGGTTCGTTTCCTTATCCAGCACGACACCAATGATGTCTCGCGGATCAAGATACATCCACTTCTTGAAGTCGGATGTTTTACGGAAGAAGCAATCACCGTACTTTATAACAACACGTGCAATGTCGAACACGATGTGGTTCAAGTCTTGAACTTCACACCAGTGACGAAGAGCTGCACGAACTAACTCGGTGATATTTTGGTCAACAGAACGGCTCACTTCATTTTGATAGTTGATGTCAAATGGAAGATGAGTCTTAGTGTTCTTGTTTGTCATTTCTTCGGCGATCGTATCTAGCGCTCGAGCGACAAATACGTCTGAGTCCATGCCTACGTACTGAGTGTACTTAGAGGCACGAGAAGACGCGCCCTTCATAACCTTCGTGTACCACGAGAAGTTATTGAAGAACTTTGTTTCCTCTGGACTAGCGTTGTATGTCGTCTTTACCGGAGCCGGTTTGACAATACGCCAATAGTCTGTGAAAATTCCAGCCATGTAGATATTCTCTATTAAGTTGTGATGGGTTTATTTATGGACCCACCAAGAATGGCATTAATTTGAAACCGCAGTTTCTCGACGTGTTCCTGGAGCTTTTTGGCTATCAGGAACGATACTCTTGTTTCTACCGCTCGTGTTTTGTGCAATCATCGCCAAAAGTTGAGTCTGTTTTTGCAGCTCAACGTTCGAGCCACCATCAACATCCGATGCATTGTAAACCGGTGTGCCGTTGCTATCAGTGTCTACCGTCGTTGATCCACCCATTCCATTCACTGCATTTGTCACTGGCGAAGTATCAACTGATCCACCAATACGATTGTTAGCCCATGAAAGCAAGCCACCAGCAGTTCCAGTCTTATTGAACAACGCTGCGTTGCTCTTATAAGCATCTGCACTGACTAACGATCTAAGCGGCGTATTTGGATTTGCGCTTAGAACAGCTTTAGCACCACCTGGGCCAAGCAGGTGAGCCAGGTACATTCCGCCACCAGTTGTTGCACCAGTAGCACGCTGACCGTCACGAATGTAGAAAGCTCCCATGATCGCCGACAGTCGTTGATCACTCTTCAAAGCTAGCAGCTGTGAGCTTGTCATTCCATTGACGTTCACACCAGCCTGAGCGCCATACTTCTTGATTGTTTCGAGCCACGTGCCATCAGTAAATTGGAACAAGCCAGAAGCAGATGAGTTAGGGTTTCTAGCATTTGATTTACCACCAGACTCTTGGCTTGCGATGTTTGCTAGAATGCTTGGATCAACACCTGTAAGCTTCGCAGCTTCAGCGATACTTCCAGCCAAACCTTGACGGCTAGCGAGGTATGAACTTTCGCCGCTGTTCAGGTTTGATGAATACAACCCGAGAGTTGCGCCTACGCCAACAGTACTACTTGCAGCGCCAAGAGCGAATCGACCAGCCGTCATAAGACCAGCTCGAATACCTCCAGTTGCTGCAGCTCCAGCGGCTGCTCCGGCTGCACCTTCTGCAGCTCCAGCTGCTCCGGCTGCCGCTGCTCCTCCACCTGCCATCAATCCTCTAGCGATAGCTAACGCTTTTGAGCCGCCCTTCATGATCAAATCTTTACCGATCAGACCGAGAATAACCTCGCCAAGACCCATAGCGAATTGTGCAGCAGAATTGTGAGTGATCGTGTTGAACGTATCTACCGTGTCACGAGCAGCCATCATCGCCTTTGAGAATGCATCTGTTGCTTGCACAGCCTGATCCAAGCCATCTAGCTGAGCTTTCGTCATGTTTGCAAGATTAGATTGCGCGTCGCTTCCATTAAGCTGCTTAATACCAGCGCCTGTCATGTCTTTTGTAAGATCTTTTAATCCACCAGCTTGATTCATGTATGTATTAAAAGCATAACGATCAAACCCATTGCTGCCAGGACGATTTAAAAATTGAGCTCTAGCATTGTTAATGTCTAAAAGCGCTTGTTTGCCTTCTTTGCTATCAGTAATTTTTCTGACAGTGTCATTGTCACCAATACCAGCTGCGTTAACGGCCGGTTGTATTGTTTTAATCGCTGCCGCTAGCTTGGGATCATTTGGCGAAGCTTTTTGAAGCATTGCAAGAGCATTTTGATAATTGAGCGCCTGCGTTTGCATGCCCTGAAGGTCAGTATTTTCAGGATTAGTAATTTCACTGACCTTCTTATTGAAGTCAGTCAATTGCTCATTGCTCATGCCCATGAGACGTTCATTTTCTACACGAGCTTTGATTTCATCAGCGACTACACCAACTTGTTTCTTTCCAAGCCCAAGAATGCGTCCTTGTACAACTTCATCCTGAGCTTGCAGTGCGATCAAATCAGCATATTGATCATAACTGTCACCGAAGATTTTTGCAAAGTCTTTGTACTGATTTTGCAACTTCTTCATTTGATCTTGGCCAGAAGCGCTAAGAACATTAACACCCATGCTTTGGATGACACCAGCAAAGTTCGCCGTCGCCTTCTTAGCGTCCTTGCCTAAGAACTCAAGACCTTTCGAAGCTTCATTCAGGTAGTCGCCAAAGTTCTTTACGCCTTCAGCGCCACCGCCAAGCTGGAGAACGATGTCTCTGTGCTTGCTGACGATCTCTGCATATTCTTCAAACGTGAGGTTCAGCTTCAAAGCTGATGTTTGAAGCTCCATGAAGGTGCCTTGTAGACCGACGCGGCTGATAGCAACCCACTCGTCGATACCTTGGCTCATGGCCTTCTTCATCGCCTTTAGACCTTCGGTCACAGACGCGTATCGAGAGATGTTTTCTGCTAGCTTGCTCTTAACACCTTCAAGAGTCTTGGACAGCTTGTCATTAGCGGTTGCGGCCTGCAGAGTTCTGTCTGTGTAGACCTTGAGGGCCTCTGTAGCTTCTATGATGGTTTCGGCGTGCTTGTGATTCTTGATACCAAGCTGACGCAACTCTTCAATGTAAGCGCGCTTTGTCGCGAATTCTTTACCGCTTTGAGCTGTAACACGAGCACCATACTTGGCATAATCGGCGTGAAGACGATCCATGCCTTTCTTTTGAGCCTTGGCGACACGCTCAGCGATATCTTCCTGGTGATTGATCGCGGCCGACAAGTCTTTAAGATTCTTGATCAGGCTTAGCTGTTCATCGTTAAAGATTTTTGTCGACTTCAGCTGCTGCTTCATTTGCTCAAGCAGCTTTTCAGCACCAAACTTTGACAGTTTATCAAGAGCGTCATTCAGTCTGGTCGCTGAACGCTGAGCTTCTAGATTAGACTTGGCGAGTTGGTTGAAAACAGCGTCAATTCTACTTAGTGCTGTCTTATCGCTGTTATCGGCCATTTTTCAAGTTCCTATTTTGTCATAAATACAGTTGTCGCACAAATGCGGACTATCTTCTTTATTTATAGGCTTGTCATGTTATCTCCAGAGGCACGGTCGTTATCAGCACTGCTAAATGAAGCATGGCTAGAAGACGCCTACAAAGAAAATCGCGGAATGATGGTATTGTCGCTGAAAGATCAGCTAGGAATGAGAGGCCTCATCCTTGATCTTGATAGCTTACCATCACAGCCGCTACCGTTCAAAGAAATTTTCATCAAGTGGATATTGAAGGTCAACCAACCTAGAATAGAAGCTGGCGAAAAGCCCCTCGTTACGGTTGAGCTAGCTCTGAAATGTCCTCTTTGGAAAGCCATTGATCCTCCTTTCATTAGCGTAAAGCTGACAAAGGAAGCAATGTTCAAGAAACCAAAGCCAACCATCAGAAGTATCGGCTCTAAGCCATCGATGGGAAGCATAAATAGTAACATGCCAAAACCTTCAAAATAATCGAAGCATCATACCAGAGGTCATATGAATCCACTATTAGCAAAAGTAAAGCTCCCAGGTCGAGTTTTCCAATTTCCATCAAAAGGTCTTTTCTACGGTCCAGGCATCTTTGCTCCGCACGTAAAAGATGGTGAAGTTGAGGTGAAGCCGATGTCAGCTCTCACTGAGTTGAAGCTTCGCTCGCCAGATCTTTTATTCTCCGGTAGAGCCTTGGTAGAAGTTTGTGCTGAGTGCGTACCAGACATTCTGCAACCTAACAAGCTCGTCACAAAAGACGTTGACGCATTATTCTGTTTCCTGAAGGTTTCGACCTATGGAAGCATCATGAACATTTCATCGATCCACCGTTGTCCAGATGCGAAAATCCACCAGTATGACATCAACCTGGAAACCATCATCGGTTCTCCAAACAATGCGTCACTGGATAGCCGTGATGTAACATACAGAGTGACGCTGTCAAATGGTCAACGTGTAAAGCTGCGTCCAGTTTCTTTTGAAGATTCACTGAAGTTGAATCACATTCGCCAGGATCTTCAGCGTGGTTTCGAAACGTCAGGTAATCGTGATCCAGCGAACGCAGAAGTTGAAAAGCTGCTGTTGGTCGATCTGCTGTCAGTTATTGAAGGTGTAGAGGCTCAGATTGAAGGGACGGAATCCACGACTTTGATTACTGACCGCAAGTTGCTTGAAGAATGGGCTAGACAACTACAACGTAAGTGGATCGATGAGCTATCAGCTCAAGCAGTACGTGCTGATGAGTGGGGCTACTCAATGAAGACGAAGCTGAAGTGCAAGGACTGCGGAGAGGAATACGTACACGACATCGAGGTAGACCCGATAAATTTTTTCTTCGGGTAATCGGATCAGGTGATCAAGCAGTAATCGCCGAGATGATGCGTGCTTTCACGTCAGCAAACGAGCAGCTGATAAACTTACTCATTCAGCTGCAGTACTACATGAGAGGCTCTATGTCAAGAGATGACGTTTGGGCTCTTACTCCTTCTGAGAGAGATCTCTACTTGGAGTTCATCAATAAGCGATTCAAAGAAGCCGGTGAGATGATAAAGAAGCAGATTCCTGTCTTCTTATAAAGCCCGAAAGCCAATGAAACAAAGCCCGCAAATCGCGGGCTTTGTTGAATGTCACGCCAGTGACATATCTGTTAGCTAAAATGCTACCAGTCCATTTGATCTAACTGGCGATTGCCTGCGGCATCGCTCGCTTCGCGAAGTTTTTCTTTTTCTGTGTGGCGGCGAAGCCGATCTATGAAAAGCTTTTCTATCATATTACGCTTTTCAAGCATAAACTTGCGCCGGCTAGGGCGCTGACAAAAGTCCCCAAGGACTACTTCTTCACACTCTAGGACCTAAGTCCAGCCAGCCCAGGTTACGCTTTACCTGGCAACCCTCACGGGTTTCGTGTGATCCGCATACGTAGACGCATTCCTAAGAGAGCTATAAGAAGTAATTTGCTCTCCTACCGCAAAGTTGTTTAAGCTTTGCATCTGGGAAATTTATTTGTTAGCTTACACTAGCAAATTCTGGCGAACTGCAAGGGACATGCAGCAGATTCTTCTAAACGAGACTTTTCTTTTTCCCGATCCGTACCAGAGGCCTTTTCAAATCATTGCAACAAATGAAGTGATGGTCCCACAGGGCACAGATCTGTGGGTGGCCAAGCGTGCAGGTTAATGACTCCATGCAAGCCGATATTTTTTGACGAGGTTGCGTGTTCTGTGCCGGTGTTACTTACTACTTATTCTTCAACCGGAACTTCAGAACCTTCAAGCTCGAAAAGAACGAATGTGAGAGCGCTACTACCGCTACCGATCGTGCTGACCAGAATTACTGCAAGATTTTCCATGCTAGTTTCATAGACGAGAGTTGGTTCAATAACTCCAGCGTCATCAGCATTGAACACCGTGATGCCAACATCCAGCTCAAGCTCATCGTTGCCGTTGACTACATCTTCAAACAAGACGGACCAGAAGGCCGCATTGCGTGGAAATGATGTGGTGAGTGTGAGCTGAGGAGTAGTTTCGCCAGAAGGATCATTGACGAATTCTGCATGTTCTAGCGATTCATTCAGACCATCAACGAATCCTTGAAAGTAGTCGCTAGTACCTTCAGACAGCTTGAACGTGTATTTGACTTGAGTAGACATTTAGGCTTCCTGATTTTCTTCGATGAATTCTGCTTTTTCCATGGCGACGTTCTGACCTTTGAAGGTCTTCTTGAGCGTTTGGTACATGGATCGTTTCGTGCCGGGGAGATTGATGAGCTGACCTGAGGAGATCTTGACATTCTCAACCTTACCATCTTCCGTAACATTGAGCATTTTGCGGGCGCGGTTTTCGATCTCAAAATACTGATGATCGATCGCCGGTTTACCTTCCGCGTCTACTTGGTTCGCCGCTTGACGAACCAGCTTACGCATAAGCTTTGCTTTCTTTGCGTTCATATGTCTTATGTATGAGTTAAGTTACTGCTTGAGTTTCCACCAATCTACATCTGCTAAAGCAACATCAAGCTCGAAAATCGTGATGAAGTAAATACTACCATCATCCTGTTCTCTAACCATCAAAACTTGCTGCTTCGTACCTTGCGGCAGCTTCGGCTTAGTGCTAACACCGTCTTTCTCTGTCCATGATGTGGCACAGAAGGTTTTTGAACGATTGAACTTGAAGATAAGCAGCGGAATTTTCTTGAGCTTTTCAGCATCGCCTTCTGCCTGCTTCATCCAACCTTCAATCTTGGAACCTGTCAGCAGGTACTCAAGATCATCAATCGTCTTGTAAAACTTGCACTCTAGGGAGAATGGGAATTTCCAACCCTCTGACTTGAGTACATCGGATTCATTGGACGGAACAACGTCGCCGATGAACAAGGTCATTGCTTCGATCGAAAAATTTTCGAGCATCTTAGCATTCTGACCACCGAGAATAGCACCTGAGGATTGCGAACGACGAAACTTCATGGGCGCAAGAACTGTTGAAAGTTTCTTGGCGATTGAATTTTCAAAGCCTGAACCTTTGGCTTTTGAATTGACGCGTTTTTTCTTTACTTCTGGTGTAGTTTCTGTCATATTGTGGTGCTCCTATTTGTATGGCAAATATTTATGGAGCACCACAAAAGCAGTAAAATGATTCTATTTCAGGCGGCCATGTTTGTAAATTTTACATCAAGGAGTTCACCTAGTTATCGATTTGCATCAGCTGCGAGAAACCACCATCTTTTCTCACGGCGATGGTCTTATCACACCGTCCTTCGAACTCTGGTCGGTGTGAGATGATGTAAATGCAGATACTGTCATCCCAAGCCTTCGTTTTCAGCAGGTGTATCAATGCATCAATGCAGTTGGTGTCCAAGCTACCACCATCGACCTCATCTGTGAACAGAACATTGACTCTAGAGTGCAAGTACGTCAATGTGTCACGGAACGCTAAGCAGAGAGAAAGATTTAATCGTTTCTTCTCACCGTTAGAGAGGTTGCCGTGATCTAGAGATCGGTTGTACTGTGAGATCTCACACGACATATCAGGCATGAAGTTAACAATGTGCGGCAGGTTCAACTTTTGCGTGTAGTAGCCGATGCGTTTATTCAAGAATGGAATGTTCTTGGAGATGATGTCTTTACGAATGAACGAATTTTTGTCGGTCAGCAGCTTCACCAGTACTTGCTGGTGGTTAAGCAACCTTACAAGTTCATCCAGAGCGGCATAATCGATCTTGATCTCACCCTCATTGACTAGAGCGTTGAGAGCTTCGACGTGAGGATTGTCTTGGTTAGCCAGCTCGATCATCTTAGCGTTCAGCGTATCTGTGCTAGCTTTGATCTTTAGCAGCTCTGAAAGATCATTGTGCTTGATCTTCCCTTCAATAGCTTCGATCTCATCATTGATTCGATCTACTTCAATCTCATTGTTCGTCAAGCTTGCGAAGATAATTTCTCGTTCAGAGACTTTCACAGCGATCTTTTCACGAAGCTCAGCGATCTTAGCTTCAGTGTCTTCAAACTTTTGCAAGCAGTACGGACACTTTGCCTCGATCAGGTGGCCAAGCTCATCAGATAGCTTCTGCAGCTCTTTCTTACGAGCATCATTATCAGTCTTCTGAGTGCGAACTTCCTGCTTCAACGGTGAAAGTTTCGTCGTGAGCTTCTTTAGCTCTACGTGAAGAGCTTCCTCAGCGTCAAGATCGATCCCAGCGATGCGATCAAGCTTCGCTTGAATTTCCATCAGCTGCGCATCACGGGTCATCGTCCAACGTTTAACCCGCTCTTTTGCTTCATCTACGTGACGGTGATATGTCTTGTTCTGAAGTTCTTGCTGAGCAATCAACGTCTTCTGCATGTCGATAGCTCGTTCTGTCAGGCCGATTTCACGCTTCTGAGCGTTTGCCTTACGAGACAACGTAGTGATGCGGAGCAGCTCTTCGATCAAATTACGTTGTTCACCGACGCCAAGATCCAAGAATGGACGAGCGTTACCGTTGAACATAACCACTAGTGAGAATAACTGGAATGACATTCCAAATACTTCTTCAACCTTGTCATTGAAGTTGACGATCGAGTCAGGCGTAATGTCAACACCATTTTCCCAAAGTTGAACAGAATTACGATCGCCTCGAGTGCGACGGACGATGTACTCATCTTCACCTTTTGCAAAGTAAAGATTGACTTCCATCGTTGTATTTTTCTTCTCATTCGTGCGGTTGATCAACTTATCCTTGCTCACGCCAGATGGAATCTTGTCATAGAGAGCGTAGGAGATAGCCGAAATAACCGTCGTCTTACCAGACCCAGAGGATCCACCTTCGTCAAGGTTTTCACCGAGAATGAAGTTGGTTCCTGGAGTCTTTAGATCTACTTCCGTCATCAAATTGCCGAAGCTCATGAAGTTGCGGAATGTTACTTTTTCAAAAATTATATGCTTCATTCATCCGTTCCTGCGTCTGACGGCAGCAGCTTGTAAAGCTCGATAAGCATGTTCACGTCGATGTTCTTCAACGTTTTATCGTCTTTCATACCGCTGAGGGCAGCAACGACAAGCTCATCGATCGTGGCACCACCGTCTAAGTTTTCACTAACCTTGGCATTATCACCCTCAAGCAGACCTTGCTTTGCTTCACGATCTTCCTCGAGGATAAAATCACGTAGGTCATATGTCGAAACCATCGCATCACGAAGCTCTTGAGCTTCAGAGTAAGCGAGGTCGATGTCGATGACGCATTTTACCTTCATGCCGCTAACTGGTGCCCAGTTGTTGGCCATTACATCTGAAAGATTGACCTTCAGGTACTTCGGGCACGCTTCCCAGTCGATGAACGAGACGACATTCTCAAGCACTTCATATACGCACATGCCACGTTGGAAATCACCAGCATCACCGAAGTCCATCGGGAAGGTGTTGCCGATGTAGACGACGTTGTCTTTGGCTTGGCGCTTGTGGAAGTGCCCTGAGAAAATTTGATTGGGTCCTGGGAACAGCTTATGGTCTGGGCCATGCTCTAAAATAGTGTTGTAGCCCGTAACAAAGAAGTTCTGAAACTCGAAGTGACCAGCAAAAGCCCAAAGATCATTGTACTGAATGAGATCTTTGTACTCGTGATCGAACAAGTACGGTGAGAACAAGATATTGTCGATGACTTGTGGTTTGTCAATGACAGTAAAGTTCTTCAGCTCTCCGAACATGCGGACAGAGTGAACGTCGCGAGTGGTGCGACGGTGTAAGTCATGGTTGCCAACGATAAAGAAGATCGGAATGTCTAGCTGGTCTAGCATCACCAGCCCTTCATACGAGTAGTCCATCGTTTCAATGTTGATGGCTGAACGAGATTCGAACCAATCACCAAGGAAGGCTAGGTGTGTGACGTCACCAATTCTGCGAACTTCATCACAAAACCACTTAATGAAGTTCAAACAGTCTTGATTGTGTACTTTTGAGTTGTTTCGCTTGCCGAAATGAATGTCGGTCATCATGGCAAGCTTTTTGATTTCTGACGGCTTCTTAAGCATCGGGAGCGTGTCTGTCCAATTCACGAATGAACTTATCGTATGCATCGATGAGTACGTCGGCTTGAGCCTGAAGGTTTTCAGCCTCTCGACGCTTCAGAAGAGCTTCATCACGCTTACGCATAGCATCTGCTCTAATTCTTTCGGCGTTAATTTTTAAGCTGTTGTATTCATCTTTTGACATATTTGGGTCTATCGTTATAGTTGTTGGGTTGCTCCAGCCAAACCAATCTTCACAGGGCAGTGGGCCGCCTCTTTCTCGCCGCATTATGGCAAGTTGTTCACGGCACCATCGTGGTTCATCATCAAGAACTGACATGACTTAGTCATTCATCGGTTCTTCAAAGTTGAAATACTCTGTGACTGCTTTTGCATCTACTGTTCCAAGCAGCGCTGCTTTTTCAGCATCAGCAATCGCTTTTTGTTCAGCTTCATTTTTAACACGTTCTTTAGCATCAACGATGTTCTGCTTCATTTCTTCAAACTCAGTCTTGTATTCACCGCCATCAGCTTGTTCGCGGGCAGCGTCTGCAAAATTATAGCTTGGGTTTTCGCCGAGGTCGATGAGAAGTTCATCACGAATGCGACGGTGCTTCTTCTCATGATTCAAGAACTGCAGGAAGGTATTGTTGATGCAGGTGGTGTAGAACGAGAATGGATTGTCTGAGCGTTCAGGATCAAACTTGAGAGCATTTTGGCATAGGTTGGCCAAAGCTTCACAGATCATATCCTCTTTGAATGAGTACCCAGAGAAGCAAGGACGTTGTGCATACTTACGAGTCAACGTCATCAGCATCACTGCAAGTTCATTCGTTATGCGATTCAACTTCTTGCAGCGAATAACCTCAGGGAGAAGTTTCGCGTTTGTCAGGTAATACTTGCCGACAAATTCCGGCGTATTTGGGTTTTTGGCCCGCTTGGCTGCTTTCATGTAAATCTCTTATAACGTATTGCGGTGAGTGCACAATGCATCTCCTGTTGTTTAGACAAGTACGATAGTATCATACATTCAACAAGAGGTGAATTTTTCGACATAGATCAGGAAATAAATAGACCTGTACCAATAGTTATTTATTCTTGCCAGAGACCATGAAACTAGACGAAATTTTACGCATTAGCGAAGATCAGGAAGAAAAGAATGAGAAGCTACTTGCCGTGGTCTACGGAGGTAGGTTTGAACCTTTCCACAAGGGTCACTACGCTGTTTACAAGCACCTTAAGCACATGTTTGATCCTGAAAGCGTCTGGATCGCGACATCTGACAAGACGAATTTTAGCAAGCACAACGGCGACATTTCGCCATTCAACTTTCAAGAAAAGAAAGAGCTGATGCTTCGTCTGTTTAGAATGGAAGAGGATAAAATCGTGAAGTGCTCTAACCCAGCTTTCAATCCACGAGAAATCTTTGAGCGCTATGATAATGCTCCGCTTGTCTACGTAGCAGTAGTAGGTGAAAAGGACGTTGAGCGCTACAAGGCTGCCAAGTTCTTTAAGCCATATCCGACGGTGAATGGTGGTCATGCTCTTCCGTTCAATGAAGCTAAAGATGGGCTGAAGACGTTGGCTGAGAAAGTTGGTTACTACCTGCCGATCAAGAAACAGTCTGGTGGCATTTCAGGCACGGAAGTTCGTGAAAAGCTTCTTGAAGCAGCCGATGATGATCACAAGCTTCACGAGCTGTTCAAAGAATTTTTCGGCCACTATGATGAGATCGCCAAAGATTTGATCATCAGCAAGCTTAAGGAAGTAAAGTGAGCGTACCAGGACTAAATGACCCAACTAACACGTATTATGACGCGTATTCGATTCCTGTAAGTGGATTCTCAATTCCGTCACAATTTGATACGTACACTCCTGATAATCAGAATGATTACCAGTGCCGTGTCGTCTTAGTCCCTAATCCTAAGAAGGGTGCTACGGCTTGGACGATGAATGGAAAGTTCATTACGATCGGAGTTTATCGTGATCAGGGCAGAGCTAGCGGTCGTAATGGTCAGCTTGCCGCTCAATCATGGTCTCGTTCAGGAACTACGCTAACTTTCATTACGCAGACACCGCATGGATTGTCGGTTGGTGATAATTGTGACTTCTACAATATCAATGTTGCAACCTTCAACACCAACGTAGTGACGGTGATCGACAATTACACTTTCACTATTAGAGCGTTCAATACTGGTAGTGCATCTGGTGGCACAAGCGCTATTTGCTGGCCATCGAAGATCGTTGATTACAATGATGATTACATCGTCTTTCGTCTGCTGCCGTCATTTCAGCTGGTGACCTACGCAACGATTGAAAGCATCTTTGCTGCGACAGCTCCGTCAGTAACGACGAATACCGTGTCGATGTATGACATCACAAAATCGAGCTACACGCAGCTGCCTAACCAGAAGTCTGAAAACTTCAACTATGATTTAACCACGTCGATCACCGCGAATGCAGATTCAGATGTGGTAGTGCTGTACAATCAGCAATTTGATGCTAACGGAAACCCACTGCTGTTAACTTACCAGGATAATGGCCAGCCAACGCTCAACACGAACATGAACTCCGTGACGGATAACGCACAGATTTTCTACCGTGATACGATTGATAACCTGGCGGCAAACAGCCGGGTGTTTGTGTATGACTTCTATGGATTAGATATCAATGATCCAACACGCGGTCCATACTTCAATCCAGCTTTAGTTTATCGCAATCCGAATGCAACTAGCTTGATTGGAAACTTCGCCTATGCGCAAAGCGCAGCTGGCACTCCGCTTTACAGCGGCTATTTGCAAGATGAATTTGGCAACTTGGCAATCGGCATTCAAACGAATAATGCATTAATCGTTAGAAAGCAAATTTTACCAGTGGCCCTTGATTCATTCAATAAGCCTATAAAGCAACCAACAACGATTTTAGGAGTTTAACATGAGTGTACTTGACGGACTTACAAGCAATCTGACTAATAATGTAGCGTCATATGCTCAAAATGCAGCCAGCAATTTGGTGAATCAAGCCAATAATATCGTGACGCTGCCTACGATCAATGTTACTGCTAAGGCTCCAGCCGCAACGGTTAACACTTACAAAGTTGCGATTCAAGGCCCGACTGGTACGGTCATTTTTGAATCTTCTGTACCGCTGTCAGAAGAACGAACCGCTACGTATCAAGGATTTGATATTACGCACTTGCCGACGGAAATTCCAGCATACAAAAATACCAGCAGCAGAAAGTTTTCAATCACTGGTAAATTTGTCTCTAGAAACACAGCTGAAGCGACGGCTAACTCTGGCTATCTTGACATGATTCGCTCGTGGCTTTTACCAGATTATGGAAATTCTGGCGCTACGCCACCTATTTTGCATCTTTATGGCTACAAGAACAACCATATTACCGGCGTTCAGTGCATTTTAAAGAACTATTCATTCATTTTCCCGGATGATGTAGATTACATTTACACCGGCAGTAATCCGATGCCAGTTATTGGTATGGTGACGCTTTCACTGGATGAAGTGTTTTCTCCTGAGCAGATTACTGAAGGCGCTTGGAAAATTAAACCGCCAACAGTAAATCGTCCGCCAGACGCGTTCGGAAATGGTGATTCAACATTTGGCTCAAGCAGCGGTGGTTTAAGCCTGGGAGGCATTACATTGGGGCAGATTATTCCAGTTGCTACAGCTCTTGTGACTGCGGCGAAAGGTGGTGTAGCTGGTAGTCAAGCACTTAGCTCATTGGCTGGATACGCTCTGAGCAGCGCTGGATCTTTGATCGGTTCAAATCCTGCCGTTCAATCTTTTGTTTCAACAGCATCATCGACGATTAAATCAGCTGTTACAACGGCAGAAGGCACGGTGCAGGGAGCATTAAATAGTGCTACCCAAAGTATTGTCGGATTCACGCAGAGCATTGGATCATCCACGAGCAATTCAGCAATATCTTCAAGCATGGCCCCAATTAGTTTTGGTGCTGGTGGCGCACCGTCTGGTAGCGGGTCAAATTCTTTTGGCTTCACAACTGGAAGTTATACAGCTGATTCAACTACTACGAGCTTCTAATTATGACAGTCGCAACATCAACCGGAACTGACGTAACAGTTCTAAATTCTACTTACAATAAGAAGAATGGTCGTTACGTGCTCGGCGGCACCACTGAAGTTTCAGCGTGGGCCATTGAGTGGTGGGAGAAAAATCAAATGACGCCTGACGTCACTGATTTTGCATATGTTATGGAAAAGAAATATGAAGGTAGACCAGATATTCTTGGGTATGTATTTTACGGTGATCCGCTATTGTGGTGGATCATTTGCCAATATAATGCCATCCTTGATCCTGTCGCTGAACTGGTTGAGGGAAAGATTCTGTTGATTCCACAAGCAGCTCGAATCACACAATCTGCAACTACGGTACAAACTGGCGGCGTAGCATCGACCGCTATTTACTAAGACTTATAAGAGATATTATATGGCAACGCCAGCAAATGAATTAGATAGATACGCATCTTACACGTATTATTTTGAGCTGTACGCAGCTGCGATTGTTGATGATTTGTATCAATATGAATTCATTGACAATTCAAAGGTTGGTACGACCAGAACATCTCCGAATGGGAACCTGATTCTCAATTCACGGTGTGACGCGTTTCAAAATATTGAAGATGTCCACAATTACATTACGAGCCCATTAACTGGCGTGGTCTCAATGTCCGGTTCTCCAGCTGGTTGTGTAATGACAATTAGAGAGCCAAATGGATTTAGCTTCGTAGATAAACTTCAGCAGGTTGTTCAAATGAACAACGTACTAGCTTTAGCTAATCTTAACTTTGCTCTTAAGACCATGTTTGTTGGACGCACGCCTACAAATGTAATCGAACAGAGAATGGACCTGCCATTATTGATGATGTCACTAACAAACATCGAAATGGAATTCACGAATGAAGGTTCTATCTATACTCTGAGCTTTGTTCAACTTGTTGGTTTTGATGCTCATAAAGATCACAATGACGCTGTTGTCACTGACATGACAGCAGCTCTTGGTACTGTTTCTCGCTCAATTAGCTTTACTGGTCGAACAATTCAAGAAGCTGTTACAAACTTTCAAACCAATTTGAATGGAATGTACACCTCTTACTACAATGAGAGCGGTACAAATAAGCAATCACGCCCAATCGTCTACCAAGTAAATATCGATCCAGATATTTCTGGAGCTCTAGACAGTGTAAATAAAGACTACTTTGGGTCAAATGCTCCGGCAAGATTTGCATATGAGCCTGGCACTAAGGTTGCGGCCATCTTGCATGATATTCTATCTCACTGTTCAGCGCTTAACACCACATTAGTTGGAGATAATGGGACGACAGATCCAGATATTCTCATCAATAAAAAGGTGCCATTTGTCAGATCGTCATTGCAGCTTCAAGCTACGCAAGCGCTGATTACTTATCAGATATCGCTCTATAATGCACTGACGGTGTCACAAAATGATCAGAATTCAAGTGTTCATCAATATGTATTTGATTATTACTTTGCTGATCCAGGTAAAAACGTTGATGTGCTTCACATGGATTTAAAAGTCAATTATGGTAGCCTGAATATGGCTATCAGTCAAGGTAATTACTCGATGCATGATAAAGCGACGAATGCATCAGGCACTCTTCCATCCAATGATCCAAAGTATTACGCTGGCAACTTATTAACTCCAAATGCTAGCATTGATCAACTACTTAAGAGCGGATTAGTAGGCACGTCATATTTTAACGGTCTTCAAAATGACGTTGCAATTATGCCGTTTGTGACTCCAAGAGAGCAAGAAGGTTATGTCACAATTCCAAATGATCAATTGGCGTCAGCTAGATTAGCTACTAAAGCAATTGTGGACGCATTTGTTGGATATGGCATTACATTGACACTTCAAATTCGCGGCCACCTTGATCTGTTGATGTTACAAGGCAATTACCCAAACAATCAAAAGACAGATTTGCTAAATGTTGGCTGTTTCATGAAGGTCAATATCTTCAATGAGACGCAAGATCCTACTACCGGCCAAGTTACAAAACAACCATTCTTCTATACTGGTTGGTATAGAGTATTGACGATTGAAAATGTATTCTCAGGTGGCATATTCACCCAGAATATCACAATGATGGCGGTCGAAGATCCGAATCAAACGTCGACTAATAATGCCACGACTGCAAGTAACGCCACAAGTACTACAACTCCGACTCCAACGGCTGTAGCTGTGCCAAGCGTATCTCCTTCAGCATCGAGCAATACTTACAACTTCAATACCACTGCTTCAACAACTAACAAGTACAACTTTCAATAAGACATAATATGACTCAAGGGATCGGTAAACATCTTGGTATGACGGTTGGCATTGTAAAGAATAATGCTGATCCAGGTCAGCATGGCCGTCTTCAGATTTACATTCCGTCTATTGATAGCGATAGCTTCCAGACGGCTGATTTGCCATGGGCGACATACGTTTCTCCATTTGGTGGTACAACCGCTAACGCTCAGGTCGGTAGAACTTCAGATGCTGTGGAAGGCGCGTCAGCTTATGGATTTTGGGCTATTCCTCAAAATGGAGCACAGGTGCTCGTCGGCTTCATTAATGGAAATCCAAAGATGCGTTTTTGGATTGGTTGCGTTTATATGCCTGAGCTTAATCGCACAATGCCGCAAGCTCTTGATGGTGTTAAAACAGAGATTGATGAATCAGGTCAATACCCTCAATCAAGCATCTCATACATGGTTAACAACCTCAATGCGGCTGGATTAGGCCCAGGTTCAGCTAATTATGCAACGCGAGGTTGGGAACGTTCAATTTCTTATCCAGCTAATGGAAATGCTGCTAAGAACACGAATAATGGGTATGCTCCAAAGCCGCTAGATAAATCCAAGTCAGAATCTCAGATGTTTTCAATGACGACGCCTGGCCGTCATTACTTCTTAATGTCTGATGTTGATGCTCAATGCCGTGTTCGTTTAAGAACAACCGCTGGTTCTCAAGTCATTTTTGATGACACAAATGAACGCATTTACATCTCGACAGCTAAAGGCACTAACTACATTGAGATGGATGAGACGAATGGTAAGATCTATGTCTACTCTGATTCAAAGGTTAACGTCAGAGCAAAGAATGACATTAACTTCTACTCCGATTCAAACATCAACATTGTTGCTAAGAAGCGCGTAAACATTCAATCTGAAACTCGTGGAGTGAAGATTCAATCGAATAATACGCTTCAACTAGTGTCTGGTGGAGGTGACGTTAACCTCAGCGCAGGCTGTGGCATCAACCTGAAGACGTCTGGCGGAAGTGCAGCTCCAGCCGTTGGTGCTTCAACAACTTCCAAGCCTGGTGGCGTAGGTCTACTTCGTGATTTTGCTGAGGCAGCTGGAACATCATCTGGCGGAATCAAGCTTGACGCAAATGGCCCGGTAGAGATTACAACGCAAAAAGCACTTACTGCGAACGCTCAGGCTGCTATCACGATGATGACATCTGGCACGTTAGCTTTCATCAGCAGCGCTGGTTCTACACTTCAGCTTGGTGGTTCTACAACGATCTCAAGCCCAGCCGCTATGGGTATTAAGACACCAGCTTTCAATGTGGATGCTGGAAGCTTTGGTTTCGTAGCGATTGATCCTATCTCAGGGCCGCTGCCGATTCAATCGACGTCTGGAGTTTCTGTCAACAGCTCAAATACTCCATCTATTTCTTCTGCTCCTGCTGCATCTAGCGATACAATTTCGAGCTTCATGGTAAGGCCTGATCATGAATCTTGGAAGCGTGATGAAGATGAAGCCTTGTGCAAGACGCCAAGAAATCCACTTTGGCAGCCGTAATCATTTGCATAAATAAGTACTATGAAAATTTTCTACCAAGGTTTTAGCACCAAGAGCTATGAAGCATCAGGCGGTGATTTCGTCACGCTTAATCTTGATGCCATTGATGATGACTTGCTTAATCAAATCTTCACCGTTAAAGGTGAGCGAGTCAACATGCCCGATTGGGGCACAAGAATTCCGCTTCTAACGTTTGAACTTAATGACGTGTATAGTCAGCAAGTTATCCGCGAAGATTTAACTAGCGTCTTCAATGCTGATCCTCGAGTAGAACTTGTAGCTCTCGACATCATCACAGCAACTGATGATCACGGATTGATCGCTGCGTGCAAGATCAATTACATCGAGTTTCAAGTGACCAAAGATTTGAATATTGAAATTACCTCACAATAACAGGCTATTGTAATGACATCAGCAACCTCGCTAAACGCGGCCGAAACCTGGGACCAAGTCTACCAAGCGTTTCAGCAAGTCAATTTCGTTTCATATGACTACAATGCTGTCAAGCAGTCTCTTCTGGATTATCTGAAGTTCTACTATCCAGAAAACTTCAATGACTATATTGAATCTTCACAGCTAATTGCGATCATCGAAACGTTTGCTTACATCGCCGAACAGCACGCGTATCGTATTGACATGTCGATCCATGAAAATATGATCGACACTGCCGCCCGTAAGCAAAGCATCTTGCGTCTGGCTAAGCTGGTCTCATATACTGCAACTCGTAATATCCCGCTGCGTGGTTTTGTCAAGATCACCAGCGTTAGTTCGTCACAAGTGCTTTATGACTCGCAGAATAACGCACTTTCGAACAAGACGATTAACTGGAATGATCCAAACAACGCGCTTTGGAAAGAGCAGTTTATGGTCATCATGAACGCTGCAATGACTCAGCCATTTGGCTCACCATTTAAGTCATTCCAGATCGATGACACCGTTTTTCAACAGTATGAATTTCAGAATGTACTGGAAAGTGATTCAGCGAGCACTTCATTCACAAATGGTTGTCTGCCAGTAAAAACGACGATCGCTGGCTCAACCGTGCTATTTGAGCTTGTTCCAGCCGATGTAGACTCGGACACAGTGTTTGAACGTACGCCATCCCTTAGCGAATACTTCACCATGCTGTATGCTGATGATGGTTTTGGCGATGGTTCCATGACGACCGGCTTCTTGATGTACATCAAGCAAGGCACAATGAACCGTGTTCCATATATCTTCACGGTGCCAATTCCTAATCAGTCAGTGAACATTACGTTGAACAACATCAATGATGCTGACGTTTGGGTACAGGAAGTTGACGCTACAGGAACTCTTATCAATGAGTGGCAAGCGGTTGACACGGTTGCTGGACAGAATCTTCAGTTCAATGTTAATGCCAACTTGAACCAGTATGAGATTGAATCCCTTGAAGATGACCAGATTCGTCTGATCTTTGGTGACGGTGACTTCTCCAACATTCCAACTGGTTACTTCAACTTCTGGGTTCGTCAGTCTACCAGCGGTTCATTGGTACTTCAGCAGAGCCAGATGACCAACCAGACAGTTACGTTTGCTTATACATCTTCTCTTGGAAACACAGAAAGCATAACGCTGACGTACTCACTGACAGCAGCTCTTCAAAACTCATCAGAGTCTGAAGACATTGAGCACATTCGAACAGCAGCTCCAGCTACGTACTACTCGCAAAACCGCATGGTGAATGGTCAGGATTACAACTCATTCGTGCTAAAGGATCCATCGATTCTTCGCGTAATGGCTGTAAACCGAACGTTTGCTGGTCAGCCAAAGTATATCAACTGGAATGATGCTTCAGGTACATATCAGAACGTGAAGATCTTTGGTAACGATCTGCGCATGTACTATGACATTAGCTCAACCGTGACGACAGAATCGCTTTCATCGCGCGTTCTTATCGACCAAGTGCTTGAGCCTATGCTTAGCGATCCAGGTGTCTACAACATGCTGGCCTACGCTTACAATCAGTCAGCTGCTCCATTGAACCTTGCTTATGTTCGTCCAAGAACAACATTCATTGAAGATTCTACAATCGGTATCCAAGAGAAGACAGCAATTCAAGGTGCGCTCGACCGCCACTGGTACGGTGAACCAGACACGATCGTTTACTTGGCGTCGGACTACACGACGACTAACACAGCAACGCTTCCAAGCAAGTATTACGCCGTCGTAAACTCTGACACTGACCACTTGATCTATGATATGAACCTTCCATTGGTTCTGCAAAATACGACAAATGGTACTTATGCTCCGCTCAATATCACGCCGAATAACGTGTCTGGCATCCAGAACACTGTCATGCGTCAGCTGCAGTTTGGTATTGGTTTCAATCCTATCAGAGCATTCCAGACGACTGGTATTTACATCAACAGCGGGTCTGTAACTACAATCAACTCAGCAGATTCAATTGCCAACTCAAGCATCAATCAAAGCACGGCAATCAATGAAATTCTAACGGTTGAAATTACAGATAGCGATGGTACATTCACCGTGTATAGTAGCGTCAATGGTTACTATGGTAGCGGAACGATTGGCCAGATCTACACAAATGGTAAGATCTCCTTCATCATCGGTTCGCCATCAGGCGTAACACCAAGCGAGTATGTTACCGGCGATGCATTCATCATCACGATCTCAAACGCTGGTGGTGTTTACAACGCGACAAATATCGCTAGAGCAAACCTGGTTGGTCTGTTCACGATCATCCCTGAATCACAGATCACCAGCACCACGATCACCGATCCATACAACCCGGCAGATCCTGTAGACAATTGGATCATCATGGTTGAACGTGTAGATGATAGCAGCGGTAACTTGCTGTACTGGATCGTTACGCAGCGCAATTTTGAGCTTGTAGTTGAAAGCCCGACTACTAACTTCTGGTTCGATAACAGCACGACGATCGTTGATCCAGACACGCTGCTTCCTGTAGTTGATCAGGTTAGAATCTTGAAGTCAAACTTGAACGTAACGGGATTGCAAGCAATCGGAACTGACCAGATCTACAATGTTGCGGGTAAGGTGAACTATGACAATGGCGACGTAAACATCAACGCGCTGCAGGTTACGGCTAATGATGCTCAAGGCACCAACACGGACGGTCAAGGTCTGCTAGCAAATCCTTACCAGTTCTTGAATTTCATCGGACCAAATGATTATGTCTACTTCACGACCGACACAACTACTGGCAATTTGGTTCCAGTCGTTGCCACCGCTTACATTGAAGGACTGACATACACTGACAACGTTTCAGGCATCTACACGAGAAAGCCTGGCCGTGATATGCTTGACTTCATGTGGCAGCACTTTACGGCAAGCGATAGTTTGATTGATCCATCACCTTCAAACATCGTTGACATGTACGTGCTGACTCGTGGTTACTACTCGCAGATGCAAAACTACGTGAACGGCGTGCTTTCTGCTCCTCCGACAGCTCCAACATCGCTGGATCTTCGCACAACGTATGCATCGCTGATCGAGAGCAAGATGCTTTCAGACACGGTTGTAATGCACTCGGCTAACATTAAGATGTTGTTCGGTAACCAAGCTGACCCTCAGCTTCAAGCTACCTTCAAGATCGTGAAATCTGCTAGCTCGTCATTGACAGATGACCAAGTTCGTATTCAAGCGCTTGATGTAATTCAAAACTACTTCACGGTTGATAAGTGGACATTTGGTCAGACGTTTTATGCAACCGATCTGTGCTCGCAGATCCACCAGACGTTTGGTTCTGACGTAGCATCTGTTGTACTGGTGCCAAACTTCCCGAACAACTACTTCGGTGATTTGTACACGATCACGGCTGGTTCGGATGAGGTCTTTATTAGCTGCGCTCAATTGAGCAACGTGCAGATCATTCAGGATCTTAACAGCACTACTCTGAAGCAAAAGTCGTAAGTCAAAAGTAGGCCATTTCTTATCGCTAGACTATGGAATAAATAGTCTAGCGATACCTCATTAACAAATAGGCTCAAGCAGATAATGGCTGACTTACAGAAAAAATCAATAGATCTTTCGACACTTCTCCCAAAGCGTTATCGTGATAAGACGATTAACACGTTGATGAGAAATGTCTTTAACAAACAACTAACCAAGAATGAATCGCAGCCGCTCTTTGGTTATGTTGGCGATCAATCGGTCGCAGCAGCTGGTGACATCTATATTCAAGAGCCAACTGCAGAACGCCAGATCAATCAGCTTACTCCATTAGTTTATTCACAGCAAGCAACCGTAGAAAATGTCTGGGGCTGGCAAGACCTGCTTCAAAAGCTTGTAATCTCTGGTGTCGACTACGACACGATCAGCAATTGGTGTAATTCGACGAGCTTTAACTTTGCTCCGCCAATTGACTTGGACAAATTTTGTAACTTCAATGAATATCTGTGGATCGGCAACTGGATCTTGAATAGTCCAGGTCTGCCGTATGAGACGCTAGGTATCCCGGTTGCTGCAGTGCAAGCTGCTCTTGCACGCTCCAACCCAACAGCTATCGCAGAATACTACGTCATTGGACGTGGCACGCTTGACTCAAATGGAAATCCTGTTGCTCCAATTCCAACGTTGACCTCATGGTCAGATTGGGCATTGTGCAACCTGTGGGTTCACCGTGAAGATGTGATCAGCTTCTACAACAACTTTTCTGGCGTTATCAGCTTCACAGAGATTTCGCAGGCTACTCGTCCAATCATCGAGTACACTAGCACGATCAAGCTCAACACGTTCGTGAACTCAAGCGGCGCACCAGCTGACGCAGGAACCGCTGGCGGTGTGGTCAAGAATCGCACGAACCAACCTCCGATGTTTGACCTGTACTACAATGATGGTACGCATACGAACACAGCTTCATCTACTTTCTACTACGTAGAAAGTTCTACAGCGCCGGTTGACACGGTCATCGGTCGACGCCTTCTCATTGATACGCTTGATGAGTTCACTTTCGGTCATTCGTTGCAAAATCCAACGACTGGCGAAATGCTGTACTACAAGGTTTATGAGAACAACGCGTTCCAGCTGCAGACAATTTGGCAAGCTGGTCCTGAAATGTCGACTAGCTACGTGCAGTATGACCAAACCGGCAATATGTTGAATGCTGATAAGATCAACAATTTTGCCAACTACTACTGGACGGGAGCTTCTGTTTCTCCGTCGAATCTACCGTCATACAACCAAGCTGGTAATCCTGAGTACTACGTTATTGACGTAAGTGGTACTAGCGATTGGGCAAAGTACAATTTCTGGGTTCACGTTTCTACGCTAAAGCGTTCTGACTTGAAGTTCTACATTCAAGCTACGCAACCGATCATTGAGCTTAATGCTCTGTTCGAAGCGTCGTTGCTTGAGCAAAAATCTTCTTTCAACCAGATTCCGCTGGTGCAGAAGTATGTCTACGATCAGACGACTGTGGGATACGCGCCTATTCCAGACTCAAACTATCCAACGCTGAATGACACCTACTTAGGTGGTGTGATTCTGGCTCGAGTAGCAGATCTTGGACCGCTCGCAGATGTCATCAACAACACGAGTGAAATTCAATCTCAGTGCCTGACGATTAATGATGAAGTCTATATTCAAGGTTTGCTGAGCGGATACTACAGCTTCAGCGTAGACGGTCAACCGCTGCCCTTCGCTCCGGTAGCTCCGTCATTCACGGGCACTGGAAATGGCACAGCTTCCTCATTCGTTACGAACACAGCGACACTAGCTCCACAGGTTCTGACTCTAACAGCAACATCAGCTACTACATTCAGCGTAGAAAGCACCGTTTTGACGAACCTGCCAGAGTTGACGGTTAATGAAACTTATACAGGCATCAACGGACTCACGTTTGTTGTGCTTGACGGTACTATTCCGTTTGAGGTTGGTGATGCTTTCGCTATTCCATTCAAGACCACGCTTTATACGAGTGGAAATCTGTATGCGAAACAGCAAGAAGTTTACAAGACCTGCACGCTAGCAACTGACATTCTTTCATCAGCAACTTCACAAGTCATCGTTCCAGCAGACGTTACGCTGAAGAATGGTTGCTGGGAAGTTCCACCGCAGTTCATGTGGAACGTCGTCAATGAGACTCGTGCTCAGGTTGGCCAAGGTGATTTGTTCAATCACTTTGCATCGATCATTCAAGATCAGGCTGGTCTCATCGGTGAATATGCTGGTTCAAACAACTGGCGTCAACTTACCAACAAGAATTACGGTCTTGGCGGTACTATCAAGCAATTTGATGGTCGTTTTAGCTTGCTTATCGGCATGCTGCTTCAAGAAAATATCACCGTCAACTCATTGGTAGATTTCGCTCAGCAGAATTATGAGCAGATGCTTGCTCAGATCACGTCATATGCCGAAAACATTCTGCCAGGCTTGATCGCGACCGGAACAGTGGTTCTTCCAAATGGAACAGACGATATCGATCCAAACATCGTTAGCGCGTTCAAGAAGTACTATCAAGCAACTACCACGCTTCCAGCCGCTAACACAAACACGACTCTTGATGCCAACATCGCAGAGCTGTTTTATGACACGACTTCAGCGATCTCAAATGTAGTTGTTACGCTGCCGTATCTTGGCCTGCTGCCTGCAGTACAGCCTTCCAAGTCGTTTGACGGCAATTTGAACATGAATGTCATCGTTCACCATGACGGCCATGAAACTCAGATTCAAAGCGTCAATACTGATCTTCTGAAGCGTATCGTTCAAAAGTCATTCATCCGCTCGAACGGCCAGCAAACTCCAGGTATCATTGGAGGTTTGACCTACCCGTCACACCCGTTTGCAGGTCAGTACTGGTATGACACTACGACGAATCAGCTATTCTTCTATGATGTAGTGTCGGACACCGGTGAGCTTCCAGCAACTGCACCATATGGCGGCTATTCATACAACCGTCAGACCAATGAACTCTGGCAGTTCAATGGTGCTGTGTGGACGAACGTTGGTAGCCAAGTTATCGTGCTGGCAGATCCATGGACAAATGTTCCTATCGACCAGGTCATCAATAACCTGACGTTGGCGATCGAGCAAGAGCTGTATGAGAATTGCCCGCCACGTAACATTGTGCTGGATACTACAGCTCTTCAACAGAATCCTGATTACACGACCTTCATGCAAAGTGCATTTGAAAGCTTTGGTGTGAAGCACAATGTCACGGATGTTTACGGAAGCTCATTTGACCAGACAAATCCATTCACGTGGAATTATTCACAAGCTTCCATCAACGGAGTTCCATCTGGAACGGCTACTTGGCAAGGTATCTACAAAGCGTTCTATGGTACTTCACGCCCAGATTTGAATCCATGGCTGCTGTGTGGTTACTCGACTGAAGCTGCTTTCTTGGACGCTCTCATTCTGAATGGAATTATTCCAGCTGGAACAACCACGTTCACGACTTCAATGTGGCCAGCAGTCTCTACCTTTGTTCTCACGATCAGACAGAATGCAGGTCAAACTACAGCTGTAAGCGTCAATCAAGCAACCGGTGCACTTCTCCCACCATACGGAACGACTACACAAAACTTGACGCACGTCGTGCCAACTGGTATCGCTAATCGTTATGTCTTTGGTCAAAACGGTCCTATCGAGATGGTGTGGAAGACCACGACAGATTATCTCTACGGCCAAGTCAAGACATATTTCCAACTTGACCCGATGGGCTTCGTGGATAAGACATGGGGCGATGCAACCACCACGGTAGATGGTTACTCGATCGACAAGTATCTTGGCCGTAAGCTCGCGCCAAGCGATATCGTGCTACACGGAACTTTGCTGAATTCTGTTAGCTCACAATCATGGGTGACGTATGAAGCTATGTCGCTTCCAGAATACCCAATGACGTATACGTCTGAGGTCGTCAGCCGCATTGATGGTATCATCAAGCTTACTGGAACAAACTTCACGACTCCGGTGTTTGTTAACATTGCAAATGGTTACCAAGATGCCTTCATTAAGATCACCTACACGCCGAATCGTATCGGCTTCAACTGGGGTGATACTTACACGGCGGTGATTGATACGTTTGCTGCGATTACTACATCATACGTTCCACAGTCATACTACTACTCGGAAGGCTTCAATCAGCTGTTCGTGCAGTACATGCGCTCTTACAGCAGCGACATCGTCATTTCGACAGATACGGCTTACTTGAAAGATTGGTCGATTAAGCTTGGCTATCGCTTCGGCGGATTGATTAACTCTGATGTGCTGTCGATGACGATTGACGGTGCAGCGATCGCGACAAAGAATTATACCGTCTTCCTGAAAGAAAATAAGTTCACAAGCAGCAATTGGTTGAATGCTCTTCGTGTTCAACTTGTTCAGCGTGGTACGTCAAAGAATGTCAATGGTAGCCAAGTTCCTGCGAAAGGAGCTGCTGGTACTCAGCCTGGTGATGACTGGGTCTACCGTATCGATACTTACAATCCTAACCGCACTGAACTATCGTGGTACACGTATGATACGTCAGGCGCTAGCTATGAATTCATGGCGCAAGGCGGAACAGTTACGACTGATGAATGGACTCGTTATCAAGTTGTGGCAAACACGATGACGTTCAAGGCTCCGTTCTTGGTGACAGGTCTGCAAAACTTGATCACTTTCCTGTTTGGCTACGCTGATTATCTTGCTGCTCAAGGTTGGTTGTTCAATGATCCTAACAATCAGCTGCTGAATTCAGCTGGACAGCCGCTTGGTTGGACCACTACTATTGAGGCGTTCATTAGCCAACAGTATGAAGGCGCGACCGCTGGCTCAGCCGTTAACTTGAATCCATTCTCACAAAATGTTTGGTTCCAGACAGAGACTGGGGTTGTTTCAAACCTGACCGGCAGAATTGGTCTGGAAACAGAAGCGATTCCAGCTATTCTCGACGTGAATAGTCAACAGATTCCGTCTTCAGAAATGCGTGTATTCCGTGATGAAGCTCTTACACAGATCGTGTTTGATACGCCTCCTTACATTATCCACTTGCTGACCAGTGAATATGAGAATGTGGTTGCATTTGATCAATATGGTGCAGATGATGTGCTGATCTATGATCCATTCCTTGGCCAGATCATCAGCCGATTCTTCTTGACAGGTCAACGTCAGCTTAATTTCAATGGTCGCCTTTCATATGGTGGACAGTATTTGTCTGATGGGCAGATGCGCCAAAACATGGAGGCAGCCGTTGAAAAGATTCTAACGTTGTATGACACTGATTTGATGGTGACTAACGCACCTGAAACTGCGCACGCTCGCGGGTTGCTTGGTTACCAAGCTCCATCATACTTCACGCAACGCGGATCAAGCGATATGACAGCATTCCGCTTCTGGCAAGGTATGATCTCTAACAAGGGAACAAACCTGTCGGTTGATGCGTACATCAATTCTTCCAAGTTCAAGACTTATGAAATTGATGAATACTGGGCTTACAAGGTTGCAACGTATGGTGACGCAAACGGAATCGTCAAGACTGAAATCAAAGTTCAGCCAGATGATTTCACGTCTGAGCTTACTAACTATCTGATCATTGAATCAGATGAGGTAGCTAATGCTACGGCGTATGAAAATGGAACTGCAACCACGATTTATGCAGCTTCGACATCATACAACATGACTGCACCATACACTGGTGGTGGATCAATTCCGATCATGCCAACGGATGAAACAAGATGGTTCAGCTATGAAGACGTAGGCACGCTTCCATACTTTGAAGCACGCTTGATGAATGAAATCACGATCATTCCAGACTCACTTGACAAGATTTATGAGCTGAGAGATTCTAGAGGAAATCTGATTCGTGCAGATGCAATTGAAATTGTTGCGAATGACGGAACAAACTATGAGATTGGAAATTACGTGCCAGCGCCTACACCTACGCCGACACCAACCCCAACTCCTACACCAACCCCGACGCCTGCTCCAACTCCAACCCCGACGGTTGCTATTCGTCCGGCTTGGTATAACGAGCTGGCTGGCTCACAATCTTTGTTCTACCCGATTGTGATCAATGGAGTGACGTACACGGTTCCGCCTACAGGTCCAAATTCAACTACACCATGGTCGCTGACACCGGTGCCTATCAACACGCCTGGTGATACGTACTCATTGTTGAATTTGGCGGTTGTTGATTCTAACACGCTTACTGTTGAAGCAACCCAACCATCGTCTTGGACCCTGACAAATGCTCCGCCGTATTCAGCGACGTTTACTCCAGCTCAGCTTCCGTACACTTCAGTGTACGCTGACACAGAGATGACGATTGACATGACGAATGGATCTGGCGCAGTTACGATCACCGGTACTTATGCAGATAGCTCTACGATTACAGGCGTCATTAACTTGACGACGAGCTACACGCCAACACCGACGCCAACCCCGACTCCTACGCCAACCCCGACTCCTACGCCAACCCCGACTCCTACGCCGGTGTATTCATACAATTTTGTGCATCCGAACACCACGGTAATCACGGTTGTTCCCCCTGGCACAGGAACAGGCTCTAGCTCACCGGCAGCTCCAAGCTTCCAAGCTACTGACAGCACAGGCTTCAACAATATTGCTCAATATCCTGGTGGTTCCACGAGTGTTGGTTGGAATCCAGCGTATGTAATTGCTGGCAACCCAATCACAATCCCATCTGGTTCTGCTGCTGATCCAGATACGTTGTGGGGAACTATCACGCAAGAATATCCAGCGGGGGCAACGGCTTTTGCTAACGTGATCAACTACAATATTGGTGGATTCACTGGAACTATCACTGTAAATGCTGTGGTGAATAGAGCTTTCACTAATGTTAGCGATGCGATCTCATGGTATCAGTCTGAAGGTTGGACAACGGATATTGATAGTTTCTGGGCAGAACAAACATCTCAGCTTAAATCCGCTGGCGTTTATACTGGCACGAACCAATGTATGTGTATGCCACTATTTGGTAGCTTCAACGTACAGTTCAATGATAATGGATCATATCCGGTGACTGGAATGGGTGCTAGCAACACTGCAACAAATGTTTCACTTTGGGGAATGAACAATGACGTCTACCAAGGCGGAAATCAATACACGACTTGGATTACAGCTCCATCTGTTCTCATCGAGCGAGTTCAAACCAACTAAAAGGTCAAAAGTTCCGCTGAGGCTGGCAGGATAAATATTGTTTTGATAGAGGAGAAGGTTCACTTCTCCTCTTCTAACAATTGCGGAACATATGACAGATACGACAATTCCTGGTGTAGATGGTTCATTCAGTGATCCAGGCTTCAAAAAGCTTAACGCATCTACCATCCAGCTCACCAATCCTAATTTTGTAGGTCAGGCGATCAAAGTTCGCTGTTATGGTCCTGCTGCCAATGTGTATAGCCCGGTCAAGATGTATAACTACGTTGATAACACGCAGGTTATCAACAATGCTATACTGTGGGATCCTGCTCGTGGAATCCACCATCCGGAAGCAGTTCAGATCGTTGATGTCAAAACTGCCCGTGACCCAGCTCATTACAACGCACGCCTAGATGCAGCCGGGACAAACACCGATGATCCTACGCGAGTCTGGGGTTTAGATCAAGTTGGTAAGGTGTGGTGGAACACTGCCAATCTAGACTGGAAGCCTTATTACGATGTTCAGCTCATGCCTAGCGTGTTTGACAGAACAGCACTTTGGGGTGCTTTAGCTGACTATTCATCAGTTGAACTTTATGAGTGGATCAAATCTCCGGTTGCACCAGCTAACTACATTGGAAGTGCCCTAAATCTTGCAGACAATAGCGTTCCAGCATTCGTAAACACCGTTAGTAGAACTCGCACTTGGTACATTCGTCCTATTGCGTGGCGATTCTCAACGAGCCCGATGTCTACGCCAAGAACATTCCTGGCATCATCGCCAGCTAACTTGTATTTGAGTGAAACAGCAGTTGGTCCGGCTACAGCAACGCTTCTAACTGGGCGGCTGTCAAGCTACGGTCTAGCAACTGGCTCAAAGTTCTCTCTTGCTTCATATAGCTCAACGTCAAAAACAGATGCAACCTGCAACAATGTAACAGGTTTAGCTGTTGCGACGAGTGATGAAAATTTCTTAGCAGGTTCATCAACAAGCTACACTGCGCCAGCTCTGCACCCTTCTGCCTACTTCTCAAACATGGCTGTCACCGTGTATGACAATGCCACGTTTAGCGGTAATGCAAGCAATTTTGGCGCGATCAAATTCAACAATGTAGTAGATTCAAACCAGATCACCTGGATCATCGTAACATGCCCAAATAGCGGTGTGACTTCCAAAGTTCAAGTCACAGCAAGCAGCTTTACCACCGGCACTCAAGTCTCTTACAAGTTTCCTGAACTTGGCATAATGATTGCGGGTACCGCACTACAAGGATCGAATGATACTTGGGCAAATGCAGGCACTCTTACACCATCACAGCTTATTGAGCAACTTTCGGCTATCTTCGGTAGCCCATTGCATGATGTTGTCATGCGTTCAACCATCGATGTCAATATTCTGGCTCAATTTTATGATGCTGGAACACATGCGGTTGTTCAAGAGCTTGAAGATGCTAACAGCGATTCTCTCATTGGCAATCCATTACAGGCCACAAGCGTTTATAACGGCTGGGTTGCCTGGAATGATCCAACAAACTTGTCATCCGATCCATATGCGCCTTACAATCAATGGCAGCCCCTGATCGGTGCGTATGTTAACGCAACTGATTCGCTTCCAATGCTTTCGGATGCGATCACTGCAGACATCAACACGCCATTCACTACAAGAGCTGGGACCATTATCAACCAGTTTCAAGAGATCTGGAGCAATTGGACGTCATTGGATATGACGACGACTTCAGCTCGCTACTACCAGTCACCAGTTCCATTTTCACTTTCTGTGAATGACGTAACGGTGACTAATGGAGTTGCTTATCCAACGACTCCAACGTTCAATGGCCCAGTTAACTTCTTCGTAGCTAACTTCTCATTCCCGCTGTCACTGTCAGCGCAGGCGGCTAACGCTTCGGTATTCGTGAATGGTTACAAGATCACTTCAGCTAATTGGAATATTGTAACGTCTGGTCAGACTATCTTCTTTAACGTTACCAACGTCAATACCGGCGACTTGATCACAATTCAGATTCCTGGCTACCAACCTACATCTGCACAGCTTGCCTATGATCCAACAGCAGAAGATGCTGATCCATTAGTGCTTACGCAATATGCGATCGATTATCCGCATGTTGTTGAAAGTGTACGATCGGTTCTTGGAAACCAAACTACTTCAGTTTACTACTTCTGGGTAAAAGGTAAGTGCTCATTGGCGAACGCTAACAAGAGCATGTCGATCAACCAAGCTGCTAGCCTGCTAGCCACGAACACAGATGTCTATTCAATTCTTCAGATCATGAAGTACTATGATCAATTGAATGCTCGCCCAAATCGTTACAGCATGCTTACTGTAAAGGGTCTTGAGCAATACGTTCGACAGACAGACACTTACAAGCTTCGTGTAACGACAGATGAAGCAGTACGAAACACCGACAAGAATATGACCTTGAAGAACGTTCACACAGAGTGGAAACTTCTTCGTGCAAAGCAATCAACGGTCATTCCAAAGAATCTTTGGGACTTGCTGACTGATTCTGTTTGTGGTCAAAATGCTATTGGTCAACCAATTCCATCACAGCTTTACCAAGCGTATGATGACAGAAACGGAACTTCGACTCGTTATGGTTTCAACACTGGCCAAATCCTAGTTGATAGCTCAATCGCGATCAACACGATTACCTACACGATTCAGAATACGACGATCAATAAATATGATAGCAACTATAATGCAACGCCGGATTACATCTCATATCCAGGCTTTGATATGTCGCAGTTGAGCACATACTTTGCTACTCCAGCTAGCTCTCGTCAATTCTTGACAAATGTTTGGCTTAACGCGACTCCTCGACAGATCAATGAAATCTTCTTTGCAGTACTAGAAGATGCTCTTACGGTGAATTATGAAGTTACCGACTTCTTCAAGACATCCATGATCGCAATGCAAGAAGTCCAAATCGTAAACGGGAGCTAACAAGTGGCAGTAGTAAACAACGACACGCAGCTATTAGAATCACTGTCGGCCTACATCAATGACGTAAAGCCATACCACTCTAAGCTCATTCAGATGACCACGACGCTTCAGTTCACTGACGCGTTCACAGCTTCATGCGCTGATAATCTTAGCACAAACATCTACCTTCAAAACATCTGGACAAGAGATGACACTGTTGGTGGATGGCGTATGTATAACTTCTCAGGCGGCACGCAGAATGACGCTACCTACGTTATTCCAGCTACAGTCTATCCACGCTTCTCGATAAATGACTCACTGAATTCAAATCAAATGCCGCTCGGTACAGACCCAGCCACCGTTGATTTGACAGACGCAAACAATGACGGCATTCCTGACAGTGAAGAGCCATGGTCAGGATTGCCTGGCTATGCTTCTCACCAGCTTGGATCGAACACGATTCCAGTATCAGCTCCTGTTGTTAGCGTTTCACGTGTTATTACCGGCGTAGAGCAAGAACCAGGTGGAACTGGCACATTCTTTGACGGTGGTTGGTTCCTAGATGGATCTCATACCTTCAATTCAACCGCAGCAAGCAATTATCTTGACGGAACGTGGACGCTTGACGGATCCAAGACTCTCAACCCTACAATCTATCCGTGTACAATTCAGTATGACTTGGCTTTGGTTGTAGAAGGTGTTGCAGAAACCTTCGCATTTGGTGATGTTGTTCCACAGATCACAATCAACGGAAGTATCTTCACTGGTTCGATTATTGCTCTTTCAGCAACTTCATTCTTGTTGAAAGATGCGCATTTGGTTGCGCCAATTGCGCCATACACTATCTCAGCTGCTGATACTGACGTTTTCTCAAATCTACAAGCTGCTCTCAATTCTGGTGCTAATGTACTTCCAATGATAGGATCGTACATCAACTACATCACTCCGGCGCCAGCGGTAAGCACAGTTTACGTTCAAACCGGTCGTTATGCAGTTCCGTTCCACCAAGGTTCACGCGTTCGAGTGAACGGTGAATACATGGATTTTGGTATTGAGTATGTAGTTGATCACACTCGTGGCTTCATTCAGTTTATGCCTGGTAGATTCCCGGCGCCAACTGATCACGTTGACATCAATTACTTCATCAGTGATAAGCTGTTTTTCAAGTACACCACGCCATTCGCAGCAAGTACAAGTTCTAGTAATCCGAGAGATTCATTCACGATCACACTTGATTCGACTCAAGCTCTTGGTTACACTGTTGCGTTCAACAATGCAGACGGAAATACTGGCAAGGGCGTTCTCAATGACATCATTATTCCGGTTGCAGCAGATGGCACGGTCTTCACGATTACCGCATTAACACCGCTGTATTTCCAAGTTCAACAAACAGCGCCTGTCATGGGACCAATTACTTACGCAACGTTCGGTGTGCCATATTCGGCAAACCAAATGACGACAGGCGTAAGCAACTACATTGATGGTACTTGGAAGCTTAATGGTGCAAGAAGCCTGAATGCCTTCCCTTCACTTCTTGCATTCACGATTGACGGATCTTGGATTGATTACTACCTGACGCAGGACGGCAACAATTATGACTCATTCACGCTAAATCTGCCCTTCTTCACGCAGATTAGCGCGCCGATTGACGCCACGGATTACTTGCCAGACCTGAGCATCCAAACTGAACGCGGCTACATCACCGAGCAATATGACCCGGCTGCTGCACTTCACGATGGTATGCAATTCTCGACGTTTGGTCAAGTTCTCATGCAAGAGACGACCGTTCCAACTGGCCAACAGCTGGAATACACGTTCGTATTCAACTCTATTCCTCCGCTGAACACCTACATTGAATTTAGAGTAGAACAAGCTGGCCAATACAATCAGATCGCTAACGCATCTTTCGATGAACGCATTGAGTTCAAAGAACTCATTCGTCTTTACGATTGTATGTGCGCTACGTCGATGAACGTAACTGGTGAGTGGTACACTACACAGATCAACTTGGACAATGCTCCGTGGGCAGCTACTAACGCGTCGATGTATCCAGCTCTGCCACAAGCTGTGATTACGCAACCTACTCCACCAACACCGCAGATTCCAAGATTGCCAGGCATCTACAAGATGCGACTGTTTGATCCGGTATGCTTCGATAACTCGAACACCGGATATGAAGCGTTCCCGTATGACACAGATCGCTACGAGACGGATGATTGCTCTGGCGTTGCAACTGATCAAGCTGGAAACAATGTCTTCACGTACATTTCAGATGACTTCTACCTGACTGTCACAGAAGGTGGTGCTAACACTGTGATTCACAATGTTATGCTCCACCCAGAAGCTAACTTCTATGAAGAACCAGAGCAAGTCAATAATCTGTACATTCACTATGCTGGTCAGTACATCATTGATAGCGTGGTGGTGCTTAATGGTGACCAAGTAATCACGCCAGATACTTTGGTTGTAGGAACTCACGTGGTTCAAGTAAGCTTCAACACCGCTCGTTCATTCAGCGTTTGGATTGAAGCAGATACCACCACATTGAATCCGCCAGAAGGTGATTACACTGAGCAATTCTATGATGGTTCCTTCAATTATGATGGCACCCGCGCATTTGAAGAATACAACCCAGCGCCTTAAGCAATAAATACTCACATCATTATTCAACAGGATTTTAAATGAAAGCACGTTCTTTTATGCGACCAAAAATTGAAGGACACGTAACGATCGTGGATAAAGACACGGGCGAAGTTGTTCTCAGCAAGAAAAATGCGGTTCACCCGCAAAACATGGCTACCGCTATTTCTCGTGCACTGTCGCAAAGCTCGAATGGATACATCTACACGCTCGCTCTTGGCAATGGCGGAACGTTCTATAACTCAGCTAACCAGTTGAATTATCGTCCACCTAACACTATCGGCGCTGCAACTCTCTACAATGAGACGTATTCAGAGCAAGTTGATGCGAACGCAAACGGTACGCCACAGGGCAACTCGGTGATCGCTGCTCAGTCTCCTTCACCAGCTATCACGTCGATCATCGTAGTGACTATGGAGCTTAGCTCAGTTGAACCAGCTGGCCAAGCAACTTCAGACAATTCAACAACAGAGCCAAATTCACTTTACACGTTCGATGAACTTGGCTTGCTGACTCAAGATGGTTTGCTTTTGACTCACATGATTTTCAACCCGATTGAAAAGACCGCTAACCGTGCATTCTTGATTACTTACACGATTACAGTAAGCGTGAGCTAACATGGCAAATTTAACTCCAGTCCCAGGTTGGGATCCAGTTCCTGAACTTGAAGTCACCACAAAAGTGCTTGGTGGGCCTGGTGGGCCTGCGAATACTCAAGCTCAAGCACTTCTTGATAGAACTGAACTTATTGCTCAAGGAACTGCAACAACGGCTGCGCCGTTAACAGGCGCTGAAGTTGCGTCATTAAGCCAAGGAGGTGGAATTGTTAGCGCTACGTTATCAACAATCTTAACCTGGCTTAAAAATGCTTTGATGACTAGAGCAAACAATCTATCAGATTTGACAAATGTCGCAACGGCAAGAACAAATCTTGCGCTAGGCACTGTAGCAACGCTGAATACGGTACCTGTTGCAAATGGTGGTACTGGTCAAACAGCTGCTAGTGGCACTACTCTCGATGCAATCTCTGGATTCTCTGGAACCGGTTATGTTCAACGTACTGGCGCCGGAGCTTATAATTTTGTAACAACACCATACACGCTTCCACCAACTACAACTTCAACGCTTGGTGGTATGATCACTGGTAATGGATTGTCTGTCGCGGCTGGTAATGTAAGCGTTAATACTGGTGCTGGTTTGACAACTTCAGCAGGAGCTGTGGTAGTAAATGCTGGTGCTGGCATTACTATCGCTGGTGGTCAGGTTACAGTTACAGGTGTCAGCGCAAAATCACTTACTGGCGCAAGTAGTAGCGCCATGAGCTATCGAACAAATGCTGATGGCACGATTGAAGTTTGGGGTCTAACTGTGATTGGTGTAGGAGTAACTTCAGTTGAAGTTACCTTACCTGTAACGTTTCCAAACGGATTTGTAGGTTGGGCTACTTCTGACACCGGTGTTTCTTGCTTCTCCTTCGGTATCACAGTTGTTGATAACTCACACATTAACGTACTGGCTCCACAATATTGGTTCACCGGTACAGGAACTGTCGCGGCTAGAGCAAGTGCAACATGCGCTTGGCACGTCGTTGGCTACTAATTGATTTTCACATTTTGAGAGACTTATGTCAAATTTAACTCCAAGCACAACCCCAGGTTGGGATCCAGTTCCAGAGCTTGAAACATCCACCTTGGCGCTAGGTGGACCTGGCGGTCCAATGAATAGTCAAGCCCAAGCGCTTCTTGATAGAACAGAATCTATTGCTCAAGGAACTATTCCGCCTGGCGCAACAATCACTGGCGCAGAAGTAGCATCTGTAAGTCAAGGTGGTGGTCTGGTATCACTGACGCTGACAAAAGTTGCACAGTGGATCTCACAGGTATTTCAAGGATTTACTCAGGTTGGTTCAGCTTCTGTTGCTAGAACTATTCAAAATAAATTGCAAGAAGTAGTTAGCGTCAAAGATTTTGGTGCTAAGGGTGATGGTGTTACGGATGATACTGCTGCCATTCAAGCAGCTATCAATACATTAACTCCAGGCGGCGTATTGTATTTTCCATATGCTACATATCTGATCAAGCATTCTCTGACATTAAACATCAATAATGTTTCATTTGATATGAACTATTCAACAATCCTGCTAAATGATTCTACGGGATTATTAGATCATATTGTTATCGGAAATGGTTCTGCACAACTATATGGCATTGAGCTTGAAAATGGAATATTTGCCAGATCGCAGGTGGCCACTGGTGGTTATGCATTACACTTTAATTTTGTAGGAACATCTAAAGTTAGAAATTGTAGAGTGTATGGCAATAACTTCATCTACGGTGGCATCTTGATGTTTCAGTGCATCATGGTCGACATCGTTGATTCCTATATACAGAATTGTGTAGAATATGGTATCAACATGTATGGCACAAATGGCACAAACCTTCAAACAAATTCATGTAGGGTAGATCGTTCATATATTGAATACTGCCCATATGGATTGAATGCTGGCAACTATGTTCAAGGGCTGTATATCCGAAATAGCGTATTCTATGAATGCACAAACACCGCATTTGCTTATAGTCCTAGCTCAGTGTTGCCTAACAGTATCAGCGTAAAGCTTCAGCATAATGACTTCGACACATGTGGAACTGGCGTGTACATGCAATATTGCTCCGGTATAACTATTGATGAAAACTGGTTTTCAAATAATAGCGCTAACAATATTACGTTGCAAACCGGGACAACTGAGGCGACTATCAATGGAAATCAGATGTATAGTGAAGCATCATCTGCTCATCAGATTGAAATATGGGGAACTGATATTCAGATAACTGGAAATATACTATCTGGTGGTGAAAGTTGTGCATATTTGAAATCGGTGTCTTCAAATGTAAGTATTGTTGGTAATACAATTTCTAATAGTACATGGGGTATCGATCTCAATGAAGCTCCATCAAATTTCAACATTCTAAATAATCGTATGTATGGATGTGTCTCTGGTGTATTGAATGGTACAGGTGGAGCAAATGGTTATATAGCCAGCAATCCAGGATACAATCCTGTCGGGCCATCATACATAACGGTTGGTTCATCTCCGTATACTTATACAGCTGGTGCATCACCAGAAACTATTAGCATAGCTGGAGGTACTGTTACGCAAGTGAGTGTAGGTGGAGTTAACTTATTCTTCAATTCCAATGTAACTGTTAAATTAGGCCCACACGCAGCAGTTGTAGTTACTTATTCATCTGCACCAATTATGGCAAAGTATGTAGAATAAGTTTGTTGAATCAAATTCAAAAGGAGAGAATTCTCTCCTTTTGTTGTTTATGCATCTAGATAACCACGCTGTGGCCACTTTCATAAATAGATTGTTCAGGGTAGCAGCATTACACAATTGAGAGATCTATGCCAAATTTAACTCCAACAGCAGGTTGGGATGATATTCCAGAGCTTGAAACAACTACAAGAGCTCTAGGTGGACCTGGCGGTCCAATCAATGCACCAGCACAGTCATTGTTTAATCGCACTGAACTGTTGAGAACAAGACAAGAAATTCCAGATTATGCAACACTAAGAACATTCACTTTGGATGTTCCCTTGGTGTATGTGACCGGTTATCTTGGAACGACTGCACCTAGCGGTATCGCAGGGACTTTCATTCTCGATTCTAGCGATAACACCACCGCAGATAATGGTGCGACAGTAATTGTTGATGCTTCATTGCGCCGCTGGAAACGACAATACTCTGGTCCAGTTGATGTAAACTGGTACAATCCGCTGGTGACAGTTACGAGTGGCATTGAAGATTGGACAGCTGCATTGCAAGCGGCTCTCACGAATCACCTATCACTGACGCTTCCATATCGTCCGCTTGGCTATCGTATCACATCACCAGTAAATCTGCAATCAGGTCAACGCATAACTGGAACTGGCGGTTTAGTGCAACGTGATGATCAAAACAATCATCTGTTCTCAATCGTTAACCAAACAAATATTGTCATTGATGGTGTGTCATTCACCCATAATTACTTCATGGCTGGTAATCGTGGAACATGTTCGGCGATCTATTCATCTGGCAGCTCGCAGATTAAGGTCACCAATTGCGAATTCAACAATGTAGGATTGTTCGCTGTTTCTACTGATCTTAGCGGTGATGGTTGGGTTGTTCATAACAACCGCTTCTACAATATCGCTGGAACCGCATATGACGCACGTGGTGGGAAAGGCCACATCGTCTCAGATAACTACATCTTGAACACTGGTGATGACGCGATTGACGTTGCAAATGCTCCTGGCGCTGGTTCATCTAGAACTGTCATTTGCAACAACATCATTATCAATCCTGGTCAAATTCAAGTTGGCGGTGGCGGTATCAGAACAAACTCAGCTGGTGCAACGATCAGCGGAAATCAAATTGAAAATGCCAACATGTACTTCATTGTAGTCGCTGCATTGTCTACAGATGGTACAATCCGCCCTGATAGAGTTGTGATATCTGACAATGTTGGCTATGGTATCAAGCCAACAACCAATAACACGACAGGCTGTGTGATGGTTAAAAATTCTGGTTCTGTCAAGATGCATGACAACAATTTTGACCCGGTTGGAGCTGGTGTGATTACGGTGACGAACGTAGTCAACAATGGATCTGGTTTCTGTCGCTACACTGCTGCAAATCACGGCTACACGACTGGTAACGTCGTTCGAGTTGGGGGAGTGGTTGGTGTAGCTCTTGCAAATGGCTCTAATCCAGTCACGGTGATCGACGCTAACACGTTCGACATTCCGACATTTGCATTTACAACTGGAACTGACTTGTATGTAAGCGGTGGTACAGCGTGGAACGCAACGGTTGGTATTCGTGCCTACTCTGGTGATGACACACCAACACAAAACTCTGTAGTAGATGCTCACGACAATACGTTCTTGAACGTTGAGTCGCCATATCGTATCATGCTGCTTGGCCTGAACAAACTGTTCTTCAACAATAACACGATCGATACCTACTATGATCCGTCACAGTTCGCTAATACATCTACGATGACGCTGTTGCAGTGCAATCGTAATAGATGGTTCAACTGTAACAGTACTACAGGCGGAATTTTTGATGGTTCAGGCGCAGGCCTAGTGACTATCACTAGACTCGAGTTGAATGATAATGAGTACTATCCAGTTACAGCAAACCTGGCCACTGTGCCTATCAACTTCAACCTGGCTACAGTTACCTGGGCAGAAGCTTTGCGTAACAAGTTGAATGGTGCTGGCAATCGTATCACCGCGCCTACTAACATCCAACAGTTCATCTTTGGCAACAACGTACCATCATTCTTCTTTGACGGTGACTTCAGCGGAACACGTTGGAATCAAGGAAATGGAACGATCGCTGCAGGGCAAACAGCATCGGCTGCTCTTTCTCACGCTTGCGCTTTGGTTGATGGTCAGGCTCAACAACCAAAAAGCTTAGAGCTGCAAGTTAGCTCACAGCTTGGATCGACCACACCAGTGTTCGTTCAGATTGAAGAGCAGTTCTCTACGTCATTCGTTGTTATGACCAACACAGCGGCTCCAACTGGAGGTGTAGCCTTCTCGTGGCGCATGTCTCCAGTAGTTCAACGTTACGTCAACGGTGCTCTTTCGGCTTAAAAGAATAAAGCTGGTTTAAAACAAAAGGAGGAAGATATTTCCTCCTTTTGTTGCATTTGATTGAAAAAGCTCAAATTCCTGCCTGGCTGGGGTTCATTTCATAAATAGAATTGTTCAAAGTAGTTGAATTACACAATTATAGGAGTATGAAATGACTTTTGAAACTACCGACATCGTGTTGGCTGCTTGCCTTAGAATCAAGGGTTTTAAGATGACCAACATTGTAAAGCAGGGCAATAAGGGCACTTTCGTGTTTGATGGTGTTCAAGAGGCCGTTGTAGACCAATATGACTTGGGCCAACTTTTAGTTGAACCACGCGCACTAAACAACGAAATCAAGGCTCTGACTACAGCTGCTAGACGCTAATCATTTCCATAAATACACATCCATATAGGAGACTTTGAATGGCAAATAATGATTACGCAATGGTATGGTCTGATTCAACGCTGAAATCAGGCTTTACTTTGGAAGGTGGTACGATTGACACAACGACCACCTCACTTTCTTTAACTGGTAAGGGCGTTTATCTCTGGGGTCAGAGAGTTCAAGAAAACTTCATTTCTTTGCTTGAAAATTTCGCCTCTAACAACCACCCACCAGCTAACCCAACAATTGGTCAGCTTTGGTACAATGCTTCAAACTCCAACGGTCCAGCATTTTACAACACTAGCTCGCAGTGGGAATACCTAGCAGCGATCAACCCTTCAACAGGTATGTTGCCGCCTGGCATCGTTCCAGCTCAGCCTTACATGATTTACAAAGGCACGTGGAACGCGACTACGAACTCTCCAGCTCTCGTCTCTGGAACCGGAACGCAAGGTTATCTCTACAAGGTTGCAACGGCTGGTACAGTTACGGTTGATGGATGCTCACAGTGGTCTGTTGGTGATTTTATCTGCTTCAATGGAACTACGTGGGACAAGTTTGAAGGTCAAAACAGTGGAATTCCAATCGGCGCTATCATGCTGTGGAGCGGCTCGATCGCTTCGATTCCAGCTCACTGGGCACTGTGCAATGGTGCAAATGGAACTCCTAATCTCACCGACCAGTTCGTCGTAGGTGCAGGTAATTCATACGCTCCAAGAAATACTGGTGGTGTAGCTTCTATTACGCTATCTCAGAGTCAAATGCCGTCACACACCCACGGCGTATCTGCTTCATCTGACGGTCAAGGTTCACACGCTCACGGTGGCTCAACATCTGCTATCGGTGATCACCAACACCAACCACAGAATCTTGGATCAAACCAGGCGGGTCAGGATAATGGACAATCTGGTTGCTCGGTTGCCAACGGCTATGCTCTTACCAACGTACCATCACGTGATCAACAGCCTGATCTTCCGGCTGGTGGACACAGCCACACGATCGGTACCGATGTTCAAGGTTACCACGCTCACAACATCTTCGTGACGATCGCTAATGCTGGTAGCGGCGCTCCAATCGAAAACCGCCCTCCGTACTACGCTCTCGCGTACATCATGTACACCGGCTAAAATTAAGCTGCATAAACAACAAAAGGTGCTGAAAAGCACCTTTTGTATTTTCTACTTCGTTTAAACTTTCAGGAAAGCATCCCAGTCAGAAACCGAGCGAGCTGAGTACGATACAAGACCGTCAAGGCTTTCACGGCAGTACTTACGAGCGTTAACCCAAACGTCCTTCAGCTTTTCAACCATGTCATCAGTAGACGTTGGATCAGCGAAGGTAGCTGGAGCAGCCCACGAGATCTCAGACGAGCAAACAACCGGAACACCAACTACAACCGTGTCAGCTGTTACGATGTTGAACGTTTCGGTGAATGACACTTGCATGCAGACATCCATCGCTTTGATAACGTTCAAGAATTCATCATGGTTAGTCCATTGTACCTCGACCAGCTCAGCGTTAGCCACGCTAGCGAACAAGCTACGAAGATTCTTCAATACATTTTCACCCATCATCTCATTGCGGCCGAGATTGATGTGGAACTTGAGCGGCAGTTCCAAGAAGTTAGCGAACTCAATAGCTGCGATCGCTTGCGCCAGGTGATTCTTCATCGGACGAACTGCACCGAAACATCCGATGTTCAACTCAATGCGACGACGCCATGGCGAGTGGTGAACCCAAGTCTGCTCAGTAATTGGGTAGTAGTTTGGCAAGTAGGGCGTGCACTTTGATACGCTCATTGCACGGCTTGGGAAGTTGTGAGCTAGCACAGCAAGTTCCTTGTGGATACGAGGAGCATTGCCTGCTACAGCTACGCCACGACGCCAGTATTCAAAAGTCCAGCCCATCGCGATACCTTCTTGCGCAAGGAATGGAACTTCACTGTGGCAACGTACAATCCATTGTACTTTCGGGTGCAGCGGCTTAAGTACGTCAAACTTTTCTGGCACAACCCAGTATCCTTCAATGAAGACGTGAGTTGGCTTGAATGCGGTTACTTCTCTATCAATGCTGTTGTTATCAATGACTACAACTACTTTTGCTTCAATACCTTGCTGTTGTAACATGTTGGCTACGAAGGTAGCCGAATTGAACATACCAGAGGCGACGCTTGGCTTGTAATGACTGACGTCTTGACCGTAGTCTTCACGCAGTTTGAGGATAAAGAGGGCACGAGGTGCGGTGTTCATTAGGAGGCTCCGGAGGAATTGGCACAGATATTTATAGGTTGATTTTGCTCAAGTGATTGAAAAGATTGACCTTGTAACGTCCTCGTAACGGCCGGATAACATCTTGTATCAATTTTCACAAAGATGTTTACATGGGCCATTTTTGATGATATAATTTCTCCATTGGTAAATATTCTCTTTGGAGAATGAAATGAAAAATCCGGTAGCAAAGGATCTTCACTCGCCAAAGTACAAGATGCGCGTTGTCAAAAAGAAGAAAGGCAAGGGCTCTTACAAGCGAGAAAAGAAGGTTAACAGCGACGACTGACGGAGGTTGTATGAAACCAACGTATGAGGAATTGGCAAAGTCCCTGCAAGAAGCGCTGAATTTTATCGAGCATGACAAAGCGAATGAAGGAAAACTGACAAACGCTGATCAATGGCAGCGAAATGTAGTAGAGTTTCGCAAGCACACATCAATGATTGGTGTGGGCCGCACGGCGCTCGATGAAGCATCAGTGAACCTGGCAAAGATTCGCGATCAGCTTTCTCGGATCAATGATCCCGATGAAGTTGAAGAAGCTGTCGCAGCAGAAGCAAGCCCAGAGTTGGTCGAAGTGCTGAAGCAAAATCTTCGGATTGAAGTGGTGGAAGGCAATTTCACCGATCCGAACAAGCGCACGATCAAGCTGATGATCGGCATGGAAAAGATCAGTGAAGCTGATTTTGACGTTGTCCAGAAGCGAGAATACGAAGGTTAATCATGTCGTACCAGAACTTTTTCACAGCTGTGCATCTTCGTGATGAGTATGCATCAGTGCATAAAGGATATGCACAGCTGTTTGACATGATCAAACGTGGTTGGGGTAAGCTCTATCTTGACTTTGATTGTCAAGTTGAAGCAACGATGGGTAACATTCAGAATCACATCCTCAATGGCGATCCTACGAGAGGCGTGCTGCTTTACTCGTCTCAGTATGAGCCCGCTCTGAAAGTTCAATATCAGACCTTAGAATTGTTCTGATCCTCGCGTATAAATAGAAATTCTATCTGCTCCTGTAGTTCTAATTGGTCAGAATAGCTGATTGGTATTCAGCAGCTTTGGGTTCGAATCCCAATGGGAGCACCAGCAGTACAATCGAGATATGGTGAAATTGGTGATCGCGCGGGTTTCATACGCCTGAGTTTCCGGTTCGATCCCGGGTGTCTCGACCAAGCCTGAAGATGAAAGTCTTCAGGCTTTTGTTGTTTCTACGGCCAATAAATACACGATGACAACCAATTGTGAGCCATACATGCGATTCAAACAGCTATACGAAGCTGGTAAAGCTTCCTCAAAAATTCAGACCAAAAATGATGTGCTCAATTGGCTAGCACAGAACAACTCAAATGAGCATCTTCCGGCTAACAAGAACAAGTATGCAGATAAAGCATATGACATCTACAGCGATTTAAGCGTAGATATTCTAAGCGGACATTCTTTTCATCTTGACACAAGATTTAGCGGTGAGCTAACAGAGCTACCAATTCACTTCAGCAAGATGGAAGGCGCAGACTTTAGTGTTGTTGGATCTTCAATTAGCTCCTGGAAGAACTTTCCAACTGATTGGCATGGTGGGCAAACTCAACGACTTATTATCAGTGAGTCGAACATCACCTCATTTCACGGCATGCCAGAATTTGACGGAACTGCACTTCTTGCTAATATGCTAGACATTACTTCATTGGAAGGATTGAAGCTTGGTAGTAGAGTAAGAGCGGTACAGCTGAGTGACAATGATAAACTTAGTTCACTGAAGGGTCTGCCGCCACATGCTGGCAATGGGTACTTGTCTATCGGTGGTGAAGCGCTTGAATCACTTGAAGGTCTGCCGCCAGAGATTGATAGCTTCAGGTTGAAAGCTCCAAAAATGAAGTCACTGTCAAAGATTCATCGACACTTGAAGAAATGTCATCAGATGGTACTCATTGGAATGGATAGCCTGGAAGCTGGACTGCTTGGCCTATTGAAGATTGAAGATCTATCAGAGCTTACGTGGAATGAGATGCCGCTTGAAGTTACGAAAGCTCTAATCATTGTCAAAAAGCACCTGAAATCTGACAAAGAAGATAAAGTTCTAGCTTGTCAATCTGATCTCATTGATGCTGGTCTTGATGAATTTGCAACACTCTAACATAAATATGTAACTAGATGTACCGGAGATTTATATGCACAACTTTTTGACACATAACGTCAATGAAATTAGCTTCATCATTTGTGGACTAATCGGCGGTATCGCCCACTGGTTGAAGAAGAGCCTTAGAGGCGAGACCCAAGCAAAGATTTGGGAATGGTTCGGACCAGCAAATGCCGAGCTTACGATTTACACTCTTATTGTCTTCGTCTTCGTGATGATCGGTGCGCTTGGTTCAGGCATCATCAACAATTCGATGACTATCTGGTCGGTTTTTTACACTGGCTTCATTACTGGTTTTGCCGTGGATTCTGGCGTGAATGCTAACGCTATGGACCTAACGACGGATATTAGTACGGTGAAGGGGCAGACCACGGATTTGTTCAACGTAACACCAACTCCGCCAGCACCTCCAAAGGACTAACCATGCCAGTATTTCTTACCAGCCTACTCACCAACGCTAAGTTGTGGATCGGCATTCTGATTCTAGCTGCAGTTGGAGCTGGATTCATTTACGTGAAGCACGTACAAGATGAGCTTGCTCTTTCTCAGGCAAACCTGAAGACTGAACAGGCAAATGAAGTAACGTTGAAGGGTACGATCTCACAGCTTACTGCAGCTCAAGCCCAAGATCAATTAGTCATTCAACAAGTTACTTCGGACAAGCAAGCAGCTCTTGATGCAGTTTCTGCTTTGAATACTTCTCTGAATACGTCTGCTCAGCAGATTGGTACATTGAAGTCACAGCTAAACAACATCACAGCTAAGCCAACAAACCTTACACCATTCTTGGTGCAAGCAATTCAAGGCGTGCAAGCTCAACAAGCATCACGCGCAGCTGCGCCTGTAGGAGCATCACAATGAAGAAAATTCTAGCAGCACTGCTTATTGTCGGTTCATTAGCTCTGCTTGCTGGTTGTGGAACTGCCCCAACCGATCCAGTTGTTCCTCCAGCTGTCATTCACTACAAGTATATCGTGACAACTGTTCCAGCTTCAATGCTCACATTGCCAGCTCCAGTGCCTCCGCTTAACACTCAGACGGCTACTGACAAGGATGCAAGCATTTGGATTTTGGACAACGAGCAGCGCACTGAAGCACTCGAAGATCAGCTAAAAGCGATCCAGACTTACCTCAGTAATAAGATCAAAAACCTGAATCTGCCACCAGCTGATGTAACAATCGATTAAAAGAAAGGCTCTAGTATCAAAACTAGAGCCTTTATTCTTTAGTAACAGGGACTATCAACTAGTCCCTTTGTCTTAAATCACGTGGTTAAACCATGAACGATAATCACCTGGGAAATCTGCAGGATTGTAGATCCAGATGCCTTCAGCTGCCACATGGAAGCGAACACACTGTAGTTCGCCTACCAAAATTGGAGCTGTTAGGGAGATGAATCGTTCACAAGCTGGATAAACTACGAGCGTGCCCTTCTGTGGTTGGAAGCCAAACTGATAGACCGGGAATTCTAGCTTACCACCTAGAACCTCACGTTCAATGTTGAACGGTGGTTTGTCTTGAAAGTTCTTCAACCACAAGATCCCAGTGAGATCTCTGTCTCTTACCTTTACCCACTTCTTACGTTTGAACACTGCATTTTCACAGTGAGGTGCTTCTGCTGGCTTGTTCGTCACTGGGAATTGCTGGAACACTAGGTGTTCGGTCCCCTTGTACTTCACGCCAAAATAACTTTCAAGCTGAGGAACGATCGTCTTAAACTTCTCAAACAGCTCTTTTTCAGCTTGCTCATGGTGACGATGCATGGGTTGAGGAACGCCGTCCTGGTCAAAAGTCGGCGCTACACGAACCTCATCAGCAATTCTGTCACAGTCAGCATCGGGTAAGAAGTCCTGATAAACTAAAAACGGGGACTTTGATGGTTTCACTGTACTCATTGGGTTAAGCTCTTTGATGGTTATGTTTCTAGATGAAGATATTTATTGCTTATTCTTCTTCACTAGTTTTGGCAACTGGCGGAGTAGAGGCAGCAACTAGTACTGGGAGACCAATCTCGCCAAGCAGATTTCGTCCCATCAGCACATCATACTTCATGTTAGTTCTATCATTCAGCGTGAACTCAATGCCATTGTAACGTTGACCACGAACTGTGACGTCAAGCTTAACGATAGGGCGACGAGTTGTATACTTCTCACGATCCGTATCGCTGGTGTGAGCATTCTTGATCAAAATAGTGCGTGACAGTGGAACATTGTAACGAACATCACCGTGTGTGAACTTGACCCAGTTATCATCCATTTCAATGTTTTCAGCATGGAGTGATGATAGCGTCGCGCCTGTGTCTACACGAGCTGCGAACGGCTGGTTGTCATTGATGCGGTGAAGGATAATATCTTCTACATCAGTCAGCGGATCCTTTGGAAGCTCTGCAACCACTTCTTCAGGAGCTGGAAGCTCAGGTGGTGCAACAGCAGCTGCAACCGAATCAGCTTCAGGAGCAACTGGAGTAACGTTGGTCACTTGCGTTTCTGGTCTGAGTTCCGTTTTAGCTGGAAGACATGCTTGTTCAATCATGTGTGCAGCAAAGGTAACTACGTCACTTGGAAGGCTACGATCTGGCCAATTCTTTTGCATTGCTTCAAGACCTGGCGAACCATTCACTTCAAGAACGATAAACTCTTTCTTGCCATCTTTATCGAGAATGATGTAATCGATAGCGCAGAATTTGCAACCAAACAACTCGACGATGCGAGCGCCTAGAGCAAGCTCAGCTTCAGATGGTTCATACTTGACGGTTTCAGAACCGAGGTGTGAGTTCGTGCGGAATTCATCCTTGCCCTTTGGTTGACCACGAAGGTTTGCTGCGAGCATCTTATCGCCGATCATGATGATACGAGCGGATTGTTCATGCTCAATGAATTCTTGCAGCATGAAGTGCATCTCTTCCTTAAGCAGCGTTTGAGCAACTGATGTAAGTGAAGACTTGCTATCGACCTTCATAACACCAATGCCGTGCGTACCACGAAGAGTCTTGATGATCATAGGGAACTTGAGCTTACCATCTTTTTCAGCTTGTTCCAGCACAACATCGAGATATTCTCCATCGGTCATCATCAAACTGTAAGGTGTCTTGATGTTAGCGCTATTGAGAACTACTTGTGAACGAAGCTTATCATTACATAGCATCATTGAGTCTGGAGAGTTCAGCATCTGAACGCCGCAATCTTGCAGACGGTGAAGCATGCCGATCTTGTACTCGAGACAGTATTCATTCAAACGTGGAATGCAGACGTCACCAATGATCTCGGAGACCTTCATGTCTTTATCAACCTGAAGAGCCTTGGTAATACGTTCACCCTTGTCATTGAAGCCCTCAACCAAAAACGTCTTGTCAACGTTGATAATCTCGGCTTGGTTGCCTTGGGCTTCTGCTTGCTTCTTGAGCTCGACCGGTACGAAGTTTTCCGGTTCTGCTGTGATGATGAGTAGTTTCACTTAATGTCGCCTCTTTCGTAGAGCTCAATGTATTTTTCTTGTTTGATTGCCAGGCATGTTCCAGAGACCCAAATCTCTGATGAACCACCAGGCGCAAACGATGTTGATGTAGTAAGCGTAAAGTCGTTACTATCTGGATCTAGCTTTCTGAGCAGGTAACCTTCAACAGTGCCATGGTAGTTATTTAGCAAGTCATTAAGAGCGTGCTTTGATTCATCATCAATCTCTGTTTTCTTCAGCTCAGATTGAAGCCTAAGCTTGTCAGAGCCGATTGCCTTATCGATTTTTCCGATGAGATTAAAGAAGCCGTCGATTGAGTCTGTGAATTCACCACGAACTTCAGCCTTAACTGCATTCAGCGCTTCAACAATACGTTCTGCCCACTCACGTAAGCTCTTATTTGACAAATCATCTAAGCGCATCGAGTTGGCAGCTTTCTTGAAGCTTTCATCAAATTCACTATGCGGCGCTACACCGATCTTTACGTTGTCGAATGGAAGGATAACGAAGACGCTACCTTCATTCATCTTTTCAGCCTCATGGTGAGCGTGCTTAAAGTTCGTTGTAGCCTTGATGCTGTATTCACGATCTGGGAATGATACCCAGCTCTTGGCTTTAGCGACCAGGTGATCAAGCCATGTTTCAGCCTTATCACGCTTTACATCTGGGTGAAGGAGTAGAAAGTCACTATCCCAATTCTCACCAATGAAAATTGGGTGCTTCTTAGCTTGCTCGTGCGAATTTTTAGCTTTCTCACTAAGCAGCTCTTTGAATTTAAGCTCACTTACAGATTTCTTGAAGGTCTTACCTTCGGCTTTGCTAGCTTCTAGGAGGTCTCGTAATTTCATGTCAGTTTTTCATTAAAGCTTGTTATAGAACTCACTAGTTCTCTCAGCCAACCCGACGACAAGCGCTTCTTCTATAGTCTTCTTGAAAACAAGCGGTAGATGATTCTCTACGCCCATAAGAATAACCAGCTTCTTGATGTCGGTTCCGAACATCTCATTGTGGGCCATCGCGTAAAATGCTGTCTGAAGCCAGTAATCGCCGATCTCATCCTTGGACTTTACTCTTGAGGATGTCTTGTAGTCAACGATGGCGAGCTCTCCCTGATATTCAGCCACGAGGTCGCAACGACCAGCGATGCCGAACACATCAGAAAACAGAACCACTTCTTGCCCGTACACTTTATTTATTTTCTTGAGCTCTAGTCGCAGGCTGTTGAAAATCTTGACATGGTCACTCGGGAACTCAGCAAGCTTTGGATCTTCGCCTTTGAGAAAGCGTTCCAACATCAAGTGAGTATTTGTTCCACGTTGGGCAGCGTCATTGGATTTCTTCTGAGCAGCTGCATTACCCACGCGCGCTCTCCAGGCATTGAGAACGGACGTGGTTTCGGCGTCTTGAGTATTGCCGAGGACCGTGGTGATAGACGGGTAGTACTTTTCACCACCAAGCGCGTAAAAGCGCTTGCCCTCGAGCGTTACTGTGTCATAGTCTTTGTATTCGAACACTTATGCTTCATCAGTTAGACCGAGCAACTTTTCAACATCGCTCTCTTTCATTACACCTTGAAGATTGCCGAAACCGACCTTCTTCACTAGCACGGTCTTACCACGAGGAGAGAAAATGTACTTATCCTTCTCGTTCATGTCTTTCACGGTAAGCACGGTGCGATTCTTGATAGCCTTATTTAGGGCTTCAATAGCTTCATCATTTAGCGTTGCCTTGAGAGTTCCATAAGTCAAGACCGTGTTATCTTCATCATCTTTCGTGATTTCCCACTTTGCGCCGGCATTCGGATCATTATCTTCAACTACTACAGCTTCAGTCGTTGGAGTTGGTCCTTGCGATGATTGCATAGACGGAGCAGACGATTGAGGATTCTGATTTTGTTGGCTCTTCGACTTGTAAACTTGATCAAGCACCGCTTGAAGATCAGTAAGCTTTTGCCCAATCATGCCACCAGTTTTTGAGCTAAGGCTAGATTGAATTCCGGTGATGTACTGCTTGTACGGAGTGCACTTCTGAAGATTTTCAACCAGCTGTTTGTTATCTGACGGATCAATGTAGGCCATGAATGAACCAAAGAAATCAGTGAACTGCTTTGCGTTCATTGACTCTTCAAGCGGAGTAGAATTACCTTGGTGCATGTTAGTTTGCAGCACCTTGTTCAAGGCGTTCAACTTTGTCTGGATGTTCGAGTTGATAACTTGCGTCAGCTCAGACTTTGCACGTTGCATCAGCGCCTTGTACTGCTGCGAATTGAGCAGCTGTTCAGCGTAGCGTTTGTTACCAGAAGCATCAAGCCAGTTGATCAGGTTAGTGACCGTGTCCATGAACGCGTCAGCTGGCGAATTTTCATTCAGCGGAATGAGATTTTCACCAGACTCAATGCTTTCATCTACCGACTTCTTAACGAACGTGCGCACGCTCGTGCGAAGGTGATGTGAACGACCAAGTTCTCTAGCCTTCTTGCGAATGCCATCAAGGATCGCTGTCTTGAACGGGCTCTTATTCAGCGCGTGTTCAGGAACACCAAGCTCAAGTATGGCATGATAGACCAGCTCTTCATTGGAGTCTTTCAGACGATCAGCGATCGAAGCGCTTGGATCATCGCTACCTTCTTCCTTCGACTTCTTTTCATTAGCTTCGATAAGCGAGTAAGTGAAACGTTCACCAAGTGACAAACCTTCCATCTTTGGCTTCAGAGCGCTCTTACCCTTGTCTTTGCTACCACCTTCAGGATCCTTCGGGTTGTCATAGACCTGGCTGTTCATTGACTCCGAACCATCTGTGTTTGGTTTGTCGGTGTCATCGTCTTCTTCATCATCCTCATCATCATCTTCAGGCCATTCAACGTCGATGATGTCGAAATTCTTAGACATGTCATTGAGAGCAGCTTCGATGCTGTCTTCCGAACCAAGCTTCTTGCTCAGAGCTTTTTCGAAGTCATCAGCTTCATCTGCTTTTACATAGACCTTGACGATCTTTCCATCATCTGTCTCAAGGCCAAATGTGACGGATTCAACTTCATCCATCTTCATAGCCTTGTCTAGCTGATTTGCTACATCCGCTTCAGCGTTCTTGACTTCTTCACCGAGGAAGCCAAATTCGCCTGCAAGCTCCTTAAACGATTTTGACATTAGAGTAATCTCCGAGTTCTTTTGAAATTTTTGGGTCTTTGAAGCGACGAACCTTGAATTGCTTGACCTTGGTCTTCACAATCTTTCCACCTTTAGTTTTGAAGTCAGACTTCTTAGGCTTCTTGAATTTATCAATCTGGCCGAAGTCTGTTGGTTTGTCGCCTTGCGGACGAGTAATCATATTGCCAGAACCGATTCTGCCTTGGTTAGTTGCGATATTAGCGGCTGAAGTTCCGGTAGCAACTACACCTTCGCCGCCTCCGCCTCCGCCGCCATCATCTTCTTTGAGACGGTGATGATTGACCAACTTCATAGCGACAGATCCGATGCCTTTCAGAAGAGCACTGCTGCTCAATTCTCTAAAGCGTGACAGTAGCTCCGACTTTGGATCGGCTTGCATAAGATATGTGAAAGCATCATTTACAGCTTTCTTCTTTTGGCTAGTACCGAGATCATCCCAGCGAGCGATCGCTAGCAGCAGGCGGTTGAACATCGATGACTGCATGTCATAGCGATCTTTCATAAGGTGCAGCGAGTGAATCGTCTCTTCCCAATCTACCGACTCTGGGTTCGTGAGAGGGACCATCATGATCTTGTGAATTCGGGCATCATTAATCATACCGCTTTCATGTGTGAGTATCCTGACGGCCGCTTGAGAGATACGAGCTTGAACATCCTTTTGCTGAGGATAGAACATAGCCATGCCCCAGAAGTTGAGCTCGCTCATGTTCGGATCGAAACCTGTCAGCTTCGAGTGCTCGCGGTCATTGATCATCATCAGACCCTTCAGGTCTTGCAGCTTCAGCATGATCAGTGAGGCTAAGTAGTTTGAGAAGAAAGCGTTCTTCACTTCACGATCTGACATGTGGTTCAGCCGAATCAAGTGGATCGATTCCTCAAGTGTTGCTAAAAAGTTCATTCGTCACTTTCCTCTTCCACGTCACTGGCGTGGAGCTTGTTGAGCTCAGAGCCAAAGCACAGGCTGGCGAGCTGCTTAATGTTGTTGACGTTCTTCACCTGCTCGACCTGCTTGATAAGGTTCTTACGAGCCTCGGCGAAGGTGAGTAACGTACGACGTTTAATTTCCTTGGAGTACTTTACCTTCTTGCCGTTCTTCAAAGTCAGCGAGTAGTCTGCAGCATTTTCTTTGAATTCATCTAGCATGTCTTCGAGCTCACTGAGAGTCGAGACCATGATGGCGAGAACCTTCTTCTTGATAGCTTGGAAGTTAAGCTGTTTCAAGCTGTCTGCAAAGTTGTTAAGCGTCTGTTGCGGATCATCACCGCGGAAGTTAGCCAAGGCCTTCTTCGCTTGGTGAGGAATCTCAAGACCTTCTACACCAAACAGTCGAGCGATACGAATCTTTGCTTCACCAAGCAGACCACCACGAGCAGCCAATGAAGCCATCGGATCGGACGTATTGATTTTACCGACGATGTTCATGCGAATGCTGTAGTTGAACTTATTGATGGCCGAGAACACATCGCGATCAACGACCTTAAATTGCTCATATGTTTCTGGGTCGGTGAAGATGACACCTTCAATACCCTTGTAGCCGTCACCGTTAGAGCCAGCAAGCTTTGGTTTCTGGCCGCGAACAAGCTCCATCATCTTGTCTTTGATCGGCATGCGATACTCGTCATAGATGATCTTTTCAAGACGCTTACGTTCATCAGATAGCTTACGTGTGCGAGTCTTCAGCACATCATAGTTCGTGACCGTTTCGCCTTTGCTCGCTTCCTCATTTTCTTCTTCGAGGAATTCCTTCAGCTTTTTCAGGTCTGGCTTCAGCTTGATCTTCTTCAGTTCATCTTCATGAACACGATCAGATGTAGTGAATTTCCAGTCAGTTGGCATCGGGCTCTTCACCAGGTTGATACCATCGAACGTGTCGGTGATTTCAGTTTCAACCGTGATCTTCGTGTTCTTCAGAGCCTTATAGAGCTGTTCAACTTTTGATTGATCTGGCTTGATAGTTGGGTTGTCACCTGGCAGCATCTCCAAGAAGGCGATGTAGTTGTAACCATCCTTGCCGTAGTAGACGGTGTTCGGTTGCGCGCCGAACAGAATTTCCAGATTGACAAGCTCGCCTTCTTTGATGATCTCTTTCAGTTCATTCTGAACCTTGATCAGCACCGCAGTTGCGGTCTTGAAGCCATCGAAAGCTGATGAATCTGGAAAATCATCAAGCGCGTAAAAGCGCTTGCCACCCTTCTGCTCACGAGAAGTGTAGAACTTGCCTTGATCATCAAAACCAGCACGCAAGTTCGCTCCGTCCAGCTTTTGGACAGCTGTCAACTTATCGAGATTTCCAAGAAGACGCATGAACGCTTCTAGGCTGAGATCCTCAATGTGAGCGATACCAGGTGAGCGGCCTTCCCGAAGGATTACGCGATTTTCTTTGAGGTATGTTCGAAATGTGTTAGGCATCGTTGATTTATGCAAGATTATGAGAGTATTTATAGCTAAGGCGAGTGAACACTTTTGTACAAGCATTCACTCGCCTTTCATTTTGATGCGAAACTACACTTAGCTGGTGACTAATCCACCGGCAGGAGCGCCAGCCGTAAGCTGTTCAAGAGCTGCTTTTTGCTCGGTGGCGTGTTGGCGAATTCGCGCTTCGATCTCAGCTGATACAGCGCGGATAGCTGATTCAAGCTTGAACACTTCCTTGCGAGCACCAGTCAAGTCTTGATCCCACTCTTGGTAGATGTAGAAAATCTGCTGAATGTCAGCCGGCAGGTTTGCTACCGGGTACTGCACACCATCAACGGTGATGCGAAGATCATTCGGTTGGCTCATTTAAATCCTCTTCAGTTATATTATAGAGTTGTTTGATTTTTTCCAGGAACTTATTGCCAAATTCAGAGAAGATGGTGGCTGCATCATGCCATGGTCGAAGGATCATGGTTTTGCCAAGTTCCGGAAGTTCATTGTACGTCGGGTGATAATTTTCCGGTTGAGACAGAACCGTCAGCGCGATTCTATTGCCATCTGCCACGCCGTTCCTGTACATAAGCAGCAGGAATTCACGGGCCTCTTCCGGCATATCTTTCGTTGTTTCATTGAATCTATTTATGAATGACGCTTCAAGCATAGCTTGCATTACTTCTGGCGGCATTACATTTTCAGCAGTTACGGGGAGTGGAAGATCTTGCATAGTTTATTGGAAAGGTAAGTCATCAACGTCTAAAGCTTTGGCCGATGAAGGCGTTTCACCCTTTGACGCATTGTGAGATGGAATTTCAGCTGCTTCCATCCACGGTGGGATATCACTCGAAAGACCGCTTGCAGCTTTCGGTTTTGGTACTGGCATTGGAGCTGGAGTTGGCGCCGTTGCATTCATATTTAACAACTTCTTAGCCTTGTCACGAGCCGCGAGAGCTGCTAGACCGGTGGCCATCTTTGTACTTGCACCCCCGCCTTCATCATCACGATTGTTGATGAGCAGAGAGATAGGATCAAAATCCATGTAGAAGTGTGAACCTACACCACCTGAAGAACGAGTCTTCAACATCTTGAACATGTACTCGCGTTTCGCTCTCATTTGATCTGTCTGAATGATGGCGATCAAGTTATCGGTGGTGTTGATCTTTGAGATACCACCAGCGATGTTACCTTGATTGAGCTGGTCAGCAGTTTCAACTTGCTGAGCGCTACGACCAAGCTGTGAAGCCGTGATCATTATCAGGTTGTAGTCATTGGCGATCGCACGAAGTTCTTCAGCTACTGCTTTGTCCTTGATGAACTGATTTTCAACAGAGACCTTTTGGATCGAGCCCATGATGTCGAGATAATCGACTACCAAGAAATCTGGCAAGAAGCCATGCAGCATCTCGAATTCTTTGAGATACGCACGAATGTGAGCCGCTGTAGTACTACCTTCCGGCATACGTTTGATGAACAAACGGCCGTGACCTTCACGTTGGCTGATAATCTCGATGGACGTCTTGGTGATGTCTTTGAGAATGTCTAACTGACCAATCCCAGTGAACATCGAGTCGAAACGTTTTGCTACGACTTCTTCAGCAAGTTCCAGCGAGATGTAAACACCGTTGAGCTTTCTCTTGGTGAGATTGCGAGCAATGTTCGACATGGTAATGGACTTACCAACACCAGACGGTGCGGCGAAGATCGTCATTTCCTTGCGGTTCAAACCACCACCGAGCAGCTCATCCAAACGCCACCAGCCAGTCGGAATCAATGCGCCTGTGGCTTGCAGTCGTTTCAATCGAGCTTCAGGGTCTTCAAAGTAATCCAAACCAAGATTTCGCTGCAGGCCAACTGAGATTGCGTCCTTGATCAGCTTTTCAACATCACCAAACTTCCCTTCAGCGATCAAAGCTGGTGAGGCCATGATCGCGTTTTCCATCGCTTTGTTCTTACAGAACGTCTCAAACTCATTCTCAGCGTAGGTCAGCTCAGCCTTGGTGATTGTAGGCTTGTGACCGACAGCTTGACCAGTTTCCACCATGATCTGCTCTGGTGTAGGGACGGCCTTGTACTCATCATAGTACGTGCTGAGAAATGTGGCTACTCCTTTGAGCCGTGGATCAAAATAGCTTGCCACCAAGATCGGTTGGACCTTGGCAAAAAGATCAGGCGAGGAAATGAGATACGATAAAAGCAGTCTTTGTTTTTCTGGATTGTCAAAATTGTCCAACTATTACCTCTTACACATCGTTTCTACCAACAACTTTCCGGCGAAGCCGGATACAGCTGTGGTGATTAAATGATTTGCTAACCACAAACGGCCAAGCTTCATGAGTGCATCATTTGCATCATCGATGTCTCCTGGGAGACAAGTCACATACCATCCATTTGATAAGGCGGATTGTGCTAGCTTGAAGCCATTTTTGTTCTTGTCGATAACGAAGATGATTCTTCGATTTTGAACTTTTTGTAACGCTTGCAGTTGGAACTCGGTCAGAGTACTACCAAGAAGCGCCACGCCGTTCTTACCGATTGAAAGTGCATCGATAGGACCTTCAGATACGAAGAGAGGTTCATCGGTGTAGCGGTAAACTTCATCCATGTTAAAGAACACGTTTGCCTTCTCGACAGACGGATTCTTATAGCGAGGTTGGATTGCCTCGTCCATCGCGCGGGCTTGCCAGTAGATGACCTTGCCGCGAAAGAAATAAGGAATGATTACCCGACCTTGATATGTCGGGTGTGTCGAAACGTAGTATGGATAGTCCCAATAATCCAAACCACGAACGATTCTGAGGTATTCCTTGGCTGCCAAAGCCCACGCCGTCCGCTCTTCTGAGACTGGTGTGCTGTCTTTGGGTAGCTCTACCTCTTTGGGAAAACCTAACGACTTAGGTTTGTTGGGTACTTCCTCGCCTTTTACTTTTGCTTCAAGCTCAGCCTTGCGCTGAAAGAAGCTCTTTGCGGCGATCTTATCTACTTCATCTTCAGGAATACCAAATGAGACCAACACCTTTCGCATGTTCTTTGAAAGGAGATAGTCACCTTTTGTGACATCATGAAGAGCTTTACACCCACAATTGAAGCAAGAGTAAAAGCTGATTCCACTATCAAATCGCCAGCCCCCACGTTCCTGATAATCATTGCAAACAGGACACTTGACAATATGGAATCCTTTCGGAGATTTCTTTCCGAGAATTACATGCTGTCTTACTAAGCTTTCAAGGTCGTCCACGAAATATCCAACTTGCTGTGATGATATAGAAATGACATTCTATATCACTTACGCAAGCTTGGATATTTTACAGGATTATGTTAACCTTTCGAGGTGTTGCTCGGAACGTTGACCGGAACGTGGTGAATGCTTTGTAGTTGATTAGCGTATGCTTTCACTTTGACCGTGTACGGGTGCGTATGTGGGTCAATCGACTGAGCTCCTAGAGCTCCTTGATTGTAGGCCGTGATGCCTTGGTCAGGGTTCTTGTTGACACCCATGAGAAGAACATATTTTGACGCGACGCGGATGTTGAACTTGTCGTCAAGGATCAACCTTGCCTGGAGCTCTTCATCGGTATGCGTATCAAGACCCTTCCACATGGCTGGATACTTTTGCATGACTTCCTTAGCGGCGTTCAACTTGATCTGAGCGATACCGAAGTAGCGATCTCCTACCTTGTTTTCAAGCCCTGCAACCCGGAAGCCTGGTAGATTACCAGCGTGTGATTCTTGCATGATCAAACCCTCGAGAAGCTGAGGATTCTTATGACCGTCATCTTTTGCCACCTGGTAGGCGTAATTGATGAGATCGTACTGCTTGGTCGTCATATTTGGCGGGAGTTTGATAGTGTAAGGCTTACCACCATCTTTTCCGTCGTTAGACGCGGCGTATATTACTGAGGTCCCGTTTTGAACGGTGACTGGTTCTATGTAGCGGTACGCTGTCACAGCTAGTGCAGTCGTAGCGCCCAAGAAAATAGCAATGAAAAGCTTCATCGGCTAGACTCTCCATGTGTATGTCATCAACTGTACCATGCTACGGTGTGAAGTTGAAGACGTAGGTTAACACGAGATCTGTCGTCTCGACAAGATATAGCTCTATAGAAATTATATCACAAACTGAGCTTTAAGTATATCCAAAAATAGTAATGCAAACAGCTAGAATCCGAACGAATCGGATTCTAGCATCGACTTATTGTGAAAAGCTGGATTGAAGCTTAGCCGTCAATGACGCCGGATTCTGGGTTCGAGAACTGCGAACCGATCATCGTGTCACTGGTTTCGCGGGCCGACAGAAGGCCGCCACCCATTGCAGTATTGACTGCACCAGGGGCTTTCTTAACGCGAACTAGGCGGTGGAAGTAGTCAAGAGCATTGATACCGTTTGACAGACGCTTTTGCGACATAAGGTCCCAAAGTTCATACTTGTCTGCGTGCAAGTCGGTAACGATTTTCTTCAGACGACCCTTGTCAATGTTGTCCAGGAGTTGTACGTCGATGTAGTACACTGAACCATTGCCGTCCTTCTTTACAACCGCAACTTCACGGTACTGGCCATCATCATTCATGTCCAGGTAGTACACGTGGTTGAGGCTGGTTTTAATCAGCTTTTCTTTGTTCTTAGCTTCTGCCATGTTTATGCTCCAGAGTAATTGAGTCTGAGTTTACGCTATGTTTTATAGCAATGTTTGGTTAACGAGAATATTTATAGTCTTCGAAAATCAACATTCTCGTTTCCCAGATGAATAAATACAGACTTTTGACTCAGTCAGAGCTTCTAGCGTCCAGTTCAGCTGCTTTGGCAAGATTCTCAAGGATACGCTTTGTTAAGTACTCCTCAAACTGAGCAGGAAAATCAACAACAGGTGCACAACTCCATTTACCTTTGAGCTTTCGTTTGAAACGAATTGGTTTGCTCTTTGCTCGTACTCTAATTTTCATAGCTTATTGCGAATGATCATCCATGGAATATTCTTGCTAGCTAGAACGTCATTGACCTGCTTGTCAATGACAGTAGTTGCCTCAGTAAGAAGTTCAATACCAAAATCGTCTAGATCAGAAGCTGAGAAGAGACGTTCGTTGGACTGGCGATTCTTCCTGATCTTCGCGAGCAGCTCTCTTTTCAGACGCTGCGGCTCGCTCAAGAGTCGGTTGCGCTTCACCTTTACGGTAGCGCTGGTTGTGGGAAAACATGTCAGCAAATTTAGTGGCATTTTGAGCGACACTGCTAAGATTGAATGAGTTGAGGAACCGCAAGAAGTGGAAGTGTGAGTAGTGGCCAACGTTGTCGGTTTGCTTCTGAACTTCCTCAAGGAGATACGCACGAAGTGGTTCAGGTTGAGCTCTCAGATCGACAAGCACTTTGTTCTCATCATACAAGTCACCAACACGATATTGAACCATCTTGGCAGAACCATCTTCATTCAGCACCGGCAACCCACGTTCATCACGCTCAGGTTCTGACCATGTTGAATTCATGAAGTTGATGCGATCATACTCATTGGTGTAAGCAGCCTTGATCTTCGTTTCACGAACTCGTGGGAAAGCTGATGGAACATAGTCGCCCATGTCACCGCGAATACACTTCAAGAACAACCAGTACTCGATGTCTGGTTCATAGCCCTTATCACCAGGCTGATTGCGGAACTTCCCATTGTCAGGATTGATGAGCTTGACATTTTCATCACGAGTAAGCTGTGTGAAATCTCGGTCACCAGAGACGATGAAGACTTCATGATCTGGCGCGGCATTGATTTGTGCGTAAGCAGCGATCTCATCATCGGCTTCCATGCCTGGAACATTCAAGCAGATGATCGACGTATGAGCAGCGATCGTCTCCTTGAAGGAGTTCATTAGCTTGTAGAAGTGCTCCATGGCAGGATCATACGCGCGGTTGCCCTTATAGGCGAGACGTGAACGATTCTTCTTGGTGTATTCTTTGCGCCAGTTATCACCGCCTTCAAAAGCAAAGACGATGATGTCTGGTCGAAACTTCTCATAGTACTTGAAGATCGATTGAAGCGAGATATGCATGCAGAGACCAACCAGATCTTGTGGATCTGTGTCAGCTGCACCATAAGGAGACTGTTTTTGAACAGCAGCAACTCGAAAAAGCAAGTTGCTGATGTCCATTACCAGACTGCGTTTCTTACCTGGTGTTCGTTTCATTAGTTGTCCAAACGACGGCGGCGATTTGTATGACGAACGTATCCGCCTTGATTGTCACCAACGGTGCTGTCAAACTGCTCACCTGCTCCGCCAGTTACTAATCCTTCCACCTCTTCGACGTCAGGGTAATCCTTGAACGTCTCGTCAATTTCTTGGTGGAACTCATCGAATTTTTTCGCGGTGAGCATTTGGAGATATAGCTGAACGGCCTCTTCTTCCGTTTCACCTTCGATGCCGTTCTTTTGTAGGTGTAGGATGAAGGCGCTGTTCCAATCCAGCTTGACTTTTGCTACACCATCTCGTTCGAGTCCCATGTGGACAACGTCGAGACGCGGTTCTTCTTCATATACCTTTTCGGGATAGAGAACAAACTGTTCTACCAGCTTCTTCTCATCCCAGTCAACGCGAGCGTGTGCTGGAACTTTAGATTCAGCCAGGCTAACAAAAGCCTGGTTGTATCCATTAACTGCAAAACGTCCAACAGCAAACGTTGCATCGACCCAAGGTGTTGATTTTCCTCCAAGTTTATTAAACCAGAGGTTCTTGAGCCAAAGCATGCTTAATCCTTAGTTTGACGACGGAATGACGAAGAAGTCAAAGCCGTTAACCTGGAGCGACAGAATGCCGTTTGCTCCAAGAGTGAGTACTACGTGGTCAATGCCAGCGGATGCTTCCTTGATCAACGGCAGGAGAGTCTTGGCCGGATACTTCTGGCAGAAAGTGGTAGATGTTGCATCGCCATCGCCGATCCATTCCGGAGCGGTGTCAGTTTCGGTGGTGAAGACGTCCTTGTTGGAGTCCATTGCTTCGAAGGTGACGTTCTTGGCGTCCTTCGTGGCGATGGTGATCGTTTCCGATTGCATCGCCGATGCGCCTTGCGTGATCAGCGGAATTTGCTTTGTCGGAAGCTTGATCGACCAGACGATCGAGTCAGCGATGTTCTTCGGAACACCCTTGACAGTTTCGATAGCAGCCGAACGGAATTGAGTTTTCGTCTTGCCCGACGACAGATCCAAACGAGCGATTTCTGCATCGCTACGACCATCAACCGCATCGATGGCGACGTCGCCTTGGGTCTTGATGAGGTTCAGACGAGCGGCGAGTTGCGACGGACGAGTGATCGTCAGCGTCTTGCCTTCCAAGTCAGGAACATTGGCCTTCGAGATCAGAGCAACCGTTTGCTTTTCATCGATACCGCGGATGACAGCGTTGCCGTTGCTATCCTTGTCGATGATAATCTTTTCAATGCCTGCCTTCAGAGCAGTGGTGAGCAGAGTATCGAGTTGCTTGATGGAGTCGTTGGACAGCTTTGTCATATTGATTTTACCGGTTTGAATTTGATATGAGTTTTAGCACCGTCGATTAGTGCTTAGAGTGAATTTTGATTATATCACCGCCTTTCAAAGCGGTATATTTTTCATCAAAATTCACGGTGACGTATTTATTTGTGGTTTGTAAAAAGCATCTTTCGGTGGTGTGCTAGCGCAGCAGGAATGTAGTCATTCAGGACGTCGAATTCTACTTGAAATCCCAGTGAACCGCGCAGAATCCTGCCGTTCAATGACGTGATTTCAACTTCTTTCGTTTTATAGAGCTCTTCAACGTTGCAGATCAAGACCTGCTCATCAGTCATCGTCTTGATGCCTGACAAATCCCAGCGATTCGTCCAGACGTACATCTTACAGTCTTTGAAAACCTTCTCACCAAGAAGCTCCCAGTGAGGGATGATTCTCACGCCAGTTTCTTCCTTGAACTCACGCTCCATTGCTGAACGGTGAGACTCACCACCTTCAATGTGGCCACCAACACCATTCAGCTTACCGGCCAGAAAATCTGGCCGGTTCTTACGGAGGAGTACAACATTCTCAAGGTCTTCAGAGAAGACCAAACCTAACACCAGATCTTTTGCCATTAGAAACTCAATAGAGATTGAACTTTCATTGTTTGCGGCGTAGGAACTTCCCAGCCGATCGCGTCAAAGATGTTACCGAGCTTACCGTCGATCATCTTATCTTCCGTTGCTTTCTTGTCAACCTCGAAACGATCCGTGAACCATTGTGGGAAAGACATTGTGTCTGACGAGAAAGCCATGCTCTTCAAACCATACTCATTTTCCTTCAACCACACGATGTAGATCTTGTTACCGGAGATGATCGGAAGAGTTTCCTTCACACCAAGCTCCTTGAGCATCTCATTGTGGTTGATCGTCGAGCGGACGTTGGACGGCAGATTCACCTTTCCAAGACCCGGCTTCTCAATGCGTTCCCACTTCATGTAATACTCTTCAAGATTCTTCACCGAGGTGATGGTCGCGAATTCAAGAATGTTGACATTCTCATTGTGAGTTAACTTCTTGCGGAAGTCGATAATGTACTCATCAACCTCACGCTTTGGTTCACCCTTCAGAACCATCATCGTGACATCATACAAGAAGTCTTTGATGATTTGCGGAGTGGACGACAGCTTGATGTCCGACCCTTGAGTCTTCAGAGCCTTCGTCGAATCCGGATCAATTTCCACGCCTTCCATATTGCGGACGTAGAGCAGATATTTTTTCTTGGCACGGAAGATACCAGATTCTGCCACCACTTCTCGGTTTGCCTTGATCAAAGAGTCATGCGCAGGTTGACACAAGAAAGCTTCCTGCATTAGCTTGACGAATGATTCATTGACCTGGTCGACGATCGCATCTGCAGCAGCGACTGCCTCATCCTTGTCCCTCACCAGCTTGTCCATAGTGAAGTAGCATGAGTCAGTATCCGAGTAGATCGGGCCAAGACCTTCAGGAATATCAACCGTATACTCATTCACGGTTTCTCCCTTATTGTCAACCCAAGTTCTCTTGACGACCTTTGGACAATCTTCACCCATCATCAACGCCGAGATGGTGTTGATCATGTGCGTGGTGATCTGACGACCAGAACCAGTTGTCGAAGCACCAAGACGTGGATCATGGAAGCGACAGTACTCATTCAAGGTTGCGCCGTATGACGAGTTGAGCAGCACCTTGCGAATGCCTTGAGCCATGTCAAAGTATTCTTCTTGAGTCGACGCTTCAATGTAAGCTGGGTCGGTCTTATCACCACCGTTGCTCTTCAGGATGTCACGAGCTTGCTTTGCGAATTCCTTCTTCTTGGCTTGCAGCTCCTTACGACCCTTAAACCAGTACGACAGGACGGCCGGAATCAGACCTTCGCCAGACGATTGGTCAAGTACCGTGCCGTATGCAGAAACGGCATACTTGCTAGACTTGAACAACTCGATGAATTCACCAACAGTGGCGGTAATTGCTTCACTACCGTCATCCAACACCAGAGTCAGAGTTTCATCATTGCGAGCAGCTTCTGGTCCAACGATCTGTGCGTTGTAGATCTTGCGCCAGTCGGATTCATAGCCAGTAAACTGACCAATGATCTTTTCCGGAGACAGATTGAGTGAGCGATACACACTTGGGTAAAGTGAGTTAATGTCACATGAGGCGATCCAGCGGTGAAGGCCAATCTTCGGCGTCATTACCAACGCGCCTTCAACCTTCTCACCCGGCTTGTGCTTCCGATCAAAAACGATCCGATGAAGGATGTTGTGACAGAAGTTGATAATGGCAGTGTCGATCAACTGCACCGAACCGAAAATCGCGTTAAAGTTCACGGTAGCTTCATGGACCATGTTATTGGCCAGCTGAATGTACTTGAACTTCTTCTCCAACTGCTCGAGAATTTCAGTGTCTCGGCGGTTGTACTTCAGGAAGGTAACAAAGTCATCATTGTAGAGGTCAGCCAAAGTTCCATCATAGTGGAGCTTCGGAATATCCAGCTCATCGGCAGCGATTGCAGCGAGAGCGAATGAGGCACGACCACCAAGATTGAACTTCTTGAAGAGACGCATGTAGTCCATGTGAACTCGGCTTCCGAGCTCCAGGCACAGATCCTTCGTCTTGGCACCTTTGAAACGTTCAACTTCAGACCAATATGGCTTCGGACCTTCTTCAAAGGCAAGCTTTGCGAACGCAGCCGGGCCAAGGACCTTTTCAATTCGCTTGCCGATGTACGGCAAGTCAAAGAACTCAGAGTTCCAACCTGAGAGGACATCGCATTGCTCGATGTCGATGATCATTCTCTGGAGGAGTTCCTTCTCCGTCCGAAAGAGGACCATGTCACTGATCTCATCAGGAAGCTTGTCATTGTCCCAATCCCAGCTACGTGGAGGGACTGCATATGTCAAGAACTTTGCCAAGTCGCTGCGATAGATCGTAACAGCATTGATCGGCGCATATGGATTCGTCGGGCTCGAGAATCCAATCAGCTTGTCATAGTCTACTTCGATGTCCAGGAGTCCATACACGAGGTTTGGAGCTGGTTTGCCCGAGTATTGATCCATGAGGATCTTTTCCATCGGGGAGATGTCACTTTCGAATCGTGGATTGAAACGGCGACATGCTTCTTCGAATTCAGCCTTGTTGTCGAATTCGAGACGTTTGAGAGGTTCACCTGTTAGTGAAACGTGTTCACCGAGCTTATGCGGGACATAGAAGTAGTAGGGGCACTTATATGCTTTTACCCGACGATTCCCTTCGGCACTGCGTTCCCATACGACCACTCGGTCGCGGTACTTATCGTGGTATGCGGCAATGAAAGACAATTACGAAAATCCTGAAAAGATGTGATGTACTGCTATTGTAAAACTTACTGCCAGAAGTGGTATTATTCGTCACCATCTGGCTGTGGAACCTTGCTGTTCCACAAAATGTTCGCTATCATCTGCTGAACGAAGATAGCAGCTAAAATGCAAAGTGCAATTTTCATCAGCGATTATTCATCACCAGCGTCTTCATCATCCTTCGTGAAGTTTGCCGTGGTGACGGTATTGCCATTCAACGCATCCGAGATATCTTTCATCTCGTTGATTTCCTTCGCTTCGCCGTCGATCGTGCCAGGCTTCATGTGTTCCTTGACCAGCTTGTTCAACACTTTGGCCGGAATGCCGAGTTGATCATTAGCGTTGGTGCGAATGTCAGCGATCGCAGTCTTGTGATTCTTGATCTCACCGTGCTCATGAGCCAGCTCAGCGATGAAACCTTCGAGCTGCTTGCGCTTCGTCAGATTGTTGAAAACTGCTTCGAGGGAGAATACGGGCGTCTTGGTCTTTTCTACTTCTGCCATGTTTGATCCAGTTGGTTAAATGAAAATCCTTCCTACATCCAATTGAATGGACGGTAGGAAGGATTGTATTACAAACCTAACTGGCGATAAATTTTAATGCACGGTCGACGAGAGGTTTTGTTGGATGAAAAATGATGTTGGATCGCCGATCAATCTTTCGCTGATTGGATCATCAAAGTATTGGAGAATGTAGCGCATTGCAAAGCCGTAGTTGGCCGGATCTGTGAAGGTGTAGCTAGTCAGCATGTTGTCTTGCCAAAACTCCAGCTCATCCTCACCCATCTCAAGTGACTCTACGGTGGGTCCTTCTTCACCAGCATCATACAGCATTTCTTCAGCAAAATGAAGTGGATTCAAGGTCTTTACCTGCTCTAGAGTGACGTCTTCATTCTTTTCGCGGATAGTCGTGACCCTTTCTAGTGCTTCCTGCTGAAGTGACTCGAGAGCGTCATTTATCGTCATGAATGGACGTGAGCGAGTCTGCAGAAATGTTGTGTTACCAAGCTGCTTTGCGATCGGTTCGAAGGCAGCTTTGATAGTTGGGTGAACGAGGTTGAGCTCGAGAGTGTAGTAAAAGTTCTTCATTAGCTTGGTCCCAGAATGAAGGTGTTTGAGATCGGTGTGATCGCCAGTGATGTTCCGGCTGTCTCTTGTGAGGTAACTCCTGCAACTGGAACTTCAACAGTGAGTTGTGAGAACGTATTTGTTACATAATCCTGGGCGCATGTGATTTGCAATAGACCAGTTTGCGCGCCCTGGCTAAGCGTCAGTACACCATCTTGCGTGGCTAGAACGCTTATTGGAACGAAGTGATTGAGATCCTTATCGGCAAAGCCGTACGGTGGGTAGCTAATGAGCAGGTTGAGCTTGCTCAGATCGAGAGTGATCGGAACACCTGTTTCGCTAGTTGTGGTGGCGGTTGAAATTCCATAGCTTGCCGAAAGATCGAGATTGCTCAAGTCGGTGCAGTAGAGAAGATATTTTACTCCGCCTTGAATACTGATCGCACCGGTGTCACCCCAGCCATTTTCATCTCTGAAGGCAAGATCTTCTGCAGTACCAACATTGAGCTGTCTAAACGTCAGTGGAATCAGCGTAGCGTCTGAGATGAGGGTGGTAATGTCTTGGTAGACGTAAACTTCGATGATGTTACTCGTGCCTGTAAGCATCGGAGTAAAGGTGATCTGGTTAGCGACTCCGGTATTGAACTGTGAAGATGACATCTCAACACCGTTCAAGAAGACTCGAACCTCATCGCCTGTGGTGAAGAACAGATTTTGGCTTTGAGCGCTATCATCGGCGCCTTGGACAAACTGCACGTTGCTACCACGATTGTAGACATATTGACTATACTGTAGAATGTCTGCCGTGAGCTCATACAGGTTGAGCGTGATCTCGGTTGTCACTGGAAGCTGCAGCGGGTTGAGAACAGTCGTCTCAGTATAGATCTGCCCGCCTTGAATTTCTGTCACCCAAAAGTGATTTGTGTTAGCAGAAGTATCTACATTAACCGCTGACATAACTAGCGAACCAGCGCTGCTGTTCATCAGGTCAGCCTGAGCGACGGTCACTGCAGGAGTAGGCGTGGCTAGCGTAGTTCCACGTTGAATATAGTCTTGCAGCCCGAAAACAATTGGAGGAAAGAGCTCGGTTCGAACACTTTTCGTATTGACGAGCGACAACAGCCCAGGACACTTATACGTGATGTTGCAACGTGTAGGGCCGGGGCTTGTTGGATCCTGTTGGACCTCAATTTGTCTAGCGCAACTAGAGCACTGGTAAACTGCGAATTGTTTATACTGCATTCAGGTCTCTTATATTTAGTGTGACCTGGTATTTATTCGCTAAGGCTTATGTCCAGTGACGAGTAAAAAGTCCGATGATGTTAATCACGGAGTAGACGGTGTTGAGAAGGAGAAATGACATTCTTCGTTCAATGATGAAAACTAGAACAAAGATGAGAGAGCACCAGGTGAAAACCCAGTAGGCATATGGCGAGCTTGGAATGTTGAGAGCCATCCACAGAGCTGCGATGATTGAAGGAATAACTCCGCAACCCCATTCGACGTAGCGGAGATTCTTCCTCAAGAAGGTGATGAAGCTCACTCTTTCACGATCACAGTCTTGTAACGGCGAAGTACTACATCCTTGTCTTGACATTGATAACCATCACCGTTCTTGAAATTGACGACCCTGACGCAGGTGCCATCACCTTTTTCTTGCACTACCGGCAGATCTTGCTGAGCCAAATAGAAATTGACAGCCTGGGTTGCTACCGTGATAAATGCACCGGTAACAACCGCCGCCAAAATGATTTGCTTAGTAGATACCACTTGATAGGCCATAATTCACTCCATAGTTTGCATAGAGTCATTATATCATCTAGCACATAAAAAGTAAATCACTTTGTTCTTGAGAAGATAACACAACAAAGCTCCAAGTGATGCAGTACACCAAATGGAGCTTTGTGAGCTTAGACTTCTTCAGACTCGAAAGTCTGGTTGTCGATGCGCTTCTTTAGCTGTTGCTGACGCTTTGGATTTGCAGGTTGGCCTGTGCCAGACTCATCATGAGTGCCGACATAGTAGATGAACAGCGTTGTTGGATTTTTGCCCTTAAGCTCATATATGATACGAATATCACTAGAAAGAGCAGCGTGGAGTAAACCATGCAGCGGGCCGTTACCAGCAAACGGCGTATCTTTCGACCCGAACTTTTCCATCGGGTTCTTGGCCTTCAACTTCAGGAATTCGCCGTACGCTTCTTTTACTTTTGCGTTTTTGAAATGCTTTTCTTTCGTTTCATCGAACAGTTTGCAGGTCTTGAAAATTACGCTCACTTCAGACCCTCACGTTCCAGCATTTCTTCCAGCGTCATGCCTTTCGACCATTGACCATGCGCCTTCTCATCGAGAACCTTTTCGACTACTTCGTTGCTGTAGCCGGTCTGGTTATTCAATGCAAATTCATCCAACCGTTGTTGTTGCTTTTCACTGATGATTTCATGAACTTTCATGGTATCAACTCCTTTAACAGTTGGATATTTATGTAGATTATTGTATACCCAACTGCTCAAAAAGTAAACCAGAGTTCAATCTTGGAAGACCTCTGGCTGAGGATCACGACGAAGCGCGGATTCAATGTGATGCGGCAACTTTCCGTTGCGAGGAGAAAGTCGCTCGAAGATGAGATCGGCTGTTGTCGGATGAATCTTTCGGAACTTCTCAAGCTCATCAAGTAAAGCAATCAGAGCTTTCCCTGCGGTGCTGCAAACAGCCTCATCTTTGCAACGTTGGGCGAAAATGAGTGCATCATCCAGATTCATCATGTCAAACTCCATAGTCATCGAGCCGCCGACAGAATCAACATAGAAAAGACACCAGCGGCGAAAAAGTCAAAAGCTAAGAAGAACTTCTTAAAATTGCTCATGTCTTCATTTATCACAAGTGTGACGCCTAGCACCAAATTCAACGCAAAGACGAACAGGTAGATGAACACTTGCATGTTAGGCGTTGATCGCTTGGATAAGGTTGAAGCCAGCCTTCATCTTACGAACAGACTCAATCGTACAGAGAATGTCTTCGAGTGAGTTATGCAATCCTCGAGGTGGAAGGCCAAGAGTTGAAAATACATCATCAGACTTTGTTTTTTCAAGGAAGACCGTACCGAATGACAGAGTGTCGATCACCGTTGGGTGATAGCCAAATTCCATGTCTACCGATGACATCAGCTGGTTTGTAAAATCCCGATCAAAATAGACACGGTGGCCAAGCAGAATAATATCAGTAGAGCCGATAAATTTATGCACAAGACTAGCGAGCAGAATAGCTGCATCCTCTTGATCGATCCCATGTTCAGCAAGGTGTTGTTTAGAGAGGCCATGTACGTTTTCAGCGCCTGAATTCCACTCATACTTGTCTGCCTTGAATTTGATCTCACAATACAGCGACTCTGCGACGTCAAACGTCTTCAGGTCAAAGATGCAAGCGCCGAATGAGATGCCTTGGTGCTTTGAAGCAAAGTTCGGATAGCTGTAGCCTGAGGTCTCCCAGTCAATACCTAGACCGAATCTAGGAATTTGTGTCGTTCCCATTTTCTGGGCTCCTTTGTTTTAGTGCTGCTATTTCTTTTGTAAGCTTTTCAAATACTTGACCCTTTGCGTCCACCATCACCGCTTGCTCAATCGTAAGCTTGTCAATATTCACCAAGCTTTGGAGTATGAGCATTCTCAACTCAAAGAGCTTTAACTCGGCGATCGAGATGATGACACTGTTATTCATCAGTAGCCAATGCGGTCAAGGTCTTTTTCTGTCAGCTCAACGGTTGAGACCGCAGAATCAACTAGAGCTTTCAGGATTTGACCAAGTTCACGAAGTCGCATCTTCAAGAACTGCTTGTCATAATGATCATACTCGAGCACATACTCGACATCACTGACTTTAACAGATGAATCTCGTGATGGTGAAAACGTAATCATTCGATACCAAAGCGGTCGAAGTGCATAGCGAGCTTTTGCTGCTTTGTACTTGTTTTCTACAGTAGCTTCACGAGCGCTGATCTCACTGATCTGGTCTTGCACTGATGTCATCTTAGCATTGACGCGATCGGTCCAAATTTTTACAGATGCTTGGTCATCTCTGGTATGAATGATCATTGCTATCTCACAAAAGGACTAGGACTTTTGATCCTAGCCCTTCGACATCGATTAGGCTACTTCAGCTTCAGCTTCCGGCTTAGCCGTTTGCTTCAGGTGAGTAATGAGGTTGGCGATGATGTTGGACACCTTGTCCAGCATCTTAGCGCGGAGGTAGTTCGGGCAATCAGACACTTCACGAACTGCGTAGGCGAAGTCGACTTCGAACTGATGACGAACCGTACCCTTCGAGTTATTGAAGCCGAGGTTACGGACCAAGCGAGCGAACTTAGCACACAGTTCCTTCAGATGTGCTTCGTGGTCGATTTGAGTTGCGATCGGGGCTGCTTGATTCTTGATGGTGCTCATCGTATTTCCTGTTTGAAACGTTTATCGGAATTTTGTACCGGCTAAACACTTGGAAGTTGTTGGTGTTTAGCCGATATGAAGATTTTATCTTAGACCGAACGATGAGTATATTTTAAGTTGCAAATTTAGTCGCAGCCCTTTTCATCAGGAAGTGCGGCAAATTCAAACTCTTTGCGTTCACGAAGAAGAGCTGCACCACCAGCTTTTGCACGGCCGCTGCCAGGAACGCCAAGGCGATCAAGAGTACCAACATCCATCGTGTGCGAGCTATCCAGGCTATCACGTTGGCTAACTTGAGCAACCGGACCTTCCAAGTGCTTCAGCATCGTGGCGATAAGTGGGTTACGCACGATGTTCTTGTGTGCAAATTCGATCGCAGCGATTGACGGATCTTTACCAAGCAGACGGCCAGCAGCCCAAGCAAGGCCGTTGTCCTTCGGGTTAGGAATGTCTGATTGTGATGCGTCACCAGTAATGATGAATTGTGAGTCATAACCAAGGCGAGTCAAGAACATCTTCATCTGTTCACGAGTCGTGTTCTGTGCTTCATCGAGAATAACAACGCTACGGTTCAGTGAACGGCCGCGCATGTAAGCGAGTGGGTTGACTTCAATAGCACCTTTTTCGATCAGCTCACGCGTCTTAACTGCGCCGATGTGAATTTCAAGAGCGTCAAGCAGCGGAAGAACATACGGGTGAATCTTCTCATCCATTGTGCCTGGAAGATAGCCAATATCTTCAACGGCGACGATTGGGCGAGTCAGAACGATCTTATCGATCTCACGGTTGAGAAGTTTTTCAAGAGCTACGTAAACTGCCAGGAAGGTCTTACCTGTACCAGCCGGTCCAAGACCAAATGTAATGGTCGAGTCGCGCATCGTGTCAAGGTAGTATTTCTGAACGTCATTTTTGGCTTGAAGAGGACGTAAGAAGATACCGTTAGAGTTGGTTTGTTGTGCTTCGCCTTCGGAGTAGCGCTTATTGCGTTTCATCTTTGATTCGCCTTACGGTGTGCCTCACTCAACTTAGGATAGAGTTAAAGTTGGATGTGAAGCGGTTGAGACTGTTTTACTATGGCTTGGGGATCGTGTTACGATCTCTTTGTTATAAAACAAAAGGTGTAAGCTACATCGCTTACACCTTTCGGTTACTGGAGGAGGGTTGCCTTTTCAGCCGGAGACAGGTGGTGCACCAATTTCTTATCCTTAGTCGTTTGCTTCGCGAGCAGTGTAGTTGTGAATCCAGTCATTCACAGCTTGGGTTTGATTGACGTACTTGTACAGCAGGTCTTCATCTTTGACGATCAACATATGAAGGAATTTCTCAGCAAGCTTGACTTGAGTTGCAGGTTCGAGGTTGCGGATTTCATCCAGCAGTTCTTTCTGAGTCGGCATAGTGACTTCCCAGAAGTTTTGCTGATCGTAAAAGTTACCATACTTCAGCATTTCTAAGATGCGAACCATCATCACCGCTTGAAAGGTGTCGCTGATCTTACCGTCTTTAATGATGTTCTGAATCGACATCAAAACGTTCGGGTCTACTCGACCTTCCGTTATAATTGAGGTGTTTTTGATTTCTTTAAGCTTCATAGTGATGCCTCTAAGGGTTTACAATGAAGTTATTTATAGCCCTTCAACTCGCGATACATCAAACCCGGTTCCATTAACAAGTACTGGCAAGTCGGATCTTCACGCACCAGACCTTTCTCATTAGTAGCGATCAGCCCTTCATACTCAAAAAGCCGATCATCTTGAATGCGAATGTACCTTGAAATTTCAATGCCATCAATTTTGCCTACCAGCTCTTCTGAACGAGTTTTGATTCTCATGTAGATGACGCTGCCATCAAGATTAACTCCGATGAAATCTTCAGGATCAATCTCTTTCTTCGGTTGAGCTGAAATAGCGATCGATGAAACAACTGATTTGACGGAGCTTTTGAGGAGCTCCCAACCAGCAACTACCATTGCAAGATTCGAAATTGTTGCCAAGAAATTCACTTTTCCTCTTCCCACGGGTCTTGAATTTTGTCACAGAGCCCGTACTCCAACGCCTTTTCAGCATTGATGTAGGTGTCAGAGCTCTTCAACAGAATCTCATTGATCTGCTGTTCAGTCATCGTGGAGTGCTTTTTGTAAAATGAAACAAAGCGAGCGTGCAGCTCATCTTCGTGCGTGCGAGCTGCCACCAAATCGTGATACTTACCTTCAAGATACTCGCTAAACTGGTGGGTCATGATGTAAGCATTGCGGCTCATAACACGAAGACCAGGCGTACCACAGACGAAGATTAGTGATGCCATCGAGGCGACACAGCCGATAGCGACTGTTTGAATTTTGACTTTACTACATTCCATCAAGTCGATGATGCCGAAACCGTCATAGACGGAGCCACCAGGCGAATTGATAAGAACTGTTGCAACGTGGTCCTTGCCGTAAAGGTAGTTGGACTTGATGATGAATTCAGCGAAGTAACGCGATGATTCACTATCAATCGGCTCGAAAATCAAGTGCGAGCCAAACGATTCCAACGTCATAGCATCTTGGGCCAGGATCGTTTGAAGGTCTTCGTGCGCTTGGTTACGGGCTGGCTGTGCGATACGACCGTTGCGTTTAAAATTCTGCATGTGTGTCTCTTACTATAATATGATGCTGGGTGATGCTGTTATAAGAGATCAATCAGGAAAACTGCATCATGATCTCTGAGTTTAGTTCCTTCTTTGCCAAACTCGGTAGACACTACAAACACGGCTCGATGAGTGCTCGAACTACCATGCTCGGAGGCGAAGGTAAGACGAACTTCATCGTCATGATGAATGATCTTGAACAGCGTTGTGATCTTTCCGTTTGGCGCTTCACTCTTAAAAGCGACGGTCCAATCATCGATTAAACGCTTCATCACCTCGGCCGACTTTTCAATCAGGTCTGAACGAATCACTTTGCGCTGAGCTTCGGTGTAGGCGAGAGAAATATTCACTGAGGGTGAAACTTCTTTTACCTTGTGAAACCTAGCTGAGTGAATCTTTCTAGGTGAATCTACAAGATCAATACCAACGCAAGCTTTACCAGGATTCCGGAAGTTAAGTGACTGAACGGCACCAGCGAAAGGCTTGTACTTCTTTGAGAGCTCGGCGATTTGAGCTTTCCAAGCCTTGGTAAGTCTCTCACTAAGCTCTACTGAAGCTTCTTTGTGAAACTTATCTTGATAGTCAAGAAGACGCTTTGCATGCTGTTCGTCAATGGCTTCTTGAACGATAAAGTTTTTGAGGTTTGTCATCTTGAATGTATTGTATTCCAATGTTGTGCACAGTGATATTTATATGTCATTCAAGAGACACAACAAAGGCGACCGAAGCCGCCTTTCATGAAAGTGAGCTGATTAAGCTAGTTCTTTCTTTTCAAATTCCTTCAAACAGTCGTTACAGCAAAAGCACTCATCATGTTTGAGCTTCCAGCCGGCCGCTTTTGCATCAGTTGCGAGCTTTCTGGTAGAGACTTTGCCATTGAAGGTCCAACGGCCGAGACCAGATCGTGCACAAGTTCTGCAAACAATTTCACACCATATTGGAACTTTCATGATTAGTTCACCGGAACGCACCAAACATGCTTGGCGATAATTGGATCGCTAGACAAGTTATCGGTCTGGACTTTGTCAATCTGGTGCATGCACGCAGCTTGATTCTGGTAGTGTTTTACTACCACAACATCTTCTACTCGAGCTGTGATCTTTGCCTGAGATTCACTCGGCTTGGTCGCAATTAACGACGTGGTGATGATCAGCATGAGCCACATGATCAAACACGCCCACAAAATTCGCGAAGAATGCGACCGCCAGGAGCAATCTCGATCGTGCAGGGTACACCATCGGTCGACGTGATCGACCAGATAGCGATGCCGTTCTTCAGAATGATGGCAGGAGGAGCGTGCATCTCAGTGGTTTGACACTTACCACCGTGGCATTCTACGGAAGTCGATGCGCGATCACCAGAAGGTGATACCATCTCGCTATCAGCGAGAGCGATGGAAGATGCGAAGAATGCCAGCAGTGCCAGTTTGTGCAGTCGCATGGTGATTCCTTAGTCGAGGTATTGAATCTGTTCGGGACGAAGCATAGCGTAGCAATCCTTGCCTTTGCCGTTCTTCACCTTGATGACAACCTTACGAAAATCTTTGATGTTGCGTTTTGCCCACATCGGGATGTCGGTGCGACCGTTCATCACGGCGACATAATCCCAGACTTCTTCTTTGTCATAGATTTTGTCTTCCTTGGTAGTGTAAGCTTTCCAAGGACCGTGATCGATGTAGATAGTCTGTGATGCTTCAGCATAGCTCTGGGAGTTTGCAGCTCCGATACGACCGAACGGAGCAAAGACTTCCATTTTCGTACCAGCTTTCACCAGCCACATTTTGTAACTCCACCGTTTTGTTTACGATAGATTCATTATAATCAATACTTCATCTAAAGTAAACACATTTCATCACAAAATGGCTCGGTAATCCTCAGATTTGATGGTGACTGTGAAGTCATCGGTGTTACCATCCATCTTGTCACCACGGCGCTCGATCTCATCCATGATTGGTTGCCAGGCACGAGACACAAGCATCATGCCTTCAGGAACTTCAGCGGTGGTTGTAATTTTAGTGAGCTTCATATTATATGAAGCTCCAGGTTCCGCGCGTGTGAGATTGCCTTGACCATCACACTTCCAGCCATTGACAACACCGCCTGGCTCATCATTGCACATGCAGCCGTGATAGAAACCAGGTGATTGCTCTTCATTCGAACCAGGTGCGCAGAGCGTACACATCGTCTTTTCAGTCATCTTGCAATCCCTCTAACATCCAGTCAATCCAGCGTAGTCGAGTTTCACGCATCTGCTGTGATGATGGCCAGGTTTGCCGAAACTTGATGGCTTCTAGTGACCATTCGCCGTACTTACGATTGATACGTGCTTTCTGCCACCCTTCGAGGTAAGGAAAATCGCCAAGCTTCTTATGGATGTACTGACGAAGATACGCCGACGCATTTCTCAGATGAGGGCGCCGCGCAGCGGCCGAACCGAGCGCATGGCACAAGTACGTGTTGCGACGAGCTTTGATGTTTGCTCTTGCTTTGATCAACGCTTCGCGTAGAAGAGCATTGGAAGGACGTGTAATCATCAGACAAGCTCCTTCAACATCCAATTGATCCACTTGATGCGATCAGCTTTACCATCACGGGTGATGGTTTCAAGCCCTTTGGCCGCTTGCCAGCCTTCAAGAACCGAATGCGTGCCAAGTTTTTCCCTGACGTAAGAGCGAAGATAGTCAGTTGCGTTTTTAATTCTCACGTCTGAATTACGTGATCTAACTTCATTGAGTGCCAAACACACATAGCTCTCGCGTCCATCACGAATCAACTGTTTAGCTTCTCTCAGCGCTTTGACAAGAAATTTATTAGCTGGTCGTGAATATGGAAATGAACATACAGACAATTGCTGCATCAATTACCTCTAGGTTGTTTGTAAGTCTCATTATAATACAAACAACCTGAGAAGTAAAACTTAATCCTTCGATTTCGCGTATGCTGGCATGTAATCGAAATAGTAGTGTTGGAATTTTTCTTTGTTGAATTCTTCACTACCGATTTCACGGTAGATGTCGAGAATATCAGCGATAGAATAATGGTCGTCATTGTGAAGAACTAGCAAACCACGACCAACACCCCACTTCTTACTTTGAAGTAGAAGTTTGGTCACTTCAACTTTAACGGCTTTTCCATCAGACTGAAAGTCGGCGGAACGAACCGTGATCTTGTCACCTTCTTGAGGGAGATTGAACTTACGACGAAGAGGACCAAGCGCTTCAAGTAGACGGCTGTTCGGTTCGTACTCAACCTTTACACGATTGATCTCAATGATGTCAGAGAAATACACCACGCGATCATCACCAGGTGGAACGTCAAGATAGACGGCTGGTGCGCTTTTGAAGCTGGTGTAGGAGGTAACACGACGCGGCTTGTTATTGTCCGACGTTTTGATTAAGTCGCCTTTTACGGGCACGATTAGCATAATAGCTCCACCTAATGATTTAGATGGAGCTATTTATTGCTACGAGAGGGACGATCTTTTAAGCTGTGGCTGCGGCGGCCGCTTGTTCAGCTGCAAGGCGTGCTGCTTCAACTTCAGCAGCACGGAGAGCTTCTTCTTGTTCTTCTGGGGTCGGTTCAGCTGCCGGCGCTGCGGTACCTTGTGGGTTCACACGAGCCTGCATCTTCGCTTGGAGCACATCATGAAAAATCTTGATGGCTGCTTCTTGGTCGTCTTTTGCGAGAGCCGTAACTGCTTGCTTAAGTTGGTCACGAACTTCTTGTGATGTTTCTGGCATGATATGTCCTTTGGATATAGGATGGTTGATGTGATTATTTATAGCCTACAAAAGATTGACAAATCACGGTCAAACTAGATAAATAGTGGCCTTTTAGTAGCCTCTGTAAAGCTCTGGGTAGAGCTTGCCCACAGGCACGGCTTGTGTGTTGATGTCATTGTTGATGAGCACAACGGTAGCAAGCAATAGACCATTCGGCTGCTTGCTGATAGTCAGCTTGACACTATCTGATGCGAGCCCATCTGCATCAGCTACCATACAGTGAGTTCGATCAGATTGAAAGCTTCGTTGACCACCAGTCCCATTCAAGTCAACTCCGTTGACTCCTGCATACGCTACGCAAAATTGCAGCCCTGGAACTGCTGATTTCCACGTTAGCTTTACTCCAGGTGAATTTTGATACAAGAGGCCGCCGCTTACGCTGGTGGACTCTGTGTGGTCCAAAGTGATCGGAAATGATTTGCTTGCATCTTGAGCGTAAGCATGCACAGATAGCCATAGCGCAAGAGCTGCGAATAAAGCTCTTTTATTCTTCATTTGTATCTTCCGCTGGTCTGCTTGGTTTGCTAAAACCCTTTGAAAATTGATAGTATTCTTCTTCAGTAGAGTTGTCGCGAACATCGGTAAGCACTCGACGGCAAATGCTGTATGCTTCTAACAAACGTGGTGATCCATGTTTGTATGACTCTTCTATTTTACCTTCAAAGCATCGAAGAATCCAGCTGAGCGTAACTAGAGCTTCTGCTCTGATTTCAGGTCTTTTCACACCAGGAATGACAAATGTTACACCGCCTGGAATGGCCACTACAATTTTCTTGGGTTTGTTCATGACTAGAATGGGAGACGTTTATCTTTCGGATCTTCTATGCCAGCTGCATCTAGCAAAGCATACAAGCGCTCAATTGTTTCATCTGCACGGTCAAGCTCATCATGCAAACGAACTGCATAATCCTTAGCAGAATTACCACCTTTGAACAAGTCGATCCAATGCTTCTGCTTGCGGATCAACATCTGGACGAGCATGTCATCGTGATTGTCGATCAAATCGATCGCATGCCCTAAGTCATAAGCGCAGCGTCGAGCACACCTGATCATGATGTCATGAGCTTCCATCAGGTGCGCATCAACTGTTCCACCGAGAATTCTACGAATTGTCTTGATCATTCATCGGGCCCAGGTGGTGTACCACGAGCACGACCAGAAAGGTCGAACTTGATACAAGCTTGAATGTATTCAACTGCTTGCTTCTTCGTTCTGAAAGCACCGAATCCGATGTCAATCCAGAAAAAGAAAAGACATCTCTCTTGGCATTGCCAATCTGTTTCGAGCTTGACAATGCGGTATTTCTTCGTATACCACGGGCCTGGTCGTATTTCCACGATCAAATCCTTGGAAGCTGCCAAGTGCGAGCTTTGTAGTGATTGTAAAACGAGATGTAATCACCAGGATACTTGCTCTTGGCTTTGTGCTCGATGTACATCAGGAAAATGATCGTGTTAATGTTCATGGGAAGAGGTGTAGTTCCAGCTGAATTCTTGGATTCAGCTCAGTTTCAATGATCGCTTGAATGATCTCCCACTTACCACCACCAAGCCCAGCCCCAATCAATGGGAAGCGAACTGGAAGTAGCTTTTCATGAGCAACTTCATAGTCAAGCACAACGGTGTTAACCTTTGCAAAGCACTCAGCTAGACCGTCATAGCTGGTCCAGCGAGTTTGGCCGCCAGCGCCAAAGAAGTCCTGGCCCATCGCATTGATGATGAACTTGTCTTCATCAATGTTCACCACTTGAATTTGGCCGAGGTTCCAGCCGCGTTCATCATAGCGATCTTTGTAAGCCTTGAAAACAGCAGGGAATCGTTCACGAATCTCACGAGCAATACCGCTGCCCATGACGCCTTGACAGTTGCATTGGTGAACGATAAAACCAGGTCCGGTGTTCAGGACGTTTGAGTGATCAAATACGTTAAGTCTTGGTCGATGAATTACTGCCATTGAGGATATTTCTACGAATGAAGCTGATGAGCGGACGATGGCAGTGCGAAGGCATGTTGCTCCACGCCATGATCAGCGACTCAGTCGCCGTCATCACATCATCTTTCACCAACTTCGGGTCATTCAGGGTGTTACACATCCAGTCAAGGATTTCATCCCGGACGGATTCAGACGGATTTGTATCGATTGAAGCGGTAGCAATGCGGAGAGAACCATTGCAGATTTCTCCGTTGCCGTGATGCCAGCGGCCTAACAGCGGCGTATCGGCGATGACTCGTTCAGCTTGAGTTTCTCGCAGATCGTTGATCATAGCATCCATGAAACGGTCAATGAAGTCAGCGTGCTTTTCAGCATCGGCTTCATTGTCAAACATCTGCATGCCGACGGAGATGCCATGGCTTGCGCCAGCAGCTTCCATGCACATGAAGTCGGGCGTCAGGCGAACATAAGCCTTCAAACCGGGATTCAAAGGATCAGTGGACGCATCCCAATAGATAGAAGTCCAGCGGCTTTTGCGTTTGCTCATTTTGACACCTCGACTTGAGATTTGTGGGCTGCGATCCCTTCAGGTGTGATCGCATAGCCGTTGTAGATGTAGCCATCTTGGCCACATTGCACCCACTTGATGAGACCTTTGTTAGCCAAGGCTTTGGCCGTACGTGCCTCACTTTGATAAGGCATGTAGGTCCCGTCTCTCTCAACACCGATGTGACCGAGAGACACAAATCGGTCAAGAAAATGCAGCTGTGTTTCAGAAAGACGTGCCATGATTTACTCCTTAGTCCCACCCTTGATACCAAGATTCATTGATAAATTCGAGCATGTTCGGCTCATATTCTTCATCTTTGAACAACTTGATGAGTTCTTGCTTGTTATGTGCGCGAGCCGATTCTTTCGACCCGTACTTTCCACGATAACCTGTGTAACTTTTGCAACCATAAAATCCATCAACCTTGTAGCAATCGCTGTGATACCAGCAGAGAGCTTTGATGTATTCCTTCTCTTCTTTTGGAACGCTAGGGAAAGCGCCAACTGTTCCATTCATCGGACGAACACCGTTCCATTCATCCGGAATAGTGTGCGTGTACTTAGTTGAAAAATTGGTCCAGTGCTTGCGAGCACGCGTGCGACGAATTGTACGTGACATGAGGTTCTCCGAGTAGTGTACTACTCATGTCGGTCTTTTGCTTGTAGCTGTAAGTCTTCATGCGATTACGTTCTTCCCTTCTTTAACTGCGATGGCTAGCGGTGTGTCTTTGCCGTGCGGAATGTATGAAATTTCCTGCACGGTCGGAACATCAACCCACTTCTGGGTAGCTTCATCAAGATATTGAAGCACCGGTTGGTGAATATTCCGGCGATTGAAGTAGCTACCATCTTCATACCGAAAATGCGGCGGCTGATAAACTTCTTCAATTTCCACTCGCTGAAACAATCGGAATTGCATACAATCTCCTATTAGAGATTCACCGTGTAGTTCATGATGATGAACAGTGCCATCTCACCTGTGTAATAGCGAGTTTTGGCGTTGATCGGCTTTGGCAAATTGATGAACTGAGAATCAAGCTTCACTAGATCTTCACCATCAACCTCAATACGAATTGCATCTGGATTCCACATCGGCATGACCAAATACATGCCATCATCCTGCATATCTTGCTGCAGCTTCAAGAAGCGCTCGCTATCAAGCGAATCGATCAAGTAAGCTTCAGGCCGATGAATGTATGCCACATTGTTTGTAGCAGATTCACGATACATCGGCCTGACGAACACCACTTTAATCATACAATCGTCCAATTGTGATGTGGAACGGAAAGTCAGACTTCAGTCCAAGCTCCGCTCGCATGTCTTTCAGCTTTGCACCACGCACTGGAAGCACCCAGAATTGCCAACGCTTCTCAAGCTCAGGTGAGTATTCAAATTCGATGAAGCGACCTTCATGCTTCTTCCAAGCTTCTGCATTCGTGAAACGTTCATCACCTTTGACAATCGTAACGTGAGTGCGCCAAACTGGTCGCTGCAGCATCAAACCATAGCGCTTCTTCAAGAACCACTGATAGTACAGGTCCATGTCATCATAGCGAGGCTGGATGATGAGCGTGCGCTGTTTGTGTGTCTTTTTAAGGTCAGGGCGAACAGGCTCATAAATGAGCTTCCCGGTAGCTTTGATCCATTGCGTCATGTCAGTCGTTCCTGGAATCACTGTAGTCCAGCTCAGAGTTGCGGTTGATGATCCGGATGAGCTCGATCAAGTCAGGCGCAAGTCCAAGCGCCGCAATCTTATCCCAGTGTGCACGAAGCTTCAGAATTTCATCTTCCTTCGCACGCCAGTTCAGATAGCAGTCTGTTGCGTGAGGTTCCAAGTTCCATGCGTTCTTCGACATGATGCATCCTTGTTTGGCCGCCTCTCCGGGGATCGAACCCGGGACCATGGCTTTTAGAGGGCCCTGCTCTACCGCTGAGCTAAGAGGCGTTATATTTTACAGCTTCTTGTAAAAGAGAGTCACCGTCTTGTGACCATAGAATCCATCACGATCGATGATCTGCGTAATTTCATCACTGAAGAGCAATTCGAAGTAATCTACTTCACCGCGAACTTCAGCCGGAATCTGTGCCAACACTTCAGAAATAGTGGGCTTGAAAATCCCGTGATATGCACATGTGTGGTAGGTTGTCCAGCAGCTCAACAACTGAAGTTTGTTAGCATCAACTGGCTCTTTGAACTTAGGATCCCACTTGAATGCAATGTTAAACAAATTCGGAGTTTCAATCTCATGAAGAAGATTTGTGTCATGGTTACGAACGAGAGGCTTGACGAGCTTTACAGCTTCGAGCGCTTCTTCCTCCGTAATTTCCATCCGAGCCCGAATTTCATTGCCGCTAAGAAGCCGTTCCCAAGTCATTTTTGATCTCGGTTTGTTTCAGTAAGAATATTATAACATCACAAAAGCTGGAAGTAAACAACTTCTACCACTTTATCAACCCAGTGTAGAGGCCAATAATTGCGATAAAACCAACAATGAGCTTAATGATGAACCAAACCACCAACCAAACAGTTTGAACTATTGCACTCACAACCTTGAAGATGAACACACCAACAAAGATGAAGAACACAAGCAGCAAAGCTGGTAGTACTAGCAAGCCCTTAATCACGTTCTTCATTGCGCTTGTCCGGAAAGAATAGACCTTTGAGGATCGTCGCTACGCACAGTGCTATCACCGTGAGCATCAAGAAGAAGATCGTGAGGTGGTTGAACATTGTTATCTCCTTGAAGATGTGGAGCATCCATCTCGTCATAGAGCCGACGGTGATGGTTTTGGTGAATGATTCGGTTGAGCTTCTTAAGCATTTCAGCTAGGTTGAAACTTAGTGGTGTTGAAATCAGGCAGCGTAGGATATAGCCGAGTTGGAATGTGACCGCTTGCCGAGATAGCTTGGAAAGCAAACTCAGCATCATCATAGTGATCAAATTCAACGATGAAGACATTCACAGTTGTCATCGTATGCGGATATACTGAATGTCCAAATGATGGCATCGGATTAACATTGTGCTGCATCGTTGGCAAAGCTGTGTCATAAGACTTCACCGTGACTAAAATCTTAAATTGGCTCATTTGATCCAACCTTCACTTTTGAGCATCTGGATTAAGTATGCTGCGTTGCGCTCATAGTCAAACACGAGCTCCAGGTAGTCGATGTCTTCTTCAAGCAGCATGTCAAAGATTTCACGATCTTTAACTACTGCTTCTTCCTTCGTCTGAGTGCGACCCTTGGGATTGTACGGCTTAGCGCCACGCTTCATGTAGATGTTCATGCTCACGTAGGAATCATGAGCTTCACGGATGACTCGCTTCAGCGTAGGCAGCTTGAAGTTATCCGGGATGTAGCACATCGACATGAGAATTGGCGAGTCGGTGACCACGATATCAACTTCTTGAGCGACGATGTCCACGTCCCAGTGCTGCTTCGCGAAGATCAAGTCTTGCGCCTTGAAGTACTTCTCGGAGCGTTTTTCCCAAGCTTTGTTCTTGACGTTTTCTTGAACATACTCGGCGTTGTAACCAGCCGCTTTCAAGTCAGCAGCGAGACGCATGGCGGTGGTAGACTTGCCAGCACCAGGACCGCCGAAGAAATTGATGATCTTTGCCATTATGCAGGAACCCGGTTGCTGTTGACTACTTCATAGATTCGATTGGGAATTTCGGTGTAGACCGCGCCGGCCGAAGCCCAACGATTTTTCACCGTAGTGAATTTACCGTCGCCGATCTCATAGGCAACGTGAGCGTGTTCGAGAGTTGATCGTGAGCTGGTGCCTGCCCAATGTTGTTCGATCGTCAAAATCGCCCGAAGAACATTTCGATCGCGGTTTGAATCAAGGATATTACGAAGGCCACGAGCAAGCTCGGCGCGCTTTCGCCAATCGAATGACGTAATGTCGATGACCACCATCGACGGTTTTTCACGTTGGATTGCTTCAAGTTGATCTACCCAGCCGAGATTCTTGATGGTTGCACGACAGCCAAAGTTCTCAGCCATGGTGCTAATCCAACCTTCTGGTTCTTCACCAGCCCAGGCAATCACATCATCAGGATACATGTTGAAGGCGTTGGAAACCATCCACAGTGCGAGCTGCGATTTACCACAGCCAGCTTTGCCGTACAGGTGTACCAGCGGTGGGTGATTGTAGGAGGGAGTCAGCTCGTGCTTGAGATTGCGCAGTTCATGATCGAACAGCAATGGACGAGTCTTTTCGACGTACTTTCGATAAAGCTTGATCAGCGCTTGCGCGCTAGCTAGATCATTGATGGGATACTGCTCATCATCAAGAAAAGTGATATCTTGAAGGAGACCTGGTTTCATTGCTGCTCCAAACTACAAAAGGTTGGTAGGAACCTTGATTATAATTTAGGAGCAAACAAAGTTACATTTATTTGTTAGAGAGTTGCGAGGTCTTCAAGACCATAGTCAATCAGTTCATTTTGGCAATCGAGAATAGACTTGCCGTCATCAAGCATCTCCTGAACAATCTCAAAAGCATCTACGTAGCCTGGAATCTGACCAGGATTGCTAAATTCTACAATCTTCAACTTAGGCATCTTCATAAGATAAAGCACACCGCACTCTGGTGTCGTGCCATAAATGTGTAGTTCCTCAACTCTGTCAAGCTTCGCGCCTTTAAGAGATTTCAAGGTGCAGCGCTGAATTGTCAAAACTCGAGTGTTGATTAGATCTTCTGCATTGAGAATGTAGCGCTCCATGGTGACCTTATTGAGCTTCATGTTGCTCCAATCCTCTACCGTCATTTCAGCAGATGAGAAGTTGGAAAGCTTTTTACCGTCGATCCAGACACCAGCAGCAGATTTCTTGTGAATCTTGCCTTGTTCATCGATGTAGAATGCCTCATCCAGTCGCAATCCATGATGGCTAGCGTCATAGAACTTGGCATGATTTCTACGCCATTTTGCTGTTGATTGATATGCTGCAGAATGTTCTTCAGTTTCAAATAGTTCTTGTAATTTCATAGCTTTGCAAAATCATCTAGGCCAGCATCAATCAGCTCATCTTGGCACTCAATGATGTCCTTATTTTCTAGGTGGTTATTGAGAATCTTCAGTGCTTTAGCAAATTTGGTGTTGAACGTAACACCTGAGTTAAATGTCGTACCTTTGAAATTTTGTAGCTTCAATAACGGCAAGACACCAACAACGCATTGGCTAAAGATATCTTCATCTAGATAAATTTCTTTGAGCTTCGGAGCATATCGTTGAATGTTCTTAAATGACTTGATCTGAATTGAAAATTCATCTTCAAATACAATGCTTGTGGTTTCTACTGGAAGACATAAAAAGTCAGGAATGATGATGTCTGAGAAGGCAACATCGATGCCGTGATCATGTGGCACCTGATCACTGTTAAATTCCCACATATCACCACGCATTGGTGGCACTACTCCTTCAAATGCAATAGTAAAGAGTTTTTCTACTTTAGGATCAAACCAGACGTGGTGCCCATTTGTCTTGAAGTATTCTTCAACAAACCATTCACGTGAGCTCTTAGTCCAATCCTTGTAATGGTGAACTTCACCATCAGAAAACTGAAACCTCAGGTGTTCTTTAGCCCACTTTCTGATTTGCTCAGATGTGGTTTCAGTGAGATATTGCTTGAATTTCATAAGGCACCTTGTTAAAGAGGCTATTTATGAAAGCAACAAAACGGTCCCGAAGAACCGTTTTGTTTGTGAATGAGGAGGATTACTCCTGCGAGATCGGGTGAATCGTGATGCGGTGGCCCTCATCTTCGAGGACGCGCTTCATGTGCAGCGCCATCACGCCGGCCTTCGCCTGATTGAAGACGGCGCCGCGCAACTTGAACTGGAGATCGTTGTGCGGAAAGTGAATTTCAGTGCTGCAGTTGAATCCCCACTTCTGCTCGATCGGACCACCAATCGGTTTACGAAGTTCGATCGGCAGACGCTCAACGACGGTTTTGAGCAGCTCCGGGCTGACGCGTTTGTTCGAGTTGATGAGAATGCTCCAAGCCATGAATACCTCCGGTCAGGTTGATGATTTATCTTTCATTCGTTGATACTCGAGATGTTCGATTTGCTCACGCAGTTCGAAATACTCGGCGTTCCACTTGTTGCCAGGATCATTGCGCTTGTGGCCGATACCATTCACGTCACACGTATGCATCGTGCACATCGGACGAACGTGTGGCGGTGCTATGCAGCCTGTCGGACCCATCATCGGAAGCTTGGGATGCCCCGTCGGTTCGAGCTTGAGGTTCCATTCTTCCGCGGCTGTTTCGATAGCAGCTTCGCAGTATTCAGGAGAGCAGCACGTTTGCGGCATACGGCAGCTGAGACGACATTCCGGCTCAGTCAAGTCATACATCGACTTGTACAGCTTGATCAGTTGTTCCACGTGCTGCTCCTTGACTTACTCGTGAACGATGTCGACACCGGCGTTACCGAGGATGTTGCGGATGATGTTGTACGTGCCTTCTTGCTGATCAGCACGCGGACGATCTTCATCGACGAGGCTGACGTGGTTGTTCTCGAAACGATCATCTTCGATCGAATAATTCGAGATGGTGACACCACGATCACTTTTGGACAGGTAGATGGTTGCCATATGCTAAACTCCAGTTACGGGTTGTGACGAAGGGCACGCAGAACTGCGGCCTCGAGCGCTTCCATACCGCCGAAGTCATGCACACGACGATAGTTAGCGTAGAGCTTGCGGAGCGGCAAGAGAGTTTCCTCAATCATGTCGATCCGGCGAGAATCATTCTCCATCTTCTTCTTGCGGACATCCAGCTCGACGGCCTCATCGCGAATCTTCCAATCCACGATATCTTCTTCATTGCCCCAGCGCTTTTTCCACATAGCGTTCTCGAGACCAGAAGCTTGCGTCTCGCTGAACTTGGCTCCGGTGTAGACCTGGCCGATATTGCGGTCCAGCTTCTTGGTGAGAAGGAAAATTCGCTTCTTATCGGAGAGAGTTCCATCGGGATTGATGGTCAGCATCAGAACCCCAACCTTGCCACCTTCGAGGTGCCGCTTGCCGCAGTACACGAAGTCCAATGGGACGAGGTCTTCTGTTGTTTCAGCGTCCATGGTAGGATTCCTGTTTGTTTGACGATAGGATTATTATATCATCTTCTAACTGGAAGTAAACAACAAAAGCCGCGAGACCTGAAATCTCGCGGCTTTTACCACTTTTCTTATACTAACTGGCCCTGAATCCACTCATGAATGGAAATTTCTCGTCTTTTGGCAGCTTCACTTAGGAGCTCCAAGAGCCGAGCATCATCGATAGCCCGACCAGTAGCAATACTGATCTTCTTCGCAATCATCTTGCTGCGATCTTCAGCCGAGGTGAGCGGTTCTTCACCAAAGAACAAAGCTTGCACCGGGTTGATGACGGTTGACAGCGGTGGCATGTCAAGCTCCACCATCATCGAACGAAGAACCGGTTCCTTAGGACGAAACTGCATCGGAATCTTCGCGAGCGTTTCTTCATCAAGGCGTCTCAGCACCTTGCGCTTAGCGACGTAAGTGCCACGCTTGAAGAAGGCGGGATAGTCATTGAAGTTGACTCCCTTCTGGAAGAGCATCTCCTGCTTTTCAGCGCCGCTAACACCTTGAAGATCTCTGTGATCGAAGTATGAGTGCGCTGCCATCGTGATGGCGTTCTTCGTAGCATCATGCTCACGCCACAAGAAGTTCAGGTAAGCTTCATGTAGGTCGAGCGGCTGCCAAACTCGGCAGTCAAACTCAGGTGATTCATGCTGCTTTTCAGGAATGTTCTTCGCGAGATGTTTGTTGAAGTACACCGATGCTGAAGCGGCTAACAGCGAGCAATACTTCTGAAAACGACCATTGAAGTCATAGTCGCTCATCTCATCGACTGATCGATACCAGCACAGCGTGATCTCATCGCTTTGGCAATAACCGACCATAGCCTGATACTTGTCGACCAGGTGCTTTGTCGTGTTGATCATCAGCCGTGAAAGGCCAGGGTGATACGGACGCGTCAGACCTTGGGTGAAGTTGTGAAAACCTCGACCATCAAGACGAGCGATTAGCGGCATTCCCTTTCTTGCTTTTCTATTTGCTTCGAGACCCTCAATCTCCTTGAGACGGTCTCCAAGTGAGTCTGCTCTATCCTTTGACATTTATCCACTCATAGTACAGGCACCTACAACGAGGGCCAAGATGACGATCGGAGCTTCTTGCAATGCAAGTCCGACCAGCGCTACAACTACACATAGCGTAAGCATTATTTCATTCCTGAAAAGATATGAATTGTAAAGAGCACCATGAAGATGATCCCTACTACAACAGCAAGTTTTGCAAAACCAGACATCTCATCGCCAAAGAAGATTTCTTCCAGCGCACCGATGATCGTATCAAGCAGCATTAGCATCGGCATAATCAAGTCCTTGACACAAAAGAATCAAACCACGAACATTCTTGGGCAGAGCTTCAACGTCATACTTGATGTCTTTCTCGATCTTTGCCTCTACCCGCTCAATGATATTCTCAATGTCGAGAGAGCTCAAGAAAAGATCAAAATCAAGTTCCTCATCCAACAGGATGGTGTCTTCTTCAACGTTGGCCAGATCGGCAATTTCGGACAGAACGATGTCCTTGATGTAGCTGCTCATTACTTCAATAGTTTTCATGGGGTTTTGTACCGGCCTCAAGGTGCCAGTTTAGCTTCGTCCTGAGCGTATCGTAGTACGAGTAGCCCGGTGACTTCAGCATGGTAACTCGGTCTGATGAATAGTAGATGTTGATTTCATCACCAACATCGAGACGACCCATTTCTCGGCCGTCTGCTTCAACTTTCGCCAAACCTTGCTTTACTGCTACTTTGATCACACGATCACGACCAGGAACGATCAGCGGTCGGTGAGCCAAAGTTTGTGGCATCATGGGCACAATCTGCAGAAGATCTTCTCCGGGTGCCATAATTGATCCGCCGGCTGCCAATGAGTAAGCCGTAGATCCAGTGGGTGTAGATACAAGCAGCCCGTCGGCTCTGACGTGGAAGGCGTGAGCATGATTGATGAAGACTTCGAGTTCCAGAAGTTTCGAAGTTGCTCGAGTGATAGAGAACTCATTTAAAATCCTGTCAACGATGAACTCAAAATCTTCATTCTCTTTGTAGCCCGCCTTGTAAGCGATGCCTTCAAGGAGACCGAACTGACGAACCTTGCCAAACTCAGGGTGGCGAATGAGATCACGAACTACTGCACCAGCATGCTTCGACGGAATGTCTGTGATGAAACCAACCCGGCCTAGATTAACGCCGATAAGAGCCGGGTGATCGAGAGTATGAACTGCGTGCAGCATCGTTCCATCACCACCAACTACAACCACTACGTCACACGCATTCAGCTGATCAGTTCTTGCACGAATGATCTTCGATGGATCACTGCACCAATTACCAGCATCATTGAAGCGCTCTTTAAAATCATTGATCGTGTCATTGTGAACTCTCACGTCATAGCCCGACTCTGTAAGCCAGACGATGATTGACGAGATGGTTCGGAAGAGCTCCGGGTTTGATGCACCCGAAGCTCCACCAAAACGACCGATCAGGCCGACCGTTTGGATTTCACTCATTACGTGCCAGTAACCTTGACGTTGAGGATGAGGCACAGATCGTACAAGCTTTGGTGAACCAGCTGGCTACCAGGCAGGTTATACGGCTGAGCGCGAGCATACTTGCGAGTCAGATCACGCAGAACGTCACGGCTAATCGAAGTTCCAGATTGCGGCTGAAGCGGCGGCACCGGACGAGAGAATGGAAGTGAAGCTTGTGCAGGAGCCAAACCCTTGGGGATCAACTTCAGCCGCTTGCGAGCCAGCTGTGCACGTGATTGATCACGATAAAACTTTGCAACAGCTTGTGCATCGTATGGTGCAGTTACGTAATACTTGCCGTCACGGCGTTTGCCACCTTCATAGACGACTTTGAGTAGACCAACAGCTTTCAGCGCATTGATCAGGCCAGAGATCGAGTTGGTGCTATAGTGATGCGATTGAGCATACGGCGTTAAAGCTACCGTAACTTGACGAAGGGTCTTGCCAGGAAATTTCTTGAAGTGATCGTAAACGACTTTGATGTACATTGCTCTATACTCTCCGAAAGAGCTATTAAATTACCACCGGAGAAAACTTCAGTCCGGGCAGGTTGTGATATGAAGATTATATCCAACGTTCCAGACTGAGTATATTTTAGAGCAATATGTTTTACAGCTTTGCAAACTTATCTAGATCATTGTCGATGAGCTCTGTTTGGCAAGCTAGCACGTCCTTGTCAGCCAGATGGTTCTTGGCGATCGTGAGAGCGTCGAACATTTCATCTGAAATTTCAGAGTGTGATGGTCGTTTGAGGCTCAATCGTTTGAGGTTTGGGAACTTCAACAAACCAAGCACTCCGTTGAACTCCGCATCTGACAGTTCAATCGATGTGACCTTGTCGAGACGGTTGACACCCTTAAGATCACCAACAGAAAGATGGCTTAATGACAGAAGCTTAACGTTTGGTAGATCTTTGCCACTCAAGTTTAAGCCGATAAAAGCTACGCTGTCCATGCCTTCAACCGACTTAAGGTAATCGAAGGGGCAGGTAGAGATGTCTTGAGCTTCACCTTGATCAATACAAAATTCAACATTCTTGACATTTGGAGCGAATGTAACCTTCCCATCGGCGTCAATAGTTGTATACGAATCAGTGTCAAGCTGCACATAGTTAGAGGCATACAATATGCACCAGTGCATCACCCACTTCTCAACTTTCTTCTGAATTTCTGTTTCTTCAAAAATCTGCTTAATTTTCATAGCTTTGCGTACTCATCACAGCCTGCATCAATCAACGCGGTTTGACACTCAACGATGTCGCCATCAGCCAGGTGATCATTGACGATCTTAAGAGCTTCTGCTAGCTTGTCATCTACAGTGTGCTTTCGTGCCTGAAGATTTTCAAGCTTTGGAAAGTCTTTCTTCTTTAAGAAACGAAGGAGCCCGCAATGAACTTTTGTGAAGTTAGCAATTTCGATATCTTCCACATCATTCAACGGATCACCAACAGTTTCGAACGTTTCTATCTCACAGTTATTGAAGACTAGGTAGCTAACGTTAGGTATGTTCTTTAGTTTGGTGCCATGCTCAAACTTTGCATGATACAGTACCATGCCATATTGGTCTGGGTCCCAGTCATTGGATTCAAATGGACAGTACCATGGGCGACCGTGCATGTCAATCTTCACGTCAGCTATTCCCCATGCCTCTATCCTACCAGATTTTTCACTAACTTGAAAACCAATATCATCTGGGTCTGCTTCATCCCAAATCTTTTCAATCGGCCAACTATCATAGTGGGGATCCATCGGCGATAATTCAACGTGTTCTTTAATCCAAAATTGAGCATTTGGATTTGCTGATTCTTTCAGGAAATCTTTGAATTTCATAACTTTGCGTACTCTTCAAAACCAGCATCAATAAGTTGAGATTGAGCTTCTACCGTATCTTTGTCCTTAAGATTGTCACTGATGATATGGCAAAGCTTTGACATTTCAGTTTGGTTGTTGATGCCCATGCAAACTTGAGCTTGCGACTTGATAATGCGAAGAACTCCACACTCAAGCACATCTTTTGGATCATGTCCACCAAAAGAAATATTGACGAGCTGACGTTTCTTCTCAATACCTTTGAAAGACTTGAAGACGCAATCCTTGAACAGCACAACCTGCACGTCTGGCACATCTTCATAGTCTTCGAACTCATAGTTCTCAAACACCATCCGAGACACGCTCCAGGCAGTTGGTGGTATTCCCTGCGGCCCTTCAAACTTACGTTTTGGACCAGACAAGTGTTCGGCCTTTGTAAAGCCATTCAACTTGTATGAAGATCCGGAGCTTTTCAAGATGTCATACTTGACGATACGACCATTTTGATACTTCAACTGAGCAGGCATACCTTCAAAGCGATTATCGGCATACCATTTGTCAAATGTTTCTTTGTGTCCTGCACTTTCTACTAGGTCTTTTAATTTCATGGTTGTGCCCAATCATCTAGGTCTGCATCGATTAACTCATTCTGAAAATCGATGAGTGATTTGCTGTGATTCATTGCATCTTGCATCTTACCAGTAAGCTTTGATAGTTCATCTGTATTGTTGCTGCTATCCATGTGAATTCTATCCAGGTAAGGCATTTTGTAGATGTAAATGATGTTCTTCTTTATCTGCTCACAGTCACGCAATTCAAGTCGATGAACAACTGGTAGAGCCTTATCAATTCCTTTCCAAGTATCAATGATGCAGCCTCTGAGTATCACACCGCTAATATCAGCTGGCGGCATCAAGTTCCAGTCATTTATACGCGCACCTTTGATTCTTAACATGATGCCATCATCAATATCAATTTGCCATTCAGGCTCACCAGGCGGTTGTCTAAATGGTTCATTTTTGAAATTTAAATTGACTTGTAAAATAGCTCCATCAAATATAATCTTTTTGCCGTCATCAACTATTTGAAGATAGCCGTCTTGATCTTTTGTCTTATCAGCGCCAAATTTGACACTGTATTGAGCACGATATCCATCGTCATCAATGCTATACTCCATATGCTTCTCAAGCCACTGGACAAGCGTAGTGGTTGGATCTTCTTTCAAGAACTCTTTGAATTTCATAGCTTAGCAATCTCTTCAAATCCTGCATCAATTAAGTCTGCTTGGCATTCAACAATGTTCTTGCCACTCGATAGATGCTTATTTATGATGTCTACCGCCTTGTCGTCTAGCACGTGCTCAGCTGTATGAATTTCATTTAGATTATACATCTTAAGAAGTCTTAACCATCCACCTTCAACAGTCGTGCTCCCGGTAAAATACATACGTCTTATTTTACCAAGCTTTTCGATATTTCTAAAAGACTTGATGATGCAGCCATGAAAGCCTAGTGAGTTTGTAACATTAGGTGCTCTACCAATGTCATCAATCGTATAGTCCCACAGTGCAACCGAATAGAATTCACCCCAATCAGTTGGCTTAATAAAAGCTGGTGGGTTCCACCTGTCTTTAACGCTTTCACGACCCATAAAATCGACAGTCTTGGTGTGAGCAATTAAGCACTCAAGCTCGCCGTCTTTTGAATAGTAAGCAACAGGCTGATCTTCTGGCTCACGCTGATCTGCTTCCCATTTTGAAAATTCAATCTGCTCTTTTGTTTTCGTGCTAGCTTCTAGGAACGTTTTGAATTTCATAGCTTTGCCCAATCATCAAAATCCGCATCAATCAATTTATCTTGAAATTCAAGTGTAGATAATTTTGCTTTTAGGCTGTCTTTAAAAATTTTGATAGGTTGGTTATCAAATCCATTGCCTTTTATCTTGAAGCTATTCCAATCTAACTCTAAAACATCTTCATGTTTTAGAGCATATTTGTACAAAGACAATAAACCACATGGCTTATTTGTATCTACCGAGTTAATATCACCAAGCTCTAAATGCTTTAAATTCGTGAGTTTATCTATACCTTTAAATGACTCAAAATTACACAGCTTCAAATAAATTGATTTGATATTTGGAAGCAACGTTGCGTCTTTGAAATTCATTCTAAGCACTTTCATGTGACTAAATTTTTCAAAGGCTTTAGGTGCATCAAATGGAGGATCAAAATCAGCATATCCATACAAGCTAATGTCATTATACTCTAGATCGCCAGCCTGCGCAGAGTGAGGTCCAGTTTTCAAGAGCTTAATGTCGACATGGCCGTCCTTGAACGTAAGTTTTTTAGTTGCCGAGTAGCCATTCACGCTCATACCATCAACATACTTATGCAACCACTTGCTAGCAGCTTTGTCTTCTGTGGACATTATTTCAACTAACTTCATAGCTTTGCAAATTCCTCTAGATCTTCATCAATCAGTTCATTCTGACATTTGATGATGTCACGATCACCATCTTCAAGATACTTATTGATGATCTCAATAGCTCTTAGAAGATCAGGATTCGGTGATAGCCCGTCGTCTTCAATCTTCAGTATTCTACGTAGTGAATTATTCTTCAAGAGACGAAGCATTCCGCATTCAACCTTGACCGCATAACCAAGTCTTAGATAGTCAAGATTGACGGTCTCAATACCCTTGAATGATTTGATTGTAGAGTTGTAATGAATCGACAATCGCACTGGATGCGGCATGACGGCAAAATCTTTGATTACGTATCCATATTCAACTTCAGCGCCTCTCAACTCCAGATAACTCAGGCTTGCTCTATCTAATAGCCAATTAAATTCTTGATTATGCTTCTTTGCAAACATTATTACACCATCAACATCGCGACTCAAATGTTTATTGTCATCTGAAATCCATTTCAGTGAGCTTGTTATCCGATTATGTGACCTATCGTATGCCTTGATTTCATTCTCTTCGACCCAATCACTTGTCTTGAATGGACTTTCTTGTAAAAATTGTTTGAATTTCATAGCTTGGCATATTCCTCAAGGTCGGCATCGATCAGCTCATCTTGGCAGGCTAGCAGGTCTTTGTCTTTTAAGTGCTTCTTAATGATATTTAACGCTTTGAAAGCCTTTGGATCTTTTTCTTCAACGTAGTTTTCGATGGTAGCAAGTTTTGGCAGCTTCAGTAGACCAAGTAAACCACCGGTGATAGTGCTAAAATCAAATCCAATCGTTTCTAAATTCGTCAGCTTTTTGATGTCTGAAAGACCAGAAAGAGCGCTGCCGGTGAAGAACATTTCTCTACAGTTAGGTAGATCTTTCGCAGTTAGAATGTAATTGAAGAAGTCAAGCTCAACATTACCAGAGATGAAATTAGTCAACTGATCTGGCGGATCAAATTTAATTGGCTCTGCTAAATGCTTCTTTCCAACCTTGCCACCATAAATCTCAAAAGATTCTATCTTATCTGAGAAATGAATCTTACCATCTAGGTCAATTGAAATTTCTGGAGTCTTGCCAATCTCAGCAAACCTTTTGACATTGAAACCTTCAATCTTGACTCTGGTGTGATCTTTCAACCACTTACTAGTAGCCTTTTGTTTTGTCTTGTCGACTGTAATTTCAACTAACTTCATAGCTTTGCATATTCCTCTAGATCAGCATCGATCAACTCGGTCTGGCACGCAACTACGTCTTTATCTTTCATGTGCTCTTTAATGATTTGAAGTGCTTTTTCATTTTTCTCTTGAGTTGGGTGACCGCGCCACGTTGAATGTGCATTACTAAACCAAATGTCAAAATCATTAACTTTGAGAAGAGATAATAAACCGCACTCAAATTTAGTAGTCGAGAAAATCTTTAGATGTTCTGGATTTAACTCAGTTATCACTTTTAGATTTTTCACAACATCTGCATGAAGCGTGATGTGGTTTAGCTTATCATATCTTGGTAGTTTAGTCGAAGCTGTTATGATTCCACTTTGAATGAAAATGCTCTTTCTCAGAGTAGGAAAATAATGCATGAGCTGTTCGGCGGAAATTGGAATTTCTCCTATCTCCTTCGACTTAGGATATTGAAGTTCTAGCCCCCAAAGCTTTTTTCTTGTCTTGTATGGTGCGCCGGTTTTGAAGTGTTTTTCAATCAGCTCTCCCAGATCATATGGTATAGCCTTAGTAGAACCTTGAAGACATGCATAGGTCTTCCACCATTCTATCTGAGCATCGGACAAGATCATTAAGGCATTATCTTCACGAAGAATTTCAGCTAGCTTCATAGTTCAGCCCACTCTTCAAAGCCAGCATCGATTAGCTCTGTTTGACATGCAATTATATCTCGATCACCATTCAATTGCGTTTGAATAATGTGCTCAAAATCAGCTTCAGCCTCTGGCGTCTTAAACCAACCAGTGTCTCGAATGCTGATCTCTTTTAGGTTTGGTAACTTCAAGAATCGAAGAACACCAAAGGGCTTTTGTGGCCCATCCATAACAACGAAATCAAGCGCTTCTAGCTTGTGGAGCTGCTCTATACCTTTGATAGAATCTATCGTGCAGCGCTCAAAATGCAAGGCTTCTACATCTGGAAGATTTTGAAAGTTTGGAAAATCAATTCGAACGAATTTCACAACCTTGGTAGCGCTATCCCAATCTGAACTAGAAAATGGGCTCGACCACTTGCTATTTTTTCCAGAGTCAGTTACCGAGAAAATTGAAAGCTTATCATATGCTCCATCAATTAGAATCTTTCCATCTTCAGCGATGACCTTGCCGGGATGTCCAGCTAGATTGATTTCAAGCTGCTTCTTCCAAGCTGCAAATGCATCTTTTGAAACTGCGCTCTCTTTCAGGAACTTTTTGGGCGCTGCTTCTGTTAGTAGTTCTACAAGCTTCATGCCGACTCCAGGTTAAGCAGATATTTATGTCAGTTAAAATTTACAACTTCATTCGCCTAACATATAATGTATGGAGCCGAATAGGCTTGGTACTTCTCACCTAGCAGCGCGCCTTGACTGTGGCGGCCAGAAAGAAAAGCATTCCGGTGTCGGTGGCACCAGGCTTGGTAACGAGCACCTCCGCCGTCCCTTCGCCCAGGGATTGGTCCTGTAGAGGCAGGCCAGATAAACGTTCTCCTTCGATCCATACAAAACTCTACTACTCAGGCAGAAGTGCCAGAGGGACGATAACTAGGGGCACGAGCTTTTTCAGGGATGAACTAGCGAATGTCTCACCTCTAAGCCAGCGAAGAACTTCGTGGTTTGCGCTAAGCCAGAAGAAAGGCGAAGCGAAATCTCTACCAATGCTTCTATAGGTATGGAGAGATATGGGCTCGCTTTGCTCTTTTTCTGGAAGCCAACTATGTTTGAAAAGAGGTAACATTGTAACACCAGGTGGTATATAATCTACTAACTACCTGCGGAGCAGTCAATGAATAACAGCGTTGGCACAGTTCTCAAAAGCGTCAAGTTCCAAGATTCTACCGTCAAGACGATCTGGGCTGTAGCTCCGGTGTGGGGAGTCAGTCTCATCCGCGTGTATTCCTACGATGCCCATGAGATCAGAGACCCGAGCGGCACGCCCAAGCACACGTTCACGGTAGAGATCATCGAGAAGAATAAGACCACTCGGAAGTTCACCTTCAAAAGTGCGGAAGAGAATAAAGCAATGGCATGCTATGAAAAGCATGCCAAGCGAATGGTTGCTGAAGAGTTCGGGCTTAAAGCTTAGCGTACTCGTCGAGGTCTGCATCGATTAGTGCCGACTGAATTTCAACTAGGTCATCACCAGCCTTGATGTGCATCGCCACGATCTTCATGGCTTTTACATCAGGATCAGTTGCATCACCATATCCACCAGCTTCAAGCTTCTCTAAGCTCGGCATCTTGGCGATGCGAAGAATTCCTTTAGCCTTGATTGAGGAATTCACAAACTCCAGCTCACTAACTCCATCAAGCTTGTCAATACCATTGAATGATTCAATTTCTGATTCATCAATCTTGATTGACTCTGCATTAGGGATGAGAGACCAGTCATTGATTTTAGCGCTGGTAATTTCTACCCGGGTGAAGCTACCAGACCATTTGAATGTGCCCATTGGCGGGTTGAATTCATCACCATTGCATTGAAACTCTACTTCACGAGCGTCTTCATTATGTTCATTCATGACTCCGACTACATGCTCAGAGTTACTAAAGATGATCACATTTGAATGATCATCCTCTAGTATGTCATCGATCGGTGTGTCATCGATCATGGAGATATGATCTATAAGCCAGTCTTCCAGTGCTTTCTGGTTTGTCTGTGTTTCATTCAGGAATTCTTTGAATTTCATAGCTTTGCGTATTCTTCGAGACCAGCATCAATCATTTCTGATTGAGCTTCAACAAGATTCTTGCCGTTATCGACGTGTTCTTGGATGATGTTTAATGCTTTGTGGAGAGGCTTAAAGCCTTTGGAGTGAGAAGATCTAGTCCAGATGAACTCTTTAAGATGTGGTAGCTTCAAGATGCCGAGCAATCCCTTTGATTCAAACAAAAGATCATCAACACCTTCTAAGTCAAGCCGCTCTATCTCTTTGAGAGCTGTGATGCCCTTGAACGCTGGCAGGTGGCAGTTATCAAGCTGAAGTTCCGTAGACGGTGGAACATCTGTCCACTTCGCAATATCAGCTTTCGTAATTTCCATGCGAGCAATTTTCGGCCACTTGTATTTGCCAAGCGGAGGGGCAATGAATTCATTGCCGCTGAAATTAAGCGTCATTGTGCTAGCAGCATCACCACGCTTATTCAGCAACCAAAATTCGCCGTGTTTGAAATCATACGTTGGTGATTTCTCGATGTAGTCTTCAGTGAAAGTAGCGTCAAGGTAGGTAACGTAGTCCATCACCCACTCGCCAAGATCTTGCTCAGTGTGATCTTCTTTCAGGAACTCTTTAAATTTCATGCTATCTCCGTGACTAGCATGTATTTATTTGCTTAGAGGTGAGCGAACCGCTCCAAGCCTGCATCGATGAGCGCAGATTGACACTGGACGATATCACGCCATTCAGGATCCGTCACGGAGTTTGTGATGTAGGTTTTTACAATCATCAGCGAGCGGTACAGCAGGCGGTCCTTCATGTTGACATTGACATTGATGTTGTTCAACATCGGCATCTTGAACAATTGAAGCAGATTGATGTCCATGCCAGCCGCATTGACTGCGTGGCCAAAATTGATCTCTTCCACGCAGGTGAGCTTAGCGGCATGCTTGAAGCCACCAACTACAATTTCCATGAAGTCGAGAACCTTGACGTTCGGGATGTGATCACAGCCGAGAATGAGATAATCTGTGAAACGAGCTCGAGGAACACCATCCCACGCATTTTGATCAACTGGACAGTTGAACCAAGAATCGGTGCCCATTTTTCGCTCGAACGCAACGTGATTAAGCTTGAACTTTGACAAGTTGCGCCGATCCTCATTCGAGCGGATTGAGATAACTTCACCAGACTGAAAAGCATTGTCATACGCGGTGCACTTGTTGTGCTTAAGCCACTCGGTGATCTTCATGTGATCTTCATCAGTTTCGAATTTCATCACAGCTCCGCGTAAGAATCAAGACCAGCGTCCATGAGAGCCATCTGACAGTCAAACACAGAAGGATTGTCCATTTGCTTGTACACATTCAAGATCTGAAGAGCCTTGACGAGCTCTTCATACTTCCAGTCTTTGTAGAACGTTTCGAAGACGATGTTCGTGAGCTTCGGAATCTTGAGGATGCTGAGGATGCCGCAAGAAGCTTGCGTATGAAATTTCACCCAGCTGTCTTTGATCGGATTTGCCGCACCGAGAAAGAACAAAGAGCGGAGGTTTTGGAATTTCTTCCCGAACTTCATCTCTTTGAAGTGAACGTTTTGGAACTTGAGAATCCCAACATCAGGGATGATCGAGCAATCATCGATAGCACCGCGATTGAACAGCATGGTTACGCGGTTAGGATCATTGAAGATCCAACCTTCACCAATGATCGGTGGGTCGATGATGTCGAGGTAGACGAAAATCTTGGGACTTTGAAGAGTAACTACGATGTTGCCGTCAGCATCAACGTAGGCTGCTTTCTTGTTCGAAACAACCATGCCGTCTTTATCGAGGAACCGAACATTGTCGGTTGACCGAAGCCACTTTGCGGTCGATTCATTTTGAACTGACCGGAAAATCCTGACCATCTCATTGGTAATCGGTTGGAGCGGCATGGTGGTGTTCTTAGTTATGATATGTTCATTATATCATACTTCTACACCAATGGAAACCATGTTACAATTTTGCGTACTCTTCTATGTTGGCGTCCATAAGCTCTGTTTGGCAAGCAACTATGTCATGCTCACCATCTTCAACATGCTTCTTAACAATTTCAAGAGCATCTTCAAGAGGTTGGTCACCTAAGAAGTTACTAAGATCTAGTCTACGAAGGTTAGGCATCTTTAAAAGACGAAGTAATCCACATTCAAACTTTACCCATGAGCCAATTCCAATGAAATTAACTTCCGATAGATTGTCAACACCCTTTAGTGATTTGATAGTTGTGTCGTCAAAATAAAGACTTTTGACATTTGGAATGCTTTCAAATGAAGTAACAGTTTGACGACCGGTATTTTTCAAAAATTGAAACGTTGTGATCTTTCCCCACTCATCTGACCTAATTGGTGGATTCCATGTTGTATCACCAGATATAGTTGAGAAGTAGATGTCTGAAATATCGTCTTGAATTCCATTGTCATAGATGTAATGATATGACTGGACCATTCGAGTGTGATTGATATATGCTTCAACCTCATACTGTCGAAACCACTCATTCATCTCTTTATTGCTTACAGCTTCTTTCAGGTATTGTTTGAATCTCATAGCTTTGCAAATTCCTCAAATCCAGCGTCGATCAAGGTGCTCTGCGCTTCTATTATATCAGCTTTGTTACGTATCAGTTCATCTATCAAGTTATTGAATCTACGCAGCTCATCATCTTCTAAGCCAAATGTTCCATTTGTGAAATCAACATCTATGAGAGCTGGCAGTTTAAGTAGACTCAGCACACCAATTGGCTTTTGGCGCTTACTATAGTCATTAATTGAAAGACGTTTTAGCTTTGTTAAGTGAGAGCCACCTTTAAAAGATTCTATAACGCAATTTGCTAACACAAGTCGTGGAACATTTGGCATCATACCAAAATTTTTGATATCATACACCTCTAAATTGACCATATCAACATTCCACTGATCAGACGTAAATGGACATTTAAATTCTACCGGGGTGCCGCCATGGCCAATTCTTGTAGATGCTACACGAATGTGACTATCATTCACTCCGTTTGTGATAACACCATCTTTAAATTCAACAGGTGTTTTGTAAGCTACACCAAGACTATGAACGTTATTTTCTTCAACAAATTTAGCCCATTCTTCTTGTGTGACGTTGGCTTCTTTCAGGTATTGTTTGAATCTCATAGCTTAGCCCATTCCTCAAATCCAGCGTCGATCAATTCATTTTGGCATTCAAGCGTGTCTCTGTCTTTCAAATGCTTTTGCACAATTTTAAGAGCTTCACGCATTTCTTTTGTTGGTATTGAGATGCCTCGAACTTCTTTCAATGCTGGCCATTTAAGCAGCCCAAGCAGCCCACATTGGAATGCATTAGGCTCTAGGTGATTGAAAGAAACAAATTCAAGAGCATCGGTGCTTATGTCATTTCTCACACGAAGATTTTTGACAGTGCATCCAGAGGTCACCATCAGGTTTTTACAAGGCGGCACAAAGTTAATGTCAAAATTTCCACTGTGAAAGTGAACATACTCAAATTCACGATACTGCCATGCATCAGGAGGGATGTCAAAACCATGAGAGCAGTCGATATTAAGCTCATCAACCCAGGACTTCAATTTGATCTTACCATCTACAATGTCATCAAGAGCTGATTCACGATAGCGCTTATTATTGAACTTGTCAAGAAATTCAACTTTTCGAAGTTCTTCCCACCACTTGCTATCTTCTGGCCTACGACCGCTAGCAATTTCAGCTATCTTCATAACTTTGCGAATTCCTCAAAACCTTCATCTAGCAGCTCACTTTGGCATGCCACAATATCTCTATCACCACGAAGCGCATCATTTAAAATATGCTGCAATTTCATAGACAGTTTTTCATCTAATCCAAAGCTGCCAGGATGAATTGCTATCATTTCTAAAATTGGCAGCTTAAATAGTTGAAGCATTGGAATTGGTTCAGTTGTGTTAGTCTGTTCAAATGCGATATATTTGAGCTTTGTCAAGTGACCACCGCCTTTTAGAGACTTCACTATAGATCTGCTAAAGTGCAAGGTCACTACATTAGGCAGATTTTTGAGGTCATCTACTTCAGCCCAATTGAAAATCACAGATGCAACATCCCATTGATTTGGGTCAAATGGAAGCTCTAACTTTTTAGGCTTGTTGCCGATAGTTGAAAATGGTGCTATCTTCAATGATGATACAGCGCTTGCAGGCTTGATTTTTATCTTGCCATCAAATTCAACGTCGCCCTTAGTAGCTCGAACGCTATAGGCGGCTCTAAATTCCTCCCAATCTTTTTGCGTTCCCTGACTTTCAGCTAAATATTCTCTAAATTTCATAACTTTGCGAATTCCTCAAAGCCTTCGTCTATAAGTCTAGATTGTGCTTCAACCATGTCTGATTTTTCTTTAAGCAGCTCATTCAAAAGCGTGTTAAGCTTTGACCCCCAAGCTTGTTCAACTGAAACATTGCGCAAATCACATTTGAGTAATCGAAGTAGACCTGGCTTCTTGATGTGCTCGCTTGGTCCGCTAATTCTGAACGTAATCGAATCTAGCATATTCAACTTCTCAATTCCCTTCAGTGACTCAATTTGGCAGGTGTGAAAATCTAGATGATTAACATTTGGCACCGTTGAAAAATCATCAAATGACATTAGTTCCATCTCAACACATCCACCAGCTGGTAAGTTCCAGCTGTCACTTGGAAAATCTACATTCCATGGTGAAAAATCAGTATCGCCATGTTTTGGTCCTATACAGATGCCATTCCAATTTTTAGTAAGGCAAATTTTACCAGACTTGAATAGCACACCGCTTTTCTCATTGAATTCTTGCTTACTGTTGCCACCATTATTAGAGTAGTACGTTACTGTAGAATGTGTGTCTTTGAACTTTTTGAACTGTTCAGCAGTAATGCTTTCAATCAAGAATTGTTTGAATTTCATTGCTTGGCAAATTCCTCTAGGCCAGCATCAATCAGCGCATTCTGACATTCAATGACATCACGGTTACCATCACGATAGCGCATTACGATGTGCAGAGCTTTTTCGAGCTTTTCATCATCAAGCTTATGCGCCCACAGTTCTTTGCCGTGATACTTCAGAAGTTGAAGCACGCCACAATCAAACTTCACGGCACCGATGAACTCTAGAAGCTGGATGGAATTTACTTCATTGATGCCTTTGAGCGACTTGACACGTGCACCTTCAAAGTTCAAACGTTGAACTTTTGGAAAGTGGTCAAATCCGTCTAAGATTACGTCGGGGCGTAGAGTGAGCGTGAACTCACCTAGTGGTTTGGTAGAGTGCAGAGGCCAGTAGAAATTCTTTGGGCTCTTTGCTTCTAGCTTGAGTGATGCGATCGTGTCTAGCAGCTCGCCATCTTTATCGGCCATCAGGCTCGATTTATCTACATCAACGTCAGTGTAGTCGTGCTTCATACCAGCAGTCACCGTGAAATCGGAAAGCCACTTCTTGATGTCTTTAGTAATTCCGCCGTCAAACAGTTCATTCAGTCTCATGGAATACTCCCAGATGATTATGGGAGTATTTATGAGTTAGATTTTACAGCTTTGCGTATTCCTCATATCCTTCATCGATCAGCTTAGATTGAAAATCGACAACATCTTGCTTGTCTTCCATGGCATTTCGTATGAGCTGTTCTAGCTCATGAAGGCTTGCATTTGTAAAGCGTACCTGCTTAAGCTTCTCACACTTCAACAGCCTGAGAACTCCGCATCGAAAATCACTACGCGCCATGCTAAATCGTATGTCTTCGAGATCTAGCTTTTCAATGCCTTTCAGTGACGTGACCACAGTGTTTCGGGTCAAGTGAATTTCCTTGGCATTGATCATCGACTCGAAGGTGCTAACCGTGAGAATGCGAGCAGATGTTCCACCGTTGCCTAGCTCAAGGTTATCTATCACGTATGGAATGTGAAACGGCCAGTCAAACGCCTCACTGCTTCTTGGCATAATCCCAAGTTCGTGGTATTCTTTAGATGAAAGAAGACCGTTGATAGCCTCGACGCTTGATGCTCCGCCGGTTTTCTGATTGAAAGCACTTACGTGATATTTTTCTGCGTACTCTTCTTCAGCAGAAGTTACGATCTCATTTAAGAGGAAGTCTTTGAATTTCATAGCGTAGCGTACTCGTCGAGGTCGGCTTCAATCAGTTCATTCTGGCAATCCAAGGCGTTTGATTCACCAAGGTGGCTTCGTACAATTGTCAGAACTTTGTGCAGCTTTGGGTTATCCAACTTGATGATAGGTGCCATCTTAAGGTGGTCTAATGATTGACACTTCAGCAGCCGCAAAACGCCGCACTTAATGTCAGACGACTTAGCAAAAACGAGTGCATTTAACGTTGAGAGCTTCTCAATTCCCTTGAATGACGTAATAGTGGTGTGAAGAAATCGAATTTCAATAGCTGTTGGCACTTTCTCAAAACCATCAATGATGTTAGAATTTGCATAGTACGCTGCATTGTGGTCAAAGTTGAAAGTCCTTAATCCCTTACCCCACCAGCTAGCATCCATTGGCGGATCGAATGTTTGATTTGTGCGATCACTACCAAGGGTAATTTCTTTGTTGTGAAAGTCAAAAGCACCGATTGTATTGAGAAATTGAAAATCTTGAGACCTTACACTAGTTCCGCCAGATATTTTGTACTTCTTCATCCAATCTTCAAGCGCATTCTTGTTGACATCTTCTAAAAGATCACTCAGCTTCATAGCTTAGCCCATTCATCAAATCCAGCATCAATGAGAGCTGATTGGCACTCGATAATGTCTGGTTCAGGTTTGCTTTGTTCTTTTACTACGATGCTAAGTGCATCTTGTAGTCTGTCATGATTGCCGCTATCAAATTCAATTTCACCGCGGAACTTAAGAAGGCTAAGCAATCCACATTCTACCTTCAGATCATACCCGCCACCGTCCATTAGCTCAAGAATTTTAATCTTATCACGCTTCTCAATTCCCTTGAACGTCTTGATGACGACGCCACCTAGATTGAGCTTTGGCACATTTGGAATTACTGACCAATCATCAAGAATGAAGCCAGGCTTCGTAATGTCAAGCACGAAGAAATGCTTGAAATTTTGCTTTGCAAACGGCCAGAAGAATTTGTGCTGAACTGAGATGCTTTCAAGATACAAGATCTTGATGTCTGATCGCAGCGTGCCATCTTCGGCCATCAGCTGTTCTACTCTTTGTGCACTAACGGGTGAAATGGTCGTAGCACCAAGCCGTCTAAACTTGACGACATAATCACGCATGAATTTTTCAATTCTAGCTTCCATCTCATCACGGTGGATGATGTGAATTTCATTTAGCTTCATAGCTTGGCATACTCCTCAAATCCAGCATCAATTAGGTCATCTTGACACTTGATGAGATCTTTATGTTCAAGATGCTTCATTACAATTTTCAGAGCTTTTACCAAATTTTTATCTTGCCCAGAAGATTGTTCATTACCGATTTGGAGTGTCTTAAGGTTTGGTATCTTTAAAAGTCTAAGCAATCCACTATCTGTGTGCTTGATATGTACGATCATGCTGGTCATCGAAGTGAGTTTTTCTATTCCTGCAAATGAATCTACAACTCCACCTATCGCATACCTAGAAGCGCCATTCGGAAAGTCATTGAAATTCTTGAACACAAATTGATCTAACGGTCCCCAGATATCACCAGCCGCAAAAGTTCGAATATCATGCAAGTAGCCAAATGGCCAATAGAATGTTTGAAATCGCAGCTTTGGCATTATTTGAAAAGTTGCAATATCAGGCATGAACTTCCCATCTGGATCAACGAGCGATGTTCTGCGAGAAATCGACTTCTTAAGATTGCCACCTAGAGTGCATGATACTTTGAATTTGCCAAAGTAGTCTTTTGACAAAGCTACAGCTTGAGCATCTTCTGTTAGTAGTTCTTTGAGCTTCATAGCTTTGCGTACTCCTCAAATCCAGCATCTATTAACGCAGATTGAAGATCGACGATACTGTGACCAGCTTTGAAGCTGTCATCGATGACCTGGCACAACTTTTCATACTTTACCGATTCGTCATCGTCAAATGAATCTATACTGACGATGTCTAATTTTGGACATTTAGCGAATCTAAGAACACCACAACTGAGACTCACTCTATGAGATGCGCCGAGCGAAAATCCGCTTAGCGATTTTAACTTCTCGATTCCAGCTAAAGATTTAACTATCAAGTTGTTTGCATACTGGATTGTGATCATATTCGCGTCTGGGAATGTTTCTAACCCATCAAGCACGTGATCAGTTTTTAAAGTGATGCCTAGCAGTTTTTGTGGTGCTGGAAACATAGATGGAAATTCTATTTTCTTTCCAGGTAAGAACGTCACGGCCACATTTTCAGGATGCACGTACATCTGTTTCAGATTGCCGTGTTCATCTATCAGTGAGTGAATCGTCGGTGTCAGCTCGCCAGTTTCGTTATTCAGCCATCCACTTTCATGGTTTGGCTTAGACAAGAACGTCTCTTTATCTTCCGCGTGATAGTAGATATTATCGCTTGTTCCAGTGATCTTGAAGATGTAACAGTTGTCTACGATCCAGCTTTCAAGCTCATCAGCTTTACTTGTAGATTCTGTTAGTAGTTCTTTGAGCTTCATAGGTGTGCAAAAGGCTCCATCCAGTCATACGAATCAAGCATTTCATTTTGGCAGGCGAGTACGTCTCTATCACCCTTGAGATGCTTGTTGATGATCTTTGCTACTTCGTTATTCCACGGTAGAGTGACTTGCTTCAAGCGTGGACATTTCAGCAGACGAAGAACACCCATGCCTTTACGAGCCTTACCGTCTGGGCCAGGTCCTGCGTAGTACATGTAGAGCGTCTCAAGCTTATTGAGCTTTTCAATGCCTTTAAATGAATCGAACATGTAGTGATCTAGGCGAAGATCTTTGACGTTTGGTAGCTTCCCAAAATCATCGATCATATAGCCGCTTAGCACGACGTGCTCAACCTTTGATGAATAGCCTTTGACAGGGCAGTCATCAAATTTGGCTTTACTTCTGGTGCTCATGCTTAGGGAGTCATAACCCTTCTTTACTAGCAGCACACCGTCATAAACGTAGTAGCCATTTGGGTCACTATGAACTTTACCGGTGTGGTTATCTTTCGGGTTCATAAGGCTTTGAGACACTGTTTTCGGTTTAGGCACCTGATGACCGTGCAAGAACGCAACCGTTCTATTTTCTTTAAGCCATGCTTCAACAGCTTTATCTTCACTTGCTTCTTCTTTGAGTAACTCAATAACTTTCATAGCTTCGCCCATTCTTCTAAGCCAGCATCGATCAAATCTGTTTGACAATCGATGATGTCATGTTTTTCACAAAATTCATTCAGCGCACTAGTTAACTTCTGCCCTACGTCCATGTCATCGACAATGTCTGTTAGATCGATGTCTTCAATCTTCGACTTTACAAATGGAAGAACTCCAATCGGCTCTTGGTTTACTTTGAAGTCTTTGTTAATGACACAGAATGATGTAGATGATAAGTTCTCAGCGCCCTTAAAGCTCTTGAACGTGCACCCAAAGAATATTAGAGCGTGCTTCACGTTTGGGACTTGCTTCAAGCTTTCAAATTGCAAGTTGCTAAAGTCGATGCGATCAAATCCTTCTATCTCGCATGGAAAGCCATCAAAATCTTTCTTGTTATCTACGTTGTATGAGCCGACATCCATTCGCACAATATTCGATGCGGCGGGTTTTAGCTTTCCACCTTCATAGATAATGTTTGCTCTGTCTGGAGATGAAGTAGCAGAGCTTATCCCAGTCACATTATACTTCTCAAGGAAGTCCGAAACGCTTTTCGGCATCTCGTCTTCCTTGAGAATTTCTTTTAGCTTCATTTAGAAACTCCAATGTTTAGATGGAGTATTTATGAGCTTACAACTTCGCGTATTCGTCAAAACCTTTTTCAATCAGCTCATCCTGGCACTCAAGCATATTGTTTTCTTTGCCAATGTACTTCTTCACGATCTTGAAAGCTTCAATCCCCTTCATGTGCGCGTCGGTACCACGGCTACCGCCAGGTCCAAACTGCATCTCGAATTCACCTAGCTTGAGCAATGATAGCAGACCACAATCAAACGTGGTGCTATTTGAGAAATAGACGTACTCAGGTTTTATCGCAACTAGCTGCTTCAGAGATTTTACCGTGTACGGATGAAAGTATATGTCTTCATAGTGCAGCTTAGGAAGAACACTTTCATCCGTGAAGACTCCGCCATTCACGTTAATCGCGATAGGATCTTTCAGTTGAGGAAAATAGAATCGAAATTCATCAGCAGAGATAGGGCAGGCTGACAACGTAGATGAACCATTCTTTACTACGAAGTCAATACCAAAATATTGATAGTTAAGCTTGATCGGCTTACCAATCTGGAATGATTTTTCAAGAACTCGCTTTGGATTAGGCAGATTTTTACCATTGCCAATGCGAATTCGAACGTGATCAAACCACCAGGCAATTTGTTCTTCAGAAAGAGCCATGGTGGAATCATCTTCCTCAGCTTCAAACAGAATTTCTTGTAACTTCATTAACTAACTCCAATTAAGATGGAGTATTTATGAGCTTACATTACAACTTCGCGAAATCCTCAAATCCAGCGTCGATCAGCTCGGTCTGCAGGTCAACCTTACTACGTTCTAGCACAGGCAGCTTCAAGTGCTTGTTGATGATATCAGCCATCTCATTATGCCGACCAATTCCATCTTCTTTCGAAAAGCTACTGAAAAACATCACCTCTTCCAGAATTGGTGACTTCAACAATTGAAGCACGCCCGGCTTATGCTCATTCTGATTGCAGTTATACAATCTCAACCTACGAACGTACGTCTTCTCGATCCCTTCAAAGGAGCGCACGTTGCAGTCCACCAGCGTTATGCCTTGGATGCGCTGGTTGAGCTGATCTAGAGTGGAGAACTTGTACTGGCACAGCGTCATCCACGGTGCTCCCCAGTTAATGTTTCTTGGAACTTCAAATTCCGTTCCTAAGTTCTTGGCGGTGATCTTGATCTCACTGCTCATGTGGTCGAACTGACGATTCGCCTGCATTCGCCACCAATCGACGAACTCTTTGGCCGGATCGCTTTGGTGATTCCGAACTTCTACAGTATTCTTCATGGCGAACTCTCGCCATTGACGTTGGAACTCTAGCTCTTTTTCTTTCTCGTCCAGGAGCATCATATCGTTCTTTCCTATGCTACCGCGAAGCGGCGGAAATTTTTCTAAGCACCTAAGAATGATTCTATCACCTTTCATGGTAGAAGTAAAGGATGCTTCAACCTTTTCTCGCTTCAAAGTTCAGCATACTCATCGAGACCAGCATCGAGCATGGCAGATTGGCACGCGACGATGTCACGATCTTTCAAGTGCTTCCTAACGATGCCTAACGCAAGCTCCAACCGCGTAGCATGAACGTTGGCGAAGATGATAGCTTCTAGGCGTGGCAGCTTCAGCAATCTCAGCAGGCCGCAATTGAAATGGGCTCCATAGTTCAACCCAACAATATACAGCAGCTCTAGATTCTTTAAGCGATCAACGCCTTTTAGCGTTTCCACCTGCAGCCCATGAAGGCTGAGACTCTTCACCAAGGTAGGAAAGCCTTCCCAATCATTTAAGACAAGAAGCTTCGCCGGTCTGGCCATGATGTCGAGATGGCGTAGGTAAGCCTCACCGAAGGGCCAGTAGAAGGGATCTTCATTGTTCAGCTTAGGAGACACGATCAAATTATTGATGTGCATGCGAACGTTGTTCTTACTATCAAAGATCGCATCATACCGCTCGGGTGTTACCGTCGCTTTACCAGGCTCTTGGAGCTCATATTTGTCCAGCCAGTCTAATCCTTCGAGAGCTGTGGTCATAGCTTGGCATACTCCTCATAACCCTTCTCGATGAGCTCCGACTGGCAGGCGATGATATCCCGCTCAGCACCATCTTCAGTCAGGTACGTTTCCACGATCCACAAGACGTCTTTTAGCCGACGCTCTACGTTGACGGATCCACAGTTGATCCGGGTCAATTTCGGACACTTCAAGAGCCGAAGCAGCCCGCACGTTATGATTGTTCCATGCTGGTGCCCTTCAACGTAGAGCGAATGCATGTTTTCTAGCCTCTCCACGTTCTTGAACGTTTCGACGTGTAGCCCAGACAGATGGACGTAACGTACCGACGTTGGCAGCTCATCCCAGCTCTTCAGCGCCAAACGCTGGTTAGTATTCTGCATGATGTTGAGAGACACTATATCCGCTTCACCGAACGGCCAGTAGAATCCACGAGGATTTCCGTAGAACTTGTTCGCCGTAATGTTCAGTTCACAGAAACCGTCGCGCAGCGTCTTCGTCGCATTGTCGAAGAGCTGATCAGCTCTAACCACAGTAATACCGGTGTCGATGTTGGTCGCCGCAACACCAAAATCAGACATGTACCGAACGATCGACATGTCAGTATCATTGTAGACTCCCGCCGCGCTCATAGTAGCTCCTCACAGTTTCGCATATTCTTCTAAGCCTGAGTCGATCAGCTCCGACTGGCAGGCGACGATGTCCTTCAGCTCTAAATGCTTCTTCACGATAGATAAAGCATCATGCTGTCTCTTATGCTCACCATCATAAGAAACTCCGATCATCCTCAGCTTAGGTAGCTTCAGCAACCGCAGCACTCCAAGCTCTTCCAACTGGAAAGGCCGACGCACCGCTCCGTTCAGAATCAGCTCCTCCAAGTTCTGCAACCGTTCAATTCCTTTGAGAGACGACACGATAGTTCCATGAAAGACCAGGCGGTGCAGGCTCTCAGGAAAATCACTCCACCCCTCCACACGAAACTGCCTAGGAATCATGCCGGTCTTAATGATAAACGAGATCAAGCCAACCGACATCACCTCCAGCTTCGCGCCGCCGAACGGCCACTCGAACCTTATAGGTTCATCTCCGTCTAGCTTCTGACAAATGTTCACCTTCACGACGTCATCCAACAGCCGAGCGCTCTTCACGTCAAAGATGTTCAGCAATGACTTCATCAGCTCGCCATTCTTCAGCACCGCGTTGACTTCATAGTCTCTTAGGTAGTCGGCCAGTACGAAAGGATGGTTCATAAGCTCTCTTGTCACTTCCATGCCGAGGTAACTCTGGAGTACTCTTATACAAACTCTTTCAAGAATCTTTTACGACACTTTGATCCTGGAAATCTAGAGACTCCGGAAAAATTTTTCGGGGTGGCCTCTCCGCACCGTGTAGAATTAGAGAGTTATAAGATTTGCACCGTCAATTTGGTGCCATCCCTTATCACCGTATAGAACTATTATAAACTATTTTGCAACACTTTGTCACACTTTTCTTCTGGGCCACAATTTTTCGTTGGTGCTCGCGAGGGCCTGAGAGGGGTAGGCCACTTGTACACAGGATGGTGCCATCATTCTAGATGGCCATTTCCTGCCACCAAATTCTACCACCAGATTTCTACTCTCAGACTACTCTACAAAACTCTCTCGCAACAACTCTGGCCTACTCTCAGACCACTCTACTCAAACTCTCTTTCTCTACTTTCTATGCTCACTCTACTCTAGGAAGTGCTTACGATACCCCTCAGGGGAGGCCCAGATATAGGCCAAGGATGGTGCCTCTCTGGAGGCTCTCGTGCACCATCTTTTCTTGCCAGTTTTCAACGAGGATTTTTCCAGCCAGATTTTCTACGAAAATCTTTCAAAAATATTTTCGCGAAAAAGTAAACAAGTTTTCAAAAAGATTTTCGAAAACTTTTGCGGTGGAAGATGCGAATGATCTTCCGGCCCGCGGAACTCTTACTTACTCTTCAACCGTACGTCGATGTCTTGCCCGTAGTACCGGTCGCTCTGCCGAGCCAACCCTTCTAGTACACGAACAGCATCCTTAGCATCCTTAGCCCAGAAGCTGGTCAGTACATCCGTCCGGGTCTGAGACACACGACGGATGACTTCATACTCATGCTTGTCACGACGTTCCATCGCCTCGCCGAAGCGCTTCATCGTCTCGTTCGTGAGAAAGATCTCCGTGCCGTTGTCAGTCACCACGCAGATTCCGGTGGGTGTAACCTCGGCCTTCATCAGCCCAGCTTCACGCAGTTGTTCTTTGGTTAGCATGATTTAGCTCCCTGCCTGAACTTTACGAGCGGCCTTCAGCATCTCTTCCAGCACTTCGACCGTGAGCGACACCGTTTGGTTGTGCACCGAAGTAACAGCAACCTTAACGCCGTTGTAGTTAATCACCTCCACGTTCTTCAGCTCCGAGCCGATCATCTGTTGCTCAGTAAGCTTCAGCCGTTTAGCGTGCTTCATGATTTACTCCTTGGTTGACGTTAAGACTATTATAACATCAACGGAGGAAGATGTAAACACTTATGTGTAGGTAGTGCCAAAGACTTCTCGTCTGATAGCTCCCCACCTCACACCGTACTCCACGGCTGCTTCCCCAGTCATCTTAGGGTGCATCCAGAAGTTAGACAGCCCAGCGTCACGCCACACGCTTACGACCATGCCGGTGCTGATGTTGAAGTGCTCGGCCGTTTGGTTGATCGTAGCATCGTGATAGAGCCGCCAACGAATGATCTCATTACGAAGGGCGAGCTTATCGAACTCTCTTCTCACTCTATCATACGCTTTGAGAGCCGATTGCTTTGAAGTTCTAAGCTGGGTTGGGGTACGAGGTTTCATTAGTACTCTTTAAAGAGCTCCATCAGCTTTGCGAACTCATCGTGACGAGCTTCATCGCCGTAAGCGATACCCTTCTCGGTGAGCCGGTCCTTGATCAGCTGCTCGAGGTGCGCTGTCTTCGCGCTCTCGTTAGCCAGCTTCGATTGCCCGTACAGCGTGAGGAGCTGCAGCAGTTTCCAGTCCATGTCTTACCTCTTTGAGAACTCTTCCCACGTGATGCGGTGGGCGTCAGGGTCAGCGGCGATCGTAGCGAGCACGTAGTCGAAGTACGCCGGCCACTCCTTCATGTCTTTCGCAGGCTTCAAGTAGACCCTGAAGATCTCCAGGTGATCCTTGAAGTAAGGCAGGTGCTTGTTGCTGTTGTCGTAGGACGTCGCCTTACCGCAGGTGCACTGGTGGTAGATGATGCTGTTGGACGGGAAGAAGATCTTGAATGCGCCCGGGTGCTGTTTGCAGCGGACCGCGTAGTTGTATTGAGCTGGGAGCCCCATGTCACTTCTCCTTCTTCTTGAAGAGCCGTTCATACTCGACGGCGAGCTCTTCATACGTAGATTCTTGTACCTTAGCGACGCGCTGGTACATCTGAGTTTCCTCGATCCACCGGCGCTTCTGTCGTTCTCTCGACGAGAGCTTCTTAGGTTTGTCTTCCACGTTAGAACCCTACGAGGTTGTTCGCCTGCTCCAGCGTGACGCTCGGATCGAAGGTCACGAACTGGATGTTAGCGAGCCAGAACAAGTTGTAGAGGAGCGGGTGCTTCTTCGACTCTTCCGACTGGAGCACCGCGAGGATAGTTTCAGGCACGATCCGGTTAGTGATGATCTCGTACGAGCCGTCCTGGTTCTCCTTGCGGTAGACCTTCGGCAGCTCCACGCCCATCAGCACCATGTCCACGATGTCGTAGTCGAGGCTAGGGTTGAGCGCCATCCGCGAGACCATCCAACCCTTATCACGCACCAGGTCTTGGCCGAGGTAGGATGAGCTACGAGTCGGTACGGACTTCATCCCGGCTTCAGCAAGTTCAGCAGCGCGAGCGACGAGGTTCATGTTCTACTCCGTTGTGTTGATCCAGTAAGAATATTGTAATACCAACGGAAGAAGAAGTAAACAGGTTCTTACCAGAACTTCTTGATGAAGTGAATGATGACGTAGTACTCGGCCGAGACTACTCCGATCACTATAGCGATGAAGGCGAGAGCGATGAAAGCGCCGATAACTTCAGGAAGAGTAAAGCCTTTTTGCTTCTTAAGCATGGTAGCTCCTTGGTTGAGATAGAGCTATTCTAATACACTTACAGGAAGTTGTAAAACTCTTCTCAACTCTATCATAAGAATTCATGAGAGGTCTTTAGAGGTCCTGCTTAAGATTGATTGTATGGTTATCCAAACTATAACACGAGGATCACTCAAGGTTCATGCGTCATAGCCTGCCTATTTACTTTGCCGCAATGATATGTTAGAATATAATTGGAGGATAAGTGAGTAACTCTTGCTTACTCTCACAACAAAGGAGACCTTTCGATCTCCCTTTGATTACGCGATTTGAATCGCGGTCTGTGCATCCCACTTCGGGTGAGCAGCTTCCGCGTACGTACGAGCCTGCGACGGAGTGCGAGCGGTCGTCTCGTGGAACTTGATCTCGTCCTTGTACTCACCACGACCGGTCAGCTTCACCCGGTACTTCGGCAGCTTCGAGCGGACGGTGACCGGAAGTTCTTTCGGGAGCTGCCAACGATCACAGCCCGGACCAGCGGTCTCGCGAGTCGCGATCCTCGGTTCATCCGGCTTGTCAGCCTTCTTCGTCCGCGTCTTGGGTTCATCAGCTACTGCAGGCGCCGGAGCTTCGAAGAGCTCGTCCAGCTTATTAGCCTGCTTCGGCGGGGTGTTGAAGATAGGGTCACGGCTGTCGATCATTGTAGAAGTTCTCGTGAAGGGAGGTAAAAAAGAGGGAGAGGCCAGCTTCACCTCTCCCTAAGAGCGTTGTGTTACCCGATGCAGCGCGGCGTTCCGCTTACCATCCACCCAGGGTTCTGAGTGCGAGCGGAGGACGCGGCTCCTGCTTCGGTGTTCGCCTCAACCGAGACGACGCGAATTTGGCTGGACGAAGTACTACGAAGTGAGACGCTGTAGATCTTCATGGTACTTCTCCAGGTTAGGTACTGCTTAAGCGGCGCGGACGAAGCGGGGCAGGAAGCGGCCGGCGTTCGGTTGACCCTTGGGGATGCGAACCAGCTCGCCTTCACCCTTCGGCGGGGAGAACTTCAGCGGATCGTAGCCGAGATCGGTTGCAGCTTCCGTCTTAGCGGCCGGAACTTCTTCAGCCTTCGGGCCGGCGAGCAGCAGCGGAGCAGCGGGTTCGACGGCGGTTTCGGTCTTCACCGGCACGATGTTCTCGGTAGCAATCTTCAGCGGAGCACGAGTGACGTACTTCGCGAGATCGGCGGCCGTGATCTCCTTGCCTTGCAGGTCAGCCGCGACGACGAAGGCACCGGCGCGAACTCCCTTTTCCTTCTGGCGAACCACAGCACCGGCGCGCTTGAGAGCGTACAGCATGGTGCGCGCGGTGGCCGGCGAGCGGCCCATGTCCTTGACAGCATCCGCGAGAGCCGAGACGATGTCTTCTTGCTTCTTGCCCGGGTTAGCCGCGACGAAATCGAAAACGTTCTTGGCGACGAGGAATTGTTGGTTTGCAGCGTTTGCCATGTTGTTTCTCCTTGCTTCGGTTTGGTTGGATCGGTTTAGGTTACCGTAAGATAATTCTAACATCATAGTTGAACGTTGTAAACACCTTTTCAACTACTTTGTGCAACTTTTTCAACCGTGATGAGGAACACCTCGCCGTTGAGCGCCGTGTACTCGATGTCGATAAAGTGGTAGCCGGCGCAGGTTTTCGCATCGGCCATCGCAGCATCCAACGTCGGCCACGGTTCGGAGACGACCTTAACATCACGCTCCTGATTGTGGTCGTACTTACCAGCGATTACTTGGAAGGTTCCGTTCATGACGATCTCCGTCAGTTGATGTTAAGACTATTCTATCCTACCTATAGGAGGAAGTAAAGGACTCTTCAACTCTCAGACCGACTCGTTCAGCAGGTGAAACCAGTGCTTATCTAGCGCGTCTTTGTACCGCGTACCGCACGCCTTCTCGATGCTCGTCTGGTTGAAGTCGGTTGCGAACCGGTTCATGATCGCCGTCTGCAGCTCATTCAACCACACGCCGAACGTGCTAAACGACTTGAAGTCGCCTAGGTTCGTCTCGTCCAGCCGCTTGCCCATCACCACCATATCACCGTTCAACATAGCTGCTCCTACGCGCCGTTTCAAACTCACTGGATAGCCAAGCTATCACCGTCACCAATATAGCGGCTGGAGCTTCCCACCCAAAGAACTTCGTGAGGATGGTGCCTAATATTATAGCCACCGTCCAAGGCAGCACTACCACCAGAAATACTCCAACTATCACGTCCAAAGTCTTCATGTGCTCTCCAAGATGATCCTTTCTATTCTATCACAGCTATAGGAGAATGTAAACAGGAAAATATACTTAAGCTCTATAGCTAGATACAATAGGCTTATAACCCGAGGATCACCATGTTTTTCTTTCGCACTCGCTATAGGATCGTCCTAGACACTTACTCCGGCTTTGAGGCACAGTACCGGCCCTGGTGGTCACCATTCTACCTGCAGATCGGTGGAACTAACACCAGCTCATCCTTAGCCGAAGCTCGTAAGATAGTTGACAATCATAAGCACCACGTGGTCTGGCAAGGCTACTAACTCTTGTTTACTCTCTCCTATAGCTATGATAGAATGAATCCATCGTAGCTATAGGGACAAAGTGAATGGTAAACTTGGAACAAGGCAGGATCGAGCTGCTCTCGCTAATTACCGAGACCTCCAACGACATCGTCTTCTTGGAGCGCGGCTTCGCTTACCTGCACACGCCGAACGCCATCCACCTGGCCCGCGAGCACATCAAGGAGAAGCAATCGCTCCTGAAGAAGCTCCAATCTGTTTACAACCAGCTATAGGGATAGTATGGAACCGGACCGCTACTGCGAATCCTGCAAGAAGATGTGCTCTCAGTGGGGCGGAGGCTGGCTCTACGGTCGTTGGTGCTGCGCCTGGTGCCTTAAGTGAAAGCTCCGGTCTTCGAGTTCACCGTCACCTACTCCTATAGGTTCAACCCTATGTATGAGAACACGATCAAGGTGAGGGTAACTCAGGCCGACTTTGAGCGCTATGAGCGACCCTACTACCAGAAGTACTTCATCCTGAAGAAAGTTGTTCAACGCAAGCTATAGGGAGTATTGAATGTTCCTCGAAGTTACCCTCGCCGAAACAGGCACTCGCGGTCGTAAGAAGACGCTCAACCTCATGCAGATCGCCAGCATCGAGCAAGACACGCACTCGACCAAGATCGTGATGCACCACGGTGGCGGCCAGATCTACTACGTGAACGAGACCTACGACTCGCTCATCAACCTGATCGCCGAAGAAGGGCTGCTCATCCGATTGGCTTAAGCACCCTATAGGGATAGACACAACAAATAGCCGAGGATCACTCACTCGGCTAGACCTCCCTACGACCGACTTATCTTGCCGATCTATCGCCCATGCTCTGCGCGCATAACTTCATGTAGTTATTCGCCGACCTCTGCTTGCTCAGCTTCAGCTCACGCTGCCCATCGGTCAACCCGCCAAACGGCTTACCCTCCGCAGACAACCTAGCCTGCAGCTCAACGATCTCCATCTCGGTCCAAGGTGCCGAGTGATCTACCGCCATCAGCTCTGCCATGCTTTTCCCTCCAAAGATGTTCATAAGACTTCGCCCGCTTCCCGGTCCACACAGCTAGAACTCAATCCAGCTATAGGATGTATTTCAACCTTGACTATTGTTCAACCATCAACTAACGACCGATGATCGCCTTGCAGAGGTCTAGGTAGCTCTGCTGACTCCTCATCTCCTTCAGCACTCGATTCTTCTCTCGAGTCGTCATGCTGTCCCACAGCTTCCCGCTCGTTTCACTCAGCTCAGCCAGCATCTTGTTCTTCGCGGCCTCGATCTCTTCATCCGTATAGGGAACAAAGACATCCTTAGGCACGGTCTTCGGCTCAGCGTCCATTCAACTCTTCCCCTATAGCTTATACACTAAGAATATTGTAACATATAGCTTAGAAGAAGTAAACACGTTCGCCGTGACACTTTGACCCAGGCTTGAGTGAGCGCTAGAGTTCGTTTGATGCCTTAGATCTGCGAGAGAGTTCTTCCGTGACGGTGAAAGTTCTTCCGAAAATAAAGTGTAACAGCGGTTTACTTTCTTTGAATAGTGTTATATGCTTTGCTTTGACCTCGGCCAACGTTGACTCGCTCTTGAGACACCGCTAGAGTTCGTTTGATGCCTTAGTAGAATGAATATAGACGAGAGCTCTCTCATGTGCTATAGATGTATGAGAGGCTTATAGGTAGTAGAATGAGAATGTGAACCTGCTCTCTCGTGTATGATAGATGTATGAGAGGCTAATAGGTAGTAGAATGAGAATGGAGGAGAGCTCTCTCATGTGCTATAGATGTATGGGAGGCTATAAGGCGAGAATGCTTGTGTGCTATAGAAGCAGAGACCTATAGTGAGGTAGCATACCATGTAGGAGTAGTATGTAAGTGAGATTTTTCTCGCTCTCAGTCTATAGGGAGATGAGTAGCTGAGTGTATAGCTCTATCTGTATTAGATGAATGTATAAGTGAGTGAGCTATAGGGAGATAGTGATAAAATTTTCTTGAGGATACTATAGGAGTATGACTTATAGCTGATTAGGATATTTCGGGTATTAAATGTCTCGCTTTTTGATGGTTTTGGGTGAGATTGTTTACTAGAATGGGAGGTGAGGGGTTTAGAATGTTGAATATGTCGTTCAACTAAGGCACTTTTGGGGTCTTTTGAGATGGGTGCTTGAGATAGGTCAGGAGGCCTTCTGCTTAGTAGCCTCTATCGTGGAGGTGTGAGCGGGTATAGAAACGTCAAGAATGTTGGTTGTAGAGTCATCTTGCTCTATAGGTCTAGTCTTCCTATAGCTAGATGGGAGTACTTCTTGCGCGGGGAGTGAGTCATAGAGCTCGTTCAGCTCGGCCTTTAGCTTCTTCGCTCTATTGTCATGTCGCTCGGCGTACATCAGCGCCGTTTGAGCGGTGAGCTTACGGCCGTCTAGCGGAGCGATGAGCAGCCCGTCTACAGGTGGGGAGAAGTAAACTTGGAGCCAGTAGTCACGGTGGCTCAGGGAGATCTTCAGGCGGGATTGTAGCTCGGCGAGCTTCTCTTGTCTCATAAGGTCGTTTAGCCTCTCGGTGAATCGGATCGCCTGCTGCTCATAGGTCTCGATGTAGTGGGTGTATCTCTCGATCGCATGCGGATCGGTAGAGTCTTTAAGCCGCTTCGTAAAGATCCTAACACAAGCTTGAGCGCGGGAGATCACTCTCTCGAGTTTCTCTTTTTTGGTGGGTGGATCGATGAAAGGTCTGGGGCTCATCTTGCTCTATAGGTCTGGTCTTGTTGAAGCTGGTAGGGAGTACTTCAGCTGGGTCTTGGTCGGCTTGAAATTTGGCGAGCAGCCAGCGCAGCTGACGTTGAAAGTACTCGAGATCTTGCCTGTACTGAGCGATAGTTCTATTATCTGACTCGATAACGTGAGGTCGATCTTCACTATCACGCAGCTCCGTCATTCTCCGAATGAGCATTTCGGTAGTTCGAATGCGGCGCTCGAGGCGCTCTTGCTCTGACTTCTGTGTGTGCAGGTAGCTCATCTGAGGCATCTTCTATAGGTCTAGCTCGGAAGCTGGTGGGTAGTACTTCAATCTCTTCCTTCTGCAGGTACTCTTTGACCTTGACTAGACGGTCGCGCACCGCGGTGTAGCCGTCGACTCCACCCTGCCAATAGTCTCTAGTTACTTGGTGAACAGCTCTATCACGGGCTCGAGCGCAGTAATCGATGCTGAAGTCCTGGTGGCCGATGCACTCGTCAATGTTCTCTAAGCTTAGGGTGATTGTTCGGTTTGACATGAATGATCTTCTGCTGGTAAAGAGCTTCCTGCTCTTCGGTAGGTCTGGGGCGGCCGAAGCTGGTCGGGAAGAGCTCTTTGAAGGGCTTGTTGACCTCGAGGTAGCGCGCTTTTTCCTTTCGCCAGTAGGTAATCTTAGCCTGATATATCTCTACATACTTGAGCACGTTCTCGACGGTGTGCTTGCGGCCAGCGGTGTCGTAAAGGAGACCGTCTTCCGGCTTAGTGTCGGAGAAGTAGACGTCATACCAGTAGCGTAAGCTAACGGATTCATACTCGATTATAGAGTCATAGCGTTCGATTACTTTCGGATCGATCATGCGGAGCTCGCGGTAAGGTTAGTTGGATAGTAGCTTCTTCCTGCTCGATCGGTCGTGAGCGCTTAAAGCTGGTCGGGAGTACTTCAGCCACGTGCTGTCGTTCAGCTTCAAGCAGGAGCTCTAAGGTGTCTTTGCGCTCGGCGATAACTCCCTCGAGGTAGGATTCCATCGACTTGAAGTTCATGACCAGCCAACCTACCGACTCAAGCTCCTTCTCTTCATAACTCAGCCGAGTCTCGATAGTGCCGTTTAGCATCTTCTCGTACTCTTTGATCGACGTTTCGAGGTAAGCTATTTCTTCCGGGTAGTTCATGGGCTTGGTCCTCTAAGAGACTGGTAGCTTCTAGCGGTCTGGTCTTCTGGAAGCTTGTTGGTAGCACTTCAATCGGTTCTGCTTTGAGAGCTTCTATCTTTCTCTGGTGATTTTCATTCAGCTCGTCGATGTAGCGGCTGTAGTACTCAATACACGAGATCGCATGGTTGAGGTAACCGTCATCAAAGTCATTCATCTCTCGCTGCAGCTCCAGCTGAAGGTCTCTTGTTTTTATCCAAGCTCTACGGCACCGGTTCAGCTCATCATATCGTTTGCTGTAATCCAGGTGCGCCCGCTCGTTGATGGTTTCCCACATCGCTTGCATCAGATTGTTCATGGTCATAGGCGTTAAGCTGTCTGCTTTTATTTAGCGAGTTGGGTAACACTTCAACGGTCGCTTCACCTCGTTTTTCTGCGCAGTTTTTGATGTAGATCTCTGCATCATGCAGAACAGCGAGGTAATGCTTGATCTTCGCCTGGCACAGGTCGATGTGCGCCTGGTCATTAGACATCTCAGCTTCACCAAGGTGAGCATACCAGCTGGCCAACCAATACGTAGCGGCATTGACCTTCGCTTTATACATACGTTGTTCACGTCGAGCGACTTGGCCGTGTTCACACTCGACTAGAGCATCAAGAAAGGCTTTCCGTTCCGGTGACTCGCCGAACTCCAGCGCTTCGGCAGTCGGCTTCCGTCCACGTATACTCTGAAGAATCTCTTCCGATCTGTTCAGCATGATTCGCCTTGTGAGTAAATTTGTTGGGTAGCAGCTCGACATGCCCTCGTTCACACATCTCTATCATCGAAACGAACTTAGCCATGCGCTGCTCGTACTCTATTACAGACGCTAAGATGTTACTCTGTTGCTCAAACGTCAGTTTGACGTTGTGATCCCAGTGATCATCAAGCTGGCAGAGTAGCCTTTCTCTCGCTCGGCATAAAGATTCGTGGCATCGACGCAAGAAGGTTAGCGTGTCTTCCTGGCTGCTCTGTTCTATCGTCAGCATCAATCACCCGCTTAGGTTTGTTGGGTAACACTTCTACTACTTGATTCTCGATCGCTGCAAGCTCTTCTATTCTCGCTTTTAGCCAATCGACATTATGCTGCATCATCTTCTTAACGATCTTTATTCGTCTAACCAACACAGCTTCCTTAGCAGCATTGTACTCAGGATTATCGCCGGTGCGAGCGAGTCGAATTTGCTCATCGATCATTTTATCAAGCTTGCGCCAATCTTGAAACAAAGCGTCGCTCGTCACCACGTACACTTCATAGTGCTCAGCTTTAACTCGTCCGCATGCAGTGATCACGATCGACTGATCGTATGGGTCGTAGTTGGTGTACGTGCGTAGTGTTTTCATCTAATTGCCTCTGCTTCTTGAATGAGGTAGGAAGCACTTCAACTGGTGGGGTAGTGAATGCAGCGATCTGCTCTTTCAATACATCAAGAGCTCTTTCCATCGCAGCATCATGCTCGGTGATTTTCTCTATCGCCTCAGTGTGAAGCTCTTCATTGTACTTGTCACGCTCTTCATACCACAATCGAACCTGCTCTTCTTCAATTCTTTCCCACTTACGACGTGCCGACCAGAGCTCACCGTGACTTCTTATGTACACCATGTATGACGGAACATCCACCTGGCCCCAGACCGTGTTGCACCATGCGACCGGCGTGTTGGTATGAAGGTTCGGTTGATTCATGGCTATCCTCGTGTGGTCTTAGTTTAAATGAAGTAGGAAGCACTTCCGCTACATCTTCGGCATCTTGAAGTTTACTCATGAGCTCGCGCTCTACTTCTCTATTCTTCTCTATGAGCTCACTGTAATACTCGATGCCGATCTCGTGCGTCTCGTAAGACAGTTCTTGCTCCAACGCGTTGATGATAGCTCTCGTTATCGTCAATTGATTCTTCAATTCCGGCGCTGTCATCTTTGTTCTTCTTAAAGCTCGTTGGAAGCACTTCAGGGTGTTGATGTTCATGGAGTTCTATGACCTTCTTAGCAGCTTGAATCGACATCGCTTGGTCTGTCAAAAACTCTGGCTTATAGTGCACAAACAGCCGAATGTAGTCCTTGGCATCTTCGATCGACACCATCAGGTGAGCGTCATCATCTCGACCATAAAGTGACAGCATCGTGTACATCAGGTCTCTGAAGTGAACGAACTCGTCCGTCGTCTCATCAGCTGGATTGTTCATGAAAATCCTTGTTTGCTGCTGACAAGTTGCCAAGATAAACTTCTCGTGCGGTGTTAGTGAGTGAGCACTGCATGAAGATGTCTTCATTCGTTCTTTTCAACTCTCTTTGTTTCTTCACGAAAGAGCTTGGTAGCATCTCCGTGAATTCTTCATCTCGCTTAGCAAGCTCTATTCTACGTTTCGCTACTTGAAACGTAGTTGAGTTAACGCTTGCCTCTAACGCTTCGTGCCGATTCTTGAAGAACAAATCGATGTAGAGCTCCGCCTGCTCAGGAGTTATCTCCATGAAGTGCTCATACGTCATGTAACCTTGCATCATCACGTGGAACAGCTGTTGATAGCGAGGATCTTTTTCTCCAAACGTTTTCGTCTGGAGAATGTCTTTGTCACTCGATAGATGCAGCTGCGGCCATGATTGTGTCATGATAAGTCACGATTTCCTGATAAAGATCACCAATATTGCTGTGGATCTTCAAGTTAGGGTCCACCAGGTGAGCTTGAACTTGCACGTCTAACAGTCGCTCATAACCTGGGTCACATCCAACAAAAATCTTCTTTCCCGAGAGCTGCGATTGAGCGAGCCAATAACCAAACTCAAACAATGTGATCGGACAAAGCGTCTCTTTCGGAAACCAGAACGAAATGCAGGTAGCTGCTTTCAGGTACTGGTGCTCCCAGATGATCTGCTGAATCGAGATTTCATGCCGCGAAGTATCAAAGTCATTCCGACGTGGATTGATGACCAGGAAGTTCGTCGCCTTCATCAGCAGTTCAGCAAATATCTTTTGCCAGTCGGGGCAGTTTGAGATGCCACCGGCTAAAAAGATCGAGAGTAGGTTATGTTCTGGCGTGCGCTCATTAGGCGCTTCGAGATAGTTGTTCATTAGTTAGAAGGGTTGGAGAATTATGCTTATGTTGTGCTGTTACATCGACTGCATCATCAATCATCCGCTTCTTATTTAGGAAGGACGAAGGAAGGCATTCTTGCTCTGGAGGCGGCGGCTCAGACATCTCAACTCCGAGGATCATGTCAGCCATCAGCTTAGGCATCATGCGCTTGATAATCGGTAGCACAACTGGCCCACCAGGAAGCGTTCCCACTAAAGAGCCCTTGCCACGCGGATTCGGGAAGATGAAATTTTCTGTAGACGACGTTGGATCATACGGAATGAACGCTTCAACTTCATCCTCTGAAAAGCCACCAACATTCGTCTGATAGACTCGTCCATTTTTGTTCGGCTGACCATCATTTCGCAAGATCATGACATAGCCATCGCGGTTTTCAATCCGGCTTGAGTAGCCTTCATCGCTCATTCGTTGCTCCATTGTCTTGTCGATTGAAGATCGTAAATCTACCAGCATTTTCCTGAAGCGTTCCAGAAACTTCTCCATCTTCTATCACTCGTTTCTTGCTAAAAGTTGTTGGAAGCACTTCAACAGGTTCTTCTATCTCAATACCAAAATCTTCACGAAGTTCTTCTAGCTCTTCGACAAGATTAAACGGCGTGTTCAAAATCTCATTCAGCTCAGCTTCAAGGTTGATGCCGTATTGCAGCTGTAGCTGAATTTGATCTTCATCTGAAATTTCTTTCATACGCCAGAAGTCCATGCCTGGATTGATGATGCGATTCGGAACTGGCAGTGGTTTGACGGTGATGTCGACATTCAGCTTGCCGTTGTCAATATCTTCCTGCGAGTTGTTCGATTCGTCACAAGTGACTTTGTAATCTGTTAGCATAAGCGGAATGTAAGGTGCGTAATAGCAACCAATGTCGGCGGTCGTTGTGCCTCTCAGTTTCACTGGTGGAATTTCATCGGCTGGTTTATCCAATGACGAGTGAACGATCATCTCACCAGGTTTGAAACCACCAGTCTTTCCGTATTCAGAGTTCAGATCAATCTTGCGAGTTAGAATTTCTCGCTTAATGTCTTCAATATACTTCGCAGTTTCTTCTGTAGTAAAATTGCGCTCGACATCTACGTAGAACACTCGTCTATCAGGTTCGCGAGCTGTCTTATAGGTGATGACGTTCGATTCAGCGTGCATCGTCTTTGGATAGGGTTTGTTGTGAGTGACTTTTATGGATTGAGTGTCGCCGTCGAAGTCCATAATCGGACTTAGATTCCGCCAGTACATCGAATTGATGTCATAGTCAGGGACAAACGCTTTTCTACTTTCGTCACTCACAACTGCACCCCGCAAATAATGTTGGACTTACTCTTTTACGTAAGCGGTGCCGAACACCGTGTCTTTCAGCTCGACGTTGGTGAGCATGTCGACCGCCGGAATCACACAGAAATCAGGCTGCTCTACCACCGGAAACGCCGTTGGAATGATGATCGTAGGACGCTCTCGGATAACCGACTGATTGCAAAACAGCATAGCCAGCTGTTGGTGCGCATAAGAGTACGAGTACACGATGCGGTGGTGATAGATACCACCGTCGAGTAACTGCGCCTCGAGCGTCTCACCAACACCGCCAAACTGTTGCGCTAACTTTTCAATCGCAGCGCCATGTGTCTTCCTGACTTCAAACTCATACAGGTAGACATAACGAGTTTCCCACGTGACCATGTCATGCGTGGCACCATAAAAGACGGCACGACCAGGAACGATGTTCTTCCGCCAGTGAGTCAAGCTGCTCTTCAGCAGCTCAGCTACACCAGCTAACCAGCTTTCTTCAATTTCGGTGTATGGCGCACGTTCTCGTTCTTCCAGAGGCAATGCGTAATATGTCTTTACTGCATCGAAATTGTTGTCTGCGTGAGCAGTTGCAAGCTGATACTCAATCAGGTCAGTCGTCAAGTATTTGAAGTTTCCGCTTGTCGACTGAATTCGTTCCAATAGATAGGCCAGTGCTTCTGTGAAGGTTGTAGGTTTGTCCATCTTCTTCCTTAATAGATTCGTATGCTCGAACTGGTTTTCCAGGAATGACTTCACATTTCTCGGGTCCGGAAACCAGACTATCTACTATAGGTGCAGCCCCTTCTAGCGCTGGAATTGAGCCAATGATGGACTCAAGTTCAGCCACAATGTTTGCTTTTTGCCGTTCACTTTCATGCAGCACTAAATGCATGAGATCAGGCGTCATGGTCAGCAACTCAGCCATATTGTCAGCTTGGCCGGCGATCGCCATCATCTTTTGATAATTTGGTCCACTTTTAAACGAATGAGCCAAATCATTTCGATCAATTTCGACGCCTTGCGCCCACAGCACAGATTGAACAGACTCAACACACATGGAGAGCGTATTGATGTAGAATGGAGTCATCTTGGAATTCGGCATGAAAAAGTAGTCGCTGAAAACATCGAGTACAATATCGCTTCCGTTGGCCATCAGTTGATCTCTCGCCATAAATGCACTGGGCCAACGCATCTCGTACTCAAGATGGTTAGCCCATATTCGTGGAGTTAAAGGGCAGTCTGTTACAAATTGACACTATAAAACCGTTAAGATCATTATAATACAAGACTGTTACGATGTAAATCAATTTGTATTACTTATCATCGTTGGTCTGATCTTTATTTTTCTCATCGAAGATTTTGATCATCACGTAAGACATACGCCAAATCTTATCAATTGCTCGCTGCTCTAACGCTGCCTTGCCTGCAAACTTACCAGGCAGATATTCGCGAAACTCTTCAGGTTCTTTTTGCTTCTCTGTCATGGCTGTATCCTTTCATCGCGCTGATCACAGCGTCTCGAAATGACTTGCCTTTGAAGGTGAGGTCCATTGAGTGATTGACGTGTACAAAGTGCTCACCACGGCTGTTGATACCATGAAAGCAGTTGTGCACCTCATAAAAATCAAGAAGATCAGTGTCACTGTATTTCACAATGCATCACCTAATCAAAGTGTGCCTCATTGCGATGAGGCGTCTAAGTTGTACTGTGTCCTCGTCATCATAGTACTTCTTCATGACGATCCGCTTATTGTCTTCCTCGGACGTCTGTGGCACAAAGTCAGCCGTCAGAATGTCATGTGGATAGTTGCCGTGCGTGTAGTCAATGAACTCATCCCATGGCACAGGCTTGACGTACACTGATGGACGGTCAGGTCGTGTGAACGTCCACCAAAAGTAGAGCTGCAGTTGCTGTTCAGCGATGTCAGCTTCTGCCGTGGGATACGCATCATCGTCAAGTCGAGTTTGTCGTGACGCTAAAGTCAACGCTACAGTTCCTGCGTTCGCATCCCTGAAGGGAGCATACCACTTGTGAACTGGCCTTTTGAACGTGTCGGCATTCATGTATTCGGTCATGCGGTGTTCATAAGCAACTTCAACTTCCACATGGTCTACTAGCATGTTAAACATCGCATGAAGCATCACCTCTGAACTATCGAAGTGATTGCTCTTTGGCAGCTTGCTATCAACCACATGAGTCCGTTGAAGGAACTTTCGATAGGCATTAGCAAGGAGTTGTTTCATGTCACGTCCAAAGGTGAGTTCGAATGTCGATAAGCTCTTTCAGCTTCTCAGAGTCTTCTCGCGTGTAATATGCATCGATGACCAAGATGGTCAACCGCTTAGGGCTTCCTCTTCCACTCACTGTGTACTCCTTCACGAGATCTTCAGGTATTGGTGTGTCACCAAGATACTCAAGGAACAGCTCCCACGCTTTTGCATCACCTTCAGCATGATATGAGTCTGGCCTGCTTGGACGTTTGTCACGCCACCAGTGGTAGAGCTCACGCTGTTTTCGCGCAGAGATAGCTTGCAACGTGAGCTGCCCGACACATGGATCATCTGGCGCAAAGCCTTCATCAACCGACCAACGCAGATTGCACTCCCAGTCAAAGCGCTTCTCAGCGTACTCTCTGCTTCTAAATCTTTTGAACCACGGGCTCTTGAAGTTGTCATCACCCCAAGTTCCCATCCAAGCGCACTGCACCTCTACGTAGTCGCAAAATGCAGCAAACGCACCGTAGAGGATTTGATCTTCAGTCTCATGCCACTGACCAGGCTTAAGCTCAGTTCGAATGATGTGAGACCGCGTGATCAGCCTATTTCGCACGTATGATCTTACATCTCGTGCGGCACGAATGGATTTGTAACTAATCCACTCAGCTTTGTCTTTAAGAGTCTTTTGATCTTTAAAGTGATATGGCATTACACTCTGTCAAGTTCCAACTGCTCGGCCAATTTTGATACTAGACCTCGCGCTCGTTCCAGCTGGCGCAGAATGTCCTTCGATGAGTCATACTCGGCATACAAACAATCACGCAGCTCTTCCACGTTGCCTGAAAAACGCTTGATGTGGTTGTTCATTTCTTCTAAACCTTTACGAGCATCTTTTAGAGCGGCCGCAGTCTTGCATGTTGTTTCTGCTGGTTTACACGTGGTGTAATACTCTTTGAGAGCTTCAGCAGATTCTGGGGTTTGTGGATTATGGGACATCGTCTTCCTCAATGACAATGACTCCCGCCGCAGCTTCGATGGAGTCAGAGTCAGAAATTGATTTCAACAGCAATGCTATGGCTGCAATCCCGAACAGAAATGCGGCTGCCAGTAGCACGTAAAAGACGGTAGTGAAAGCTTCAATACCATCGAAAACCGTCATTGACATGTGATTCTGTGATGATGTAAAACGTTAGGCTTTTTGCTGATGTTCAAGCAGATCTGCGAGGGCTCGAAGCTCCGAAGGGCTAAATCTGAACATCATCGTCGGAGTGATGAACGTCCACGGTGAGATGATACCAAAGAGGTTTGGTTTCATGATCTCTGGCGTCATCGTTACCATTCGAAATCTAGTTTCCTCGCCATCACTATCTATTCCAACAAATTCCGATTGCTTCTTAATCTTTGCGATCATTCTACCACCACTACAACTTACTTGTTATTTGCACTGCTTATGGTTCATTATATAACCAGCATCACCAGATGTACATTCTTAGATGATGCTGGTTACACTTTTAGAACTCCATGGCGTTAATGGCGCCGACATATTTGTTCATGTCGCATGCATAAAAACCAGACGAGTTGATCGCGTTGATTTCGATCACCTTCGGTCCTTCGTCTGTGTCGGCAATGTCTAACACAAAAGCACGATTCGGCTGCCACTTGTCGACCATCTTCTGAGCAAACTCTTTGATGAAAGGCATGACATCTGACGTGTAGTAGACATTGTGGCCAGCTTTGTACTGCGAGCCTGTCACTACTTCGCCATCAACCACGTAGAAACGAGTCTCGGTGTAAAGCTTGCTCAACGGAGCCACGATGATCTTATCCTCAGGCATCAACGTCGAAAATGAATTCGGCTGGTCGCATAGCGCTACTACTTTCGTACGCCATGCGTCAAAATCTTCCCAATCCATCACTTGGCCTGAGAAAGACTTCAAATCGAGCGTCGGCCTAGTGAAGAACTTTGCGTCAGGATCGACAAGCATGTCTCTTGTGACTTCACGAAGAGTCGTGACCTTGCCACGCCAATTCAAACAGTCTTCACCGTAGTGCTTCATGGTGAGCTCATAATCCAGGTTGTCATCGAAGTAACCTGGCACCCAGCCCTTCTGACGAGCGATCTTCCCGATCGCCGTTGAACCACAGACGTAGACGTGACCTTCTGGGTTGAGATCAGGTTCCATGTCATGTGCAAAATGGCGCACGCTGACGATCTCGTGCGGAGTTTCTTGTCGTTCGAGTGCCGTCACTAAACCTTCAAAGGCAGCCTCTGCAAACAGATTCTTTTGTAGCACCCAAAACATCACATTCTCCTTATGTAGAGCACACACAAATGCTCCGTAAATGAATATTCTATCACTTAACGGAGCATTTGTAAACTTTAAGCTGATTCAGCCCATTCCCACTTGTACATCAAATCATTGAGCTCAACGATTTCAGGCACGCTTTTTGCGTCAGCAGCATTGCGGTGGATGTACTTGTGAAGATACTTCAAACGCTCTTCAGCTTGCTTGTACTCTTTCTCGTTTGAAACTGTGCTCACCCGCGGTGGTGGAAACGGCTTCCACCCTTTATTGTGCTTCCAGAACTCATCCATCGATTCTTTGTGAAGCTTCGCTGCGAGCTCAAAATTCCCATCAGCTAAAGCGTAGGCACATTGGGTATTTGGAGCGAGCCTTACGCCGTTGTAGTACTCTGGTACCGGGAGCTTCTTCTTTTCTTCAGCCATGACCATTCCTTAGAGCTCGGTCACAGTCTCCAAATCAACTCCAGCTTTGATCAATCTACGAAGGGCTGTCAAACGTCTACAGAATTCTCGTTGCGTCAGCACTGTGTCGGCTTCTGAGTTGCGACCGATTGTATGTATAAGCACGGCATCGCCTGAGGCGATCAGTGCGTTTCTAAACTTTTCATTCTGCTTCGTGATCTCGATGTAAATTCGATCGAGGAGCCGCTGGTATTCATCACTCTTACGCGGATATGCTACGCCTTTCCACCAGAGGGTTTGCTTTTGCTTCCAAGCGGAGTTGCGGTCTTGCCCACGCTTCTTAGCTGCCCGACCAACAAGCTTGCACACCTCAACTTGGATGTGTTCTTTGTCGAACTTTAAAGCTTGCAAAATACCTTCACGAGAAGCAACTTCGACCTCATCAAAGACGAATCCTTGTGGGCCGAAGTTACTTAGAGCAGCGGAAGGGTATCCCTTCCCTGATCCTATGTCCATTGCTGGGTGTATCTCCATTGTGTCCTAACTTTCTACCATCAACTCCTCGAGGCGAGACTGAATGCGATCGGAGTAAATCCAATCCGAGGCGCAGCGACCATCGTTATCCGAAGTGCAACCCATCGAGCAGTTGTCAGCTACGTCGATAGCCTTGCTGAAGATCATGTTAGCCAAACAAACTGCAGCTTCCATGTTGTCGGTCGGAATGCCGATAGCTTCCATTTCCTTCTTCAATTCATCGCGAGTCATGATTTCCTCTGTTGCTAGTAGATAAGTCCTTTAATTGAGGGTGATCTCTTTGAACCCAAGCGAGTCGCAGAGGTAATACTTGGTGTCGATCTGCACGATATCGCCGACCGACATCGAACGCCAGTTGCGCGGTTTGTCGGAATTTTGGTCGTGAAACACTTTCTCACAGATGTCGAGATGATCATGCTCATCACGAGCAGTAGTATCAGCGATTGCGTTATAAAGCTTGGCCGTCCATGCACGTTGAACTGCGTCGATCTTCGGCATGAACGTGATGTTGAAATGATCAGCATCATTCTGCTTGCGACCTTCTACACAGTTGTAGTGGTGGAGAGTAACCTTAGCCATTTTGCAACTCCGTGTTGTTTGACGATAGATTCATTATATCCCAAACAACACGGTTTGTAAACCGTTCTTCAACTACGCGTTGCTAGTATCAGCAACGTTAATGACGAAACCATCTTCAAGCAAGACGCTTTTGTGGTGAGAAAGCAAGATAGAATTGCCGCCAAATGGAGCGCTACAAATTACCGACAAAATGCGTGTGTGGTCATAGCCAGCCATTGAAACAATATACTCATACGTAGCTATCCTTGGAATAGTCACTGACCTGCCGTTTAACCAGACTGTCACATGTTTTACTTCTTCATCCTGTTTCGGCATCATCGACAGCTCTTCATCGCCTGGAATCAGTGACTTCAATGACGCTACTAGCTGTGGCCAATTGCGAACTACTAGCATGCCATGTTCTGTGTATGGACCAACATAGCCATTATCAGTCACGGTGTCAAACTTAACTAGCTTGCCAGGAAACTTGTTTGCATTCGCCCACTGTGGATGATCGTCAACTAGCACGTCATTCTTGCCACCAACAGCTCCCTTGTCAGGGACGATAAAGACCTTGCCCATCAACTTCGGCAAGTATGCATGAATCCAATAGAGCTTCTCAGATGCAGCGTTTGGAGCTTTGTCAGGAATCTTCGTGCAAACAAAGATTCGACCACGAGCATAGTTGATCAGCTCATTTACACCCTCAATCGCACCTGGCATCGGCTTCAAATGCTGATAGACGCCTGGGATCAGCTTAATTACCTTTGCTGGTTGGTCATACTCACGCATCGCTCGATCAAAGTCAGCGATCACGCCATCCATGTCAAGATAGATGCGTGGTCCATCTTCAAAGATTTTCACACCCATAATCAGACTCCAGCAAACAAAGTTTCTTTGTCTTCAAAGCTGATCGAGAGCACGTGATTCAACGCGTTGTTAGCGCGTGAAAGCTTCAGATTGACAGTCGCCGGCAGAACAACCTTGTCCAAGGTCTTTTGGTCAATCACGTAGAAATCATCACGCTTGATCGTACCATTGAGGTTCTGTGAATTCGACGGCCCGTAACGCAGCTCACCATAAGTCATAGCTATGAACTTCGCGTGCTTATAGATTGTACGCTCGAGAATGCCGTCACAACCGTCCAAGATTTCTACGACGATATCAAGCGCATAGTCTTCATTGAGCTTTTGGCGCTTCACTTGCTCTATCACAGCTTGGCGCGCCTGCGACTTGAGATCGTCTTGGAATTCAATTCCGATGTAGTTAGCTTCAATGAAATCATCAAAGTTATCTACGCCTTGATCAACAGCAAGAATTTGATACACAAGTGGGATGAGGTGATCCGCTGCGACACGAGGCTCAGTAATACCGGCGTCAATGTCTACTGCTGTTTGAGGCTCGAGAAACCCTACTCGAAAGCGGTGTTCAATCTTCGGAGCTAAAATGGAAATCTTGTTTGGATTGAGCGGCTCAGCAGCCGCTTGAATTGTAAGAGGAGAAAGTGACATGCTTCATGATTCTTGTACTACGTGGGTACTTCCTCGTGGAAATTCTCGGCCATCAGCACGAGTTCATCCAACGGTGCATTTTTGAACTTTTTGTAAACTTTCGCACGCAAACCATCATACGTGTGAGGGTGAGTCAGTGAAAGCAGCAGCTCTTTGATCGGAGCTGCATTACCACGCTTCACGTTGCATTTTTCACACATGCAACGCAGATTGTCGAGGCTATCTGTTCCACCAAGAGACACTGGGACGATGTGATCTTGAGTGAGCATCCGTATGATGCGATCTCTGTCCAGATTTGACCGCATCATGTAGGTGTTATCTTGCTCTTTACCCACTAAGTTCATCACCCAACCGAAAAGCTGGTCATTCTTGTGCCGCTCGATGCTGAAATGAGTTGCCTTCCAACCGCACTGAAAGCAGGTGATCTTACCCTTTTTCTCATACACTGATTTGAAGAGAGCAGCTCCACCAGGCTCTGCGATGTGCTTACCTTGAAAGATTCGCTGCTTCTTAGGCAGCTCCAACATCTTGAAACCTCTCACCATGTCAACTTCACCGAGTACGATGAAGCCGCCTTTACGACCTTTACGAGTTTGTTCAGCCATGGTGATGAAAGTGTAAGTTTACTTACTTACATTATATCATACATAGTTCGGGTCGTGTAATTTTCTTAGCTGTTGCAACTCGGTGATAGTGCTGATGAGAAATCCAGGAGTGATGATGGTGAGAAGCTCTGCATATTCAGCATCATCAAAGACCTGGCAAACGTGATCTTCGACAGAACCACCTTCAGGTTTGATGCCATATACAGGCAAGCCTGAGAACTCATCATTGAACTCATCAACTTCAAGATGATTGTCTACGAGTGTAATTTTGGCTAGATACAATGCTCGTTCAAGCGGTCCAGTTTCAGTCGAATGGCTGATTGGTGGATCGCTGAAGAACTTTGTGTTTATGAGATGTTTCTTGATGACGTAACGACACACAGCTTCAGCGCGTGTATTGCCATAAGCTTCGGTGCACGTGACGTTGCCGTATTCCATCACCGGAACCATCCAGTCATCAATGCTTCCATGAATGAGAGGAATCTTGTACTTCTCGATCATCTCATCGATGAAAGCAAGGTCAGCAGATGGTGCAAACTTCAACTTCTGATCAGCGTCTTCATTGCTGTTCTTCTGATAGCAGCTAACGACACTATCGTGGCTGATAAGAATGACATCATAACCAAGTGCTATGCCGACCCAGTAGTCAAGCAGATGACCAGTGAGCTCGTGGAGCTGTTTCATTTGATTGTATGGTCCTATTTAACCAGGAGCACAGGGTCATGCTGGACCATCTGGTACATTCTGGTGATATTGGCTGACTTACCACTTTCATAGATCATTAGGTCTACGTCCAGAACTTCAAATCCATACCGCTTGTAGAACTCTACAAGATCATGGTTGGAGAAGCTTGGATTAGTGGAAGAAACTTGATTGAGGATGTTGTACTTGTAGCCTTCAGCGAAGCGTAGCACTTCACCGAGCAAACGTCGAGCAACACCTTGCTGGCGATACTTTGCAGGAACATTGAGCCGATTGAAGAACAACATTGGCTCTTTGATACGATCACGTGGATCGAAAGACATCGCTTTCCAGAGATTAAGCGCGCCTTGATCCATTCGTGTGAGATGAGCGGTAGCGAGACCTACAGCTCCGAGACGGAGATTGATGTTGATTTCTTTACCAACGCTAGATACTTTTAGCATAATCACCTCTCGTTTGTTCTGGCGGGGCAGCGGGATTCGAACCCTGCTTGTGTGCTTTGGCATCACTGCGAATGAGCCGCTAATAGTTACCCTATCCCGAATGTCCAGAGTAACGGATGCCCGCGTCGATGTCGGTCCACCTAGCACAACTTACGCCAGTAGCAGCTCATGGTGCTCATCCACCATTTTCCCAAACCCGGAACGCCGGCCCGAGCTGCTTCATTACTACCGGAATTTCACCGGTTCTATCGACCTTTCCCACAGGTCAGCTGCCCCAAAACTTTAGTGGCGCGTGTAGTATGCTTCTCGTTCAGCTACTTCGCGATGCTCTTCGGAGGCTGCGCTAAAATCAACGCCGCCATTAGTCATCACAAACTGGCGAAAATCACCATACGCATCTTCAATTCGCCAAGCTCGCAAGTGAACTTGCTGTATCAGCAAATCATTTCGTGAGATAACGTTGATGTAGTACTCACCATAGTTATTCACCATCAAAAACGCCATCGGCGCTACTTCTTCATCATAAGACCCGGTGCGATTTATTCTCGCATACATCAAAGCACGCATAGAGATTCTTCAACATTTCTGAGCCGCGTCCTTGTAGATCATCACCATCGTGTAATTCCAACCAATGATGAGCAATCCGATGAAAGCAACCCACTTGCTGAAACTGCCTCCAAGCAGTACTCCAACAGTAAGTAGAATGAACCCTACCACCAAGAGAAGCAGTGCTTGGGATGTCTTAACTTGTATTTGATCGGCTGTCAATTTAGCCATCACTGCTATTCAATATGATTATTGTAACATAAGTGAGGCCAAATGTAAATTAGCCTTACCAGATCCTGCTTGCCGATTTAACGAGGTTGAACGGCGCACAGATGATCGACTTCAACACGAAAAATGTGACGGTCCACGCAAAGCTGATGTAGTTACCAAGCAGCAAGAATGGAAAAGAGATGACGATGATCAGACGACGAAGTAAATCATTTTCGATGGTGCTTAGCGTGAGCTTGATCGAATCATCGTCTTTTTGTTCCTGAGCTACTTCACTCATGGTCAGTCCCTCTTAAGTCTGTACACCCTCGGTGAAAGGTATACTAGCTGGGCAAGAATCTCACCGGATTCACCGTCTTGCAATCCTAAGTACTTCGAGCCTTCGATGAGAACATCGTGGCTAGCTAAAACACTTACGCTAATGCTGGAGTCGAGGTCAGCTAAGATCTCTTGTCCTAACACACTAGCTGCATCAACAACCTCACTCGGCTTGTTGAAAAATGAAGCAATCAAGTTAGCCAGCATGCTGTGCTTTGATTATCTCTCTGGCCTTCATCAGCGCGATGCCAAGCCAGTTTGTTCCTTGCCACTGGGATTGATCTAGCGCTCTAGGATCATCTTCAGCTAATCCAATGCCCCAGATCTTGTCGTAAGGACTTGCCTCAACGATCAGATCATCTCCAGACGACAGAATTTCTGCCAACAGTGCTTTGCTTTGGGTAAACTTCTCCACTAAAGCTGGCACCATCAGGTCGACTGCTACTTCAGCCCACGCTGCAGGATCAAAGCCTTTTACTTCCCGACCCAACCGCTTTTGTTCGCGAGGATCGTGTGACTTCATGATCTGCGCGGCCTTGACTTCGTCTCCGAACATCAAAGCCTTAACGTGCATCATGTACTGCTCGGAGCAATTGTATCGAATTCCGTTGAAAACGAAACTAGCTCCAGTGTACCAATTCGAGTACGGTCCGCCCCAAAACAGGACCATACCATTTGACTTCACCATGCAACCAACTATGTTCTTATTGTTATGCTTACTGCAAGGGAGAAGCCTAAACTTCTCCCCTTCCGACTCTTTACGCCTTCAGTGACTCGCCGTCCTTCAACTTCTGAAGGTACGTCTTGTCGTTGCGCTTCAGCACCGCCATGCGGGCCTTCTTCGTCTCATCGCTGTTCCAGCGAGTCTTCTTCTTCCCATGCTTCGGGATAGTCGACGCCGGACCCTTGCCGCCGTTCTTGTGGACCTTCGCCATTTCACGTGCTGCTGCCAGGCGTTTGGCATTCTTGCTTTGACGGGACATGCGTTTCCTCTTTATGATGCTGTTGAAAATTGCTCGGTCTGAGCGGTTTTGATAACTTCTACATGCTTGCGCATCCAACGCATTAGGTGTATAGCCTTCTCTTGCGCTTGGAAATTCGCATCACCTACGTCAGATGTTGGGACAGGGAATTCAAAACCGCACTCGGTTTTGTACCACAATTCACCTTGACCGTCACGCAGACGAAAGTGAGAAAAATGGGCCAGCTTACCGTCCTTGACGGCATCCTTGATGCTAAACATACTCAACTCTTACTATGGTACTCGGTACAGGGATCGAACCTGTGCATTCTACCATGTCAAGGTAGCGATTTACCGCTCATCTTCAACCGAGTGTTAGGGTACTACTTTACAACTGGTTATCTTTGTTGCCGAGAAACTCTCGGTGTGTTTCACCGATCTTATTGAATTCCCATGACATGGCTGCTAGAAATGATCCTGCAACAGCGGCACAGAACAAAATAAGAACGGTGACCTTTGCATAATCTTCAATCGTCATAGTCACGTTCGACGATCACTACACCATCATCTTCGTACACCACTTCTTCGGTGACGTACACTTCCACAGGCTGGTCATCTTCATAGATAACCTCGGTGCTGGAGAAACCGATCTCATCCCAGAACAACCAGGTGAGAAACGCAATGGCAAGCACTACAATTACGAGAACTACTACGGCTGTTGTCATGATGTGTTATGAGTTATCAGAGCCAGCCTTCAGCAATGTGCTGATATTCGAGCAAGTGACGTGAGACACGTTCTTACCGCGATACAGACCATCAGTTGCTTCCAGCTCTCTCAGCTTTTTGATCAACTTAATCGCGCCCTTCTCATCAGTGAAGGACAGCGATGACGCTTTTACTTCATCCGTACCAGCATACAGCTTGTGTAGGCTGCGAGCAGTCCAATACACAAAAATTGCATCTGGGTCAAACGACTCATGTCGTGCCATGATGGTCTTACAGAGTTAATCTTGGAGTCCCCGGCCGGAATCGAACCGTAAGCTTTCGCTGCGTTTTCGGCTTTGCAGGCCGCTGTGTGAACCACTCTACCACGGGGACTTTGGGTTACTACTCGGTTATTTATACCATCAACGGAATCGTATCATGGCTGACGTGATAGTAAATCTCTTCATGCTTCTCACGTTCAGTCAATCGAGCATTCAATGAAACCGCTTTGTCATTAAGCGTTGCCTTATGCTCAGACGCAGCTTGCGGAATGTCCTTCGATACGTCGAAATCAACGTAAGTGCGGCGGTACAGAACGTAAACTTGTTTCATTTGCGAATCCGTTTGTTTAACCGATAGATAGATTATATCTCACTCTTGAGTGTTTGTATAATTGTTTGCTTTGGATGCAACAAGGCGGCCTTTCGACCGCCTCATTCACAGCTTAGACGTTAAACGTCTTGTCAGGTTTTGTCCTGATTGCGATGCAGCGTATTGTTGTCCGCCGGATGCTGCAGCTGCGGAAACTGCTTAAGCACAGTTTCCCGAGTCATCTCCGGGCCACCACATTGTGAGTGGTACTCGGGGCTCGTAAAGAAGCGAATGATGTCTTCCGCATGGCCTTCGATGTCGAACAGGTTGGAACTATTGCCTGCCGTCTTGGCCGTTCGGATGTCGATGCGGTACTTATGATGAAGCATTCCAATCTGCTCTTCATCCAACGCTGTGTTGAACTTTTGAGCATCAAGAGAGACGATACCACGATTTCTAGACGATTCGCCAGACATATCACAATCTCCACATAGTTGATGGAACTTCAATCTACCGCAAAAATTAACGGTAGATGTTCATTATAACATCGTGATCTGGAAAGTAAACAGGAATTCCTCGCCGGCCAACAAGTAGCATGCGAGGAATGAGGTGATTTCTGGTGGATTTTAGATGAGCTTGTGGATGCGATATTGCACATCGATAAGCCACGCGAGACGAGCTTCTGTCTTTGTCACGCCAACTGCAACGTTTGGCGCACCCTGGATAATCTTGATGTAGCCACCCTCGATGCTGATCATCGGAATTTCAAGCTCCCAAACCTCAACGGCGATCTGAGCACGCTTCAGCGCATTTTCCTGCGCGGTGCGCCCTGTGGGATGAAACACAGGCTTCGTGAATTCCTTCCCATCTGTCCAAGCAACGGTGTAGCCGTGACACTTGTAGACAAAGGGAATCTCCTGATCCGCAAGCCTAACGATAGGTCTAAGCACGGTAGCTCCTTACATGAGATTAAGACGAGCAGCTTCAGCGAACAGACGGGCTTGGTCACGAGTGCGGCCTTCAGCCATCAGCCTGGTGCAACCTTCAGCCATCAGCTCCTCAATTACGTCTTCGCGAAACTGAGGAGTGTTGAAGTATTCTTGAGCCTCTTCCTTGGCACTTTCAAACTCTGCTTGCGCTTTTCGCTCGGCGGCCACGGCGCGTTCGGCTTGTTCTGCAACTTCTTCATCATGCTCATGAAGCAGCTGATTGACGAAGCACTTATCAACGTTTGAGAGCTTGTCAAACATCGGACGATTTCCTGATGCACGCTCACGAAGATACAAGTCTTTGTTAATGATCAGGTGCATCTGGTGGATGCCGCGTTCAAAAAGAGCCAGATCGAAGTTTTTCATCTTGAAGAACTGTTTTGTTGACGTTAGAGTAATTATAACATCAACGGTTGAAGAAGTAAATGGCTTTCTTACTTCTTCAACACGACGTCGGTCGGATCCATGCCAGCAGCCATCGCCTTGGCGTACGCGTCGCCGTAGGAAGTTGCTTGAACTACACCAGCCTTGCGCTCAGAGCCGTCGGTGTCAGTCATGTAAACTTGCCAGTCTTTCTCCACCAGCTCAGTTTTGGCTTCTTCAACCAGGAGAGCGAGCATTTCATGAGTGAGAAAAACTTCGTTGCCAACAGCCGATTGAAGCAAAATACCAGCGTCGGTGATTTCGGCTTTGCGAAGGCCAGACTGTGCAAGCTGAAATTTCGTAATCATGCTTTACTCCTTGGTTGACGTTAGAGTCATTATAACATCAACCGATGAAGAAGTAAACACTATTGAGGAGGCTTCACGATAAACCAGCGCTCGAATGGTTTTTCTTCTAGCTCGCATGGTTCATAGTGCGGATCATGCACGATCTCATCTTTGATACAGACAACTGCATGATGAACTGGCGAACCTATGAACCTCTTGCCGATCGCGATGTGTGGGAAACAACAGTAGAAAGAGTTGACAGCTTTGTAGGGAACGCAGATGAGAGTGTAACCACGAGCTTCCAGGAATTCTACAAACTTCTGTTTGTAGTCTTTTCCATATTGATGAGTGAAGCTGGGTACATCTTCAAGAGGTAGATCTAAAATCGTACAAACGCATGCACGAAGACAGTCATAGGGATTGGGTTGAGTGACGGGTGTCATATCAGATATGATGGCGCTGTGAGGTGGACTCGAACCACCTAACTCCCTCGGAACGCCTGCCCAGATTCCATTGAGGAGCTTTACCGCCTAAGCTACACAGCATTGATGGTCCCACCGAGAGGAATCGAACCCCTATTCCAGGTTTAGAAGACCCGTGTCTTAATCCGTTAGACGACGGTGAGATGATGTATTTATCAGGATGATTTTTCGTACGCTTTGCACCGATCGATGCGTTCTTGCGTCCATCCTAGCAGCTTAAAAGCTTCATCGGCTAGCAAGTTGCAGTATTCATCGCTTGGCCAGTAAAAGCCTTGCGTCAGATGATTCTCAACCATGTGGCCGTGATGATGCATCAAGTCACAGGTGTTGCAGAGAATATCATAGTCGATCGCGGCGTCTAGCTCATCTGCAATGAATTGTGCTATGGCGTAGAGCCTTGATCTCTTTGGGTTCATAACAAATGGTCTTGTATGATTTCCCTTCGATTCATTGTTCTTCAGCCAAGCATACCGCTCGGCGTAGTCAGCTTTTTGCTGATCGGTGGCTTCATACGTGCCAGGGACTTTGAAATCCAGGATCATGATTGTTCAACTGGAAACAAAATAGCCGATTGTACGCTCACCTTCTCCGCAGTAGCGTGGTTCCACTCGATCGGGTCGCCGTACAAGAAATTACGGCGACGGATGACACGAAGCGTGATCCCCTTTGCTGTTTCTTTGATCGCTTCGCCTACAACAGTAGTTGCAAAGCCGCTCTTTTGATTCGAATAGCCGTAGTGCTTATTCAAGAGCACTGGATTACCAAGAGCATCGAATTTTGAAGTAGTTACAAGATCACTCATATCATTTACTCCAGTAGGCGATATGAAGATTGTATCCTATCGAGGCCTCAAAGTAAATTAAAGCTTGGCCCAGTCCTCAAACCCAGCTTCTATCAATTCAGTTTGACAATCCACCAAACTTCTATCAGCTTTGAGGTGCTTCTGGATTATCATAAGCACCTTTTCAAATGCTCTGTCTACGTCACTGAGCGGTTGTGATTGGTACCTAACTTTCTCTAAACGCGGAACTTTTAATAGCTCAAGCACACCGATCGGCTTCTTCATCGATATGCCATCACCACGCATAAAGAAGGATTTCATAGTCTTGAATTCCTTGATACCTTTGAGCGTGCTTACGTGGCTAGCTCTACCATCAACAAAGTAGCTTGAGAAGATTGAGGGAATCTTAGACCAGTCAGTGATGTCAAAATTCATGTACAAGTAGCTAGGATCTTCAACTACATTCTTGCTAGACCACACGTCATTTGAGAACTTAGGCTGTTCTTTCATCTTCATGGCCATCAGCTTCTCACCGCGGCTATCATGGAACGTTATCTTATTGTCGCTGAATGAAAACTCAGTGCTAACGTATTCGTCTACGTATCTTGTGCCACCATTATGTGAGTCACCCATAATTTCTGTCACGTTCGCATCAATCCATTTTTCAAGAGGATTTTCGATTCTTGCTTCAATCAGGTCTTTTAGTTTCATGTTTATCCTTGGGTCCGTCCATCCAGAATCGAACTGGAGTCTAATCGCTCGGAACGACTTGTACTTTCCACTGTACTATGGACGATTTACTGCTGGTAGTTGACAGAAGTCTGTTGGAATTTGTGCGACAGAGCCTTGAACAGCAAGCGTTAGAGCAGTTTGGTAAGCTAACTGTTCTTCCTTTGAAGGATCCATCTTGTACGGATTGAATGCATTGAAGTTAGAGATCTTCTCAGGCATCTGATCCCACATATCTGCGGCCGCTTTGTAGATAGTAGCGGTGACTCTACGATCAACCTCAGCTGCATAGCGCTCGGCATCCAATTGTGGATCGTCGAACGGAATGGTTGAGACAACCTCACGTCTTGAAACGCTGCCCGCTGGAAACTTCTTCAGCATATTGGTCAGCTTATTTTGGATGTACGCAGCAGCGTCGATAGTATTCATGTCGGTATTTATTTCATCTCCAAAAACAACAAAAGGAGCCGAAGCTCCTTTTGTTTCATTTCAAACTACTTAAGCTTGTGGAGCCCAAGTGATCGTGCCGGTGAAGCCTGTACCAGCACCGCTCGTTGCCGTTTGAGCAACTGGGTTAGCTGGAGTAGCGCCTGGAACTGCGTTACCTTGACCAGTGATCGACAGACCTGTTACAATGCCGTTCGTACCGATTGTCGTTACCTTAACGATGACGCCATCAGCTAGGGTGATGGTGTTACCAACTGCGTAGCCTGTACCAGCCGCCGTTACTGCAACTGCTGAAGCGTACAGATTCGATTGCCATGCTAGTTGGAACTGAGCACCAAGACCAGCGTGGTTCGTCGAAACTTGAGGAACTGGGTTAGCTGGGAGAACTGTTTCCGAACCTGGGGTCGTTACAGTTACTGTAGCTGGGCCATAAGTCCACGACAGAGTGAACGTTGCACCGTGACCTACGCCGCTCGATGTAACTTGAGCTTCTGGGTTGGTGAACGAAGTTGCAGAAGTGATGATACCTGGTTCGAACACAGTAACAGCAGCAACGCCGAGTGTCCATTCGAGGTAAACCGTTGCACCTGTACCAGCACCGCTTGTTGCAGTTGGGGTGATTGGTTCTGGTGGGAAGTTACCAGCAGCAGCGTCAGCCGAATCAACAGCGCCTGCAGCAGTAATCGTCAGCGTTTCAATCACGCCGTTCGTACCGATCGTTGCAACCTTAGCTACAACGCCGTCTGGCAGAGTGAGTGTATCGTTAACTGCATAGCCCGTACCAGCTGCGCCGATCGTAGCACCAGTTGCGTAACCAGTTACGCCAGTGACCTTTAGTACGAGACCATCAAACAAGCTGATGTTTTCGCCAAGAACGTAACCTGCACCAGGTGCAGCAACGACAGCGTGAACATGACCAGCATTCAGAGTAGCGACAGTAACCACTGCACCACCTGGTAGAGTGACTGTATCACCAACAGCATAACCAGAGCCTAGAAGTATAGGAGTAGCTGATTGAAGTGAATACGTTGGTGTACCAACATAACCACCAACACCAACAACCAGACCTGAACCAGGAATAGCAGCAACTGCTGCTGTAATTGCAGCGGTGATAGCCGTTACATCAGCACCTGGAATCAGAGCCAGGCCAATGCTTACACCGTTGAGAGCGAATTCATCCAGGATGAATTCGATATTGCTTGTTCCGAGCGGCAGTGTAGGATCTGTAAGACCACGGCCGTTCAATTGAAATGTATATTGTGAAAAGGTAGCAGACATTGTCTTATCTCCAAAAGGGCTTGCAATGATTGTCAAAGCTATGCAAGCTGTACACCGCTAAACGAATATTTATTGGTGTTGACTTATTGGAGATATTTATTCTACGTAGACTTAAGGCTCACCAGTTTCACCACATATTGCATACAGATTAGGCTACTTTGGCCCGGCGAGCGGCTTTTGCCTCAGCAACCAACCGCTGAGCGGTAGCACGATCATTTGACTTGATAATTTTGATTACGCTTTCCATATCCGTTTCGGTGAAGCGACCATCATGAAACTCATCAGCATCACGAAACCACAGCTTTTGTTCAAAAGGCCAGACATGCATGTAAGCGGTTGTCTCGGTCAGATCCTTCGCGTGCTGCCCTTGACCAAAGAGCACATAGATACCACCATCTTGGTGCTTGAAGTACTTTGGTGTTTCTCCTAGTAAATTGACAAGCGGATCAAGATCAACGTCAAACGTCGAGTTTTCATTTGTAGACATGTGGAGATTGAAAAGAAATTGGGTAGAATGAATCTACCCAGTTGTGAACTACATGAGGGTGTAACTTACATCAGCGTGTATTCATCTTCATCATCTGGAATCAACCAGCCGAAGAGGCAAAGAAGGATGACGGCCCAGATTGTAACCAACCAAGTGATCAATTTTTGCATGTTTACTCGTAGGGTGTCAGTTGTATATGTTCATCGGAAACCGGTTGAAAGAGTTTCAATCCGGTCAAGCTCAGCAGCCACAATCCAGCGTGAAGGACAGCACCAAAAATCTGCAAGACACCGATCAGGATGAAGACAATTGCAGCGAGCACCTTAAGGAAGAGCCATTCAGCAACTTTCATCTTTCACCCCAACTTGGTTGTTTTACTATAGAGTCATTATATCACCAGCGAGTGGCGAAGTAAATAACTTTTCAAACTGCCTCGCGCTTCTTGTTTTCACGGTACATTTGGCGCTTACGAGCAGCATAGGCGCGGCCGCGATTGTTGACGACTTCCTCAAACTGCTTCGTATCTTCATTGAAACGAACACAGGGAATGTCGCCGTGATCAAGAACGAAGGCGTTGTACAGACGGCCTCCGATCTTCTTGACATGTTGGCACTTGTGACGAATCTTAACACGAATGTCTTTCCAAATTACCATGTTTTCCTCTATGGGAGATGTTTGGTGGCGCTGGAAGGAATCGAACCAACCATGTTTCGCGATAGGCCCACCTATCTGCACGGAATCAAACCGTACCTCGCTACTTCCTCTGGCGAGAGGGTGCTTCCCCAGCTAGCAACAGCGCCATTACAACTTAAGACAGACCACCAATTTCGTTGAGCTTCGGATTCGTCAGCTGAGCCCAGGCATAAAACGCAGTAGGAGCTCGGCTACGAACTTCACGAAGAACAACCTTGTCTTCTTCCGTCAACGTCTCATTCACCGCACGAGTGGCGATCATCAAGCCTGCGCAGGTCATGATTTCATCACCTGCAACCTTTGCAGCCTCGCGAAGTGCATTCGTCTTCAACGTTTGCTCAGCGCGTTCAAGTTCTTTCAGACGTACGATCGAAATGTTCGGCATTACAGCTCCTTACATCGGCTTCGAGTTAGCGATTGCTTCGAGGAACGAACGAGCACCAACAGAGTAATCATTCATCTTGATGCGCCAGATACGGACCGGTGAGTTAGGTTGACCAAACTCCTTGAACAAAATCTTTGCAGCACGACGGCCGACAATCACGAAGTCCTTGCCTTGGTAAGTTGCTTTGTGAAGCAGCTTGCCGCGAGTATCAGCGTGCTTGTTAAGCTCGACGACGACATCAGCCGGAATGTCCTTCATGTACGGCGATTCTTCTTTGATGACGACCGTCAGATCTTTCATCGTGAAGTTCGTGCCGGTCGAATCATACATTGCCTTACGCGACGTAGAAATCGTTACACCGAATTCTGCTTCAACCTTAGCGAGAGCCTCGCGAATTGCATCACGAACGATGTCGATGTTTTGGCCGTTTTCGAAAGAGGAAATTTTCATTTGGTGCACCTTTCGGTTTGGTTGACGTTAGAATAATTATATCAATCTTCTTCAACCTTGTAAACACCTTTGTGAAAATTTCACACTTTTTCAATCAAATCTGAGCTGATTCGATAGTTGCACGATACTTTGCTCGGTCTTGACGATGAATTTTTCCACCGTTTTGTCTGGCTGAACTTGGAAGATGGCAACTCCACCTTCAACCTTCTGAATGCGGTGAATTGACTGCGCATCAAAAATGCAGCCTTCAAAGAACAAGAACTGCTTGCGGGTGTAGCGTGTGGCTTCTGACATATGAGTCTCCTATGGGATATGAACCCATATTTATGGAGGCTCTAAGTCTTACATCGTCGCGACGGCACACACCATGGCGATGAACAGCAGATAGATCAGTGACGAGAGCAGCTTTTCGCTAGCGTTCACCGCTTCAGGATACCCGTAGAGTACGCTTCCGCCGCCCCAAACGAAGATGGCGAGGAAAACAAACGTGCAGCTGAACCGTGCGATCCAAGGAACCATTTCAAGATGATGCATGATGTACTCCATTGCTTCACAGTATGGTTCATTATAAATCAAACCGCACTCAAAGTACATCACAAATCATCATCCGTGATGATGCGACCTGGTTGGAATTGTTTTGCGTATGAGAAGGGAGCTGCAGGCGGTTTGAATTGCGGTGGCGGAGTCATGATGACTTGCACCGGCTTTGGCGCTCGCTTCACCGCTTTTCTTGGTGCGCGAGGTTTTGGTGGAGCGAGAGGTTTTGGTGGAACTGGAGTTCCGATCTTGCCCTCTTGAGAAGGATGTCCCTTCTGCCGAACATAAGGTGCTATCTTCGGATTGCTCAACCGCTGCAAGAGCCATTCTTCAACTTGACTCTTCCAGAAGACAGGCCCAGACCGAAGGTTTGCGACTGGTTTAGGGAAGTCCACGTGGGTTTTCTTCCAGTTCGACACGCTATTTTTACTAGCGCCAGCCATGTCGGCAATCTCTGCTACACCAACGAGATCAAGAGTTTCTGGTAGAACGTTCATTGCTAGCCTTCAAAGTATTTAGACATTATATACCATGAAGATGAAAAAGTATTACTTTGTCCAACTCCAGATAGGAATTCCGAACAGAAACCACACGGTTCTAACCGGATATCCCCAAAATTCAGGGTTGCGACCCTTGTACCACTTCCTCGGATTGTGCTGTACCATCTGCTGCGTTTCGCTCGTCAGAATGTGCATGACATGCCTTTATCAAATCTTCTTTTCGCATTTCGAGGTACACTTCAGGTGAGCTTATGAGCGCTATGTCAGGAACACGTGAGCACAGGCCAGTAAACTCGAAGTATAGCCGTTTGAACTTCTGGAGCTGATCAGGATCTTCGATCATAGCTCCACAATACAGCCTGTCAAGCAGCTGAATGGAAGCGATAGCCTGGTCAATAGCGTCATTGCGCTTATACGTCATTTGATTAGACACGTCGTTTCTTCCAGTTGTAGCCAGGTTCTACATCAGCCGCGCCAGGATTTCCAACCGAGTTGGGATTCTCTGAGCAGAAGGTCACGAAGCCGATCGGGCCACCTTCGCGTTGTTCTTTTCGAAGTTCTTCAACCAGCTTCAGCGCTTCCATCATCCCGTCACCGTCAAACATCTTCGCCTGCGCGTAGCCTACCGTGCAGTTATTGTCGGTTTGATATCTTGTCCAGTATACTGCGTAAGTCATATTCCTCTTTTTCGTGTTCTAGCTCTCTTTGCGTCTTTCGCAAAGAAGTTTACATGGTTCTTGATCATCCAGATCGGATTGAAGTCATACGGCATCATGTCAGTGCCTATGCTCCTGAGATTTGCGTAAGCTCCCATTCGTCGACGAAACGTACGCCAGTCTTCGAAGTGCCTACAGCCGGACTTGTAAATCTGGCGGCGATTTCGCCTGTTATTGTGGCTTAGATCATTCATTGTTCTATTCTATAATAAATCTAATGCATTGTATACTACAAAGCCGAGGAGAATTCTCCTCGGCTTTTACTACTGAGCCGACAGCTTACACCGGCTTGTTCAGCAGAGCGAGCAGCTCTTCGTCGGACGCGCTGTCCAGCTTGGCGTCCTTGCGCTTTTCGAGGATCGCCATGATGCGCTGATCGCGTTCGCGAGTTGCTTGAGCTTTCGCTTCGGCATCACGCTTCTCGATCTTCACCTCGATGATGTGCTTCACGATGTCCAGCTTGACCTGGATGGTGCCGTCAGCCTTCACCGTCGAATCGACGAACGATTTGCGATTGCCTTCAGCGCTCAGTTGGCGATCGAGAGTCAGCGCGATGTCGTCGAGGTTCGGACCACCAGTCGACTTCAGCGGCAGTTCCCACAGTTGTTCGACGGTCAGTTCGCCCTTTGCAGTCGGGAAACGAAATTTTTGACGAGCTGCTTGTTCGAAAATGTTCATGTCTTTCTCCATTTGAGAGTTGATCAGTTGTACTACGTTTAAATCTTGAGCTTCAACACTTGGCCGAAGCTGCCAGTCGTTCGGACGATCACATCATCACGCTTCGTCGACGAGAAGCCTAGTCCGCTGAGCTGGTTGTCGGAGTCCGCGACCTTCATCTTGCCACCAACGATCTCCAACACCTTGCGGTGCGGCGTAAGCTGATCCTTCAGGAATTCATTGAAGAATCCGCGCGACGTGCCGTCGTTCTTGCACCCGTCGATCATGAAGAAGTAGTGCAAGTTGCCGATGCCGGTGAGACCATGTCCACCAGGAATGTTTACCACGCCATCCCAGTAGTTCGGCGACAGCATCACCGCATTGACCTGATGGAAGGACTGCGTCGGCAGGTTCCAGATGGTGCGCGACGATTGCTTGCCCTTCAGCGACTCGACGATCTCGAATCCATGAGCTTTCGAGTACTTGATCTTCGCGACTTCGACGCTTTCCTTGGGCCGCAGCGCGCGGTCATAGCCGAAGCTGTAAGTCGTGCCACCGAACTCGATCTCCACTTCAAAACCTGCGCCGTCGCTACGACGCGTGAAGTTGTGAACCACGAGACGATACACGCCTTCACGCATCTTGTCTCGATTCGGGTAGAAGATGTTTTCCACCGGATGGTCCATCATTCCGTTGCCGCCGTTTGCGTCTACGTCGAGCTGGCCATTCGCCGAGGAGCGACGTTCGGCAAAGTAGATGTGACCGCCGCCAGGTTCATACATGTGGAAGTCCAGATCATCTTTGTACTCCCAGGCGAGACGGCAGCACAGATCGCCAGTTACGCTACCGCCAGCGGCCTTGACACGCTCCTTGATCGAGTCGGCAAATTCGCCGGAGTACGACCATGAGAAGCCGTTGTTCCACTTGAACAGCTGGCCAGCAGTTGGATCAACGGGAGCGATCAAGCTCGCGAAGTTTCCGGAGTGGCGATTTTCGAGCAGCACTTCGACGGTCTTGGCACGAGGCAGCACGTTAGCGATGAAGTCGGAGATTGCCATCTCCTTCACGTCGTCCAGCTTCTTGACCTTCGCCGACGTAGCAGCGGCCATCTCATCGAACACATCGCCGGTCAGCACCTGTTTCGTCGATGAGTTGGCGAACAGCAGGTTGTTGATGGAAATGTCCGACAGAGTCGCATAGCGACGCTGCAAGGCCGACGTCAGGCCGAGTTCTTCGATCGTCTTCTTGGCCTTCTCGATCATGGCCTTCGACACCAGCGCCGACGGACGCTTGAAGCTTGCAGCGCCGACGATGGATGATTCGAACTTCTTGACCGCATCTTCCAGATCCTTGCCTTCGGCAAGATCGTACAGCAGCACGCCGATGCCGGAGTTGCCGACCCAGGCGATGGCCGCATTTTCGAGAGACTTAGTCCAGGCGAAGAGTTCACGCTCTTCGGCCGTCTTCAGCTTGACGAATTGACGCTTCAGCGCGAGGAAGCCGTCGACGACGAACTTGTAATCTTGACCGCGATAGAGCGAGTTCTGGCGAATGATGTCCGAGACAGTTTCAACCGACTCGAGGTCGACTTCCGTGAGCGCGCGGAGCAGCACCTGCTTAGCATCGCGCAGCTTTGCGATCGACGATGCGATGTCCTTGTTCGCCATGACGAACTTGGAATCGATGTTGACGAAGAAGTGTTCCCAGGCCTTCTGGCCGTTGACCAGTTGCTCGAAGTTCCGGTTCGTCCCGGCCGAACGTTCATAGTGCAGGAACGTGTTTGCGATCGGGTGCGACTTGGCGAGCGCCGACAGCGCATCAGCCACGACTTGATAGCCAGGTTCCGACGGAACCTTCACATCCCAGATCGAGACGAGTTTGCCGTCGATGATCGCAACGCAATCACCGATCGCGCGAATGAACTGCTTGCAGCAGGAACAATCATGCTCGGTGCGTTCGCGATAGTGCGGGTTCGTATCTGGCGGGAAACTGCCGAGGTAGGTGTTCCACAGCAGTTCCTTCATCGACAGCTGCTTCGCACGCTCTTCTTCAGTTTCCGCAGGCACCACATCAACGCGGAATAGCTGATGTTTCTGCATGCGTTCGAACTGCTTAGCGACCGCCGTCTTTAAGACGATGAAATCCATCCGGAACCTCCTTATGATCAGTTGTAGATAAGTAATTCTAATACAACTTTCATAAGAAGTATATCGCTTTTAGTGAAAAAGATCAAATTTACCGCTTTTGAGGATCAAGTCAGCAGAGACCTGCATGTCTGACCGATGATCTTTTACCACACCATGCTGTAACGCATAAGTGCGGATCTTTTCACCACGATTGCCGTTGCCGATTTGCGCCGCACGAACATCAGCTGCCTTGCCGCTCACTTTCGAGTGCTCTAAAGCTGTGATCCTAGCTTCGAGCTGTTTCCAAGCTTCATCATAGCTATTCTCACGTGACCGCTGCTGCGAGGTCGCAATGATGCCTGTCGCTTTGTGTGTCAGCCTGCATGAGTTTTGATGCTTGTTGCGGTGCTGTCCACCTGCGCCAGTCCCGGAGTACCACTCAACTTTGACATCTGCCTCATTGAGCTTGAACTCTAGCTTTACTTCGGTAGTGATTGCAACTGTGACGAGCGAGGTATGAACTCTGCCCTTCCGTTCAGTAGGCGGCACTCGTTGGAACTGGTGGCCGCCTGCTTCACTGTCTAGGAAGGTAAGGTCGGTTCCTTTAACTTCAAGGACCGTTTCGCCTACTCGATTGACGGTGCTGACGAGGAGTCAGCCCTTGCGGAGGATCAGCTTGGTGTAAGCCTTGGCCAAATCTGCTACGAGTAGCTTGGAATCATCACCACCTTCAGCGGCGCGAATTTCGATGTAACGTTTCATTCTATCTTCTCCGTGTTAAAAACCTTGTGAAGCTCGATCCGTAGCGGTCGGTGTGACGAGTTCAATTTCTGCCACGTGCCGGTGATCTCGCTTAAGTACTCAAAATTACCTGTTCGTGAGTTCTTTCTGTAGTAAGTTCCATTTGTATGTTTGTAAGCATCTTGTGAATTTGCGTCAAAGAGCTTCTGCACACTCATCGTGAACTACTCCTATATGTCAGTGCTTTCTGGTATAGACAAGCAGTACGAACTTCTTCAGCTTGTCCTCTTCAGCCCAGATCTCATCATCTGGGAGATTCTTGCCATCATAGTAGAACGGCTCATCACCGTCCATCTTCAGGTGGCCATGATCCAAGATCATGACTACCTCGTTACTCGCGTGGCTACGAGCAATCTTCTTCCATAGCTCAGCACCGCCCTTGAACTGCTTGGTGTCTGAGATGATGGTGTATCCTTTGCTCACCAGTGAATGGTAGAGGAACGTTCCAAGACCTGCAAACTTGGTCTGCTTAGCGACCTGCACGAGATCAACTTGAAGAACGTTCGGCGAAAACTCACGACGTTCTTCGGTACCAAGCTGTAAGCTCAGCTTAAACAGCAGCTGGCCAATAACCTGCACACCATCTTCGCCATCATGGCGCTGACCACGAGTGCCGATAATAGCGGTGTCGTGATCATCATCTAGGTAAACTTCAACGTTATCTTGCTTGCCCATCAACCTGTACTTGCGTTCTTCAAGCGCCTTGTTGGTCATGAAGTAGACGCTGAACGGCTCCGCATCTGGATCATCATCCATCTCACGGTTAGAGAGCATCGGCATTTCTGTAAGTAGTAGTTCATCTAGTCTCATCGGTACCTCCTAATGAGAACTATTTATTGGTTGGCAAAAGACCATCTTACTGTCATTGTATACCAACTCTACTACGTTGTACATCAAAGAATTGCAAACTCATCAAGGTTTGCGTCAATCAGTTCATTCTGGCATTCAAGAATATCTCTGTCATCTTCATACACATACTTCTTTACTATTCTAAGCGCAACAAATTGATCTTCTTTTGAACCATTATCACATACAATGAATTTCAGTTTTGGCGCTTTTAGTAAACTCAACAATCCACATTCTATCTTTATGTCATTAGAAAAATTTAATTGCTGAATTTTAGAAGATGGCTCCAATTTTAGTGATTTAATTTTGGCTCTCTTAAATTCTATTTGCAAGAAATCAATATTTAAATTACAAAGTAATTTAGCATCATCTATGATACAATTTTCATATCTAATGCCATTACCATGCTCTTCTAAAATATTAAGCCATACGTCATCTGGTACTGGACATTTTGTGATTGCTTTATCTTTGAAATTGAAAAATATTTTCCAGTATGAAAATTTATCATTATTTTTAGAATTATATGCTTTTACCAGCAAATCATATACTTCATCACCATCAAACTTTTTAAAGTTCATATGTGACTGATCAACTGACAATATAACGTGATCTTTAAACCATTGTTTAGTCGATGGAGAATTCCACGCTATTTTTGATTTTGAAATTTCATGTAGTTTCATAGCTTTGCGTACTCATCAAGATTTGCATCAATCAGTTCATTCTGGCATTCAAGAATATCTCGGTCGTCTTTCAACAAGTGCTTGTTGATGATTTGAAGCGCTAATTGCAAGTCTTTCGGGCATGAAGCTGTGCCACCTACTCGGCCAATCGTTTTGCACTTCAAAATACCAAGCAATCCACACTTAACTTTCGGAAAATCTAGTGTTAGATTATCAATGCCTCCATCTAGCGAACCAAGCTTAAATGTATGAAACTCGCATCGATCCAAGATAAGCAGCTGAGCTATCGGCATTTTATCCCACGTGTCAATAACTGCACCGATTATGCGCAAACTTTCAAGCCGATTGTTACCTTGCGGCCAAGCTTTAGAATCAAATGGAATTGAGCTGATAGTTTCTTGGTGCATTACCAGACAAGCTTTATTGATGTTCTCAATCTCTACCTTGCCATTTTCATATTTGAAAGTTACTCCACGCTCTTTCTCATACGAGATGTCATTACCATCTACTTTCTCAGCGGTGCGTGAATCAAGGCCCCAATGCAAGGCGTGCTTTACCCACTCATCACCTACGTTATCTGATTCTTGCAGATATTGTTTGAATTTCATACCTTAGCCCACTTTTCAAACCCAGCGTCAATTAAATCTGATTGACATTCAATAATGTCTTTGCCTTCTTTGAGGTGTTTATTGACAATCTCAAATGCTTTCTCTACGTCATTATCAGCTTCATTAAAGCCATGAACGGTCTTGATGTTTTCTGTCTTCATTAGATTAAGAAGACCACACTTGATCTTTACATCTTCAAAATTTAGAGAGTTCGTATTGACTGACGGTGGAAACTTAACAGACTCAACCACAGCACCGTTCAAATAAAGCCTAAGAAGTTTTGCTGGTGTGAAAAGCTTCTTAGGATCTTTCAAAATCCCATTGAAAACTGTTTGATGCTTGACTTGATCGCCAAACACAGCTGTCCAAAGATCTACTGAGAAATCCGGTGGCATTGAATATTCTTCATCCGTTTCATGATAGAATTCCAGAAAGAGCTTACACGGTCCAGAGTTTTCAGGCACGCCTTTATTTAGCGCAGTGCAAATAGCTTCACCAGTATAAAGCGGCGTTGATCCATCATTAAATGAGCCAACGTTCACGATAATTGCATGCTTCATGAACCAATCTTCGGCTTTTGGTGATAATGCCCGTTTTGGTTTTGTTATCTCTGTTAGTTTCATGCCGTCTCCTCATAAGCTTGTATTTATGTGTGAGACAAATACAACAACGGAGAGTCATTGACTCTCCTTTCTATTGTATACTCAAGATGAAGCTTTGTAAACCTCAGGTCCAGAGAATGTGTCGATACTTCCAGAGCGTGTCGATATGCCTCAAAAGAGCTGTGTTTGCGATAGAATCATATCCGTCACGCTGCTTTTCGACGATTTGATCAATCGCAAAGATTGCTTTCTTGATCTTCTTGTACGTTCGTATGCACCCTTTAGTGTGCTCATAGTCTACGGCGTCTTTGTTAGTTCTACTCAGGTAGAACTTGAATTGATCATCACCAGCTCGCTCCATGAACTCCTTCGCCATGAGGTAAACGACGTACTCCATGGAGTTATCTGCTGAATAGAAGAACGCTGGTTTGAGCTCTAGGTTGAAGTACTCGTTGGATACTTTCATGAGGTAGAAATGACAAACCCAGCGAATATGCTGGGTTTTGGTACACGGTGTCAGACTCGAACTGACATACTCAATCTTGTAAGGATTGTGGACTAACCTCTCTCACCAACCGTGCGGTACCTGGTGACGGGATCGAACCGCCGACAATCGCCTTGTAAGGGCGGTGCTCTACCAGCTGAGCTAACCAGGCATCATATCATTCAACTTCACTGTCACTCGGAAACTCAGGCGTCTGAGGAGTCGGTGACGTGTAGATGAACTCGACTAAATTCGTCGAAGTTTCACTATAGAACAAAGTCAAGCTGGGATCGAGTGTTGGTGGTTCTGTCACCGTCGGATCATACCCAACATAATAAACTTGCACTCCGGTAGCAGTGAGATTATCAAGCTGCTGCTTTTGTGCCAGTGTGAAATTGTTCATAACTTACTCCATTTGATGGAGTATTTATTACTTGGCCCCTTGGAGTGGATTTGAACCACCGACAGGAGATGTTCAGTCTCCTACTCTACCAGGCTGAGTTACCGCGGGATTGTAGCACCTGACATAGATTATAGAGGATATCAGGTGACAACGTCTCCTCTTTTGGCTCCCCAGGCTGGGCTCGAACCAACGACCATTGCATTAACAGTGCAACGCTCTACCAACTGAGCTACTGGGGAATTGACTGGTTTCTACGCATTTAAAAGTATCGTAAGGGCTTATCCAGACAGCCTCAACATTAATAGTGAATTGCAACCAATAAAGCCTACCCCGCAAGGCAGACTACCGTCATCGTCTTATCATCACTGGTGCCCCTTGTCTGATTCGAACAGACCACCTACGCATTACAAGTGCGTTGCTCTACCAAATGAGCTAAAGGGGCAATGACGTTAGAGTTAAAAGCAATCTGAGTGATTTTTCTATGCGCGAAGTAACTCAGATCTACGCAACTAACGATGGAGCCCTGCCACGGAATCGAACCGTGTTCGCTGGATTACAAAACCAGTATAATAACCAATATACGAGAAGGGCATTAAAGGCAGAGATAAAGTCGAAAAGTGTTTAAGCCTCTTGCGAGGTTCGATGGACTTGAACCATCCTTATCGCCAAGATTATTAGTCCCGCGAATTTACCCGATGTAACACTTCACTACGCAACTACCTGGTGCCCTAGTACGGAATCGAACCGCATTTTCTTGATTACGAAACAAGTGTAATAGCCAGTATACTACAAGGGCAATCTTAATCTTCACCGGGCTTCTTCAATGTGAAGCCCTTATCAATCGCGATACTTTCCAACAGTGCGCAGATAACTTTCATTGCACCAAGCGGACCAGATCCTTTCGGATAGTAAGCGAGATAATACTCTTGCAACTGTTCTTCTGTGTCGAACTGGCCTACAAAATCAGGCAGAAAACGAGGAAAAGAACGTTCAATTTTCTTTTTCATGATTTACTCCAAGTTGTAGATGGTACTATTCTATCATCATTTCATCTCAAAGTAAATTAGTGGTCAAGGATAACGGAATCGAACCGTTGACTCTTCGCTCCAAAGGAAGTATGTTACCATTACATCAATCCAAGATAGACACAGAGTTAAAGTCGACGTGAGCTGTTGTAAGCAAATGGAAGATTAGCGATGAAACTCACTTCTACGCAACTGTGTTGGTCACCGTGGCTGGAATCGGACCAGCGATTCGACCATCCGAGGGTCGTATGTTACCACTACATTACACGGGGATTGCTGAATCTACGGATAGGTTCCCTCTGTTCCGGGAGTCGTATTTATCGTAGCCTTCAACTTACAAACTTGAGAATGGTTTGTTCAACCAAGCTTGGTATTCACCAGGCTTCCATTCTTTGGCTTTACACTCTTCATCAAATTTCTTCAGACGTTCATTCAATCTTTTGAAATCTTCTTCAGTAGGTTCAAACTTCTTTGCTGCTTCAATCAATTCACAAACTGTCATAGATCTAAGTCCGAGATTGGATCTTCAGCTTTACCGCTACCCCAACATCTACTACATGCTCTTGGATCGCAGTTAACTAATTCTTCATAAGTTGGCTCATACTGATCGCCAGGCTCATAACCAGAACCTTCACATCGTTCACACTTATCAACTTTATTCATGATGGCAGGCCACCAGGGAATCGAACCCCGGTCCGCAGTTTTGGAGACTGTTATGTTACCACTACACTAGTGACCCGTTGTACTTCAATGATAGCAGCTAGATCCACTTTAACAGTGTTGCCCGGGACGTGCTGATCTGACCCAACTACTATTATTGAAGTTGCTGGTTACAAGTTCCAGCGATGCCTCTATCTTTGGCCCTGATTTTCTACTACGCGTTAACGGCTGGGAAGTCGCCGCCAACGTTATCTGCTTCATCCTGTCCGTCATAGCCGCATGTTGCACATGAAACATCATCGGACGGATTTACATCTGTCGGCATCGGAGCACCACAGTTAGCACAGATTTCATCACCGTCATTATTGAACGAATCTCTGTTCAACATGCGCCGCTGATCTTTTGCCGACTGAAGAGGAGTCATTAACTCTTTAAGCTTCATGATTCATCCTCAAGGATTCGGTGCGGCATAATCGCCTGCCACATCTTCCGAACCCGGTTCTCCATCATATCCACACTCAGTACATGCACCTTCATCATCCATCGTATCTTGACCACATTGTGGACAAGGTCCGGTTTGTTCATCTCGAGAAAGCATGCGATAACGATCTTTCGTCGATTGAAGCGGAATATTCAGCTCATGTAACTTCATGTTTCATCCTTAGTTGGCGGTCCGTAAGGGGATCGAACCCTCATGTCCGGATAGACAGTCCAGCATAATGACCATTATATGAACGAACCAGCGATGAAACTATTTATACAACTCAAAACTTGGTGGGTCTGCCTGGAATTGAACCAGGAATCTCCGGCGGCAATCGCGCAGTGTGTTGCTTACACTACAGACCCAAGGAATGATTGACGAGTCACTCGGATTTGCACCCAGGTTTCACGCTTTGCTCGCGTGCGTCCTTCTACTAGACGATAACCCTCACTACTTTTCGCTGGTTGGCGCCAACTTTGCGTAGTGCAATCATAATTTTACATCCGTGCGCCAACACTTCAGTAAAATTGGTGGAGCTGCCTGGAATTGAACCAGGAATCTTCAGCCTAAGCGGCCGATGTGTTGCTTACACCACAACTCCAAAATATTTAGTGAACTAACATCACCTGAACGACTGGTGTTTCTGAACCATCATTCTCTGTCCAGAAACGAATAGCGAAGCAATCTACTGCGTAAGCTTCACCACCGTCGATCGCTTCAACGAGTAGCTCTTTCTTCTGATCAAACTGTTGAAGATGTTTGATAGCTTCTTCAACCGTCATTTTCTTCACCTTGTTGCTCACGAAGAATATCCATTGCGAAATCATAACCTGACCAGTTATCTACACCAGCACATTCAAGCGCAGTGAGCTTTGCTGAATCTTCACAAAGACTGTTATACTCTTTCTTTGTGATAGTTACCATCTCTTCAGTTGGTGCAACCATGTTGTTGTCCTCAGTTTGAATCAGTAAGAGGATTCTAAATCATTTCAACAACATCGTAAATTTATTTGGTAGTCCGTTACGGAATCGAACCGTCTTCATTCGCTAATCGGGCGAAGACCTTACCAATAGATGACCGGACCATTGTAGTACTAGAGTTAAAGTCGAAAAGAGAAATTTTACGTGCTCGGCCATTGAGCTACAGCGCCATTAAATCAACTACAAGTTTGGCGACGCTGGCTGGGATTCGAACCCTGCATCCACGCGATTCGGAGTCGGAGTAACTCTTCTCTACGCAACTAATACTGGCGCCGCGGAGGGGGAATGATCCCCTACTTCATCCGTGACAGGGATGCATGCAGACCACTACATCACCGCGGCAAAATAATTCTGGTCCCTGCGCTTGGACTCGAACCAAGGACCTATGCGTTATCAACACATTGCTCTAACCAGCTGAGCTACGCAGGGATTTTATGAAGCACTCATACAATTCCGTCGTGTCATCAGGGTGCGCTTCAAGTTACACCAATATGAATGAGATGATGAGTCCCTAACTGTTAACCAAGTCGACGTTGCATAATACTCATCGGAAATATGCAGGCCCATAGGCTCTGTTACAGCCCAGCCGAAGCCGGTAAAACTAGTAAGTTTCTGCTCCACGACCTGGGAACGATCCAGGCTAATCGTGATTAACAGTCACGCGGTTGCCACCAAGGCGCCTCTCGTGGAGCAGAAACTTCTAATCTTTGGTACCCGCAGTTGGTATCGAGCCAACCTCTGAGCCTTATCAAGACTCTGCTAATCCGTCTCAGCTATACGGGCATTGTACTAATTGGCTCCGGTTCAGGGAATCGAACCCCGCTCTATGCGCATTAACAGTGCGCCGCTTACACCTTGCTTGCTCAACCGGAATCGGTCGCCGAGAATTTTATACTTGATAGCTCGGCAGTCAAGTCGTGGCAGCTTCTACCACTGTTTTGGACCCACCGGACAGAGTCGAACTGTCTACATCTCGTTCGTAGCGAGTTGGCCTAATCCCTAGGCGGTGAGATACTTGGTGGGTGCGCTGGGATTCGAACCCAGGTCAGCCGGATTAAGAGTCCGGTATAATAAAGCCGCTATACGACACACCCAAAATAAAACTTGGTGGGACTGGAGGGTACTGGCCCCTCTTCTACGAGGTAAAAGCTCGTTGCTTCACTTTAAAGCTTCAATCCCATTCTACATCTTGGCGGGGGTGCTAGGTTTCGAACCTAATCCTAGTGAGTCAGAGTCACTCATGCAAACCAATTACACCTCACCCCTACTGTACTTCTTGGTAGTCCTCCAGGGAATCGAACCCTGTCACCTGCGGTCAAAGCGCAGTATCTGCTCCAATCGATTTGAGGACAGGTGCCGCCGATTGGTAACGATCCAACCTCTTGGGTGTTTCAAACCCACGCTAATCCATCTCAGCTACCGCGGCATCTATAAATCTTGGGGTGAATGAGGGGAATCGAACCCCCACCGAGATGTTCACAGCATCCCATGCAGAACCACTACACTACATCCACCATTGAAGTAGAGCCCGAAGACTCTACCTTGAAACTTTACACCTTGTCTGGATACTTTTCATCCAGCCAGTCGATATAAGCTAGAGGGCTCATACCTGGCTCACAGTTGTGAATCTTTGTGAAGCCATTTTCCTTTGTGATCAACGATTCAGTTCCTGGAACTGCACCGCGATATTTCTGTCCGTACTGGCCTTCAATTTGACCAGTTGCTGGATTTAAATCTCCCCAGAAAGCCTTCTTACCTGCGAGAGGTTCTACGAAATAAGTCTTACCAGTGCGCTGCGATACAACGATAAAGCGGCCGGTTTCATCTGTATTTGTGAGAAACCTTGCCCGTAGGTCGGGGTCCATATCAAGTCCTATTCAAGTTAAGTACAGCTGGTGCAGCCTCCCGGTTTCGATCCGGGCTTTCTACCTTTTCAGAGTAGCACTTTCACCAGATTAGTTTAGGCTGCATTCATTACATCTACTACTTGGCATCGATGAGGGGAGTCGAACCCCCGTTTCCAGATTGAAAGTCTAGCGTCCTAACCATTAGACGACATCGATATTGTTAGACAATATGGAGTCTCCAGCCGGGCTCGAACCGTGCATTCCAACCTTGAAAGGGTTGTGTCCTGACCTTTAGACGATGGAGACGTTGTAACTAAATCCGGCCCCGGAAATCAATCAGGGGAACCATTTTAGTGGTTCCCCTGCTTTACGATTCACGAAGATTAGAACTTAGTTCTTAACCTCTCGTTCGCCGAAAGCAAGGGACATATCATCACGAATCTCAACCTCATTATTCTTTCGAATAAAGGTCTGTGTTGGCTGTTGATGCCATTTCACAGAGGGTTGAGGGAAATTCGTAAACATGATAGTCAATGTCCTTTCGGTTAATTTGATGAATCTATTTATAAAGCAGGTGGAAAACACCACCAAAATCATGGACGGATCGGTAAGGAATTGAACCAAATCTTCCTAAGAGGTTCCGTCAAAACGACTATGTCTTAGGCGTGCACCGTACACTAACAATCCGTTGTAGCAACTGCTATATTGCTTAGCAGTTACTGTAGGATGATTATAAACTAACTATCCGAGAGTGTAAATTTTATTTTGCAACTTTTTACTTCAGACCTGGCAGCTGGTTGGTCAACACCCAGGCGTGAATTTTAGAAGAATGAACGTTCACCAACCTTTCATCCAGCGATATGGGTCTATGAGATAGAAGACCAATCACCAATAACTTCTCAACTTTCGCTGAGTATCCCATCCCGAAGTACTCGGTTCTTATCGAACCGTTCGGTGTATCCAGAAATGATATAGTAACACCAGTTGCTCAAGATGTAAAATACTTTTTGCAACTTTTCCAGCATCAATCTGAGACGATTTCGAAGCCTTCAGGCAGCTCTTCTTCATGATCTTCGATCAACTGCCAACCAACGTTCTTTTTACCAAGAACTTTCAGCTCATGCGTTTTGATCGGTGGCCGACCGAACCTGGTTTGCTCAACTTCTTCAATCGACCTAGCTAGGATGTTGTCACCAAAGTAGAACTTGTAGAGCTGGCCAAAACGATCAATGCCGTACAAGCCGTCTCCAGCGGAGACCATCTGCACTACTTCTGAGACCATGCTCATTTCTTGCTCCCTGGTGGAGTAAGATTGGTGAACACCGTGATCGAACCATCTTGGTTGATCTGGCACTTTTGTGCCGGTGGTGTCAGCTGGTATTGTGACTCTAATGGTTCAACCCGACCATCATTGTAGATTGTGACAGTAGTTAGAGTGCCGAGCTGATTGCAGGTGACTCCGTTGCCGTAGTCATAGCGCCCGTCGCCATTGCGTGAATTACAGGCTGCTAGAAAGATCACAGCCAAAATGAGAAACTTCTTCATTCTTATCCTTAGAAGATGGTGTAGTCTGGCGTCGCGTCTTGCAGCTTGTATGAGCTATGACCCGTAGACCTTGGACCATAGTCACACTCATATGCGATCCACAGCAAGAATGTAGAAAACACGATGAACACTGCGATTAACGCCTTCATCAGAAATCTCTAGGACCAGGAAGCTGCATCATGGCGTCAGCATTCAATGCACCGATCAAGAACATGATCACCGACGGCAGAATGTATTGTGGTAGGGAAATAGCCGTGAGCAACGCAAAGCTATCGCCAAGAGCGAGCATGCAAGCTAGTCGTATCATATCCAGCTGAAGATCCACTTGAGAGTTTTCTTCAAGATGCTCGGCATGTATGGCAGCTCATAGTCAGTGATGTCTCGCTGAACGTGATATTTCTCTGTCACAGGCAAGAATGTCATGCTAGTAACTTCTCTAGCTGATCTTCCAGTTGCGATAGGCTGTGCAACCATCCGAGCATCTTTCATGATTAGCCCTTGTAGCTAGCAGCGATCATTTCGAATTGCTTCTTCCACGGCCAATCATTCTTGAAGAAGGCCTTGAAGCTTTGGTGATCGAGGTTGATCTTTTCATCGACAGACATCTCGAACATCTCGATCATTTCCGTGAATTCCGTCTCGTGATTTTGCGGCGGATTGATGCCGAGCGAGGTGATCTGCACGAGCTGTGCGTCAGTCGCAGCATTGACTTCCTTGGTCTTTGCCTTCAGATCACGAAGCACCTTGGCGCGAAAGTCTTGAACAGCCTCGGCGTACTCAGCTTGGTGAATGGCGAGGTTTTCCTTGAGCGCGGTGATGAGATCAAGGCGAAGGACGTTGACAGAACGTTGATTGTGATTTAGCATTATTTCGATGCGGAAAGTTGGTTAAAATTGAGGAACGGCATTTGTTCACCGCTGTACTGCGACGGCAGAACACCATTCCACTTCTTGATCGCTTCAAGCGCGATGAACTTGTCACCACCTTGATTTTCAACGGCTTGTGCCTGGATCGCGATCGCCTTAGCGTTACCTTCAGCTTCAACGACCTTCTGCTCGGTGGAGATCTTTGCAGTTTCGAGAGCTTGTTCAGCTGTCAAGCGGTTCTGACCAGCCACGACCTTGCGACGAACTGCGTCAGCAAATTGCGGATCGAAGTGGAAGTTTTGGACGTTAATGTCCGACACGATGATGTGGTACTTCGACAGCTTTGTCTGCAGCGTTGAAACGATGTCGGCCGAAACTGCTGCACGCTTCGTGACGAGCTCTTCAGCCGTGTACTTCGCCGTCACACCCTTGAATGATTCATACAGCGCCGGGACGATGAACTTCGTCTCGATATCTGCGTCATCACCGAAGTTGTTGTAGATGTACGGAGCTTGAGTAGGATCATACTCATAGTTCACCGAGATATCTTCAAACACTTCTTGAAGGTCAGACGTACCGCCTTCTGCTCGTGGAGCTTGAGCACTTTGGAAACGGACGTTGAAATCCTTGACGACGGCCAGCGGATTCAGGAAGTGCAGACCTTCAGATAGAGGGACACTTTGTACATCACCGAACAGCTTAACAACACCGCGGTGACCTGCAGGAACGACGTGAACAGCGGTGAAAATGCCGAACAAGAGAGCAGCGCTTGCTACTGCACCAGCGATGATATTTTTGTTAAACGGAGACGCCATGTGGATGTACCTATTGGTTGTTTTGGTATGGACATATTATCATGACGTTTTGTTTGAGTATATTTTAATTGTAGGATTACTCATCACACATGCAACAAGGCCACTAGCGTCAACTAGTGGCCTTGAGAACTACTTTGAAGCTAGGTGATCGTGTTAACCGTCGTCACGAAGCAAGAATGCTTCCATCGCACGTTGGCACGCCGAAATTCTTGCAGCTTGCAAGAGAATACCAACATGAGGTCCTTGCTCACCAGGAGCTACTACATCAGCTGTTATCAGAGCCGCGATTTTTGCCGAATACAACACCAAATCTGATGTCATTTCAGGAACTTCGCCAAGCAATTCATACAGCAAGAGCGGATTCAGGTTAGTGAACCAGACCGGAGTGCGCCAGACGCCGATGAACTTCAACGTCTTGTGAAGACCGACAGCAGTCATGCCGTTCGCCAGCTCGTCACCGATGCTGATGAGCATGTTCGCATCATTGATCGCGCTGCTCTGCATCTTGATGTCGGCGAAATCAGCATTGCGATTGAACGCCGAGATCACCGCAAGCATACACGAAACAAACTCGGACTCCGACAGCTCATCTTCATGATCTTCGATAAGCTGAATCGAGTCGAAGATCATAGCAATCCGCGAGTATTTCATGTCACCAAGCCACTTCTTGAAGAAGCTCACGGTCCGCACGGCGTCGACCAAGAACAGCGTGTGGAAGAAATTCATCGGGTGCGGTTCAATGAACGCACGGGTGATTTCTTTCCAGTAGCGCTCGTGAGAAACTTCATCGAGCTCACCAGATTTGATGACTTCCTTGCAAAGCTCGATCGTGTCTGGTGCGATCGTGAAGTCGAATCTGGCAGCGAAACGTGCAAGCCGCAAGACACGCAGCGGATCTTCCGAGAAAGCTTCCGATGTGTGTCGCAAAATGCCGCTATGGAGATCATCTTCACCACCGAACGGGTCGATCAGTGTGGTCAAACCTTTGTTGGGAGCTGGGATGATCGTTCCATCTTGCTTCACGACGGAAACTTCATACGCCATCGCGTTGATAGTCAAGTCGCGGCGGCGCAGATCATCTTCAATCGTCACGCTCGAGTCAAAAGCCGTCTCGAAGCCGTGATAGCCGACGCCGACCTTGCGTTCAACACGAGCCAACGCCCATTCATCGCCAGTTGTAGGGTGAAGGAACACTGGGAAATCTGCACCAACCTGCTTGAAGCCGAAGCTCACCATTTCTTCAGGTGTCGAGCCGACAACGACATAGTCGACGTCTTTCGGCTTGCGGGACAACAGCATGTCCCGCACAGCTCCACCAACAACATATACTTTCATTGCGAAACTCCTTGGATGGGGTCGAGTTCTTTCGGTTCCCAGTCTTTGATGCGGATTTCTTGCCAGGTGATGTGATTCTTGATCTTGCGGATTGTTTCTTCAAAGGCTTCGGCCCGCTTGTTGTTCATGTGCTTGATCACCATCTTCTTGCGCAGAGCATCACGTTCTTCACCCTCAGGTGCAGCGTAAAGCTCCCGGTGTTCTTTTTCATTGAAGTAGTAATCACCACGCTCTTTCTTGCCGAGACCGTTGGTGTACTGGATGTGCCAGTTGATCTCGACATCCTCGACTTTATGCGAGCACCAGATGTGGTAGCCGCGACCATGCCGACCTGCAGGCCGCCATTCATTGAGGTAGATGTGTGTTTCATCACCGCGAACCATGACGCACATAGCCGTGAGCTCTTGAATTTTTTCATGACACCGTTTGATGTCATGGTCGATCAGGTCTTTCGACTGCTCGAAGGGCAGGTGGTCTGCACCGTAGCAAACACCATTGAAGAAGCCGTGCTCTACATCATAACCGTGCTTTGAGAGCTTGCCGTTCGGCAGCTTTTGGCGCGATCCGCAGACCTGGCAGATTCCGTAGTGAGTAGCTTTAGCCATGGTTTTGTTTTACTTGGTGGTTGACGTTAGATTATTATAACATCAACAACCACTAAAGTAAACACTTTGCGTGGCTAGAGTGGTAAAAGATGGTAGTTTTGAGCTAGAATTGAAGCTATCTGAGAAAACGCTTCATCTTTTTGATCTCGCTTGCAACTTTGAGAGCTCCGGTTCGAGCGACCGGTGCACATTCATCAGCAACTCTCACAGCTAGCTCTTCACACTCATCATAAGCGGTCACCCGCATCAGCTTGAGGTGAAACTTCATCATGTTTTCTTTCTCCTCATCGGACGCTGCTCTAAATTCATCCGAGAGCACGAGCTTGACCAAGTCATCGTAGTACATGATGGTAGTCTCTATTAGAAGTATGTTGAGGCCATAGTTCTAATTATATCACAAAAGCCACTAAAGGTAAACCCTTAGTGGCTTTCACTGCCAGACCATGCCGGCGAGTGGATGTTACTTGGTTTGTGCCGTGGCGTACACCAGCTGGCCTTGTGCGTTCTTTTCAGCACCGGCGACCACCGGGCCTTGGGACACTTGAATTTGGGCATCGGTCTCTCCCTTCTTGCGCGGACGAACTTCGCACTTCATGCCCGCGGCAACCATCGCGGCGTAGACATCCTCATCTACCATGCACTTCACGTTGACAGCGGCCTGGACGACCTGAGCGCGTTCGACCGGATCGGTGATGACGGTCGTTTGCTTCATCAGCTCGTTCGACATCGACATCAGCACGCAGGAGTGGAGTTCCACACCGCCGCCGAGGCCAGCCGAAAAGCCAGGACCAGCGACGTAACCCTGCATCGTGTTGCCGCAGTTGTACGAGCTGAAACCGGAGCCGTAGGCGCCCATGCCAGGAGCCGAAACGTTTGCTACGGTTTGGTGCGTGTCCGACGGTGATGCGGCGCTGTTGAACGTGATGTTCTGAGCGTTGCCGGCGTTTTGCG